TCATATACAGTAGATGAAATAACATCAGGTGACCCGCGCTGGTGGAATACCCCTGAGGTAGAACAGATGTTACAAGAAATGAATTACACTTTATCTAATTCGAAATACATACAACTGTCAACTCATCTATCAATGACAGATATATGGTGGCAATGTGTTATCCTATTGCGAGGTCTTCTAGATAGAAAGCAAGAGACACAATTCACATTATTGAATCTTAATTTCAATATAAATGGTGTCTCTGAGATATCCATATTTGACGCAGTTCTTATGCTTGTTATTCTGATGGATTGGCATCTTAAAGATGTAAATGGCAATATAATGGCTGGTAATATATATCTTCCAAATGGAACATATGATGGGAAAGCTGTATGTCTTGATTTATTGTTTAATGGTCTAAATTCCGATGGTTCTCCTAAAGAGCTCATTTTAGGATTACCATATAAAATATCATCTTTTAATTTTAAAATCAGGGAAGAAAAACGAGAATTTTATAATTCAATAAAACTAATGAGCTATATTAATCCTGATGAATTCTTGCCAATGTTGGATGTTATTCTTGATAGGGAATATAATAATATTGGAGAAGTACTAATGACTGATGTCAGAACAATATACAAATATTTGGAAAATAAACTACGTGATTCACGCACTATATCAGAATTTAGGCAAGTAACGGATGTATTTTCGAATTTATTTTTGGTAGATCCTATACGTGAGTGGTATGACAGATTCGACATAGATCAGATTATCATTGATGAATATGGTATATCATTAAATGATCTAGCTGCACTAAAGTCATTTTTTACAGAGGATCCGGAGTCGCCAGATCTAACAGTGACATATGACAACAAGAATTATCCAATAATATTATTTAATGTACTTAATACAAATGTAACAAATCTTAATATACTTGATGAATATCCATTTCGAGATCCGAAATTTGTCATTGTATTTAACGATGCCATGAAAAAATATTCGTCAAATTCATTAATGTCAACATCGATATCACCTGTAATAAAGAGCAATTACCAAAATATCATAATTGATAAAGTTCAACTTGACATTGGAAATACAGATGATGGACCTAAGACTTTTGAGTCACTATTATTTCGTAGCAATCCTCGATTATACAGATATATGCAAAGTATAAAGAGTAATGGCGATACTCTCATATTATTAATGAGATCTATCATAAAGGCTTTAGAAAAATATGTAAACACTTCGTTATCTGGTCTTGAATGTAGTGTAATTGGCATAGACGAATATTTCCGTATACTTAAAGAAGTTATAACCTATTTTAAATCATACATGGTCGAATTCACTAAAGATGAATTCGTATATATATTTGATGGATTATTCGATAATGGTGGAAACTCAAATATGCTAAAATTATATGACACAATATCATCAGCAGAAATGGATATTCTTCCAAAAGATTCTCTAACGTTGTATGACGTTAGCTCAGCTGATATGCATATTAAAATTGCTGATAATAATGTTGGATTACTTCACGATGAAGCTATCTTTCGAATGCAAGCAACATATCAGACTATACTTAACCTAAAAGGATATGAGATATTGTATGATAATGGAGAAACAATATCACATACACCTCCAGGAATCATAGATCCATCAACCAAAATAATTGCACAGATTATATCAAATGAAGATACGTCGTCTTTTGATAAGGCGTATAAAATAATTATTAACACATATAATCTCGATGTAATACCGCCAAATTATTATGGCAATACTCTCAAATGATGTATACTTTTCTTCTTTTTTATATTCAATCGGGGCAATATGCCCCGATTGTATTATTATTACATTTTTTCTATGCTGAGAGAGAGAGAGAGAGAGAGAGAGAGAGAGAAAGAAGGGATGGGTTGGATTGATTATTCCTATTATTTTAACTTTTCAGATATGTATTATTAATATGAATAAAACAATAATAAATCAATATTTAAAAGCCATCACAGAGCTGTATTAATCCTGTGAAGAAAGAGGTATATTATGATGAATGATTATTTAACAATAAGTAGATGGAATAGTAATTGATTGCAATACTACTGATGCAGCCGATGTTGTTATTCCTGATGGAGTAACAGTCTATTAGGAGACCGTGCTTTTAGATATTCGTGAAAAGTCTTGAATCAATCACCCATTCCTAATAGTGTAACATTTATAGGAGATTTTGCATTTTCTGGATGTTTTAGTCTCAAAAGCATTGAAATCCCCAATAGTGTAACATTTATAGGGGATCATGCTTTTGGATTTTGTGAAAGTCTTAAAAGTATTATCATTCCTAATCGTGTTACAACTATTGGAGATAATGCTTTTGCATATTGTAAAAATCTTAAAAGTATTATCATTCCTAATCGTGTTACATCTATAGGATATGATGCTTTTAGATATTGTGAAAGTCTTGAAGCAATTACAATCCCTAACGGCGTTACATTTATAGGAGATCGCGCTTTTAGCTATTGTGGAAGTCTTGAAGCAATTACAATCCCTAATGGCGTTACATCTATAGAAGATGATACTTTTAGATATTGTGAAAATCTTGAGAGTATAATAATCACTAATAGCGTTAATTTTATTGGGAAATATGCTTTTGCAGGTTGTGAAAGTCTTAAAAGCATTATAATTCCTAATGGTGTTAAAACTATAAAAGATGATACTTTCAATCACTGTGAAAGTCTTGAGAGTATAATAATCCCTAATAGTGTTACATTTATTGGGAACTATGCTTTTGCATATTGTAAAAGTCTTAAAAGTATTATCATTCCTAATGGTGTTACATCTATAGAAGATGCCGCATTTGAAGGTTGCTTCGATATTGAAACAGTTACAATCCCTAATAGCGTAACATCTATGGGAGATTATGTTTTCTATTACTGTGAAAATATCATGATTCAATGTAATAGAAATTCATATGCAGAGGAATATGCAAAGAAAAATAATATTCCTTACAAGATTACTGATTAAAAATAAATAAGTAATAAAGCTATCACAGAGTTACATAATCTGTGAAGAAAGAGGTGTGTCATGATGAATGATTATTTAACAATAGAAAATGGAGCAGTAACTAAATGCGATCCTAACGTAACTAATGTTGTTATTCCTGATGGAGTAACATCTATAGGAGTCTGTGCTTTTAGATTTCATAAAAATCTTAAAAGTATTATCATTCCTAATAGCGTAACATCTATAGGAGAAGAAGCATTTCTTGAATGTTCCAGTCTTGAAGAAATCACAATCCCTAATAGTGTTACATCTATAGAAAATAGTGTTTTCTATAGATGTGAAAGTCTCAAAAGCATTGAAATCCCCAATAGCGTAACAACTATTGGGAACTATGCTTTTAGCTATTGTGAAAATCTTAAAAACATCATAATCCCTAATAGCGTTACAACTATAGAAGATTATGTGTTTGAAGGTTGCTTTAATCTTGAAAGTATTATTATTCCTAATAGCGTTACATCTATAGAAAATAGTGTTTTCTATGAATGTGAAAGTCTTGAGAGTATAATAATCCCTAATAGCGTAACAACTATTGGGAACTGCGCTTTTGCAGGTTGTGTAAGCCTTAAAACAGTCACAATCCCTAATAGTGTTACATCTATAGAAGATGATACTTTTAGATATTGTGAAAGTCTTGAAAGTATAATAATCACTACTGGCGTTAAGTTTATTGGGAAAGCTGCTTTTGCATATTGCGCAAATCTTAAAAACATCATAATCCCTAATAGTGTTACACATATTGAGGGTAGTGCTTTTGAAGGCTGCCCTAATCTTAAAACAGTTACAATCCCTAATAGTGTTACATTTATAGGAGATCATGCTTTTGCATATTGTAAAAGCCTTGAAAGTATTATTATTCCTAATAGCGTTACATCTATAGAAAATAGTGTTTTCTATGAATGTGTAAGTCTCAAAAGCATTGAAATCCCCAATAGCGTAACATCTATCGGGAAATGTGTTTTTAGCTATTGTGAAAATCTTAAAAGCATTACAATCCCTAGTAGCGCTACATTTATAGGAGATCACGTTTTCAATAAATGTGCAAATGTCATGATTCAATGTAATAGAAATTCATATGCAGAGGAATATGCAAAGAAAAATAATATTCCTTACAAGATTACTGATTAAATCAATAATTAAAAAAATAAAAAGTAGGAACGGGGGTTATTACCCCCGTCACCGAAATTATTTTTTATTCTGATATGAAATAAATGAAAATAGAACGAATATCGACATCTATAAATAACTACTCACTCAGTTTATTTATTTCATCTGAAAGATTTAATACATAAACCATATTATCATGTCGACCTGGCTCTAATTTATGTGAAATAATAAATAGTTGCTCCATTTTTAAAGTAGACATTATATCTCCTAGCATTAATACAAAAGAATCAGACATTTCTGAATCCAGATATGCATCTTCTTCGTCTGCAAGTATTATATTATATGGAGTCAATAATGATGCCAACGATAATGACAATGCAAAATTTAGCAATGATGTTTCTGATTGCGAACCATAACGAATATCACGTGAGATATTACATCCACATCTAAAAGGTAATTCAAAAGCAGCTTCATCTATAACAGGCTCAAGCATTTCAATATCGCCATTATACATCACATTGAGTAATCTATTTGTCATTAATAATGCTTCATGAACCTTGTTGCGTATTGCAATCACAGGCTTTCCTTTAGTACTACTAGTCGCTTCTGCTATTATCTTATATTTTTTATCATTTGATAAATGCTTTTCAATTTCAGCTACAGTTGTTGTGTACTGATTGTTTGCATTTTCAACAGCATCTAATTCTTTTGAAATAATTACCATATTATGGCACATTTCATTATATTCCTTATATAAGATATTATATTCATTCTCTGATTGCTGTAATGTGTTTGAAAGATCTAATAATTTCTGATAACGCTTATTAGCATCTTTAATATTAATATTCTTAATCTGTGATAGCATCATTCTGTTCTGGTCATTACTAGATAGACGCGTTGCTGCATCATCTATCTTTGCATCTAATGCTTTTAAATCATCTTGCAGCTTTGTTATTTGATCTGACATATTACCGATGGAATTATCAATACTGCTGTCACATATAACCATTGATTTTTTCATATTTTCAATGGATTTATTAATATCTGATAATTGTGATATATATCGATTACGCTGCTCAATCTTACCAGCTTCCTCTAGTAAATATTGTATGCGTTTTATATCAATACCAAATTCACCAATTGAGATATTATTCATAATATTCTTGATATCAAATAATTCTTTAATTTCATCCGCAAATTCCATATGAATAAGCTTTTTGATAGTCTGAATATTTTTATATGCCAAATCTAGTTGTTCGATATCATATGCAGTGAATGTATTCTCTTTTGTACTTTGATATGATTTAAAATACATGTCAAGTTTTTCTTTTGTATTACGATATATGCAATTTGGATAGCAACAATCATCGATATAATCGCCATCAACAGAATTTACCATATTACGAATTCTGGTAATAACTCCCTTCTCTTTTTCAGAATCTATCAACGAGCTTCCTTCCTGTATAAGAAACGCAGAAACATCAATTCCTTTTGATATCATATCAGTAAACATCGTTAAATGCTTCTCATTTATACTGGTAACTATATCTTTGCATATACCATTTATCCCTTGTGCTAAAGACATCATGCTTTGCAAATAATTAGATGATGACGTTATAAATTCTTTTATTTCTAATTCATTTATATGATTACTTAAATCATTTTTTAAGTTTATCATATCTTGATAATCATTTGCCATTTTTTGATTCTGTAACATTGTATTTTCAATATCACGCTTTTTCGAGTATAATATATCTAAGTCTTTACTGATAATAATTTTTTTGTTTCGTAAATCACTTATTTCATTATTCAGTGATATTTGCTGATCAATGAGTTTTTCATACATATTATCATCGAATTCACCAATGATATTTACGACATTTTTGTATGCTATAATAGTATTTGAAACATCGGTTAATTCTTGTATGACATTTTGTCTCTTAATAGTTGATATTGTTCCGGTTAAACTATCAAGCCTTGATTTTGAAGTATCTATTGATAATTGTAGTGCCGCCTTTTCTTTTCGCTTATGATTTAATAATGCTACTAATGTTTCAAAAGATCCATAAGTGGATAGTAAATATTCTTTCGTGTTATTTAATGATGATATCAATTTACTAGTATATCGATAGTCGTCGGTTGACATCTTATGAATTTTATCATAAATGTCAATTCCCATAGCTTTATTCATCAAAGCTTTTCTTTGCGTACTTGACATCATAGCAAATGATAGCAGCTGTGTTCCATTAATAATGAATTGAAATACATACTTATTGATACCGAATATCTTCTCGATAAGGGAATTGAATACGGTGACACCATTGCTAGTGTTTAATTCGACACCATCATGTATTAGTGAGCTTGATATTAAATGACCATTCTGAGCGGGTTTGTAAGTATGTGTTATACTATATACTTCACCATTTATTTCATATACAATATTTTTAATTCCAACCTCACCTGGTATTATAAGTGCCAAGTCACTACGCTCATCTCCGTTTAAATTGATACTAGAAAACGGATGTAGCAATTGCATTAGTACTGTCTTTCCGCAGTGATTTTTTCCATATATTTGGATTATAGGTTTATCAATTTTATCAAATGAGAATGTGAATTCCTTTAATCCCATGGCTTTGCTTATGGCCTCAAAATTAATTAATTTAACATATACAATCTTCATATTATTTTTCTCCTTCATATTTATATATTTATTATGTATCATGGAAATAATATGTGTATAAATTTTATATTTTGATACACATATAATTCTTTTGATATAGATACATCAATGTGATTCTAAATCAAATTTAAATGAAAGGGTGTTTCAAATGGAAACAAATGTACAGAAAAACTACAAAACAATTAGAGAGAACTTTATGGAGACTTATAAGAATAATCCTGTTCTTTCGAAAATGATTCCTGAGGTTGCTGCACAACTTCTTTATGATGAGTTTGGCATTAATGTAACAGATCATTCGCACATACCGATAGTGTTTACAGCCGTATGGAAAGAAATTCTGAAATTCGTAGGTGAACAGCCGAGTGATGAATTTTCGATTGATATATGCGGTATATCGCTCGAATATGTAACAGAAATTTCAGAAAGTGATAAATCCACAAACATAGTTCCGCAGCTTATTCATAAGAGAATACCGATATTCTCCAAACATGAGCATCGTGAAGTTGAGGGATCTGTTCATAATGAAGATTTGCTTAACAAATATAATACGTGGAGAACTGTTAATCTAATGGAGACATTAGACAGAATTGAGACAAACGTATTTCAGGAATGTCTTCAGGATTTTGGAGTTAATCTCATGAGAAGTCCAGCTGTAATTCCTATAATGGCAGCTGCATATGTCGCTGGAATTCAGTTAGCACGAGAGACAAAGCAGACAATAAACATGTATAACATTTTTGAAATCGATGTTGTTGAAGGTGACAAAATATTACTAACTCCATTGGCAACAGTTAAGCAATATCTTAAAAATGACTCAAAGAAGTAATTAAATGAGATGATTAATTTCATCTCATGGCAGAAAGGATGTATTCTATGAATAAAAATAAATTTATAGTTTCTTTTAAATTTGTAATTAATGGTGATGAAAATCTTAAACATGAGATACGCGATATGTTTCATAATCATTATGTCGGATGTAAGGATTATATTGATTCGAATGTTGTCGTTTGCGATGATGACTCGAAAACAGAACTTATCATTGGAATTGATGACTGCAAAAAGAAACAATTAATGCTTGATAAAGCCGTAGTTGTTATTAACAAATTCTTACACGACCCAAGAATCAAGAGCCCTTCTACTAAAGAAAGAAACACTGTAAAAACTGAAAACACTGTAAACACTGTAAACACTGAAAACACTGTAAACGAATTATTTGATATGATATTTGGTAATAAGGAGAATGAATCTAATGATAAATAATATGATTATTGGTATGGGCAATACTGGTAGTAATATCGTTAAAGCTGCCTCTGAATGTGATGAGTTATCAGATGTCGATATGTATTGCATCGATTCAGTTACTTCAAATGTAAATCTCGATATGATAAATCGAATTAATATAATTCCAATTATATCTGACGAAAAAAGTGGTTCTGGTCGTAATAGAGAACGTGGAGCATCAATGTATCAGTTCCACGAAGCAAATGGTGACTTTGATAAAATGTATGAAAATGCAGGTAAAGCAAAATCACCTGTTTTAGTTATTACATCTGCAGCAGGTGGTACTGGATCTGGAGCAACAGTACCATTGTGCAAAGCTCTTATTGATAAAGCAATTCATGTAATTCCAATAATAGTTATGCCAAGTATGAGTGATCCAGACGCATATCATCTTAACACAAACGATTTGCTATATGAACTTTCTGAGGTTGGTGTTAAGACATATGCTATATTTCGAAATAAAGCTGACTATGCTTGCTATGCTCCAGTAAACAATGAAGTTGTTGATCTCATTCAAATCATTTTTGGCAAGAAATATGGTGAGACATACAACGATACAATTGATGATTCAGATCTCGATGTTGTATTGTCATGGCCTGGTCGTTTTATTGCATTATCAGCATCAGCTCCTAATATTGAATCCCTCAAGAAAGAGCTTACACGAAAATTGCTTTCAACATTTCAGCAAGCATGGTCTGAAAATTATGAAAAGATGCCAGTTAGTACATTAGTAACAGCATATTCATTAACTTCTATGTATGCTGATGCTGAATATAAAGAAGTATTCAGCGATATCAAATCTCGTTTTGGCAATTGGTATGATGAATACAAAAATATATGCTGTTCTGATAATAATGGCATGTGCACTGCTACAATAATTATAGCAGGTTTGCCAGGTGTGGAGATTAAACAGATATCAAGCACATTTATTGAGGCAAGTTCCATCGGTGCAGGAATAACTCGCTCAAAAAGGCCCGACTTCTTAAAGAAGAAGAAAGCAACTATTTTGCACGAGAAGTCATCTGATAATTCTGCGCAAGATGTAATAAACAAGTACAACTGGAAATGATAAACTGATAAATTCTTGAGTATCAGACATATATATTTAATATGATATTCTGATACTCAAGGATATTAAATAAAAATATTAGGAGGAATTATAATGGTACCAAGCAGAATTACTGATTCTGATATGATTATACTACAAAGTGTTGAATCATATCTGAAGTCACTCGGCACCCCTATCAATCAGTCACCACAGGAAAAACTCATCGTCACACAGCAGGCTAGAGATTATTTGTATTCGGATATCGTGCAGCGTATTCCGAGGGTTGCATCATATTTAATGACAGCTGACATGGAGTCTGATACAGTTGCACAGGGTCTTTGGTTTGCTATATCAAAGCATATAATGGATCCCGCATTTATCAATCTTCTTATGCAGTATCTTTCGAGAAATAAAAATGAAGAAGAGAATGCAATTACAGGTGCTCTTTTAACTAAGCTTCTCAACAAATACATGCAAGAGAATGCACCAAAGGAAACCACTAAAAGCAAAAAAGGTGATTCTGATGAATCATCAAAATTTAATGCAGCTCCTGTACAGCACATTATAAATGCTATCGATTACTTGATAGGCGGACTTGCAAATGTTATTTGTACCAGATGTGTTGAGTTAACACATGCAAATGGATTAGCTATTGCTGCATGTATTGCTATGAATAATAAAGATACAATTTCTGAGATGATTGCTAGTGATATGCCAATAACAGCAGACTTATTTGAAATTGTAGCAGATCCGTCAAATATAATCAAGGGCGCTCTTCTTATTGAGAAAAGTGCATTTCTTAAAATGACCGATAATCAGCGAGCTTTTGTTGATTCATTAACACGATGGGTTTATAAGAAACTTGATCAAATCCCAATTCAAACAGCATACCAGTTCCTTGTGTCTGTATATGGCGCTATCAAAGTTAAGATGGATCCATATCTCATAAATATCAATGACTGCGGAATGCAGTTCGCAAACCTACGAGCAGTTGCACAGCAGCTTGCTGATAAATAAGGAGGATAAAAATTATGGCTAGTTCAAATCTTAATAAAATTCACCCATCCGTTGATGCTCTTATCAGACCGATCGTATATGAGATGTCGAAGATTGACATCGCACAGCAGACAAATCCAATTATTGGATCACACAATGAACCGGAATACATCAAAGAAATGAAAAAGGGATGTGTTCACATCACATATGATGGCAATGAGTATCGTCTGAGAACTGAAAAGAATGCTGATGGAGATCTCTATTGCCGTGTGTGTGGTAGAAAAATTAATACAAAATTTGATGATTCTGCAGTTAAAACTCTTACCGATGCAATTGCAGTAATCAATCAGCTGCTTCTGTTTGGCATGCTCAATGGTCTTAGAGCAGAACCTATCGCAACTCTGATTTCACTCAAGAAGACACTTCCGTCAGCAGCACAGCTTCTGGCTGAATTAAATGATTACGTAAAACGTGATGAATCAGCAAGCGAGTCTGAAAGAAATCTAGGACTTGAATACAAGACACCTGGCTCATTCAGAAGTATAACAACAATGAGATGATAAAAATATAAAGATTATTAATGGGGGCATTATAGCCCCCAAAAGTAATCTTTTTTTTTGAAGTTGTGATGATTGCTAAAATCATCAAATATTAATAAGCAATGCTGTGATATAACATGCTCTGCGAAGAAAGGTTTAACATGAATAGATATAATAATTTTATTGAAGCAGTAACAAACAAAGCTGCTATGAAATATATGCTTACTGAAGATAATAATAGCTTTATTAATTTACAAAAGAAAGTTAATTGCTCTTTTGTAGATTTTCAAAGCATGGTTGATAATATTGATATATCAGGGCTCATACGATCTGAGATGTCAGGAGTGATCATTTGTATACATACGTGGATTACAGACCCAAATCTAGAGCGTGCAATTGAAGCATATGCCAAATGTCTCTCACATTTTACATCAGGAAAGCATGGGACTATATCGTATCCATCTGGTGAACTTCGTTTTATTATTAGTGATATATGTAATGAGATGACCATGTATGAAAATAATGATGATGACATTATTATCGACGCTGTGAGTGATACTAAATTTGAATATCCATTCAAGAAACCTGACTTTGATACGTCTGTATTAATCAATATCATCAAAAGACATATTGATGAATCTATTAATACCATGCGTGCAAAAAGTGAAGCACCTCATGTACAATACCGAGATCATACTAAATATACATCAACAAAGCCTACTAATGAAGCAATTCTTAAACAAAGAATTCATGACTTTATTGAGAAAGAATTGATACGAACTCATTAAAATAACTTAGTTGACGGGGGTGATGCCCCGTCAAAATAGTTATTTATTTTTTTAATTATTACAAAGCGTCATTGTTGTTTGTGCAACGAACAATGATGATCCCATATTGGATAACACATGGCAAGTATATATGGGTCTATACACTTGATTCATACTTGCTCCACGCATAGGTGATTCAAATATGAGATTATATCTTGAATAAGACTTCATTTTTCCTATATCGAAACCTACACCTGATATATCTATTTTTGTTATTCGTTCATTTATTCGAGCCGTATTAGTCTCGGCGATAAAGTCACTCTGATTTTTATGTAATATATCTGTCGTTGAGATTTTGTCTATATTCTTATCTGATTCTTGTATGTCGTACAATTTTTTTAATTGACACGATTCTACATTAAGTGTATTGATATTAACGGCTACCATATTTGTTGTATTTAATACACGTTCAATATCAGTTTCTGACAATATAGAGACATTCGTTGCCATTGTCGACATATAATATCCTTTTGACATAAGCTTCATACCGCCCATATCATTATTATTTTTATATGAATTAACATAAATCGGTAATGGTGTTGTATTATTATCAACATTAGTATCGCACAGATATAATTTATCTATGTCGCCATACAGTAATGCTCCTTTTTCATACATACCATATCTCACATCAAACAATGACAATGCTTGCGATATATTTAAATTTGGGATTAATATTTGATCATATTTTGCTTGATTCTGAAGTGGTTCTATATTATAATTGGTAATCCCACTTCGGTAAAGCATATCTTCTATCACCGATGATATTGACATATTTTTATATATAGACGGAGCTTTTTGCTTCATGCGATGAATTATATATTCATCATAGCAATACAGTTCTATCGGCACCTTAATATCTGTATTTAAGTCATTCTTTTTTTTTTATGCCATCAACATATTGATCTGCAGTTGATGTTGGATTATTCTTATTCTCGATATAGCATTTCATACTAAATGCTATATTTTTTATAGGAGAAATTATAATAGGCGTTTTATCAGTATCATTCATTCGATATATTCCTCCATCGAAATTTGTCCTGATAAATATCTTGTCTGGTGCTTCTGCTAAATTCTCCATAATGCTAATATCAGCATACAATCTAATACGTATTATTGGAAACGTTAAAGCATCATAATTGTTGATAAATGATATTGATATAATATCTGCCGTTGGAATTGATATAATTGTTTTGTCAATAATCAATGACATTGTTATTCTATATAATGCAGAGAATTTATCAGTCGTAGTAGACATAGTTATTATTCCTCCTTGCACAGCTTTATAATTTGCATCATATAAAAATATGTTTGCAATTGTTAAAATAAGATGATAGAAAGGCATGTGAAATTATGGTTTCAGATTATTCAAGAGGCGGTGTTACCAAAATTATCACAAACATCATTGTATTCGAAGTTTGATGAAAAAAGTGGTATCACTGATAATATCAAAGCTGAGATAAAGAGCTCTGCAGATAACGTTGTACCCGCCAGAAGATATATCAGAAATCATTTCGTTAATGAAACTCAATGGTGACAGTATTGTTAAGAAAAGCATTGAATCATACAAAGCTGGTAACATAGTAATTATATTTAATAAGACGACATCTAAGATACCGTCAACTTTACCATTCGTTATTATTAATCAGCAAGGTATGACAAAGGCATTTGTATTTGCAGATAAGGTTATTGACAATATCAATAGTCCAAATGAGTATACAAAATTAATGGCAGTATTAGAAGCCGCATATCTAGCTCTAATGCTTAATAAAAAGGCCAGATACATTCATAATGAACAGAAATTTGATGTTAACTTTGTGTAACGTGTACACTCTTATGACAGCAACTCCGTTGGAGCAGAAATTATACATGAAAGGTGATAACCTTGTAAAAGCATTGCTATATATAATTGCATATTTTTACAAAATAATTGATGGTGATACCCTTTCGGTTGATAGTATACCATATAAAAGAATCATAAGTGATAAAGTTGATCCATTATTAGCAAAACAAATAGTCGATGAAGTAAAGAACAATGAAGATACAACATTTATGGGTTTATTAGAAATGATCACTAAGATAAATCCATTACGTTATAAGGATCTTAAATCAATGTATTTGTCGTATTTTACGCAAGCATGCGGTATATCATTGATCTTTGCCCCTTGAAAATATATCATATTTGTTTATTCTTATCACGTCAGCTTGCTATAAAACCACTATAACAGCATATGGATTAAATAAGACTGTAGTGATGCCTGTAAAGAAATTAATTACGTTATTGACATCGATGAATCTTTAATAACGAGGTGATGATTAATCATGCCCATATATGATAAATGGTTACCTTGAACAGCAACGGAACAGCTTGTGTACTGGGCCTCCTACTGGAGGCCCTGCATACAAACAACCCGAGGAAAGATCGCTAAAATATAGCGATCATCTAACAACAGATACCAATGTAACACCAAATGGGTCCAAATAATATAAAGGATTCTGATTTTTTTATAAATGATCATGAGAAGCATTTCATTCGTGACACAAATGATACAATATCAGATCCAAAAGCCCGTGAACGAAAAACATCATACACCGAGGACTCTGTAGAAATTCCTGTGTTTTCAGGTTCAGCTACAAATATCAATCCATTGAATGATCCTACGAAAGAATACATCATTCAGAACGGTCTTGAAAATTATGAGATTAATCGTGTAGGGAAATACGAGTCCACCAATATCACCATTACAGCCATTCACTAGAATGGATCCACAAACAGCACAAATAGCAAGTCTGACAACATACAATAGAACAAAAACACCTATTGCTGATATTGAATTCAGAAAAGGTTTTCGTCATATATTTTTTACACGCCCGGAATGCTATATTATGTCATTTGACAATAACGGAGGATTGACATTATCTGAACAAGCGAAATATGATGAAGATTTTTTATCATGCTATAACAGAATGCCACATATATTAAAGCTATTGTCACCCATCTATGTGTCCGGTTCGTTTTCTAATAATAGTAGTGTAAATTCGAACTGGAATTATCTGCTAATGAATAGAGTTCAGGGCATGAATACATCAACAATATCCGCAAAAACTCCAGAAACTGTAAGCAGGAGTATTAGTGGATATACAGTAACACCTGCAGGAAACCTTGAATCCAGACAAGGTTCTACTATCGATTTTTCGTTTACAGATACCAAAAATTTGGAAATATTCGAAATGCTTCGGATGTGGCTATTATACACAACGAAACGATACAAAGGAATTTTTGCTCCGTCATATAATGGATATAAATATAGAAATGGGTTTATTCCTATATCAAAGGAACCTATAGCATTACCCAATAAATTGATATATCATCCATATGATAGAGCGCTTGACTATGGTGCATCAGTCTTCGATGTTGTTACAAACGAATCAATGACAAAGATTTTATACTGGTGCAAATATTATGGCATATATCCAATATCAGTAACTCCTGAAGGACTTAGCAATGAAAATAATGCCCCATTATCATCAATGACAACTAAGGCTACATTTAAATATCATTATAAACTCGAAAATTCAGATAAATCACTCGTCGAGTTTAATTATAATGCTGGATTAACAGATGATTTAGGAGTACAAATAAAAGATAATATAAAATCATCATTACCTTTTTTATTGCGAGATGATTATAATAATTCAGTATTGAAAAAATATATTGGAGCAGCTGGAATGTTTACAGGGTCACCATATATTGTAATGGGACGGTCCCAGTTAGATCCGCTTGACACAGGAAATTATGCAGTATCTCCATATTTGCGATTTATGCCTATCGATAATGAAAAGCTTGATAATACTATTAATATGGGATTAACAAATAATATTACTGAAAACATGAAAGTTTTAGGCCTTACTAATAATAGCCAGTAAATACAATAAATATTTTATGTAAATTTATTCACAGAAAGGAGCAATGCCAAATGTCGTCAAACAAAGAGCAACTGATTGACGGACTATATGCAGATGTTGTTGGTAATGATGAGTTAGTTGTTAGCAAGGATGCAATAGTTGATAGTATTTCAGATATATTGCACCAATATAATTTATCAACTGATATGTCTTTCATTGAGAAAATTACAACAATGAAATTTGACAAAAAAAGTGAATCAATCGATTTATCTGGAATGCCACAGGATTTGCAAAATGCAGCATACTTGCCCGTAAATACTATTGCTGATATAGCATTACGTCAGGACCTCGATATGTTAATATCACAAATACCTGAATGGTTTACTGCATTGCAAATAACACGTGATGCTGTTTGTGAATCCGATGTTGTTACTGGAAGATTGGCCCGTTCAATTACATTTGATAGAACCAGTATGGATAATTTGGATAAAGATAATGTTATATCAAAGATCGAAGAAGTAGAAGAGAGATTAGAGTTGCATCAACTTATCAAAAATCATGTTGTATTTAATACACTTGAACAAGGTGAAGGATATCTCTACGTAGTGCCAGATGCAAAGGTGTTTGAAGATTTATATAAGTATCGTACAAATTCAGCTAATATGAAAAGTAATAGTGCGATAAACACCTTTGACACATCATCATCCTTATTAAACGGATATGGAGAGTCTGCTGTCGAAATATCGTTAAATGATACAATAATTAATGATTCATCAACATCAAATGATAAAATTAAAAAAATGCACAAAAATGGCATATTTACCGAAGCAGAAATTATTGAAATGAGACCCAGCTACCATATGAAACCCATGAACGACGAATCTAAAGAATTGAAATCCAATGAAGAAGAGGACGATGCATTCGATAGAACAATTGAAGAAATTGCAAAAAATATTAGCTGTATAACCGAAGATATATCATTACCGGTAATAGAAGAATCAGCTCATGATTTACGATATGTCTATTATAATAAATATCGCAATGATCAAGAGTGCGTTCAGGAAGTGAAGACATTTTTCGAGCAGGTTATGGACTCATCAACTAATGATAGCTGTATTAGCAATAACTTTAAAAATGTCAAAGGTGTTTATCTGAGGATATTGCCAGCAACCAAACTTATACCAATTCGAGTTGATAGAAACATCATAGGATATTATTACATATCAGACATGACTCGTCCTGAGCAATCAGGTGAACGCAAAAATAGTGGATTATCAGGATATACTTTACGTTCTCCTTCAATCGGTTTTGATACATTTCAGCCAGATCAAATGTTTTGTGAAAAGCTTGCTAATAAAATCATCAATAATTTTAATATGAAATTTATGCGTGATAATACGGCACTACACAAACAAATAGTCGCAATTCTTCAATCTCATAAATTTAATGAGCAAATGCTGCGTTTTATATTTATACCAGCAGAATATGTTATACAATTTGCTATTAATAAGGATGGTATGGGAAAAGGTCATTCAATGCTAGAGCCAGGTATAGTAACAGCTAGAATGTATATGTTTCTCAAGCTTTATTCTTTATTATATCAAATAAATAATTCCCAGGTTAGAGTATACAATCTTAGAATGTCAGGTATTGATAAGAACTACAGACAATTTGTACAGGAGACGATGAGAAAGTTTGCTGCACGTAGAGTAACAGCAAATGATATCTTCAATTATAGATCATCGATGACAAAAGTCAGTGGTGGATCTGAATTAATTATGCCACTTGGTGCAGGTGATCAGCCTCCTATAACTGTAGAAAGCATAAATGCTGCAGAATCTCCAATAAGCAATGATTTGTTAGGACTCTCTCAAAAATGAATCAATTAATTCAACACCAGTTCCGTCATTAATGGTTCAAACAGGCGGTCAGTCTGAAATTGAATTTGCAAAAGAAACAGAATTAGCAAATACACGTTTTAACACGCTAATCAGCTCATGCAAATTAGATTTCAATCCGGATATCACGAAGCTATATCGAATCATAATGCGGTGGGAAACCGATATAGATCCAGGAATATTACAGCACATGAAATTCTGTTTAAGAATGCCAACAGCTAAACAGCTAAATGTTACTTCCGAAATGATTAATAATTTTAATGCTTTATCAGAATTATTAATTAATACATGTCTTAGCAAAGAAGAGACTAAAGGAGGAAGTGGAACTGAAGGTGAACCAGCAAACGATATTGTTCGTGAATATAAAAAATTATTAATAGCCGAATATATACCGCAGATTGATATTGATCGATTTGACGAGCTCGCTGATAAAGCAAGAAGTATTGCTAATGAGCGCAAACTCAAAAAAATTGATAAGCAAGAGAACCTAGTTAACGATACTCTTGCGAATGATGAGGAGGCGCTATAATATATGACTATTATTAAAACAGCGACAGGTCTTATCATTAAAGAACCAACAATTGAAATCAAACGAAAGATTTTACAATATTTTTCATTATCAAGGCCGACACGCGAATATTTTATTTATAGTGGTAATGATGTAACCAGGAAACCTTTGTTCGGTAAAGAACATGATGTTATATATATCACATCAGGAATTCTTGGTATAAAAGATTCGATTCTGCAAAAAGAACTATCAAAATATTCAACAATAACACCGCCGCAGGGAAAACGAATTGATATTAAAATGTCGAGAGAGCCACGTTCTGATTTGCAGCGTGATTGCATAGATCTAATGACAGCATCGACAAATAATAAAATCACAATTGAATTGAGACCTGGTGTAGGTAAGGCTGAACCTTACAGCAGAAAAATACCATCACCATCAGCAACAGGATATACATTAATGGGTGATCTAAAATTGGGTGATGATATTTTTGATGCACATGGCAACATAACAAAAGTAATCAGCATCTTCGAGCAAGGTGAACAAGATGTATATAGATTAACATTTCAAGATGGCCGAACTGCATACTGTGCAAAAGAACATTTATGGATGGTTAAAAATCACAAAAATGGTGCTTGGAAAACTATTATGTTGAAAGATATGCTCGAAGGTTCCGTTGATTCACAACAGGGAAAATCATTAAAATATTATATTCCAAAATGCTGTCCTGTTAATTACAACAAGCAAGATGTTCCATTAGATCCTTGGGTGCTTGGCTGTTTCATAGGAAATGGTTGCTGTACAAGCAATCAGCTTGCAATAGCATCTGAGAATGATGAGGTTCCGAATAAGATTGCCGATATATGTGGTTTTACTGTTGAAAAAAATAAAGCAAATTACTGCTATTATTTTTATGAAAAAGGAGAGCCTATACAAACAAAGGATTTCTTTAAGGAAATACCATGTATGATAGGAACATATTCACGTGATAAGAAAATTCCAATTAGTTACATGGTTAATGATGTCGATACACGTTTGCGTATATTGCAAGGATTAATGGACACTAATGGCTCAATATCATGTAATCATGATAAATATTATATAAAGTATTCTTCAGCATCAAAAGTTCTTCTCAAGCAAGTTAAGCAACTATTATATTCATTTGGTTATAGTGGTATTATAAGCAATCGTTCCGATAAAAAGTATACTAACGATTTTTGTGGTAGTGTAATATTCAAAGTCCCGCCAACAGTAAACACACATTTCTTCACAATTGCATCAAAAGTATTGTCAGTATCAGCAATTGAAGCGTGGCAAGACGATTGCGATGATTTATTGCTAATAACAGATATATCTTTTTCGCATCGAGAAAAATGTAGATGCTTGATGGTCGATAATCATGAGCATCTATATTTGACTGAAGATTACATAGTAACACATAATACGTTTATATCATTATATGCTATAGCAAAGCTTTCATTAAAAGCATTAATTGTTGTACCAACAACATTACTCAAGAATCAATGGGTCGAAGAATTAATGGATTCAGGGATTGATAGAAACGATATCGCTACCGATATTTATGATGCACCGAATAAAAAAATGTGTGTCGTAACTATGACCTCTATAGAAGATAAATTACGTGACGACTGGGAAGGCCTTCTTAATGTGATAAACAATTCATACTTTGGGATAAAAATAACCGACGAATCACATCTACATCTGAAAGGGTTATTAAAGTTGGATGCCATCTGCAATATAAAGCATAATTGGTATCTATCAGCAACACTTGGCAGAAGTGACATTTCTGAAGATTCAATTCTAAATAGAGCGTTGTCAGATGCGGAACGTTTTGTAGGAAATTCTAAATATATAGAATACCAGAAAGAATATGTAAATATATATCTGCAAGATATATATTACAACCCATCAGCAAAGCTATGTGATGAATATTTCAGATATGGACTCAAGGGATTAATAAGATCGACATATTATAATATGCTAATGGAATACCAAAAGGGTGTTCCTTTCTTGAATAATATAATACGTGTCACTAAAACTGCCCGTTCAATAGTACCTTATGAGGCAAAGACTTTAATATTAACACCACTGATACGAACATGCAAAACTGTTATAGAACTCATGAAAAATGATCCCTATTTTTCAAAGTTATCATGCGTGTCAATTGATGGAAGTATGTCGATGTCCGAAAAACGAAAGGCATTAGAAAGTGATATAATAGTATCAACAACAATGAGTATGGGTACTGGCATAGATATTCAGAACTTGGGTTCAATTGTAAACTTTGACCAATATTCGTCACCAATAACAAATGAACAAGTTATTGGCCGAGCTCGTGATCGAGGCAAAGAAGTCTATTATATAGATATCTGTGATCACGTTAAATATGCAAAAAGTTTTCAAATATGGGGAAATAAGCGTCGAATGATAATGCAATATTTCCCAGGAGTTTCTGACAATTTTAAGCAGTTACCTGATATTCACTGTTAAATATAAAATAAAAGGGGTGCATTTAAATGGATATCGTTAGAGATGATATTATGCAGAGTCTTGAAAATATCGAGAATATTACCATTGAATCTGAAATGAATGTTATACAAGCAATGGCAGATTCATATCAAAAATCATTAGCAATACTTGAAAATTACAATGGTGATGATGTCGATTCATTTTCTATTTTCCAGGAAGCAGCCGCTCAAGAATCCGATGGTGAATCAACTTTCAGAAAGACTGATAAAAATGGAAAGAAAGAAAATATCATTATCAGCATACTCAAGTTCATACCGAGATTATGTATGCTAATTATTCGTAAGATGAAGAGCTTTATTCAAAGCAAAAAGAAAATACAAATGAGGAAACAGTGTACTGACATCCGTAACAAATATACGCCGGAGCTAATTGAATATGCTGATCAAATGTTTGCAACAGCTGTTCAAAACGATCCAAATGAAACTACCTCAGAAAATGTAAAAGCAGGATTCCCTGAATACGACCATATTATTAAAAAAAGTCAACCATATATCGACAAATTTAAAGCTGCTGGCAAAAATGCATTAGAACACACTAAGGCGTTTACGAAGAATAAAGATAATATGATGATCGCCGGTGGTGCTGCAGAAGCTGCAGCTGGTACTGCATTCTTTTTTGCAAAAATGAATCTACCTGGATTTGCACAGGGTATTATTGCAGGAGAGCTATTTGTGAATGGTATGGGAAATGTATTGAAGGGTATAATTTATAAAAATAAGCATAGCCCTAAGAATACGATGATTAGTATTGGTATGATGAAATTTCAGTTGAATTGTTTAAAGAAGGATCTAAATGATGTTAATAAGTTGAATAATATTTTTGACAGAGTTCCTGATATCGTGACAGCAAAAGATATCAACAATTTGTTCTATGCAATGGATGACGTGTTTGAATCCGATAGGAATAACACTGATGCTGAGATTAAGAAATCAACTGATGAAATGCTTGCTACAGAAAAACTTATTGATCATATCGAGGATGTTTGTAACATTATTTTCGAATGTGATGATGTTGCCGATAAGTTACTCGCTGCATGTGATAAACTAGAAAAGTCAGCAAGTAGACTTATACAAGCATGTGGTAATATCACGTTTGATCTTTCAATTGGAAAATCATTTAATTTGAAATGTCTTACTGAACTAACAGACAGTTCACGTTATGTTATTGAGAATGTGAATGATTGTATCAATATTGCTACTACAGCATTTGAAGCATTAGACTATACGTGCGAACAGATAACCGAAATTTCTGATAAGTGGAAGAAAAAAGCACAATAATAAATAGTATGTCGGGGCATATGCCCCGACATAATTATTAATTGTTGTTAAAAAGAATTTACATCGCGGAAAAAAGATAATAATGAATCCGGCAAGCCAGTATCATCTGATTTCTGCATACCAGAACAATATTTATATTGTTCATGTGAATAGCCGTATTCATCAACTCCATCTTCATTAAAAGACATTGTTTTATTATTAGTCATATCTTTAAGTACTTGACCTTCGTATATTGTCGGGCAATCATATGGAACTAGATTATCAACAATTTTATCTGATAATTGTTTTTCATAGGAATCTAATACGACATATGCTTTTTCATATGTGCATAATGATTTATCAATTCCGAATCTGTTTAATGCATATCCATATGTCAGCACATATATTGTATGTAAATATGCAAAAACAATATCATCATGTTCTCCTGACTCTGCAGCAACTTTTCCATTTTTCAATATAGTGAGTTTTGTTATATCATCAACGAGATATTTTGACAATAGTAAATGCCTGTAATCACGAACAAAACGTTTTAACAATTCAATCATATTATCACGAACTGTCGGAGTTACTGCTGTACCTATGTATTGACGATTTTGTGATCTTTCTTGCAGACTCATTTTCTTGAAATCAAGCATTGTTGCATTCTTCGATATATCAAGTCTTGGATCATGATAAAAGCGATTGATTAAAGGTGACTCTTCTGCATATGCGACAATAGATTTACCAATATGATTTGATTCGAGACAGAATATACATTTCGGCAATAATAAAGCAAGCTGTGTAATTACTCGCATACAATCAAGAGGTGACATAAATGGTGATTTTAGTTCAGCAACTACTTCTAATGTATACGGATGAACAATAACAAAAGCTGTATTATCACCACCACTACCTGTTGCACAGTCAATACCTACTAGATATGGTATTGTTGTATCAAAGTATGGAGTATCTGACGTCAAATCAGGAAACTTTATTTCATGTTTGTATACAAACATTACATATTTTTTAAGTATGATAACTTCATAGTCAGGCTTCTTCTGGTTATTTTGAATATATTCGATATCTTCCTGACGGAATAAAACCTTAGCAGAGCCACGATATCTCTGCAGTAATACACCACGACGATATTCGTCAATTTTGCCTTTGTCAATAGCATCGTTATATTGCTCACGAACCCATTCTTCTGTTTTACGAAGCTGCTTCCAATCATATTCAATATAAACAGCAGTAACTTGTTTCTTATCAGGATCATTTGGATCAACTTGAGCACTCATCATATTTTCGATTTCTTGTTCAGTTAAATCATAGAATTTCTCAGAAAAAGGTGGTGTATTGTCAATTATTCTTTGTGCAACTTTGCCTTCGGGAGTATCTAGATTACCAGGTGTTGAAGCATACATTATACATGTTCTTTGACCAGTCTGTTTTGCTATATTACGGGCTGAACGGAATGCTGGTGCTGCACCAGCAAGCATTGAATCCATATATGTAACATATTCCCACTCATCAAGGAATCCTACATATAGAGTTTCACCACGAAGTTTATCCATTGCTTTTTCTGGAGAGTCTGCTGATGAAATAATTTTGATTTGTGTCTTGTGCTGATCATATCTAACTGACTTTAAACCAGGTAGACGCTTATCATGAATCCAAGGATTCATGTATTTAGGTAATCCTTCTGTTATGTAATCTCTGAGCACACCAGCATTATCCTGAGCTCTGCCATCTCTGATATGCACATATGGTATATTAACATTATGCAGGTCGAATAAGAAAGCATGCTCTATTAACAAAGTAACGAATGTTGTCTTATGCGTCTGACGTGGTTGAGTCAGTCTAAAGTCTATATTATGAGCAAAACACCAGATAGCAGCATGGCTTGCACGCGTTAGATATGGTGAAAATGGCGATGGTGCACCTTTTGCAGGAATAGTAGCAATCTCTCTTAGGAAATACCAAATATTGTCTTTTGCCTCAATAAGTATTTTTCCTATTTCTTCAGGAGTAAGCTTATCGCTCCAAGGATCTAAATCTTGAACCCCGAGTTGAGGATACTTAACTTCAAGACATATATACCAATTTTTTATTCCAAGTGTTTTAAGCTCTTTCGCAGTCAATAGAAACGATTCGTTCTTAGTTTCGAAATCATAATATTTATCGCCTATACGAACTATTTTAGACATATTGAAATATTTCTCCTTTCTGCAAAAAAAACACAAAATGTTACAGGGCATGAAGCCCTGTAACACTATAAATGTATTTTTAATTAATATTATTTGTATTTTTTCAACTGCTGAAGTGTTGGCAGCAAGTCTATAAACTTCTCATATATTGCATTTATCTCTGTTTCTGTTAATCCTTCGAATATATCGGTATTATTCATTTTATTAAGAAAGTCGTTCATATCAACAGTTCCAGACACAAATTCTTCATATTGTAAATAATATGAATTTATAATGAGTATATAGCGAAGGTCTGGAATTGATATATTGATTTTTATGTTATTTATATATATCTCCTGTAGTTCATCGACATTTCCTATAGTATTATATCCGAAGATATCAGGCATTAGTTTTGCACCAAGAAGCTTGAGAACATTTTTCAAATTATCAAGTTGTGGAAACTTGTTGTATTTCGTTGTGTCGATACCAACGTTGTTTAGTTGTGACATCAACACAGAGTTATCTTCATATTGTGAGCCTCGGAAGTATGTTGTTATTTTTGCAAATGATTTGACACCAATTCCGGCAAGTAAATTATAGGTATCATATTCACCGAATTTGATTGTATTATCTGAATAGCGACGAAGGTGTTTATTATATTGGCGAGTTTTCACCGGCATATCATATAACGTCGTTCTTCCTGTAGATATAGCTGACATTGATTTTGATGGTTCCTGTTTTAATACCCAAGTATATTGATATCCAACCCTATAGGCACCATCAAGTTCAATCCATCTATGTCGAAGTTTTGTGTATATAGTATCTGGTTTAAAGATGTCTGCATATTTTTCATCAGCTTCAAGTATTGCATCACGAACACATACTTCATTCATAGGTTGTATCTGAATAAATACGCCATTTGTTATGATGTCATCAAACGTTTCATCTGGAGATTCACGGTATAATCGCGATATGTCAGCACCCTGTGATGGATTATATATTGACACAAATTCAGAAACAAGTGAAATGATTTCATCTTTTGATGAACCATTTTTATACATTTCTTTTATATGTTGATGAATTCTTTCCATTTCAAATGTCATATCTGATTCATATGTTGCAAATGAAATAATTCTATTAGGAACAGACAATCCATTTGCGAGCATGTGAATTGGACGTCCATCAGCTGTTTTTGGCATTAATTCTTTAGGAATAATTGCTGTGATAACAGACTTATTACCATAACGACCAACAACTTTCTGACCAATATGAATATCTTTTGGCTGTAAGATTGTGAACTTAATGATTGTATCAACGATATATTCTTTCGTTACCCATGTCGATTTATTCAGATATTTATCAGCCTGATGATAAATATCAAGGAGGGAGGTATCGTCTTGATTTTTATCGACTATTATTGTAGATATGAAAGCATATATATCAGAATACCAATCACGAATCTGTGAAGCATAGTAATTGAACTGTTCATTTTCAACTTCTATATTTGATGCTATATCAATATCAACGACTGTTCCATATGAATAATAATTTGTATCATTGATATGTGGAATTGATGCCTCTGATACCGATGAAACATATGAATTCTCACGAACTGAACATACTATATGATTCTGAATTTGTTCACCTATATCAGGAAATGGTTTGTACAATCCATCAGATCCATATTTATTTAACAGAAAAGCATTCTTATTAAGATTAACTGTTACGATATCTACCATGTCATATCGTAATTGCTCTGCTGCTTCATCTGATATTACGAGAGCATCTTCTGTTAGCTCTGGTAATACTGTATATACAAAACGAAGATTGCGCCCACCACAATAATTATCATTTACATATGATGCGCTTTGTGATATTGTAGTGCCTGCTGGTATAATATCGCCGTCATGAAAATTACCGACAATATTATTTGTCATTCTAAAGCCATATTTTTCAATGTTATTATGTGCTGATTTTACTACTTCGCAAATATATTTTCCTGTCGAAAGATTCTTAAAGATGTATGCAACTGGTGAACATGCTGCATCTTTAAATTTACGAAAAGTTTTAATTAACTGATAATCTGCTTTAGCTTTGATATTCCATGACGAACGTTTACCGAATTCATTTTCTGCTCCAGTAAAAACCCTTGGAAATTCTGGATTTGTTAATACAACACGTTGAGAAGTATGACGAGTCGCCATGACTCCTCTAACGGTTGATATTTTGTCAGGAAATGCCATTGCTGATGCACCAAATAATGACAGTGGCGATATTTCACGCGTACGCTTGTCAATTTCTGACGCATTGTTCATTACGCCTCTGTGTCTTTGTGCTTCCATAGTTTTACCACCTCTGAAAAATATTAGATTTTTGATAATACATCTCTAACATATTTTGCACATTGTGATTCCATATTGTTTGTTCGTATATCACTCATTGCAAAAGATAATATTGTGTACATCGAAAGAATAATATATATATCAGATTTTAAAACCGTATTAGTTACCAATCGCATCATGAGATTAATAACATTTATGCTTGGTATTCCTTGTTCAGCATGCTCTAAAGCATAGAATTTTTGCGTGACAGCCACGTCTGGATTAAATAATATATCAACGCATTTTTCATTATACTTTTCTTCATTTATTTTCCTTGAGATTATAAAATCTTTGATATCTCGTTCAGATATATTCTGCACTGTATATTCAATAATAGGAGTAATATTTGATAACATTTTTAGTCGTATCATATCAATCTGATCTAGGTATTTAAATAAAGAATAGTATACAAATATATCATCAACAACTGTCTCCAAAAGATTTGGATCAGCTTTCAACTTCATACTGATTTCATTAGTTGGCGGTAATATATCACATATGAATGACAACGTCATTCTGTCAGAAATTCTTTTGTATTCAGGAACGAGCTGATTTACAAGAAATAAATCATCAACAGTATCATCTGCTGGTATAAAAGAATCTATTGGAGATGATTCCAAGTCAATATCATTGACGATATTTTTAAAATATTCAACAAATGTCTCTCTATCAAGTAGCTTATGTCGTCCGTTTAGCATCCTGATGTTCTGAAAGAAAATGTTGCATGCTGAGATATGAACTCTGTGGTTTTCAAATAATGATGCAAATTCATTACGTGTTTTATCAGATATTTTAAACATGTTTTTCCTCCTACGAATGGAATGATACTATGTCTGCTTACCTATATAATATTCATTGCGAAGTTCTATGTAATTGGCAGCGACATAGTCCATACCATTTCTTTGTATAATCACAGAAATGTATTCATTTAAGTGATCAAAATATTGATTCATATAAAATTCACTTCCTTTGTATAATTAAGAAAGTTCATCTATGAAATCTTCTATCGCCGATGGATCCACTATTCCTTGTACAGGAAGTTGTGGAGATTTTTGTGACATTTCTGCACGATGTATTTTATTTGCTTCTTGCAATTGCTTTATACGTATATCTCGAAGACGATGCACAAATGAAAGCGGCATTTGTGCAAGCATTTCGAGTGGAATTATTTTATGAAACATCTCACCCATGTTCAATATTTCTAATCCATCTCGATCAAGTTTATCTCCGTATTGCTGAGTCTTCGAGACACTTGGAAAAGCAGCGTATTTCCAATATCATTTATTGCTATTTTTTTCTCTACACGTTTACATGAGTCGCATTTGACGTCTGCAATATAGAATGATACAGGAGAAACCCTAGAACGCGTTTTTTCTATTAACTTAAAGAGCACGCCGGAATCAACACTGTCTAGTGATGACGTGATTATTGATTCGATATCATCCCAATTTGTGAATCTGTATTCAACATCATCTTTGATAACATTGATAGCTGAAATGAATAAAGCATTTGCAGCCAAATAGTCAAATTCAACCATAGTTGGATCTTCAACATTCAGATTCGACATTTGCTCACCCGGACGATATCGTTCATACAGCTTCTGAATAAGAGGCAAACGGACAGTGATATATTCATAAGCAGAAGGTTCATTAATTTCGACAATGTGACCCGTGTTAGGAAGCTTGTATCTTCTTCTTTTGCAGTTAACCTGCTCCCATAGTTTATATGCATCACTGCCGACACTAGCGTTGTACACCTGAAGATATGTAGCTGGCAGAAGCTCTTCATCAAGATGAATAATTTCACGAGGACGATAACTTAGTTTTATTTCATTACGACATTTAGGATTATAACATTTCAGTGATATATTCTCTTCTTCGTCAGCTGTTGCTACAAGTATAGCCCACATCAGCAATTCGCGATCTTGATATTTTGTTTTCTTTAAGAAATCATCAAAATCTTTAAAATCACCAATTGATGGATTTTTAATGTGGTCATATATAACACTCCATTTTTTGAGTTCATTATCAGATGCATTTTGAGATGTTGGTGCTGTTAACTTTATAAAGTCAAACCAATTTATTGACCTTATAACACAACGATATCCTGATAATGGGAGCGTAACCGGAACATCATTAATTCCAGAATCATATGTTTTGATGACTCCTTTTTGCTGTGTGTTTTCGATAATTGTTGCTGCTTTAAGTTCAGCTTCAGAGACTTCTTTGACAAGAATGTTAATTTCATTTGTCTTGGAAATCTCAGAAACAACGGTTTCATCAACATTTATTGTCACAGGTGTATTCTTTTCGACAGTAATGTTAATTGTTGGCGATTCCGGTTTAGTTTCTTTTGGTGTATCATCATCTTTATCCGAAGTATCTGCATTGGTATCATCTGTTTCATTCACGGTTCCATGCTGTGCAATAGACTCTGCTGCTGTAATTCCAGATGGAAGAATCCAGTTTGAAAGAATAGTATTTTCAAATTCTGTAGTAATGACGTCACCATTCACATGATACAGATCAATGAGGTCACCCATAACCTTTCTCTTAACGGCATTACCATTTGCATCGACCTCAGGAATACCGCCAGTGATAATATGATACTTTGATATGACCTTGTTTACCATCGTTGTCACGATTGCAATTTTATCTGCTTGAAAAGCAATATCAACAGCAGAGCTTTTCATATCATATGGCTGTGGTGGCATGGCTGTTTTCTTAGCTTCCTTTTCTTGCTGTATCTTCTTTTGTGCATTGTATTCATTCTGCTTTTTCTCGTCAGCATCCTTCTTTTCGGCTTCAATTTCATTTGTTAAATCATTTTCACCGTAATCAATATTACTACTAGAAGCTGATGTTTCTTCTGCTACTGACTCTTCATCAACAGTTATTCCGTTTGCTCGTTTATGTTTGTTGATTAGCTCCTGCAATGGATCATGCATTTTATTATCTAACATATAAATTCTCCTTTTCGTTATTTATTGCTTTTTAACACATATATTATTAACTTGATATCAATAACATTTAATGTTAAATTATACAGGGAGTTGATGATTTGTGAATAAAAAACTTATTGATGTAAATGAAAATATTCAATATGCATTTCATGATAACATAGTTGAATATGATATGTCAGCTGCATCTCTTTCTATTTCAGAAAGATTCAAATTACTTGATAATGAAATTATCACACAGCTGAAATTATTACCAAAAGAAAACCGAACAAAAAGAATCGGATTGATACAGCGAGATGATAAAATATTTTCTGAGAAATTAATATCTGGCATATTAGATATCCGTGAAAAATTTTTATATGTCAATCATCTCAACGAATCAAACATAATTTCGTTGCATTCTGATGCTGTAATGTTTTCCTCCAAAAAAGAGATAATTTCAAACATAGAAGGTGTTGAGTTTAAGCACAAAAATACATGGTCATCATACTTACGATACAAAGGCGTGGAAATGTTTTATGCAGATGGAGTAATCACATATAAAAATATACCAAAAGATATGTTGAATATACACACGTTAGGAATTCATAAATATCTATGTAATATATTTGATAAAATTGATAATTATGATATGTCTATATTAAAATATATATCAAAATTTCAGTGTCAATATCTACAAGACAAATTGCCAGAATATTTTTATGTTCCTTTTGGTAGAAATGGAAATTATAAAATGGATAATTTAGAATTATTTGCATTGATTGCTAATATAGTATTAAATGAGGTGGGCTCGTGGTAAAAAGCGATTACATGTTTAAATTTGAATTTTCATCTAATAAAGCTAAATATAATAATATGAACTTTACAGTGTATTCATATACCAGACAAAACATGGAACTGTTCTTACGTCAACATAATTTTGATACATCTATTATTCACGTAGATTGCATTAAAGCTTCTGAATTTGATGATAGTGATGAGAATATATTGAATGAATATTTATTTAAATCTAATAAGTATATAGATGAAATATATACTATCATAACAACAGAGAAATTTGTAACAGATGCTATACAAAGTATTTGCTCAGATCTGTCGGAATCACTTATATTCGGATATGCTGCGATACGAACTGACATAGAAATTGTAGAAAAAATAAATGACTTGATATTAAGTTTACGGCATGTATTTGTGCTAGATCATACTATATTGGGTGATGACAGTACTGCATTAAGTGACTCGTCATGTATGTCTGAAGTTAATAATAAATTATTCAATAAATACACCAAATCATTTAATAACTTATCAAGTGACGTTGACAGCTATGATGATTCATATATATATGACAGTATGTTTGGAGATAGCATCAGAAGCAAACCACAACCAATAACAGTAGAAGCATATGTATCGTATTTTGCTAGCATTATGCTTGACGAATATTAAAATTAATTTTACATTAAGGAGAAATTTAAAAATGACTACAAAGAAAACCGCATTAAGCGCAAAAAAAATCGTTGAAAGTCACAAGCCAAAGCATGTTAAGTTCAAATATATTTTTAAAGATGATGATTTCCTAAATGAACTTATATCATCAGAATATGATATGGATTCATTGGATACTATTCAGAACGATGCTCTTGTGCAAGAAGCATTAAAGGCAGAATGTAATACGTATTATAGAGATACAGTTGCACATGCTAAAGAGCCAACAGTTCTCGACGATGGAATTATTTTATCAAAGAAATTAGTAACAAAAGCGGATAAGAAATTATTAGCGTTGTTATTAGGATTTTTCGAGTATAACTATATTAAATATATTATACTTAAATTGCAATATGAGAAATTTGATATTGTTGAAATATTCATATTAACATAATATACAAAAATGATGGGGCAAATGCCCCATCATTTCAAGTATATTTTTTTATTTTAGTAGGAGAAAATCAACCGAATGAAGAAGATTATTCAAAAAATTATTTTGCTGGATATGGATTTGTAATAGGTGTTGTTTTAGTAGCATCGTTGTATATCTGTGAATGATCTGCAGGAGTGATTGTCTTCTCTTCTGGCATAGTACGTTCAATAGGTTTCTGATCTGCCTTGAATATAGGTGCATTGCCAAGACCGCTCTGTACAGCATCAAGTGTAGGACGAACACCGCCATTGAACATAGGTGTTTTGATTTCGCCAGAATCGTCGGTGAAGAATGCATCACCTGCACCAGGATTGAAGTTGAGAGAGTTACCAAATATTGCAAACTGACGTACGTAACGAGCTGCTAAGTCATTTACGTATGTTGACTGCACAAATTGGCAATGGTATGTTAACGTCAATGTCTGTATTTCTGACTGACCTGTTTTATTTGAATTGAAAATGCTATTACCGACTTTTCCTTCAGGATAGCATCCTAATGCCATTACAGCACCTTCGACTCTTGCACCACTTCTATCGAGTGCTATAATAAGAAATTCAGCAACTTCCCATGCAGGAGATGGTTCGAGAGCCATCGTTGAGTTTGTTGAATTGGCCGCAAATATTCGCTGCGGAACATTTGCTTCATTAACAGAACCTGCTACGAGACCATGATAAGTTGTAAGACCGTTTATTCCATCAGATTGACCTTCAACCCACATATTATGAACGTTAGCCATAGGTCTTCCGACTAATTCTGGTACATCAAATGAAAGTGACTGATCTGTTTGTGTATTCTGTGTTGTAGGAATACTGATTGACCTTCCGGCAAAGCCACCCTGAAGCTGAGTTGCATTCAATTTGGCATCACCAATATTACATGTTATACCAGTATTATAGTATTCGATGACTTTTTTGTATGTTCCGAATTCAGATGATGGTGCATAAGCATTGCCACCATTATTTCCTGCGAAATAATGCATGAGAAAAAATGGACCTCGATACATTACTGCAATAACTCGGTTTGTTGTCAAAGGATTTAAGCTTTTTAGTGTATGTATATCTGGTGTAAGACCACCATACATACCAGTATATTGTGATAAATCACCATTATACTGTTTTATTCCAGATTGCAATGAAATAGGCATATGTTTGTTCTCCTTTCATTAAGAATCACGTCTATTGACGTTGACAATGATTGGTACTCGAAGAATAAGTCCACGGAATACAACAGAGCAGTAGCAAACAAGTATTTCGCCACCATCAATGTTGATATCTTTCTCAAATGAAATATCAAGTCCATCAACGAGATTACCAACCCAGTTGCTAAACATGTTATTTACTTCATCCGATAATGTCTTGAGAACACCATCATCACTATATTCGAGTAGATATGAATCTATTTTGTTTTGTAACAGATAAATCAACTGAGAAAGGGTTCTCATATTAGATTCCTGTACAAGATCAGATGTTTCCTCATCTCTGTACAGCGTGCGCTGTGAACGACGTGTAAGATTTCCGTTAACATCAACAATCCAAGCATTACCGCCTGAGTTGTATAGGAGTTCTCTCATTTCCCAATCCGATGTATCAATATCAGGGAAATATGATATATATTCATCTGAGCGAATAGCAGTATATTTGCCAACATAAGGCTTGTTGACGCCAAGACTCTTGCTATGTGTGAATAAATTATCAACAATACGCTTTGTATATGTATAAGACATTCCATCAGAAGAATCTACATATCCACCAATATCCCATGATGCATTTGGATTATTAAAGCGCTTGATAAATGATGTATTGATTAAGGCAATTGTATTAGCATCAGTAATACCAGAATCCAAGTATAGTGATAAACCAGATCCAGGACCGATTGGTCTTTTATCTTCTGGAATGCCCTGATAAACACGATATTCCATTAAGTCATACATTGCCTGTTTAACATCGACATCTTCGATTGATTTTATGTTTGATATCAACTCAGGGCTGAAGAGGATTTCATCCTTTTCATCAGCCGTAAATATTGTTGATGCATTAATAATATCTTCAGGTTTATATACAACATATGGAAGTATAGTAGTACCTGTGATTGTGTTTGTACCGCCATCAAAAAGATATTTAGCAGATACACGTGTTGGACTTTTTATTCTCGGATCAATCTGGCCACGATATGCTTTAACGAGGAGAGCTGAATATCTCCACTTAAATTCGATACTGTTAATAGTATCATCATCGAAGAATCCAGTTGTTCCATATGCGAGCTTAATGCCGCCAAGTTCAGATGATACGTTAATACCGTATGAATCAGAATAATAATTTGCAGGAATACTGATTGCCTCGATACTTACTCTAAAGATAGAACCCTGAACACCAGAAACAATACATCTTTTAATTTCAGACGGATTATTTTTATATCCAGCAGGAGCACTGTTGTCTCTTGTTAATGCTATTGTAAGATCTTTACCAGAACCTGATGTCTTAGTTGTTATAGCAGTTCCTGTGACAAGTTTTGTGTCAGCAGCAATTCCTGATTTAACACTAAGACCAGTAACAGCACCACTTGCATCGATTGAATCAACAATAAATACAACTTTCGGGGTATACTCTTCTTCGTCAACAATTATATTGCTGAGTTCGACAGTATCACCAACAGCATAACCGGTTCCACCAGCTGCGATAATACCAGTTGTCGATGTAATATTCCATCCAGTAACATTACTGTCAGAATAGATAAGAATATCATATTCCGAATTAATTACGTCTGATGTTATATTTACATCTGATGGACAAGAGCCAAACTTAAGTGATGAATCGTTTTTATCAATATTTATTCTTCCAGATGTAAAGTCTGTTGAAGAGAGTTTCTCGGCGTAGTCAAAATTGTTTACATATACTTTGCCAGTTTCTGTATTAACAACCATGGCTCCAATACGAGTATATGCTGCATCATCTACTGTTTTGCCTATTATATTACCAACACCAGTTGAACCTGATGCATGTGAAGACCAATCAAATGACTTATAAATCTTTTCGATAGTATATGGTGCAAGAGTATATTCTGAAGTGCCATCAACAATAGTTGCAACAGTATAAAGAGTAAATGCTGCTGAATTTGTTGATGCTGAAACTCGTGCAACCAAAGAGCCAACAGCAATACTTTTTTTATTGATAAGAGCCTTAATAGTCTTGCTTCCTGAGCCATCACTTTTGGTTGTATCATTAAATACTGCTGATATAGCAACAGATTTAACAGTTGAATCTGAAACTAAACCTGCTGTTGTAAGAGGACGTATTTTAGGAATAACTACTGATGTTATTGCACCAGTATACTGATTTATCGCACCAACAATAGCAATCTTAGGATCAGAATTACTAGTGCCGGTTGTTGTGAGGAAGAGATCACCAACATATACAGAATCACCAGTTCTGGTAAGTCCATATGTGAACGGTAAAAGCTTGTCATACAGTATTTTTGTACCGTTTTTATTATAATCAACTTCACTGACTGTAACTCTGTTGAGTTCTGAAAGGCGGGTAATGTTACTGTCAAATGCATCAATCTGATAGAATGGCAGTTTCACATTTGTATCGCCATTATAAATATAATTTCCATAAATCATATCAAATATATTGACATTCATTATTTTATAAACATTCTTATCAAACTCATCAGAATCTTCATCAGCAATTCTTTTGCTGAGATAATTCATATAATCCTTATATACTGCATTAACAGCTGCTTCATTTACATATGGAACAATAACTGACGAGCCAGCAACTCTTCTGCTGACAACATTATTGACTGCATCAATAGCGTCTGTTCTATTAGCATTGTCAATATTAATAAGAGATGCATAAAATCTTTCTAAAATGGCATTTGTATTAGTATTAATCGTTACAAATTCATATCTTGCATTCGGAGGTCTTTTAGACTGTGATGTTGAATTAATAGCGAATGCCATGTTGTTATAAATCTTGCCTCTGCCTGCTGAAATAGTATTGATAAATACACGCTGATTCCAGACAAGTGATGTTGTAGAATCAACTTCTGTTGCATTTATAGACTTAATCAAAGCTGCATTAAGGCGACTTGTATTCTGGAATTTATTAAGCTGAATTGTTTCTGGTAATTCTTTCGTCTTAAAACGAACGTGGAATTTCTTATCAGTTTCATCTACTCTCCACTGAACGACGATGCATGCGAGCGCATATGTAGCATCTTCTGGAGTTATACGCATAAATTTTACGGGTGCTTTCTGAGAAAGAATACTACTAGCATAGTCAATTGTCTGTCCATATTTAGTTCGATCAGAAGCGGATACGCTCGACATTCCAAATGATACTTCTAATATATCGCTTCTCGTGATATTAATGATTTTATTGTCTTCTCCCATAGGGCATCCAGTAACGACTATCGTGGAAAACAGCGAAGGATCATCTGCAAGTATAACAGGTAATGCTCCAGTATACGCTGAGTTATCCACAATATGAACAACACTGTGCGGCATGGAATATTTCAATCCATATTTAGTATCAATCATGATATTTATTTTCTCCTTTACTAAAATTATTCTAATAAAAATAATTGAATGAGCCTCTATAAGAATCGCTTTTACATTAGCTCTCACAATTATAGAAGTGTTTTAACATATACATATTTGGGGGTGGTACCACCCCCAAATATTATCATTTTTGTTTGAGTGGATATTGACGTAGCAATTCATCCGTTGCGGTTCCTGCATTCCTATCAATAATATCAATTTTGGTTGATGGATTAGGATAATCTGGTAAAGGAACACCTTCATCGGAGAAAGTTACATATTCAGCATCCGAATCAGAATCGCCAACCACAACATATGTCTTTGGACCAGCCGCTTCATATTGAACATATGTGTTTTCAGGTGTTGGAATTAGATCTTCTATTAATTGAGAAGCATCATCAGTTGATGCTGCTGGTGTATATTCAGTCGTCGGTATTACCGCATTACCATGCTCAAATATGGAATCCATCATAGAGCGGCCAACATCATATGCAGACAATCCTTTTCCAGTCGATGAGTCTGAAGAATTGTAATTACCATCAGATGTGCTCTGCTGCTTAATTTTTATATCAGCGATATGCTTTTTAATTGTAATCTGCTTTTCATTAATATTTGTAACAGCAGAACGTGCAGCTGTTAAAGCTTGCATTGCCATTATATCATTTTCATCCAAGCCAACCTTTCCACGTTCGGTTAATCCCTCAACAAGTTTTTTCTCAAACATCTTTGTTATTTTTTGCTGGTCAGCTGCTAGTACACGAAGAGCTGATATATCAGATGTAAAAATCTTGTTTGGATCAATTCTATCTGATAGAGCAGGTAATCTGCTTGTATCATCAAGAGTTTTTAGTATATTAGAGACGCTTCCCCAGTTACCACTCGCATATGGTGATATGTATCCATCCATATTGTACAAAACGGGATGTGTTTTAAATCCAGTAAATGCTTCCTCCCAGTTTGCTGGCTGCTGATCGGTATATGTTGGCTGATATAATTGAGTATCAACCTGTTCGCTTTCAGGTTGTGTACTCTCGATTGTATTAAACATGTCAACGAAATTCATTTAAATCATCCTCCTAATAAATATAGTATCCTAAAGTTGAATGTATGGTAATTAATCAAAAAAATAAAAAAATAGAAATAGAAATGTAATATTAGCTTTCTAATCTTTAATTAGTTAATATCACAACTTTTCCATTGATGTAATTATCACTATATTACATCAACCCCTACATTATAAAAATATATGTTTAGAAAATAAAAAAATAGAAATTAAGAAATAGAAATGTAATATTAGCTTATTAAGCTTATTAGCTTTCTAATCTTTAATTATCTAATATCCTCACCTCTTTCACTGATGTAATTATCACTATATTACATCAACCCCTACATTATAAAAATATATGTTTAGAAAATAAAAAAATAGAAATAGATTATACTTGTTTTGTCAATCCATACAATCCATTTAGACATTCAAGATTAATATCATAAACAGACGTAAAGTCTTCTCTAATATTGTATATCTTAGAATACATCAATGCTTCAGCTTGTTTATTAGCTTCATCAGACCATATGCCAATACTTTTAATTGTATCTCCATCATAGTCACCGCCAATAGCCTTTAATCTACTATTAGACATGTTAACCGTATCAGCAAACGATGTTGATACTCGTGCATGGGATAATGTTGGATCTATAATTGGATATGTGTTAAATGTTTCGCCATGGAATTGAAGCTTCATCGTATCAACAGTAGACAAGATGTGTACTTTTGTGAAAAATGCACCAAAATAATCACCTATAGGATATCTGACAACATATACCATTCTATCAGCATCAACTACAGCACTCTTGCATGCCAAGTAGATAGCATCTGTTAATGTAAATGGTCTTGATATACGTTCATTCTTTTTGATATCTAATGCTTCAAACATAATTGGCTTTGTTTCATCTGGGTCTAGATATAATATCTTAAACCTGCTACCTGGGCTTTCCATATATATCAGAATAAGATCTTCAATCATTTTGTCATCATAAATATTTTCAATATCAGAAGCTTTGATTTCATCTGGATTTGGATGAAATGTTACTATATTATTATACGTCAAAAGTTGTTTCATCTGAAATTTTACAAGTGGCTTAAATAATGATGATAATGTATGCAATGGATAACCTGTTCTAAAGACGCCGATTGGTGTATCATCAGTATTGTATCTAGGTGCTGATATAACGTTTCTACCAGTTGCAATAGTTGTTTTTGCCAGCAGATTCTTTTGGAAGAATCCATTCTTTGTTGATACAAAATTATTTATAAATACATATATATTGATAACAGCATCTTGAAACTTATTGTATATCTGATATACATTTGCAGTTGTGTGTGCGGTGACACTTTTAAGTCCCAATATATGAAGATATAATGTATTCAATTCAGATTTAACAGGTTTACCATTTTTCATACCTATTGGTCTGAATCCAGGCGGGAGCACATATACTTTGTCATTGAATAATAAACGCTTTGGTGTTTTTGACAGTACGTCAATATTTTCTTTCGAGCGTGTTGTTAATGTCTTTTCAATATTAATTTGCTCCCATATGTCATACAGATCTTTTATTCCTGTATATTGACCATCGGGTGCAGCGGTAAGAACACCATCAACGATGTTGCATTTCACTTCACCATATGCCATTTTTCTAATAATTCCGCCAGATCTAGAAATTATATCTTTAGCCACTGTTGGATTGAAAACATGCACAGGAAGTTTGATATATCCACATCTATATTTTCTTTCATCACTTGTTTGACCAAATATTTCTTCGGAGAATAGACCTGCTGGATGGAATATATTTGGAGAACGATATATTGTTTGTGATGTTACTTCTTTTAAATCATTTACTTTAATATCGCGGTCGATATCAAACAACTCTTGTATTTGCATAGTAATTACCCCTTTCAAATGATAATGATTACAAGTTCGTTTCAGTTTCTTATTTAAACAAAAAAATAATTTCGGTGACGGGGGTTATTGCCCCCGTTCCTACTTTTATTTTTTAATCAGTAATCTTGTAAGGAATATTATTTTTCTTTGCATATTCCTCTGCATATGAATTTTTATAACAGTGAATCACGACATTTGCACAGCCATAGAAAGCTTCAATGTTTATAGATGTTACGCTATTAGGGATTGTAATTTCTTCAAGACTTTCACAATATGCAAAAGCAGCATATCCTATATCCGTTACGCCATTAGGGATTGTAACTGATTCAAGACTTTCACAAAATCCAAAAGCACCGTCTCCAATAAACTTAACGCTATTAGGGATCTCAATGCTTTTGAGACTTTCACAATATCTAAAAGCACGATCTCCTATAAATGTAACACCATTAGGGATTGTAACTGATTCAAGACTTTTATGAAATCTAAAAGCACGGTCTCCTATAGATGTTACTCCATCAGGAATAACAACATCAGTTACATCAGTATTGCAATCGATTACTGCTCCATTTACTATTGTTAAATAATCATTCATCATAATATGCCTCTTTCTTCACAGATTAATACACCTCTGTGATGGCTTTTAAATATTGATTGCTATTCTTTTATTCATATTAATAATATATATTTGAAAAATTAAAATAATAGGAATAATCAATCCAAACTTTACTCTCTCTCTCTAAGCATAGAAAAAATGCAATAAAAAAGAATGTGGGGCATAAAAGCCCCACACAATAACAAAACAATACAAGTCATCATATGATATTGCATAATGACTTGTAATAAAATAGAGGGGTAAACTCGGAGGAGGTTGTAGAATACAAATGTAATATCACCGGCGATAGTGATAGGGTTCATGTATGAACTTACATTCTCGTTAAGTTGTGCCGCTTTTTATTATAAATATTTTGATAATAGACACACATATTATTATCATGACATATGAAGAACCTTTCATATTATTTATAATTATATACAGGAGGATGTTTAATTTATGGAAGACAAATTAACAAGCAGTAAATCGTCATATTATGATATTGATAATATCATTGCATTACGCAATCATATCAAGTATAATGAAATTTGGGATCAAATATCATTTGTAGCGGATATCAAGAGATATCATCGATATGACGCATCATCATTTGGTAACTTTAAAGAGTATGATGTTGATATAAATGACTCGATATATCATTCATCAAATGGGTATGATTATATCTTATTATTTAATGATAATGGATGTAAATTGTATAAGATTGATATGATAATTGCGTCTTTGTTTATGCCAAAACCATATTGTGTTGAGGATTGTAATGCGATTAAACATATCGATGGTAATACTCGTAATAATATGGCATATAATTTAGAATGGTATCATGAAGATGAAGTATTGAAACCTATCGAATATAAAGATGTCAGAAAAGGAAAATATAAGATATCCAATTTTGGTAGAGTATGGAATAATGAAACCGATTCTGAGAAGAAGTCGTATATTAATCAATCCGGGTATCTATCAACTAATTTAAGTATTGAGGGTGTTCTTACAAAACAGCTACCTTGCAGAATACACAGATTAGTTGCGATGATGTTTGTTCCAGGACATAATACTGATAATGACATAGTAAATCATATTGATGGTAACCCATCAAATGTGCATTATACAAATTTGGAATGGACTACTTTACGCGATAATACACAACATGCATATTACACCGGATTAACGTCAGGTAAGTCTGGTGAAGAAAACCCATCTGCTAAACTTGATGAAGGGCAGGTTCGACACATTTGTGAATTATTAGTCAAATACAATGGATCACAAATCAATGTTCTCATACATACACAATCCGAAAATAATGATTTAATAACACCGAATATGATCAATTCTATTAAATTAAAAGAATGCAGGTCTACTATATCAGATGAATATTTTAAGTATAATGATTTTTCACATATGACATCTTTTACAGAAAATGATGTGCATAAGATATGTAAATCATTGGTTAAACACAATGGTTCAAGCAAAGCTGTTTTAGATGAATTGCCGACTGAAATCCCGCTTCTAAATTATCATAGGATCGATCATGTCAAACAAAAGAAAGCATGGAGTTATATATCAGATCAATATTTTACGGATCCAAAAGAATTATAAAATGAAAGGGATTGTTAATTTATGGCAAATCAATTTAAAGATGATAAGATAACTATTATTGAGCGAGATATAGATAAGATAAGGAATCGCCCCACGATGTATATCTCGGCACTCGGTAATACAGGATGTTTACACTTGTGCAAAGAGATCATTGATAATAACAGGGATGAATGTTTTAAGAAAGAATCTCCTGGTAATACAATTAGAATTAAAATTACAAATGACTATATAATTGCATCTGATAACGGTCGTGGTATACCAACAAATCTTCTCAGAGTTGTTCATGAAACTAATCAAGCTGGATCAAATATGGTTCGTGCGCATGGTACAACAGCAGGTGAGAACGGTACTGGTAGTACAGCAGTTGTTGCAATGGCAAAAGAATTAATAGTAACTACGTTCAGACCAACTGAGAAAAAGAAACTTACATTGATATACAATGAAGGTATTCTGAAGGATGAAATCCTCGAAGATTATAATGGCAAAGACAGTGGTTTGACAACTAAGTTCACTCCATCTAAAAAGATATTAGGAACGGCGGGTATACCAGTTGAACAGTTAATTGAATGGCTTGAAAATTTTCATTATACTTTACCATCATCGATAAAAATGATGTATGAATATAATGGAGAAAATCATATTATTAATCACATTCCGCTCTTTAAATATTTTGATAATATTATTGACGATGATAAAAGATTATGCGAACCTGTCGTAATTGAATGTGATGGATCGCTTCAAGAGACAGTAATGGAAAAGGAATATCAAAGGGTATTTCATATTGATGCAGTTGTGATGTATTCGTCGGCAGATTATCATGGTGAAGATATCCGTAAGAGTTGGATGAATATGATTTATACCGATCAAAACGGTATGCATGTTAATGGTGTTATCAATGGATTGTCAAAATATCTTATTGAGAAAGCTATTAAGAAAAAGAAATCATTGGAAGATGATGATTTGCGCCGAGATGTATTATCGCACATGCATATAGCCGTTCGTGCAACATGTGATCTTGCTAACATGTTTGATGGACAAGCAAAGGGTCATGTGTTTAATAAATCGCTTCTCAATGCAATAGCATCATCAATTTATGATAAACTTGGCGATATGTCACAAATAAGAATCAATGAATTAGTCGATATTGTTATTCAAAACAATCGCGTTCGTAGAGAAGGGGAAAAAGTACGTAATATATCTTCGACAGCAAAAGCCCTAAAGAGCTGGACTAAGCCATCTACGTTCATACCATGCTCATCTGTGAAAACAATTCAACCGAAAGAGCTGTATCTTGTTGAAGGTATATCTGCAGGAGGCGGTGTCAGAGAAGCACGTGATCCAAAATTCCAAGCAATATTGCAATTCCGTGGCAAATCATTAAATGTATGGGATGAAGATCTTGACCGAGTTCTTAAAAGTGAACCATTGTTGAATCTTGTTAAGGTTCTTGGTTGTGGTATTGGACCAACATTTGATATTAATAAACTCAACTTTTCACGAATAATATTAGCTACTGATGCTGATATTGATGGATTTCATATTCGTGTTGGCTGGTGTACATTCTTCAAGAAGTATATGCCAGAAATCATTAATAATGGAATGCTATTTATTGCAGAGCCGCCTCTATATCAACTTGCTAAGAACAAAGATATTTCGTATGTCGCAACACAAACGGAATATATTCATAAATGTATCGATACAGTTGGTGACCTACAAATATCATTTGATAAAAAGGGAACAGAGAATATTTCTATCCGAGACTTTATAATTGACACATTCGACTATCTTGATAATCTCAGGGAGTGCTCTAACGAATTGGGTACTAACAGATATTTGTTGGAATATATTGCAAATGGCTTTGCGACATACGGTAAAACTGCAGAATCATTTATAAATAATATCGACAAATGGTTGCGCTCATTAGTTAAGATATATGATGAAATTGGTTTTGATCATGAAATGAAACAGCTGCATGCTGTAATTAATTTGACAGATCAGCTTGTTGTTATCGATGATGATTTAGCAGAACGTCTTGAATATATAATCAAAGTAATCGATAAATATGGTTTAATTATTAACCATTCATCAGCAAAGCAAAATATTTGTCAGTCAACTTCATTGTCAAGATTTTTCGAATATATTGAAGGATTCTATCCAAAAATAATTGATCGTTTTAAAGGTCTTGGTTCGTCAGATGCTTCTGTATCAAAGGAAGTTATTATGGATCCTGGAACACGAAGACTTATACGTGTTACCGCAGCTAATGTTAATACAATGGAAATCATGGGAAATCTTATTGGAGAAGGCAGAGATAATAAAAGAGCTCGAAAAGAGATGCTCATGAACTTTAAATTTACAAAGGCTGATATAGATAATTAATGGTAATTGCAATAAATAGATGGAGGAGATTATATGAATTATAACAAAAATACGGATGTTAATGAAACAGAGTTTGATGATCTAAAGCCATTTTATGAAATCACCGATGCTTGTACTATTATTGAACTTATTGGTGTACCTGTTATCCTGAGCAGGTACCATGATAATTTTGATTATCTGTATAAGCATACTGTCGATGTTGCCGGGCTATGCTGGAATAATCTGAATAAGCATGGTGAAAAGCTACAGCATACCATGATTCAGTTTAAAACTAATATCGATGATACAGTTGTTTATGAATTACCACTAAATCGATTTATGATGAGTCTAGTTTTCATTAAGCCAGTAATCGATTACATCAATGATATTAACATTGAAGATTTCATACTAAAAACATTTTTGTCCAAAAAATTACGAAATAAGATCCAGAAAAAGATTGTAGAAGTCTTAATGAGCTACGGCCATACGCTTAAAGAAATTCAGAAAATAATGGCAAGAATGGCATTGGATTTGAAAGAGCTTTTATTAGTATTTTCTCACGCTGATATGCAGATATTTACTGCAGATAATCTATTCCTTGATTATTATCGTGAGTCAGAAATAATAAGAGACATCAACAATACAGAATATCCATCTAATATGCAAACTGCTGAGATTGTTGAAGAAAATAAGAAGAAATATGATCTTCTTGAAGCAGAAATGATGAGACTGGGCAATCCATTCTTCACAAATAATAGATATACTGGTGTGCTTCAGCCTAAGCAAATGGAAGAGCTGTATATAAACTTCTCTCAGATTCCTGATGGTAGAAACATTGTTCCTGTCATCATGAATGGTAATGGTTTCCGAGCAGGATATCACTCTATGGATGTAATGTATGCTGGGGCTATTGCTGCACGTGTACCTGATCTAATGAATGAAGAATATATGGGATCCGCTGGATATTTTTCCAGAAATCTGATGATTCTAACATATGGCACTATATCAAAAACAGTATATGATTGTGGATCAGTAAATCCGTTGCCAATTACCGTTGATGAAACTGTTCTTGAAATGATGGATGGTCGGTTCTATTACACATCAAAGAACTCTGGTGTACTTCACATACTGAACAAAAATGATACTCATCTGATTGGTAAAGAATTGTGGTTTAGATCACCAAGCACATGCAACCTTAATGAAGATTGCTGCCATGTTTGTTATGGAACAAAAGCTTTGCGTGTTGGTGATCTTGAAGGTGGCTTCATATACACGACCGAATTGCTGACATCAAAAGTACAACACAATGTTCTTAAAGCAAAGCATTTGATTAAATCAGATGCGGAGCTAATATCATTTTCTGAATCATTTGATAAATATTTCCAGATAGATTCAAGTGCTGTAATACCAAAAGATGATCATCGATTTGATATATTCATACCAGAGAATTATCAAGATAATATTTCAGAAAAACTTACGATATATATAGGAAAAGAAATGGAACCTGTTACAATATCAAACTATGCAAATATCAATATTCCAGATAAAGTACTTGACAAATGTAAAGAAGTATCAATCGATGACTCGACATATTATAAGATAACGTCATTTAAAGTAATTGAAGTCAGCGAAGCTTTCTGCTTAATTACTCCGATAAACATACTGATGACTGCGAAGTATTTAAGTATCATGAAACTTTTTGAAAGTGAGATTGCTAAATTTGATAAGATCGAGGATGCTGTTGTTACATTGATGCATCTTTTAAAAGGAACTATTCCTATATTATCAACACATGGTGAAATAATTATTGGTAAGCTAGTTCGTGACGCTAACAACAAGCTACTGCGTCCAAACTATCTACAGCCGGATGTACCGTACCAAATATTACGTTTGGAAACAGCTTTGCAGAATATCGAAGCAATCACAACGGCAATCTCATTTGAACAACCAAAGCATCACTTGTTGCATTCAATATTTGATCAGCGAAATGAAATAAAACGTGTTGGACCGCGTTCATTTGCTGACTATCTTTTCGGAGAGGAAGTAATATGATGGCTCAATCATATTCAATAGGACCATTAACCGGACTCCTAAAAGTTCGATATAAAGTCATAACTAGCATCCTCGGCGAAGATTTCAATCCGACTAAAGGGTTAGATGTGTTCATTGATATGAACACATTGTTGTCGGCAATGACATCTTCACAAAAATTTCAGAATTCATTACCATTTGCAGAGAACGTTGAAATCGATATAATATCCAGTGTGTTAATGATACTTAAACATTGGAAAGATTATACAAATAAATGGGAAGACGTAAGAATATTTATGATAGCTAATAATTTTGAAATGGTTATGCTGCCAGAGCAAAATATTCTTAAATCATATTTAATACCATATATGCACAAATATGAAAATGACAGATATAAACAAATGGTTTATTATTGGAATGAATCTATCAAACGTATTAAAATAATTCTCAAGTATATACCACGAGCATATTTTATTGATTGTCAACGGGTAGATTCATATATCATTCCAAATGTCATTGATGATTATGAACATAATGGAAGACACCGAATAATCCTATCAGGTAATTCATTATTTACAAACTATCATTATATGACAAATTGTCATGTTATATATACAAAATACAAACATACTGGAATGATGCAGCTATCAGATCCATTAATGATTGCACAATCTATGGCAAAAATTGATGATGAAATAATGATAGCTTTCATAAAGAATAAAGTATTCTATAATTTATTGAATGCAATTATAGGTGATTTCAATCGCGGATTAATCGGTCTAACACAGCTCGGCATAACTAAGTTTGCCTCGACATTGATTCGTGCTGTCGAGAAACGGGAGATCATTGATAATCCTAAAGCAATCGAAACGGTATTACCTGTTATTGATGAAGCATATCATGATTATCTTAAACAGGTATATCCATTAATCGATATAGAAACTCATTCTATGATGATTCCTAATTCAATAATCGAAAAAATCAAGAGTGAAATGATGATAGATTTATATGATATCGATGGATTAAGATCATTGTCTATTAACGGATTAAACTTACTTGAACTAATATAAACATTATTTATGACGGGGCTAATAACCCCGTCATATTATATGGCTTTTAAAATGGAGGAATATAATATATGAATATAATGACATCATTTACATCGAAGATAATAAATAAGGCATCTACTAATGCTAGTAATTTCTTGATAGAATCTCTTAAAAATGCAATTGTGACAGGACTAGTTTACCGTGTTGACATAAGCTCTTTTGGAATTTGCTCGATAAAAAAATTCATATTTAAAAATAGCAACATTTCATCAAACAGTTCGTTTCATTGCAGAAAACAGTTATCATACTATGTTGATATGAATAAAGAATTTCTACCAGGATCTATCATGACGCCATTTCATGCTTTTTATATATATAAAGAAACCCCAATATATTTGGAATATAAAAGAGCAGAAGACGAAGATGATGATAAAAATACGTCAATAGAATGGCAACTGTATATATATACTATAAAAACGAAGAAGCACATAAATACATTGGAAGAATTTATTAGTAAACTTGATAAATACATTTCGGCTGAAAGAGAAGGCGAAGAGACTGGCAGATATGTGTACTACGACAATTTTAAGCGTAATAAAACCATTGACCATAAAGGACGTAACTTCAGCAATGTGTTTGTGCCTAATAAACAAGAAGATCTCATATTAAATTCAGTCAACTCATTTATGCATTCACGCGAGTGGTATATGCAGCATCATATACCATATCATTTTGGAATACTTCTATATGGTCCTCCTGCATCAGGAAAAACAAGTATAGCACAAGCAATTGTTGAGCAATTTAAAATACGTAATACAGTAGTGGTGACAGGTGATTCGTTATACAGACTAGCATCAATCGTTGATGAATCAGCTCCTTTTTATTATTCAAAAAACAAAAGTAGAGCAGTTATTGTTGAAGATATAGATTGCTCTGAGATATCATCGATGAGAGGATCCGTGCCTGATACTTATAAAAACAAAGAAGATTATCAGCGATCTGGTCTTGGTACATTATTAAATAGCATAGATGGAATATATGCACCATCAAACATTATCTATATATTCACAACCAATCATCCTGAGCAAATTGATCCAGCATTAATACGTCCAGGCAGAATAGATTTAGCATTAAAGATTGATTATGCTAATGAAGAAACTTTCCGTAAGTTCTGCGAATTTCATTATGGCGAAGGAACAATTACCCCGTTAAATATCAAACCAGAAACAACATTCGCTGAATTACAGACACTTGTGATGAAAGGATATTCTCTCGAACAGCTAATTGAATATGTGAAAGAATAATAATCATTATCGTGGGGCTTTATGCCCCACATTCTTTTTTTATTGCATTTTTTCTATGCTGAGAGAGTATAGTTTGAATTGAGAGAGAGAGAGAGAGAGAGAGAGAGAGTAAAGTTTGGATTGATTATTCCTATTATTTTAATTTTTCAAATATATATTATTAATATGAATAAAAGAATAACAATCGATCAATAAATCAATATTTAAAAGCAATCACAGAGCTGTATAATCTGTGAAGAAAGAGGTATATTATGATGAACGTTTTTAAAAGACTTGAGACACTTGAAAAGCTTACCGAAATCAACACAGCTTCGAATGCTATAACAGCATTGATCGTAACTACAGGTGCTGCAGTTACGATTGTTTCATCAGTAGTAAAAGGCGGAATGGCTATTACAAAGGCTATAAAAAATAAGAAACTTGCTAAGGAAAATAGCAAAGGTACAGAAAAAGACAATAGCAAAGGTACAGAAAAAGACAATAGCAAAGGACACAGAAGAAAGACAATAGCAAAGTACAGAAGAAGAAAACAATAGCAAAGACACAGAAGAGAAAAACTATGGAGAGGTAATATTAGAAAGGGAAGCTAAGACTCTGAGTTCGGTAGTCGCTAATCAAGGCAAATAAGAATACAATAATTAAGATTAAAGTGGTGAATTTCACCACTTTAATTTTTTGCTTTATGAAGGATGATGATATATAATGACAATTGCTCTATTCTTAAAAAGAGTAGCTCAGCTACTAATTCAAATACGATAGTATTTAATTTGCATATTTAATCAAGGATAAACAAAAATAACAAACAATGAGAAAGTAATCACAGAGCGACATACTCTGTGAAGAAAGAGGTATATTATGAAAAAATATTTAATTGAAAAAGTTCTTGAGTTTAAAGGAGAGAATCAGTTTCATTATGGAAATGATGAAACAACAGCAAAACTATTTTCCAAATCGGTAAAATTTTTCAATGATTACGGTGTCACTGTAATCGAGAATGATAATAGCAATGAAAGACCTCCATTTGCTATTATCAAAGTAATAACCAATGCAGGCAATGATTTTGTTACGTGTGAAGGACTCAATATAATCAGGACTTCTGTTGGAGGCTTGATTCATTTATATAAATCATTAAATAACATCGATGGTATGTTCATGATAAGAGCATGGGCAAATGCTATAGTAGCACATGCTGCTGACATCGTGGTTATAAATAATCATATATCGGCTAAGTATGAAACAAATCCAAATGTTAGAAAAGCCCTTGATTTTGATATATTATCATACTTCAATGAGCTTTGTCGACAGAATAACATAGATGCTCCTATGAATACTATCAAACAAATATTGATAGTATTCAGAATATTAGGAGGCTATGATGGATTCAGATCCATTTTTAACGATATAATCAGTGAGTCATTATGCATGATTGACAACGATTATGATGAATTGTATTATGGCATATCCGAATGTCTCTCATGCAAATATTGTAGTTGGGATGATGATTGGAATAGGATGTGCTCTAAATATATCTATTCAATACAATCAGATCTGACTGCTGCTGAAATTCCAGATAATTACCCAGATGCAAAAGTAATAAATGGTTATTTGATGAGCCATTATACACCTTTTGGTATGACTAATTGTGACGGATATCAATCCAGATACAAACCACAATGTCATGTGAAAAAATCTATCAACAATAATAACAACAATAAAATGCCTCAGCATGTTGCAGCTGATGCTGATTGCTGTAATATGTTTGAAAGATCTTTTAACATCGATGTCAAATAATATAATAAATGGGGGGCTTAATAGCCCCCATTATATTTATTTTTTTTTTGGTTTAATAACCAACGAACGTTTCCATAACCAATAGAAAGGAGAATGCTTTATGGCACATGATGACAAGACTCCTGTAACTTTTATATTACCTGATGGGGATAATGTAGCACTAGTTACATGGTCTTATATATCGGATAAACTAAGCGGAGTAATTGATCCATTAGTAACATCTATAAGTCTCATCAATCAATCATTAACAGCAATCGATACCAAACTTGATGATTGGATTAAAAAAGACAATTCATAATTAAGAAAGTAAGTGAATACAATGGCTATGGACCCTATATTTGATAAGCTGATTAATGTTATTCAGAATCAGCAAACTATAATCGAATCAATATCTCAAAAATTAAAAAAGATCGAATCAATCGGAGGAGGCGGTTCTGCATCTATCGAGGATTATGCCACTGGTAAGAAATATGCTCGAAATACACTTTTAGTTGATACAGCTACAGAAACAGTTTATCGCGTTCTTGGTGAATATACATCTATTGATATTAAAACAGATGCGTCAAATGGAAATCTGAAACTTGTTGGATTTGAATCACAAGTAGTTTCAATGGATCATGATCCAACACAAACAGAGATTAATGCATTACCAGATGGATCATTTGTTGCTGTATATTCAGCCACTGATGCACCATATGTTCCAAGTTATACAACAACTACAAATACAAATACAACCAATACATCAGGGACAACCACAAACTGATTAAGAAATCTGATACAGAGAGGAGGATGATTAATGAGTGACACGATTTATGCTTATAAAAATAAATTGTGGAAAGTTTTATTAAACTTCCAATATACAGGAACGACTGTTCCCTTCACATTAAATCAAGGAAAATATCTGCTGATATGTCATGGTGCACATGGTGGCAATGGAGATATATCAACTGCAACAAACTATGGTGGTGTTGCAATGGGTGTTCTTAATATAGCATCGTCAACAAACCTATACGCAACGGTTGGTGGTAATGGTGGTAATGCTGTTGGTCATGACACACCAGGTGCTGGCGGTTTTAATGGTGGTGGAAAAGGGGGATTATCTTTTTCATCAGGATACACATCTGGTGGTGGTGGCGGTGGAGCTACAGATATCCGAATTGGATCAAATTCATTATATTCACGAGTGATTGTTGCAGGTGGTGGTGGCGGAAGTATTAATATAGTATCAAATTCGACTATTCCACAATTAACAGGCAATGGTGGTGGATCTGTTGGCGGATTTCCATTAGGAGACAATGTAGAAGTATTAAAATCATATCCAACACAATCAAGCGGATATTCATTTGGTATCGGCATGGATGCTGTTGGCAAAACCGTTTCAGAAAACGGTGGACTGAATGGTGCCGGTGGCGGTGGTGGTGGTTGGTATGGCGGATTCGCAAATCCGGCATCTGATGCTGTGAATAGTTCATCAAATGGCGGCGGTGGATCAGGTTATGTATTAACAAGTTCATCATTTAAACCTGATGGGTATCTGTTAGGTGAAGAATATTATTTGACTGATATATTTATGACAGGCGGTGAAGCAATAGAACCACAAATATTAATATGTCAGTCTGTAGATTTATTAAACAATGGAGATACAATAATATTTCCAAGCATAGGACAGACTGAAAATATTAAATTAGTGCCAGGTACTTATAAGCTTAAATGCTATGGAGGTGATGGCGGTTCTCAGCTATTGGCAAGCGAAATACCACGTGGCGGATATGCTGAGGGTATATTAAATATTGCAAATGTCGAAGATATATTCGTTAATGTCGGAGGTTCTGGAATAGGAACTGCATATATATCCGGTGAATGGGCAATGATGAATAGAGTAACGACCATGTTTAATGGAGGTGGAGCTCCAGGAGCTCTTGGATATGTTGGTGGTGAAGCTGGCGGTGGAGCTACAGATATCCGAATTGGATCAAATTCATTATATTCACGAGTGATTGTTGCAGGTGGAAGCGGCGGTTGTGCTTCCGGTAAAGGTGGTGAAGGAGGCGGTATTACTGGTGGAACTCCAGGAGGCAGATATGGAACCGCTCCAGGACCTGGCACTCAAACAGAATCACCGCAGAGTACAACATATACCGCGATTAATGGCGGGTTTGGATATGGCGGTTCTGGTGTAAATAAGACAACAAGTAAGAATTTTGATGATTCCGGTGGTGCTGGAGGCGGTGGTTGGTATGGCGGTTCCGGATGTCAGCCTGATGGTTCTGCTAATGATGACAAAGGCGGCTGTGGCGGTTCTGGTTATGTATTAACAAGTTCATCATTTAAGCCTGCCGGATATCTATTAGGTGAACAATATTATTTGACTGATACTGTATTGACAACCGCTGGCAACAGTTTACCTATCGGACATACACAAGCTGTAATTGAAGTTATAAGTTGTCAATCTTTTAAAATGTTATGTCATGATGCTGAAGGTTATAAAAAATATGATGATACAACTAATTCATGGATATTCATATCTGATACATTGCCTTCTGTTGAAACATTCAATGAAGTCGGATCTTATACATTGAAATCTGATGAAGGGTTATTAAATGAATATGATGTAATATTTAATGATTCTTCTGACAAAATAGCTAGTGCTAATTTAGCTGTTGTTCCTCCTAAGCAGAAAATATCTACAACGTTATCTTCTGATATGTATATTACGAGAAGCTTAACAGACGTCGAATATAATACGAATAATTATGATATTAATACCATAATAAAGCGAAATGGCACTGGTCTTAATACAAAGATAACAGTTGATGTGTATATCCAAAAGAAAGATATAACTGATGAGCAATTAAAATTATATTGCGTTCAAATATATTAAATGTGAGGTGATACAATGAGTACGCATCTTTTGCCAGTTGGTACCAATCGAAATATTCCTGTTACATATATAAGGCTTGATTTAAAAAGTGATACTATACAAAGCAGCATTACTTGTGAACATGATAGAATCATATACATATTAAGCACTATTAACAATAATACTATCATAAAGATTCAAAAATTTAATTTGATGACAAATGAAATGTCACTATTCGCTAATTTATCATATTCAGCGTTAGGGCACACAATTGGAAGTATGTTAGTAGATGATAACTATGTATATCTAAGAGATTTATATATAACTAGAATAAGTAGAATAAATAAAGAAACATTAACGATTGATTCATATACACATACAATATCAGATCAATATGACTGTTACGGTGATATGGCTTGGTATGATCCTAATGATATAGTATGCCCTATGAAAAGGGGGTTTGCTATGTTTAATACGAAAAGTCTTTCATGGAAAACTTATACAGATACATCATCATATGATTCAGCCGCCATGTCAGTTGGTAAAAAAATATTCATGAAGCATTCTGTCAATGATACTACTGTGTCTACATATATCTATAACTATGACAAAGCCACGTTTAGCACTTTGTCATTAAGCAATACTGGCGCACCGGTATCATGTTATCATGATGGAAAATTTTATATTGCACAAACAAATTATTTATACATATATGACGAATCGTCAGGCTCTATTGAAAAAACTTTATCAGTACCGTGGACAAGACCCAAGAGTATATTATATTCAAATGGTTACATATATGCTTTGCTCAAGAATAGTAATCTCGTAATAGCATATAATATTGCTAAATCATCATATAGAGGTTTAATGCTGCAATGGACTATACCGGACAACTCTACTAATTGTATTATTAGACCATCTATTTTTCGCAACTACTTTTTTGTGCCATACTGGTCATTATGCCGTATTGAATACTCTGACATGTCTAAATATAAATTCGGCAGTAAATATAATCATCAAATATTTATATATGATACGAAACACAAAAATGAATATACATATGATGACAACTATATCACATTTAATGATTCATGCATGACAATTCATGATGGTGTTATCACACGAAATGTAGAAGTTGCTGACGAGGAGCATCATATTAAAAAAATATCTATTAATAAATCAGATTATACAAAACTAAAGTCGATATCATTTGTACAAAAAGGAGATGAAAATAATGAATAACGATATCATATCAAAAGAACCGGAAGATCCACTTCTGTCGAGAGCAATGAAATTTGCTAAAAGCAAAAATGCATTGTGTAACAATACTGGTATATCAAACTTGTATGTATTACGCACAATCGATAAAACTGGTAATGTTACGAGTGAAAAATACGGAATGAATCTCATGACCGATTATGGCATGACACGGTACTTCATTGACAATGTAACATTTCCTAAAAATGTGTACATCGGCGCAGGTGTTGGCACGTTTGATAAAACTACGAATGTACTTTTAACACCATTAACGACAACAAGTTCAACATTGTCAAATGGTACAATTTCATATAAATATCCGCTATATTATGATAGCACATCGGGAATGATAACATGTGTGTGTAAATATATCGAAGCTTATTTCTCATATAATATTGATACATTGACTAATTCTGATGTTACAATAACGGAATATGGTATTGGTACAGCTGTAAACCAATTGTGGACTCATTCATGGGTATATGATTCAACAGGAGCGGTCTCAACAATCACAAAGAAAGTAGACGAGCGTCTAAACATAACAGTTTATATGTGCATGTCATATAATGAATCGTTGATAACAGATGGATATTCTTTAGATCGGTATATGATAATAACATCAATGCGGCGTTTCTTTGATAATCGAATGTACGAGGATTCCATATACACATATAAGCGCTTTAATGTCGGAGTGACTCGCGATAAATCGAATACTTCTTCTAAATTTGAAAATAATCAAATTACCAGATATACAAATATGTCGTCATTCGTAATGTATGCAGGAACTGACTCAAAAAGTGGATATATTGACGGGTTCTGCCAGATGTCATCTGGATTCATTGTTCTTGAGCCACAGATGTTAGATACTGCTGAAAATGTCGATTTCATTATTTATGCAAATAATTCAACTATCAATGGAATCTCTGATACCTTCGGACGTTCGGATAATAATAATGTCCCTATTACACAGATCGATGTATCATCTGTAAAAATGTTTGATCATAAAACAAATAGTTGGTCTAATTCTGAAACATATGAGAATTCTGCAGCGCATCATTATTGTGAGACACCATTATCAACGCTATTCTCAACACCAATTTATTATTCAAACAACAATGAATATATTTTGATGTATGTTTTTCAAAATATACACATAAATGATCCAATCGTTAAATTTGATAGTAATTTGACAACTGTTTATGCGACCGATAAATATTGGGACACTTCATCATGGGTACTCATAACAAATCTTAACGAAATACCAGTAGCGCTCCAAACTAAACGATATTATATTACTCCATCAAATAGTACATCACTGGTTCCAACAAGGAACTTACCAGTCCTTCATGTTATCCCAACAGGAGGCGGTATAACAACGCTTCCATGGACATCATCATCAATCGGAAGAGGCTGTCGTGCAACATGCAGTAACTATGCGTACGGTTGGTATGCGCGTGGTTATTCTGTATATGTTCCTGGAACAGGCTTCACTTTTAATACGGGATCTTCTGGTAGTGAATTTGCAGATAATATGTTTACGTATGATAAATGGCTTGTTGATATAACACCATCATCAATATTTGCATTTGATATGAGTGGGACTATTTCAGCCAAGCCGGCTACTATTACAATAGTACCGTCATTCACATCAAACATCAATTATCAAACTGGATGCTACGAAACTGAATCAAAAACTGGTTTAATTTGTATACAATCATTATCAACAAGCGAAGCATTTGTTGTTGATTTAAGAACATATGATACATCAAAAGGATTCACTAAAAATGTTTTACTAAACACAACAATGTCGTCATGCATAAGTGGTACTAAGCAAGTGGCATATATTGCAACTGGTAATAATATTATTACACTCAAGATATATGATTTCGATTTAAATAGTGATATAAAAGAAATTGAATTACCTACTGGATTTACACCAGTCATTATCACTGGATTACAAAATTATGTGTGGATATCTAACGGCACAAATGCAACATACGTTATTAATACAGAGGATAGCTCAATTTCTTTATGCGGTACATCAATAACAACATCAGGTTCTATATGTTATTATAGAACAACAGCTGTTGATGATGCTTTGATATTATATGATTCTTCTGAATCATTATATAATATATCTAAAGCATTTTGTGTAACTACAAAGAAGCCGTTAGCACCGACATCATTATCACCATATAAAATTAATAATAATAATTTATCAGATTACCTGACTATGACATTACAATATGTGCATGGAAACACACTCGTATTAATAATCGCTTGTACGCAATATATGTCTAATTATGGATATCCTGCATATAACATCGTGACTGATTTTGGAAATTTTCTGTATGATTTAACAGCCAATTATTATACGCATGCTAATCAAAATGATCATAATGTAATTCCATATGGTGAATTTTTAGTAATGGATTCTAATAGATGTGTTCCAATCGAGTATTGTATGCAACATCGCATACAAGGAACAACGAAAACAATCAGTACATTAAATCATATCAAAGGTATATCAGGTAAGCAATGGAATACCATATTTACAAATGTTCCATCGTTCTATGGTAAACCTCCGGGAACAATACAATGATTGGGTGTGATTTGCATGGCTAACATATTACGTAGTAAAGAAGTTTATAAGAGATTGATTGGTATAGCATCATCACAAAATCCATTACGTGCCGTACGAGGGCTATATGTCTCAGGTGAACATAGAGAACCATATCTAATCGATAACGGAATAACAATTACTTCTTTCAATTCAAGCAAAGCGAAAATAGAAGACTATGTTGATACACGTGATAAACTCGAGCCTGAACAAATATTAAATTTTTTAAGTGTTGATAATATTACGAATTCAACTGTGGTGTCATATACGCAGGCATCTAAAACGCTTGAAGCTGATAATATACTAAATTTCATAGGTGTTGAAACGTTAACAGACTCCAGCATTCTGAAGTATACGTCAAAAGAGGAATCATTAACACCCGAGAATATTTTAAATATTTTAGATGTATATGACATAACATCATCAACAATAGTATTGTATACGCAGAAAGAAGCTATGATGCAACCTGAACCGATTATATATATCAATTCAATCAGCACTGTAAAAGCAACAATCACTAATGCATAATTTTATACAAAGGAGCGTGATTTAAATGGAAAATAATTCATCAAAACCGGCATATGGCTCGAATATTCCTGAGAGTTTACATCGTTTTTGTAACATTTATAATGAAAACCATCCTGGGAAAAATGCAGATCTGCATAATCTTTATTTAATACAAACGATTGATCGTGAAGGAAATATTACAAATGAAGCTTACGGTATGAATCTTCTCACAAATATTGGTTTTCAAAGTAGTGTTATTAGTGATAAATATATTTTTATTGGTGAGGGTACTGGAACACCTAGCATTACAGACACCACTTTATTTAAAGCTCTTACTACAACGGCATCTACAAATACAAATACAAATGAGTCATATTATCCTTTAAAATTTAATTCAACGACGGGAATAATATCTCAGATGAAACAAATCGTAACTGGTTATTTCGACTATACCATATTTTCAGAGGCAAAAACAATAACAGAAATTGGCATAGGAAGTGATGTTACAAATTTATATACTCATGCGTTAATATATGATTCCGATGGTAAAGTATCATCAATAACAAAAAACATTAATGAGCGATTATATATAACCGTATTTTGGAATATATGTATGAAAGCGGATGTTTTCAATAATGCATATACTAATGGAATATACTTATTACTACAGCCTGCAAATATATTGAATAGTGCAATATATTGTTATATGTCATATATCAATAGTTTATCATCTCCAATAGACAATAAAAACGGTTTTGTTATGCCAAATGGAACTATTAGCAATAATATCAAGACAGGTAATACAATTTCAGCACCCGCGATTATAATAGATAAAAAACACGATTATGTCACAATGGCAACTGCATATTCGGATAATTATATGATATCAATTGATCATTCATATGATGGACTATTAATATTCTGGAAGGAAAATCTTGCAGAACCAGAAGAGCTTATTAGTGAAAATATATATACAGATAGCGACGAAGAGCCATATCTAACAGAATCGTTTTTAGGAAGACGTGAAGATTATAGCATGAGTACAGCTCGTGGTGAATTTCCTGTAGATCAATTTAGTATTACATCAGTTTCAATGTACAATCATATCGATAAAAGTTGGAATATTACAGAATCATTTACTGATGGCCCTAACTCATATTTTAATTACAGGACATTTCATAATGCGTTATCCTTATGGATAACTGATAATTCTGGAATAAGTAGAACAGTTAATGTTTTCGTTAATGATAAGACAGATATTCCCATAGATTCTTTTTATGATAGTGGAATAACATTATATGCGACAGATGCTTTCTGGGATTCTTCATCATGGAGTTTAATATCAGATCTATCAAATGTTCCAACAACGCTGCGTACAAAACGATATTTCGTGTGTATTGGAAGAACTGATAACGATATATATTTGACACCACATCGTGATCAGATTTATCATAAAATAAATATTAGCGGGCAGTATTATGCAACTAAACCGAGTTGTCCTGACATCAATGGTAACTATTATCGTTCAAGAAATAATATAAAAATGCTTGCAAGTGACACCTATGATTGCATAACAAACCAAAGCTATATAATATTTCATCCAAATGACAAAGATACAATGATAAAATACAGCATTGATGATATACCAATTGAAGTAAATATCGACCAATATAGTACCCTTACATCTACATTAAAAAGATGGATCATCGGAGATAAGATGGTTATTGCACATTATGATCCTAATTCAACTATATACAATCGATATCTTCATATATATGATATATCGGATTCATCAATATTTGCAACATCATATACAACTACAGAACTTAATTTTACGAAAGGTTCAATATATTCTCCATTCTATTCATATAATAATGGAGACTTCTTGACATGTCAAGATACGACTAACAATGAATTCATTATTACTAAGATACATAATTCAACGGGCTCATATGGTGCTAATGTATCGACACATACTCTACCTAATTATCTTCAGGAAGTCGATTATATTACATCAAATGGTACTGAATATATTGATATATTGTATAAACCAAAAGCTACGACAAAAATAGAATGGGACGGAATAGTTTATAAAGATGATAATACATTGTCTAATAATGTAATATTTGGTGTCTGCTATGACTATGTCTATCCTTATCCAGCACATGAATTTTATACAAAATACGATGGTAATTATGTACCATACTTAAAAACGAAAGCCGGCACCAACGATGCTGCTGGTACAGATTTTGTTTATGATACACGAGTAAAAGTTGTTACATCATCAAATAAAGCAGTATGGTATGTCGACAATATAGAAAAAGGTAACATAACATCGCAATATAGTTTCATCGATTCAGGATCATCAATGTATGTCTTTGATAGTAATATAAGTCTTCGTTCTAATAATGGTCATCGTAATGGTCACAAGTATGCTAAAGCATCAATATACTCATTCAAAATATATGAAAATGAAACTCTCGTTGCTGATTATGTTCCGTGTTATCGCAAATCCGATAATGTCATAGGATTGTATAATGTAACAAGTGGCATTTTCTGTCCTGCGAACAATTCTACTGCACAACAGAAAATATCAAATGCGAGAAATGCTACAACGCTGCTCTATACGGATCAATGTGTCTATAGAACATCTGACGGCTTGACATTCAATATCATTAATATGAACACATCAGAAACTGTTGATTCATTTGAAATAACTGATGCCGGATATACGTTTGATGGAATTGTTGGCTGGAAGAATTATATATTTATACGAGTGATAAATGCTTCATCTGAATATTCCACATACATATATGATGTTAATACAAAGATACTATCGCATCAGGTATCAATGAATATTCTTGGTATGACATATTCCGACTCGCAAGTTATAACTGCGAATGATGAATGTCTTGTTATATCTAATGATTATATCGATAGTGATAAACCGAATTATGGAGTATATATAATACAATATGATTCACCATACACTTCAAAATATCAGCCGATTTATACCAATTTGAATATGTTTGTCACAAGTATGGATTTAAAGTATTATAACGATGGCAAACAATTCATCTTATTGGTAAATTTTTATGAAAGAAACCAGTCAGCAATCGCTGTTATCGATGTAGGATATATTATCGACAAAGGACCATACGAAAACTATCCGGCAGTAAGATCAATGCAAACAACTAATCCTGACGACAATAAGTCAATAGGTATAGCAATGTTTAAAGGTGAAATAGTTGAACTATTATGTCATTATAATAATGGATCATATACGAATCAATTCTCATGGAGACCTTTAGAATATATGATGCGACACAAGGTTGCTGGTAAGACGACAACTATTCAATCATACAATAATCCAAAAAGAATTTCAGGAAGGACATGGACATATAAACTAACAAATGATACATCGATATGGACGCCTCCTTCAACGACATAATTTATAATATTAAACGGGGGCAACAGCCCCCGTTTATATAATTTATTATATCAAATTGATTACAATGTTTTTATCATCAAGCACAAACATTTCTGGTGTAAATGATTCAAGTTCTTTCTTCGTGAAATCCTCGAATTTTTTACGTTTTTGAACAATAGCTTGTTGATTGGCGTCCATATATGAACCATCCGGATTAGCTTTTTCTGAAGTATACCATCCGAGAAATTTCATATATGCAACATTCGAATGCTGCTCCATTTGTTGTATTACGTGTGATATATAAATATTATTATTCATAGATATCATATCGATTGGTGTATGAATTGATGTCAATCTATTGAAATATGATTTAATTATTAATTTTAGTTCATTAATAGTATTTGTTGCTAAAGAAGCATTATACAGTTTGACATTAAATTCAACTTGCACATTTAAATCCGGCCAATAAACACCTTCAATGTATTGATCAGTATCAGATGAATATGAGTGTGGTAAGCCATATGTTGCTATTAGTTTACAATCAAGATAGTTATTTCCTTCTAATCGTTTCATAATTACCGGTTCTAATGCATTATGCACCTGAGTAAATGACGATACAAATGACTCAAAACGATCAGAATTCATCAACGAATATTCAACAAATGGCATTAGCTGTATCATAATACCGCCATTTATATTAGTTGATGCAAATGCTGAATTAACAGTATCCTTATAACTATATAGCGTACTCCATGTAGTACTCCAATCAATAGTATTACCTTCATTAGCATTATTTGATATAGTACTGATAACAGTTGCTATTTTGTATAAAGCATCAGGAATTACTGAAGATACACATTTATATGCAACGAAATATTCTTCTGTTAATTTAGTATATACTTCTTTTGATATAGTTTGAATTAACGAATATGAACATTTAACGAAACCATTCATCCTACTATATGCATATTTTGTTAATGTATTAATATTTCTATCATTCAAGGAATCATATTTGCATAATGATATCATATTATTGTATAATGACTTCTGTGCGTCTGTTGGCTTTGATGATTCACCAAAATCAACAACACTTCGCATTTCCTTTAGCTCTTGAACAAGATTTAAATCATCAAATGTATATTGATCAACTAAACGGAAACCTGTATATGAATCTCCTATGGAAATGTCAGAATCTCTCATTGAATCAAGTGATCTTATGAGAACTGATAATTTAAATTCAGGTTCAGTTGCATCAACATTTACAACAGAACTAGCATTCGTCGATATCCAACTACCACCGCCATTTGATGTTGATGCGATATTGATTCGATTATCAATATCAACAAGTTCATTTAACGGATACATCGTAACTTGAAACTGATAACTACCATCACTTTCTTTTGAAACTGGTTGCATTTCAACGTGACCAGATTCAGCACCATTTACCATTGCATGCAGTATAACACGCATATTATTTTCTTCAACAGGTAATAATTTATTTGCAATATAGAAAATTGCTCTGTTTTTGTTTATTAATGATAATGGTACACGATAGTAGTCAATTGCACCGGCATCTGGTGTAGGCCTCATATCAGCATACAAAATAATCCCGTCACAGCCAACATTTGCAAAATCAAATACATAAGAACCTTCACTGCTCTTTTCTGTATTCCATGCATATGGCATATATACAGTCGCAGCATTCGAGATTGTGTATGTCGTGTTTGTACCGTCATTAAAGTATATATTTATCTGAATTGAAGGGGCATATTTTTTGCCAATCTGAACAAGTGAACGTTCTCCATATTTTGTATATTCGGTTTCTGTTGCTTCGCCAACAACTATTTTTTCAATAGTACCAACAACGGAGTCTCCACCTAGACGCATTTCATAATAATTATGCGTTGCTATGCGATCAAATTTGATTTTACTTGTAGAAGTTATCTCCGGATATAAGTATATACCGGTATCGCCTGTCACATATACTTCATGTCCTACGTGAAGACCCGTATCACCCCAAACATAATCATCACCATAAAACATTGTGATATTACCTGTAATAGGAATAAATATATCCTTTTTGCTAGATGATGAATAGTCTTGTATCCATATATCTTTAAGAGACCATTTTTCATCGTCAATACGATTCTTTTCCCGAACACATAAGAACGTGTTTTCTGGATCGAATGGTAGAAATCCTTCATCTGCAGTCAATGGTAATATTGGTATATTAGGAGTAAACATATCGAGTGGCTCTTTAAAATAATTCCACATAACATTTGCAAATATTGGAGCTACTGCATTTTGTCGAACATAACGAACTAAGGCAGAGCCATCTATCCAAGCAGCGACTGTTGGTGATATAAATGTTGTTAAAGTGTAATGATCGTCGCGGTATGTTCGTTTGATATTTGATACAATTGGCGTTGCGTGATAAATATAACTTAAATCTTGTGTATCCTTTTCAGTAGAGCTCTTACTGTTCGGAAGTTTTGTACAAGTGACATAATCATTTATCCATGGATTAAAGTATCCAATAGCAAATGGATCTTTTTGGATGCGTATTCCAAATGGATTCGAAAATACGAACTTCTCATTCAGATTTGCCAAAGTTTTAGCAGTCTCGATGATATTTCCATTATTAGTATATGGAGTTACTGTATAATTATTCTCGTTATTATATATCCATATCCATCCAGGAGGAATTATAATTTCATTTGACGATTCAATATTATCATTATTGCTATACAGTATATCATATGGGATTTTTCCATGTAATGTATTTGTTCTAAATATATAATCATCAGTATCTTTTAATGCAAGATAACCACTCCATATTCTTCCCCAAGGATCATCTCGCCTCTTAAAGAAGAAAGGATATAATATATTCTTAAAAAAGAAAGTGCTGAACCATTCGTACATATCATGATCTGTAGAAATTACATTTGCTGTATTGTACGCTTCAATTGTTTCCCTACGAGTTGTTTCGACAGTTCCGATATTAGTTCCGCCCAAACTACCTGATACAACAAATGCTGTTTTCATTACATTGGCATTATTAGAGTATTTATTAGAAGCAGTAATTACAAGTGGCCGCTCTTCATCAGATTTGTACGCTGTAAAATTTGCAGATTCACCATGACATGTGTATACTGTTATTTCATATGACGAGTTCAATTTAGGAACGAAATATTTATTACCATTTAATTGAAACATAAATCGTATTGTTTGTGGACTGTCCATAATATAATGAATATATGGATCAGAATCCGTCACATCTGAATGAATTGGTAATATATGATCATGTGGTATATATTTATACGTGCCATCACTGTCGATATATTTGATATCAAATCCGGCAATATGATTATTCAATGTAATTACTTTATCTTCGTTGGGAATTCCATTTGTCATATTATTCACAATAGTATACGTCTGTCTTTCATATTCAGATGCTTGTACAAACAAACAAAGCCATACATCCGTTACACGGTACAAAATATACATATTTTTATTCGTAGCAACACTATTCATTTCATCTGTATTTATGTACTGAATATTCCATGCAGGAATAGTTGCAACAAGATTCGATGTATCAATACTCTTATATTGAATGATGATATCCCAATCAAGTGAATAGACATTTCCATTGCTAAGATTGAATTTAGTATTTTTATCTAATACGAATTCATATAATCCATTATCCGGATTAAGTATTGCATTATTGTAAATATCTTCAATTCTTAATTCCAACAGGAAATTACATGAAGATGGTGTTGCATATGAATATCCTATGTTAAATTTTGCTGCTTCAGAATATATCGAGTCAGCGAGTACTGCTTTCGTTATAAAAGCTTCATTAAAAAAGAATGAAGATGTATAAGCTTGCTGTTCCAAAGCCTGTGACATATATTCATTTATAATTGAAAGATGGCCAGTATTTAAAACATTCAATGGTATATCATGAAATACCTTTGGCATCAGCACGTTTGAGACATATTCTTTTATACGAGAATCATCCGAATAATTATTTAGTATAACCTCATTAGCCATGATAGGCGGCCTCCTATTTATTGTAATATATATGTTAGTCAAAACCCCAAAGTAATGTTCACTCTAAGGGTATATCGAACATACATTATGAAAATGTCAAACATATGTATTGATTCATAATGTTTAATAAAATTTATAAGGAGGAATACTTATGGAAGACCGCGTGCAACTTAAGCAAGAAGAAGTTGTTGATAACGAGATTGTACTGAAAGATATAAACCCTAAATCTTCAACAAAATCAATAGATGATTCAGCAACAGGTGCTTCGCTTAATGAGACACTTGACAGAATGTGGAATGCAATTAATAATAAACTCAGTCGAATAGTAAATTCTGTTAATGGAAGAACAGGAGTAGTTGTACTAACTTCATCGGATGTAGGACTTGGTGATGTTAATAATGTTTCATTTGCTGATATAAAACAATGGGTTATTGATCGATTGATTGATGAATTTGGTAACAAAAGAATCAAATTACTTAATTCATTTGACGATCTTGATGATATTCTAATCAAGAATGATAAAAAAGATCGTAATTCTGCATACTTTATTGAGAAACTGAATAATGTTGATACTCGATCATATATTGGTTATATTTATCTCGATGAAAGCGCTGATAAGTTATCTTACATGCAAATGCCAATCAATACGATCGGGAAAACTGATGATTCAATCATTTATAATGAAAAAGTTGGCAATGTCGATATGATGTATGGCGGTATAGCTGTAAATATATCCAGCTATGAAGATGCGTTAAAGCTATATGAAAAAGCAGGTACAAAAGAAGAGGCTGGTTTATATATCGACAAAACGAAAATAATCAACAGCTTTTACTTTTTCGATTGTATTTATGGAATCTCAAGTGATAATTATAAGTCTGGCTTAATATACTACGAAAATATTCCGAGTGATGCAAAGCCGATTAAATTTTTCATGAATGATGTAGAAATATCAACCGATTATGCTCTTAATTCGGAATATAATAACTTGAAGATTGGTGATCTAATCTTATGCAATTTTAAGCCATATCAAACAACAGCAGGTACGATACCCGATGGAATGGATGTTAAGTTAATGCAGCGATTATCATGCATTGGTATTGTTTCAGACATACCATCATCAATAAGTGGTAATAAGTACTACATAGTCAAATTCCATTCGGTTAAACCACAACTTGGTTGGGGATTAAAATATTTGGAAAACCATGAATTTGGATATTCGACAAGTACACCAGATCTCAGAGATTCAGAGGTTACACATAAACTTATCAAGGCACGTATTGGAAAAACTGGTACAGATGATAAAGCTATATCAAATCTATCGGGCCTACAGGTATATGCATCACCGAATGACATAAATCCAAACACGAATCAGTCTACCACAATACCAAGTGAATTGTTATATACTACTTTGCCGACGGGTATCTCGAGTACATCTAAGAATTTTAAAGGCGGTATTGGTATTATGCCAGATGCTTCAATGTGTGTCATGCCATATAATATGTATGGACAGTATCCAGCCGACAATCCAAATGGTTCAGCATTAATTGACAACTGGTGGATTCCCCTTGGTGATAGGAAGAATAGTACTGATGATACTTCAACAAATTATGAAGGTTCGTTTGAGCAATCAAGTATTGAAAATGGAACATTAGAAGATACATGTTTGCTTGGAATTAATATAAATAAAGCTGTTGAAGAAACTAACCGTGTTGTTGATAATGGTAATATGATATCGTCTAAATTTTCAAATTTATCCGGTCTCCATGTAGTTCGATCACATACTGTTTTAGAGCCACAAAGCATTGGCTTTAAAGGTACTGCTTCAGCAGGTGATACTACAACAAGCTTGGGTGAAACTACAAACGGCCCTGCATTCGGCAAAACATTAATGAGTGGCGGTCTGGCAGTTAATGTTGGAAAATTCTTGGATATATCACCAAATGGATATCCTACAAAAGCATCATCATTTCATGATGGCGAAAGTGGTAAAGTTAATGTCCGCATAGGAAAAGGACTTACTGATGATGGAAATAATTTCATCAGCATTAATACAGGTGATGGAACCGAGTTAGATAGTGAAGGCAAGCTTAAAATAAAAGCAGAAAATCCATTTCATATCAAACATATAAATGTGTTAAATGTCGGCTCGGCCGGTATAGGTGTTATCATCGCAAATAATAAAGGTCTATTTGACGAGCAACTAACGACAGGAAGCCACAGCATTGCAATAAAGATAAACGAGACATATGTTGACGAGCAGCCAAATAATATACACGAAGGTCTATTCTTTGATTCAGACGGATATCTACGTTGCCCAATTAATAATAATAAAGGTTTATCAATGGATACATCTGCTGTACCTTCTGCAGACAGCACAGGTTTATATATTAAAGCTGGTCGTGGATTAACGTTCTACAATGGTAAGCATGAACAGGGAACCGATCCTGAAGTCGGTAGTCTCGAGGTTGATCCTGTTGCACTTGTTGAGTTAATAAAAAATGATAGTACTGCTTTAGCCGCATTAAAAAGTGCGCTGGGTCTAGTATAAAGGAGGAATTTTTATGAATAATAATACTAATATGAATATATATGATGAATTATCATTCGCTGATGCGTCTAATATTAAGCATGGCTTAAGAGGACATGTACAAATATTTCGGCAGAACATTGCGACAGGTGAAACGTCATTATGGGAAGAAAGTGATAACATAATTCCTATAAGTGGTTATCAATGGATTCTGATGAAAATGTTTGGCTTATATCTTGATTCAAAGCATAATAAATCAAATAAGCAATATGAAAATCTTGGAAGAGATACGAATCTTATAATTCCAGATTTAAATAATGCAGAAACACTTGGTATTGGAATAAACCCAAATTCATATACTGAAATGACCAATGATATATCAGCCGATCATTTTGTCCAAGGTTTCATGATTGGTAACATGGGATCTGGTGAGGATGGAATAACCACAAAGAATACAGACTATTCATTTATGAAACTTAGGAATCCTATACCATTTCAGCAAACACAGACTACACTTGCTTCTGATATAGCAGGACAATATCTCGGAAAATTACGAATGGCTGATAGTGCTAGTACATCTTCATTCTATATTAAAAAATTTGATGATACGCCACATATTTACCATAGCTGGTGGAAGGATGGTCAACGTTGGGATTACATCGATGCTGTTACCCCAAATGATTTAGGCCCGAATGCAACTAATGGTCTCGGTAAGACCAATCGTATCGAGACATATGCTGAATGTAAATTAACATTAAATGAAGATGACTGTATATCATATTTCACACATAATAACGAGACAGCAATTGTTAACGAGTTGGGTCTCGTATCATATGATACAATACCAGGAACTCGTTCAATTATTGAAAGAACATACAATATGATGATCAAAGATTTCATAAAGATAATATTTGATGATAATCATACATCAGAAAGTATAACAGAATTGATTGCACTCGCTACAAATATTTATAGCGTAATATCACAACTTGCTGCTTACAAACAGACGCATATAAATTCATTTATTGATGTCGTCAATGAAGTTTCTGGATTACAGCCAACTTCAGAAATTAGTTTCGCTTCATTGAAACGAGCTTTATCTAATGCTGATAACATAGGTGTTGAAGCGTTCTATAACCAAAATCAGACACTGATATATACAACAGATCATTTCTTAGAATATATGTCTGATGATGTTTTCAATGGAAATCAATCTTTAGGACTTAAAGCACTAACTACTGATGAAGCTCAGAGAATAAAGCTTATCACATATTATACATTTAAAAGTATACCATTACAAAGCAATTGGCGAATTTTTATTAATTACAGAATTTATGCAAATTAATGAGGTGCTTGTAATGGAAGAGAATATAAATGCAATATTGTCATCAGTATCAGAATCTGTTCGCAATAACGTTGCTATGTGTATTGAATTATTTTCGCATATAAGATGGAAAAAGATACTGGTTACTATACCAATGATTCCCAAACCATCACAACGTCCACGCTTGTGTGGCTATCGAGTTTATGTTCCAGGGGCATCTAAGAATGCTGCATTCTTTGAAAAGAATGTATTACCAACAATGAATGGTCTATTTATTTCAACTCCATGCAAAATAAAACTTGATATATATGCGCCTATACCACCATCATTCACAAATACACAAAAATGTCTTGCTGATATGAAAATACTTCGACCATGGGCTCATACTGGTGATATAGATAACTATGCAAAATCTGCGTTGGATATGATTCAGCCAAATGAAAAACGAGGACACACAGGAATATTATATGACGACAGTTTGGTAATTGATCTGCAGACCAGCAAATATTATTCTAGTTCACCACGATATGAGCTTGTAATTACATACATGGATAAGATACCAGATAAACTCATGTCATCGCTGCGTCTAAAGAACATACAACACTAAATATCTATAAGGAGGATAATAAACATGGCTAGCATAAAAGATACTGTGGATACAGCAAATAACGCGAGTAATGCTGCTTTTGACGCCATTAATGCGTTAGATATTAGCACTGCTAAATTTCAAAAAAGCAAACGAAAGGGATCTATCATAAATTCTGCGAAAGGAAATATATTTGAATTTCCAGTATTTATTTCGAGTAGTACTCCGCTTGATTATGCAGAAGCAACAACATCATTACTTGAACAGGTATATTTGTCATACCTGCAGATGGCTGTGTCAATAAATCCGGTTATTGATGCAAATACTGCTAAAAACGGACTCCAGTTTGCTGATTTCAAAACAGATACAAACAAATATCTTGAATGTGCAGACACATCATATATGGTAGACGCATGTCATGCTGTATATGAAAATGCAGAATATAAAACTGAATTTAATCTTATTTCGATTGATGACGATGTTGCTCGTATAATCAACGAATCGGTAGATTATCAGCCTCTATCAGAGTTTAATCATTACTTTCAAGAAGCTGATAGCAGTAACCCCGATGATGATCAGCTAAATGATCTGATTAAGAAATTACATGACCGAGAGAATGAAATAGATAAATTGAAAGATCAGCTTGACGACGCTTTAAATAGTGAAAAAAGACGAAAGGATTCTGCTGAAGCAGATATTGCCGTGCGTAAAAATCAAATACAGGATTACGACGATACCTATATGAATGACGAACAAATAATTCATAGAAGTTCAGCAAAAAAGACGCAGCATGAAGCAGCAATTGCCGAATATCGTGAAAAAATAGCAAAGATGGAAGCAGCTGTTAAAAATTCCAATTATTTCAACGATGATAAGAAAAAGATGAATGCTGATCGAAAACTTGCAGAATTGAAAAAAGATCTTGCTAATATTGAGAAGAATATCAAGCAGTCTGAAAATTATGTAACTGACGAAATGAGAATTCATTCTGCTAATAGAAAATCTGCAGAAGCTAAATCTGCAATAGATGAAGTTAATGCTAAGATTATGCAGGATAAGCAATATGCACAAGCCAAGAAGGCTGAGCTTAATGAGATGCTTACAAAAGCAGAAATGCTTCAATTCGACCAGAAAATGCAAGAAGTCAATGCTGCAATTGGAATTGCTGATACCGCCGTTAATATGGGATCTCGAGTCGTAGGTACAATCGATTCCCATAAGAAAAATAAAATCGAAATTGAACAGCTCAAGAAGCAACTTGCAAACTATGACGAAGATCATCAGCGTGCTATTGATAAGCATGACGCTGACCTCAAAAAAATAGATGCTGAGATTCAGCATTACAGACAGCAAGATATGTCTATTACGGCTGTTAAAGCACCACAGGCTATCAAAGAGGGCGACATACAAAAATTAAATACAATGAAGCCCCTTCTAATGAATGTTGCACTTAATGTTGTTGACAATAACGGTTCATTATCAAGACCGATTGAATATATCATTGGTGTAAAGACACATTCACGTATTGTTGATGCTGAGATACTTCCGGAAGTTGCAGAATATCCATTAGAAGAAATGAACAAGCTCACAAGAAAAGCGAAGTGGCGAGCAGGTGAACTTAAATTTTTCAAGGATATTGTGTTCCGTATTCAGCAGAAAAAGCAGACTGCTGTCGATTCCCGTGATTCAAGAAGAAAATGGTATCGCCGTCTCTATGAACTTGCACATTTAAAAGGAGACGCTCCTGCAACAGCGGTTGTTTCTGGAAAATCACTGGTTGGTGCATTTATTAAAGACAAGCAGGGAAAAGGCAAACTTGCAAATGGAATGATTCCTAATGCTACAATGATTATCACAAAGGCTGACGTTGATAATATTAAAATGAAAACTAATATTGATCTTCTAAAAGGAAGCACTGCAACAAAGTTCTGTAATGAATTATTTTTAATTGCTATAGTGGTCATTGATAATGATGCTGAATCATTAAAGATATTACTGCCAGATCTTGATAATGATTACGAGATTCATTCTCTTGCTGCAGTTCAAAAGCAAATATCTATGCTAGATACAAGTGGTACAAAAACACGTGATATGTTTAAACTGCTTGGTTGATATATTACGAAAGGAGAATATATGATTATGAAAGATAAAACAGCAATAGATGACGCTGTAATTTTAACGATGATAGAAAATCTAAACAGTATCTATTCGAACAGAAGCAGTGATGAATATAAGTCTCACGGAAATATCACATTATCACAGAAATATTCTGATATTGAAAAAATGATTTCGAATCTTACTTTAATTAAAAAATTTCCAAAAGAAGAGGCATCAGACCTTAAAATATTATTTAGTACACTGCATAGACCGGTCTTCAATAAAATGGTAACAGAATACATTGCAGAGCCGAATGACAAAAACGTTATATTCACTGCGGTATATACAGTTGGATATCGAGTCTTAATAGGAGAATTATCACGAATTTATGCTTCTACAGAGGCTACTAGTACAGGAATTGTATATAAACCCGACAAAATATCAAGACGTGCTGATATGAATAGCTTTATCAAAGTATATAATGCTAATCTTGAGCAGCGTCTCGATAGATATATTCGTTCTACAAATAATGATGATTTGACAAAACCTGTACAAGAAAGTGCTGCAATTGATGCTGTATCTGGTGCAGCTGTAACAGTGCTAAATATCGTTCCAAAAGTCTTCATCACTATTGGCAATATATTTAGAGGAGCCAAAGAACTTAATCCAATAGCATTGATTAGTGCTATTCTGTCACGCTCATATGATAACAAGGTTAAAAAGTTTGATGAAACTGTGTCGATGTATAACGCAACAAAGAAAGCATATGATGAATATGTGAAAATCCCAGAAGCACAGCGGAAAAAGAAAATTGAAAGCCGATATATCAAAGATCTTGATAAATATAATATCAAAATGAAAAATCTGAAAGCTCAGATTGATCATTACGATTCAAGATCTTTTGAAGAGATGAAGGATTCATCAAAAAATAAATTAGCAAAAAGAACAGCTACAAAACCAGCAACATCCGACGCATCACCAGAAACATCCGACCCAGCAACACCAACACCTTCTACATCCAATAATGATGATATGGATTTCTAAATAACAAATATTATGATGGGGCATGTGCCCCATCATAATAACTTTTATTTTAATGCACATATATATCATTTAAATGAGAAAGGATGATGAATAATTTGTATATTAGTTCGATAGCAACTCAAATTAGTGATGTTATAATAGAATACTATATTTCATACCAAAGAAAACATATTAATATTAATAATAATATCTCAAGATCACTACTGCAAAAATATATTAGCGATATACTTATTAATGCATTTAATCAGCGATATTCTGTTGATGAAAAAATTAGTAGTATTGATATTTTATATTTTCCGTATGAATGTCGTTACGAATTGATCCATAATCTTGATGATGACATTATATGTGATATTAATAATAAATTATCATGCTATTTAAATAATCACATTATTATTAATAATGAATATGAAGTTATATCAATCAATATTTGTCCATTTGAAGGATTGGTAATAACACATGGTGCTATTATAAACACACTTGATTTATATTTCTATTAGCAGTTGTTGGTGCTGTTCAATGTGTGCTATATAAAACATAGATATATTATTTACTTATAATTCATATACAGGAGGTGTTTAAAATGACATATTCTATACAAATATTAGATAACCATGGCAATCTAATCGGTGAATTAATGACAGCTTCTTTAAGTGATGTTATGAAATTCATCAATAAAGGCCTTACAGTGGTGAACAAATTAACTGGACAACCAATATCAACTGAAACAGTTAATCAGACAATCGGAGTATCTGATGGATTAATTAACATTGGCTAACTTCACTATATTATACACATATTAAACAGCATCAGCAATTTCATTTATCAAAACATATATATTTAATATGGATAAAACAATTTATGGATTGTTTTATATAAAACAAATTCTTTAGGAGGAATTTAAAATGGCTACTAATAAACCTTTTTCATTTGCAGCATTCTGCACATACGGAAATGCATGTTTCAACGATCCGGAGAAAACTCCTGACATCAGAGACGCGTTTAAAACAGATCTTAAGAAAGCTATTGCACATGCAGGATATCCAACAAAAGAAGAAATCAATATCGTTGATGATATTAATGATTTTGACATGAGTGCCACACTTCAGCAGGTTCCAAAGATTGTTTCTGGATTTATGCACGATGAACAGAGAAACTTCGATATTCCATCATCTGACAGCAAGACATGTGCTGCTACAGTAAAGGTTGTCGCTGTTGATAAAAAGACCAAGGAAGGCATTATTATGCTTGGTGACAAGAAGGGTAGTCCTTATACAAGCACAATAGCTGCACACGAAGAGATTTCTGTTAAGAACAAGAGAGATCCTTTCAAGAAATAATTTATTAATTATTTCATATGAATATTCATATGATAATTATGTGATAAACATGCCAATTCATATTGCTGTGGTGAATTGGCATACATATCTATTATTAATGCGGCTGATATTGAGAATCATTATAACATAATTTCGACAATTTGTCATTAAAAAATATCAATGTTTTAAATGATTCATTCTCGCCAAATATGATTAGCTTATTGCATTAATTATAATAAATTAAAATGGAGGCTTTTTAGCCTCCATTTTTTTTTGTTTATATTTTGAGCAAATATTTTATGACTGAATCTAATAGTATAAAATCAATAAAAGTATAAAGTATTATTTGAGGGGCATTGAGCCCCTCAAATAAATAATATTTTACTGTGATAAACGAGTTACTTGTTCTGGTATAGCGTTCCCTTTAAACAGATCTTGAACCTGTTTATTAGGTGTATTATAATCATCGGATGTCGTTGTAGTTATGTCATCACCCATTTTATCAATAATTTTTTCAAGTAATGCTTCAATTCTTTCGGAGCGAACGTTGAATGTATTACTGATTATTTTGTTAAGACGATTATCTGTACTGCTATCTGGTTTTATTTGATATTTGTTTATGATATACTGATTAGGTATTAAGCTAGAATCATAGTATGTATTGAATTGATCATCGATCTCAGGAATTGTAAAGATTGATTCGTCTCCATTACCATATATGCTTCTATGCAAATAGTCATCATCTGAACTTATATCGCCCGAACCATTTAACATATTCATTCGGTTTGCGTCAGCACCACTGTTTACCAGTCCATAATTCATGTTGCCATATTTATCATCAGGACGAGCTCTGTCTTTGAATTTAGCATAGGCTTCTTCAGCGAATTGAACACGTCTACCTGTAGTGCCATCCTTCATATAGTTCATTAAATTTTGTAGCTAAATCAGCAACATTATGATTATCTTCATTTTTGAGATAGTCTCTAGCATCTTTACGTGTGTTCTCCAATTCATAGTTAAGATAACCTAATTGCAATCCTAAAGCATCTGGTCGATATTTGTATTTTCTCGCGAAGTCAAGCAATCCTTTTTTACGATCATAATCAGTCCATTGCGCAATACCATATCCAGCACTCAGATCATTAGACTGATTGTAAGCCAGACCTGTTCTAAGCCATTTTGTCGAGTGATGCTTCGTCTGGCTCCTTAGCAACAAAGTTTTGGTATAATGCGTCGGCATATTCCTCTTCAGTTTTTGGTCCCAAATTTGTTGCAATCCAAGCTTCCTGCACCATCTTCAACGTTTGAAGGAATTAACGAAGATTCATTGCCTAAAATTTCCCATGACAGCTGCTGATGCTTCTGGACTATACTTGAGAGTATATCGTAGATAATTCCAAGTTTTTTCTTGATTATCGTCACCTACTAATGCGAATGATGCAGTATCTCCAAGCTTATCTACACTAAGATATGTCAATGGGTTTATTGAATGTCCGAGATCTGATGATGTAGTCGACAGGCTATCAGTAACAGTATAATGAAGATGTGCACCATAGCTGTTACCTGTATTACCAACGGTTCCTATTAGCATACCTGGTGTAATCTCATCATGATTGATAACATCATCGGATACCGTCTTAAAATGCATCATCCAATGATACATTCCATTTGCATCTTGCCATATAACATTATTTCCGCAACCACCGGCATCATTAGAATTGCCTTCTCGTGTAATATTATAAACTGCACTAGATTTCTTACCTCCGACTGGTGCATATACTGGTTGACCTTCACTGCCATTAGGCCACAAGAAGTCAATACCGCCATGCTTATCGCCTGTATCACCAACACCTTCTTTATTAGGAGACGACATATCATAATGTTTGAACCAGTTACCATTCGCTGAATATGTAAATTCACTACCAGATTTCTGTGCAAAGAAATCATGCACTGGTGAATGCTTTGATGCATGAGAGCCATATCCACTAATTTCATCAGTCGTATCAACATCCGTATATGTTGGTGTGTATCCTGTTGTGCTTATACCAATGCTGCTAGACGATCCGTTTGAACTACTAGGATTTATCATTTCCTCAAGCGTTTTTATAGGAGCATCTGCAATTGAAGATAGATTTGTCATGATGTCAGATATTATATTTCCATCCTTATCAACTTTGACAGCAGAACTCATGTCGGATAATGTTTTCGATTTAGACTGATATGCATTATTAGGATCATTTGCCCATTTAAGGACATATTCATTTTGCTTACTGCTATTAAATAATTTATTCACACGGGAGTCATAATCTTTATCGGATTCGCCATCAAGTTTAGGAGTATCTTTCTTAAATAGACTCAAAGCGGCTGCTATAATGGACTTTTTATCATCAGAATTCTCTAAAACATTATTAGCAGCACTTTTATCTGATTCTTCGTCAAGCGATTCCTGCGTTTCTTCATCTGCTGATTTTTCTCCGGTAAACATCGATAAAATATTACCAGTAAGCTTTTTGAGTTCATCAAGAGCTGATTTTGTACCTTCGTCAAATTCATATAATGAATCAGAATCAGAATCACCAGAACCATATATTCCCATTTTTGATGAGCGCACTAATGACGCAGTTGGATGTTTTTCTATTCTACCAGTCAACGGATTCGAAACATATGCAGAACCATATTTGTCTGCACCGATTACATTCACATAGTGATTATTTCCCACATGCGTTCCATAAGCTGGACCACTGCCGATGAGTGTTATCGGATTATTTGGTGTAGCTCTTCTGAGTGATCCCGTTGTTACTCCGCCGGCACGAATATTCATTCCTAAAGAGGAGCCAGTTGACATAAATCCACCGACAGATGTACCTCTCTTAGGATTATAAGCACCTGTTGTAGCCATACTCGATGCGAGCTGCATTGGGTTAACCATTTGACCGGTTCTGCGTGAGAATGCATCTGCTAATGCAACTGGTCCACAACCACGTTCACTCATATTCATATAGTTTCCATATGAATGCTGGTTAGTTGTTATATTTCCAGAGCCATATGTATTGTTATATATATTGCTTATAGTAGTTATATCACCAGAAGCCACAAGACCATCCATTACAGAACCGCCAGTTTTAATAGTCTCAGGAATTACATTTTTATTTTGCTCAGTAGATTTATCAGTATCTTCTTCGGTTTTGCCACTTATTTTATCAGCAGTCTTTGGTGATACAACAGATACCAATGCAGCAGCAGTATCCTTTCCGCCTTGTACTATTGATTTTAAACCATTTTTCTGCATGTTAAGTCCGTCCTGCATTAATTTTTTACCTTCAGCAGTAACACCTTTGATTCCAATAAATTCTAGTATCTTGCCAAGAACTGTTAATATTCCTCCAAGTATAAACTGTGTATTACCGAATCCTATTTGTACTACGCCAGATATTATCTCTAATACGCCAGCTGTTAGCTTAATTGTTGGAACAACAATTTTATTGAATACAGCCATGAATGGTACTAATAAAATTTTAACAAGAGATGTTACTATGCCTAGTATTGGTTTTAATATATCAAGCACAACATCTAGTATTGGCATCAATGATTCTATTATCGGCTGAATTGTGTCTATAAGCGAACCAACTATATTTGTTACAGCCTCCGCTATTGACGAAACGATCTTAGTTAATATTTCTGCAACTGGTTTAAGCATTTTTATCAATTTATTGAATACATCGTTTAATGGTTTTACTCCATCAACGAGTATATTATTAACTAAATCTGTCAAAGTCTGCAAACCTTTTAATCCAGCAACAGCTGCAATTACTGCTTCGAGTATGCCACCAAGCATTGATGTAAAACCACCGAAGATTTTACCTAGACTTCCTAGTATGTTTCCTCCGCTAAATACTCCTTTAACGGATTCAACTGCTTTAGAAGCAATACCTCTGATACCGCCGCCGCTATTATGGCCAGTTGATCCAGAATGACCAGCACCGACATCAGAAGATGCACTAGCATCACCAACACTAGTTGCTGTATGCGTTGTATTCGCATTAGATGTTGTTGTTGAATGTGACGATGATCTACCAGTACTTCTATCGGCACTACCATTATTAGTCCCCGTATTATCAGCAGTATTAGTATCGCTTGCATTATTATCATTACTACCATTATTATTTCCTGCATTATTATCAGCAGTATTAGTATCGCTTGCATTATTATCATTACTACTACCATTATTATTTCCTGCATTATTATCAGCAGTATTTTCTTCAAGATTTTCTTCAGGTGAGACCGCATCTTTTGCTTTTTCAGAAAGATGATCACGTATACCCTCAAGAAAATTTGCAATCGTATTGAGGATAGAAGTACCTGATGAATTAGTCAGTATATCTTTTATCTCTTTGGTTTCACGATCTGCTACAGTCTGCACTTCAAGCGATGCTTCTCTCGCATTATCACGCATGACTTTTGCTTCTTTAAAACTACTCATAAATCCTTTAGCAAATTCAGTATTAGCAATCTTATTTTTAACATTTCCAATAGCATTCTTTGCTTTGGGCAAAACACCAGTGTTTCCTAATTTGCCAATAGTTGATGATAGTACATTTTTAACACCGGAGAACATTTTAGGAAGTGCTTCGCTAACATGGCTGATAACATTTCCAATAGAACTGATTGCACTTTTAGCAAGATTTTTTATTGTGCCAGCAGCACTACTGATTACTTTTGATAGTTTCTTAAATCCTTCAGAACCTGCTAGCCAATCTGCTGTATGTGATATTATTGATGGAATTAATTTTAGTGTCCACTGAGTAAAGCCTATCATTTTCTGCTGTGTAACTTCACCTTTATCATTTTTGATTTCTCTTGTTCCAAAAAGCCCTTGTGCCATTGATTTAGCACCAGCAGCTATGTTAGTAGCACCTCTAAAGAAAAGCTTTCCTAATCCTTTATATATCTTACCTATCACACTGCCTATTTTCGTTAAAGCAACTTTCAATATCGTAAACATAGGTGATAATAATTTTTTTGCAGCTTTTATCATCGTGCCTGCAACAAGCTTTAGTTTTCCGAAAATTCCAGATGATTTCTTAGAACCATTATTGAGCATTCCATTTACAGACCGCTCTAAACGGCTCCTCAATGTAGGATTATGTATCTGATTTATATCACTCATGATATTACTGATATCAGTATTAGACGCATTACCATCAGCCATAGCAGTTTGCATCATTGCGAGAACACGTTTACTTGTTTCTTGATCATCTCGGTCTTCTGGAGTCGAATGATCCATATTATTAATGTCTTTTGCAAGAATCTTATTTTCTCTAGCAATTTCAATATTATTTATTGAATTAGCAGCTTTATCCTTTGTAGCAGTTCCTATGTCACGTATCTTACTAGTTGCTTTGTCGATAGTACCATTGAATTTATCACGCACGTTCTGCAATATACCATCATTTCCATATGTGATTTTTCCAGAATTATCAACGTTTGCTGTACCAACAATAGCATCTTGTATACGACGAACATCTTTCTTCTTGTTATCCAAAATGTCATCTAATGTAGGTGGCTCTGTACTATTGCTATTTGACGAAGTTGTTGTATTAGAATTATGTCTAAAATGATTAGTCATTTTGTTAAAAATATTGCGGATAGGTTTCGGTATAATATTATCGATTATATTATTCGTAGTTTTGCTCTCAGTTTGCTTTGTCGAAGTATCATCAGACGATGTCTCTGTCGTATCATTAGCATCAGAAGTTGTAGTTGTTTTAGTTGGTGCAAGCGATTTTCCAAGTCCTTTTAGTACTAATTTCGTTACAGCAGCTTTTGCTGTAACTATATCTTGAGGACCAGTATCATCAGATGTATGTGAAAGCTTCATTGGTTTAAATTCGGGGTATTCAGTAGATACGTCATGTGATCTAACATTGATTCCTCTGTTAAGTATTGAATAAATACCTCTGACATAATCATGTGTTGTATAATTCGCACTGTTAATCGTTTTATTAGCTAAACCAACTGTTGAATTTTCAGCACTAGTTGGCTGCTGTTGATTATTAGCATCTGCTTTTGATGAATTATTGCCTGTAGAAGAATGCATGTCTGATACGTCAACTTTAGCGGTGTCATTATTATTATTTACCTTTACAGGTGTTATCCTTTTTGGCGAATAATCAGTCTGATCCGATGTCGTACTAGATAAGTTGTAACGACCATATCCATTTGAAGTATCCACGTTACGGATATTGATACCTCTATTAAGAATACCGAAAATTCCCCGAGTATAATCAATTAATGAATAATTTGTTGTGTTTGATGTAATATTGCTACTTGGAGTAACGGTATTTTCTGATGTATTAGTTCTATTATTGCTATCATTATTTTTTTTGAAGTTTTCAACGAATCTATCTTTCATTGTATCAAATTCAAGTTTGCCAGCTCGATTACCAGCAATACCATCACTTGATACTGCAAATTCAGTTGCTTCATTTATCATCGTATTCAGTTTGCTATTAACACTCTGCACAAATTTAGTACCTGCTAACATATTATTCGATAATGATAACATGACAGTCATACATATATTAGACCAATATTCTGCAGTTTTACCAGTTGCCTCGGAGAGCATTTTTGATGCACGAGAAACAAACACATCACAATCACTAAGCTGTGAAAACCGTATTTGTCTAATACCAGATTTATGTAAATGCATTACATATACAGCCGATAATGCACGTGCTGCAGTATCAACATCATTAGAATCATATGCGTTGTTAGAAGAGTTCGCTATATGCTGCTGAAAACTTGATGATATTCCTGATGAAGAAAATGTAACATCGGTTATCTTATTAAAACGATTTTCAATAGCATTTGTAGTCAATCGACCATGTTCATTGATATTATATGATTTACCACTGAGACTTTCATTTATTTTCTTCAAATATTCTGGTATAATTGATATAATTGAATGGCGTGTCATTCCGTCGAATACTGCTCGATTGGTATTATACTTATTTGGCGTTAATGTACTATAATCTTTGTTGGCTTCCATATTAGTCATTCCGCCGAAAAACTTCTTAAAAGGTCCGGTCTCAATTATTTCAGATAGTACATTATGAGTTATAGCTCCGACAGTTTCATTTATCGTTTTACCAATACTATCAATTGATTTGCCGCCTAATGCATTGATTGGTTTATTTAATACAAATTCTTGTAAGCCTAATGCTAATAAGTCTTCAGGTCTCATTGTATTAGACATTAATGATTTAATAATATTGCCGCCCATTGACACGATTGGGTTATTATTTATCGAACTCGCAGCATTTTGATAGACGCTTGATAATGTCAATCTACCATCATTAAATAATTGGGTTTTGTCACCAACATTGGTATCATCTTTACGGATTCCCATCGCATTTAATTCGATAAGTTTATCCATTTTAGAAGATACGTTAATGAGTGTACTATTTACATTATTTATGGCAGCAAGCATTTCTGTTGATCTATTATTCACAGATGAAATTATTTCTGCGGTATTTGCTATTTCTTGTTCAGCCTGCTTATGACCAATTTTATACATAGCACTAAGCTGTGCCTTAGAGATATCTGTCATCGCTTCTATGTCAATTGACTTTGATGATGAGCCTTTAGTTTCTTCATCGGATGAACTATCTATCTTAAAGCCTGGGTCAAATTCTTCCGTTATACCCGAGTCATATTGATCATACTCTGCATCTTTCTGATAAAACCAATCTGATATTTTTTTAGTAACTGAGCCGGATTTTATTCGTGCATATACTTCCGTTGCATTTTTACCCGCCTTGGTGATATTAACACGAATTGTGTTTGCATCATTAATTAAACTACTGAAATTATGAGTATAATCTTTGCTGATTTCTTTAGCCGAATTTGACACTATTTGTAGACTTCGTTTGACTAAATCTGTCATCACGAACCCTCCTTTATTATAAATAAAATCGATATAGACATGGGCTCTTTAAGAGCCCATGTAATCGACATTTGTGCATTAAAAGAATTGGACCAAATCTAGATCATCATAATGGAATGTATCTTTCCATTTTTCAACAAGATCATCTCGTTCTTTCTCAGCACCAGACCAGTCATCGATTTTAACTTGTATTTCTTTATATGCCGATCCAACATTGTTCATGTTTTTGATATTATTGTACAACGTTCGCTGTACATCCAATTTTGCAAGCGATATAAATGATTCAACACATGACTCAGGAATTGTTTCACCATTCTGATCATGATCACATTTGACAATGAAATGTATATATGAATCTTTTGGAAAATCAAATAATTGTATTTTGTTAGAGCCCAACCATTTTGATGATGGCTGCTTAGAAGTAATGCCAGCGAATTTGTTTACAGCAGCACCTGTTAATGTCGCATTGATAATGTCTTGAGGATAATATGAGCCAAATCCGACGAATGGAGAGCCAACAGTAAATGCATTAGTATTAACTTCACCATTTTCATATATATCAGAAGCAGCATACGCATCAGCATATGAAACATATGTTGTTGTGAGACTAGTTGGCAATATATAGATTCCAATTTTTTCAGCAAATTCATCTGGTGATTTCAGGTTCTTTCGAAGTTCATATCCCTCTTTAACACATGGCTTAAATCTAGAGAATGTTCGTATACTAACTTGAAGTATGTCACGAATAACAATCTCAATTGGTTGCTTAAATGGCAACGCTATAGTATTTAGCCCTTCAGTTACCTTTATATCATTAATTACTTCTGAAATATTCATTCATCAATCATTCCCTTCGCCAAGATACTTATGCATTACCGGCGTATATTTATCATCAAACGCTCTTCGTGTTTCATCGTCGATTTTTTTACAAAATATCTTTGAATTGGATGTTGACAGCCATAGATATATGTGCATATCATCATTCCATACTTTCGATATTTTTTTATATTGATTATCAGTCATTAAAAGAATACTTTTAAATTCTGTATCATCGGGTGTTGGTGATTGTGCATCAAGGATAGTTTGCAGTCGCTTTGTTCCCTTAAGGAAATCTTCATTGATATAATTCATATCTGTTAAAGCTATGATTTTTCTATATGTCATGCTATTAGGTTTGAACATACCATCGTAAAAGTATTTTGTTGTAAGAAGAACCTTTCCGTCATATGTGTTCTGACCTTGTTCTCTGTATTTAAGATATCCTTCAATATAGTCAGATATATCATTAAGAATTTTAGAATAATCAAGAATAGTATATTCCACATTTTTTCTATCTTTCATATTATTATATTTTTTAGCAATCTCATCAAATAAAGATTTATGTGTGATGACAAAATCTCTTATAGAATTATTCATATTAGCCCCTCCATCCATCAGGATAATTTACATTAACACGCCAGACACGATCGTTTCGGTTTATTGGTCGTATACGAAGTATCTGTGTAAGTAAATCGTTCAACTGTTTTTGTCCAGCGATCAAATAGTTTCTATCATGTGGAACGATATATCGCTCGTCTTGTGTATCAATTACGTTGAGATAAAAATCAACAAGCTCTAATTTTGAGCAAGTATATCCACTGAGCATTGCCTGATCATTTGAATCTTGGATTGCACCAATTTCAATAGTGATGTATGATACTATATCACGTATTGGTATCGGTTTCAGTTTCTTTGGCTTTTTTGTCAAGAAGCCTTCCTGTTCATATTCATCATCTTCATCATCATCGGAATCATCGCTGCTTAACTTTAATACTTCAAAATCATCATCTGTTATTTCATCATCAGGTGTTACATCTGCTAATGAATTGATTTCATTTTCGAGAGCAGAAATATCAATTCCTAAATCTTTATTATAAAACTTATGCTCTTGATTACCGAGATAATTATCGACGATTTCTTTCACATTATTGCAATTGTCTTTCGAATGAATCATATCCTTTATATAATTATATCCATTAGCAATATCAGCATCATCGACATTGAATCTACCATGGTCATCCATCTTTCCGATAACGCATGCTGTTCCAGTTGTCAATGCTTTTGGGATGTTATATCCTTTATTGATAAGACAATTATTAGGACATACTGTATTCTGCAGATATTTTGCAGAATTATCAATAGTATCGGCATCATCAAATAGCGAGCCATCAGTAAGCGCACTTGCAAGATACCCTTCTTGAATAGTTGTTATGTTTTCAGGGCATGCAATAACAATATTATTTTTGTTATTCTTATAAAGACGAATACCATCACCAGCATATTCATTTATAATGATACCTGGTTTATCTGGGTTTTCAATTTTTGAAAACTCCACAAGAGCTTCATATCTCTTTTGTGAAATGAACGTTTTGGCTATGTTATATCCAATATTATTCATTTTAAGTCCACCTTTCATATAAAAAATTAATTAACGGAGGTTATCAAAAATGTTTACTGTTTACTCTTTTTTAATGATGGTCATTCTTTTTTTACTGATGATATTGGTGATTTCAATACCGTATATATCAATTATACGTAAATTGAAGAATGCCATGTCTGAACAATCGAGAATGATTTATTCACTCATGATACGTCAAAACTTTTCAAATGACAAAGTTGATGATGTATCAGCAATGATGGATTCTGTAAGTAAAACAATTAGCACATTATCAACGAGTATTAGTTCTGTACTTAAAGAGAATAATCGATTACATAATGAAAAGATCATGCCGTCTCCTAATCTTGCAGAAATGATTACTGCTACAATTAAGGAGCAACTGTCTATCGAATTTAATTTATCAAAAGGGCAACGATTACCGAATAAAGATAGTATTAGTAAAATAATAATGAATGTTCAGATGACATATCCTCATGTAAATGAAGAATATATTGTAAAAAAATGTCTAGCTATGATAGAATCAATGTCTTTGCAAGAATAATAAATGCAGTAATCATATTAAGTAATGGGGCTTCAGCCCCATTACTTAAATGATTATCATTGAAAATATATCTGTTATAAATGTTTATTAGCCGCCTGTAGTTGGGCTAACAACTGTCTTTGTTGCAACAAGACCAGCCTTTGTATCAGGTACAAGTATAGTATTCTTGCAGATAACTCTACCCTGAATACCCTGAATGCTGATTGTTTTGTACTGTGAACTTGTTGTTACAAGTACTGCTGCACCTCCTGGGTTCTGTGCATCAGCATATGCTGCATTCTCAGGTGAGTTAGTAAGGTGACGTGCAAATCTGAGATGCTTGTATGAGATATGGAACTTATCCATTGGATATGCAACGATCTTGAAGAAGTATTCTTTAGATTTATCACCCTGAACAGCACCTGTCTGATATGCATCGATAAGTGTATATGCATCAACTCTGTTAGATGCTACAATACGAATTGGAACATCAGTATCTGTAAGAACACCAAATGCGTGGTTCATCTGAACGCCGCCGATTTCAGTAGTCTTCTGAACTGTCCATGTTACAAACTTCTGGAGAAGTCTTGCAGCCTTTGGATTTGCGTAAATAACGAAACCAAGGTTATCAAGTTTGCCTTTGTCACAGAGTTCATAGATAACAGAATTGACTGCATTGTGAATTGCATTTGTTCTGTATTCGAATGGATCTCCTGAGAATGTAGGTGATACACTTGTTGGATTCAGATCCACATATTCTGTATGAGTATATGATTCCAATGACCAGATATCACTATCATATCCATTGTATTTTTCGTACTCGTCATCAAGGAATTCAAGAATTGATTCATCTTCAAACATTTCCTGAGCAGTAACAAGCTCCTGTACAAGTCTGTTGTAAAGAGAGAAGTTAAGTGATGCATTAGCTTCAGCAACATCTTCAACAGTGAAAGGAAGCTGGAATCTACAGCCATCAGAAATAAGGAACTTACGGATTTCAGGATATTCTCTGAAGCCGATTGTTCTCATATTAGTTTCATTTGAGATATGACCACTTAGATAGAGACCTGTAATAGCGCCACATGAAGATGCTGTTATTGTGCCCTTTACGAAATCAACAACACCTGAGAGTCTATCAGAGAATGATACTGTTTCTCCTGTTGGTGCATTTGTTGTTTCATCAACAACTGCAAGTTTCATATTTTCAGTGATACCACCATTGATGAAGTTACCACCTGTCTGGATATCAATCTGAATACCGCCGCCAGGAAGTTTAACCTTTTTACCATCATACTGTACATACTGAATATTGAAATCGTACGAGAGACGTGTTCTGATAGTCTTTGTGAAATTTGTTGGAACTGCATCATTTTCGTCAAGAAGATACTTAGACTGAAGAAGATCTAACTTCTTATTTGTTGCTGCAGTAATATCTGCTAACTTAATAACAGTATTGCCATTGAGTCTAAGACCCTTACCAGCATTCCAGAGTTTTCTCCAAAGTGGCTTGCCATCAGTATCTTTCTTGAAGTAGATTGCAGGTGTTTCATATTCTTCACCTGTCTGGTTATTTACAAGATATTTGATAAAGATACGCTGTTCAATATTTGTAGATGCAGCAGTCTGACATGGAATAATATCCTTACCAAGAAATCTGATATACTGCTTGATTAATGCTGGGAAATCAAGAGTTGAAAGTGGAAGATAGTTAGATACGTTGTAAGATTCCTGAATCAGGAATGACTTCTTTCCTTCATCCCATGCATTCTCGAGCTGATCTGCAACTGATTCAAGATGAACTCTTTCTGCAGAAGACTCTGTTGGATATTCTCTGAGCTCACTAAGAATAGGCTCAAGAAGAAGAGTCTTGTATTCCTGCATAATCTCTGGAGACTCCATCATTTTCTTAGCGTCTTTCATGACATTCAAACCATTGTATGTACTTGCAATAGAATTTACAACTCCTGCAAAATTTTCATCAAATTCATCATTAAGACCTTTAAGTTCTGAAGCAGATGCTGAATTGATCATGCTTTTCTGCTCCTGGAACCAGGTATCATGTGCTGATGTGTTACGTCCATAAGCCATTGATAAAACACTCCTTTATTATTTTAAGTTTAATGAATACTGTAATAGATTTATTACAGAAGACATTTGTTAATTATTTTTAATCTTTTTAAGATTAGCATCAATCGAATTAAGTAGTAATGTATATAAGCTATCTAGCTTCTGATAAAATAGAAGATTTTCGCCATATCCAGAATCTACAAAATTGTTGATAACATATTGCTGTCCTTTAAGAAGAGCTGATTTAAGACGATTTAAACTGATATCATTGCTTTGCACGATATCATATGGAAGAACTGGCACGATTATCTGCATATTATTAATGATTTCATTAATTTCGTTATTTCTATCAGACATTTGCTGATATAGACGCTGATTAAGAATATCATTAGCTTTTTTCGATAATTTTTTATCTTCCTTATTTTCATCGCTTGATTCATCAGTGCTATCATCCGAATTGTTATCGGTGTCAGTTGTCGTATCATCGAATGAGGCATCTTCGTCCGCAGACAGCGGAGGCGGATCATCCGCACTCTGAGTCGTATCGGATTCAGGATCGGCTGGTTGATCCGATGAAGCAGCTGTATCTGCTTCTGCAGGCGCATCATTATCCGTTCCTGCAGGAGCTTCGTCGAATGACTGTAGCATATCTCCTTCGGCTTCCATTACCATCATAAAAATGTCTTTCGCCATATTAATCATCTCCGTTATGCGATACTTCTCGGGTGCTTAATTTTTGATTTAGATGAGTCTAGCATTATTGATTGCATTTTGCTTCTCAATCTCATCATTTCCCACTTAGATTTATTACTATCTGGAGTATTTAACTGGTCAGCCTTTTCTATCTTATCATTAAGGATTTCTAATTCTGCACCGAATTCATCTTGAACTTCGTTCTTCAAACGTTGTTTATCGGCAAGTTTAGCTCCTTCAATAGCAACATATGCTGCACCAAGATACCCATTAATAGTAAAGCATATCCCTGTGAGGCCAAATTTGAGTGCTAATCGACCAGCTTTGTACAAAGCTGTCCTATAGCTTGGGCTTTCAATTATTTCAGCCTTTACTTTATCTTCATCACGTTTTATTAGTGAATCGACAATGCCCGTTAGCCATTTTTTTGTACGGTCGAGAGGCTTGAAAATTGCTTTACCTGTACCTACTATGTGTTGTGCTTTTTTCTTAACACCCTGTTGTGCTGCTAATGTTTTTCTATCTCGATCCATAGCGGATGTTAATAGATCTCCCTTTGGAGGTTTTCCAGCATCGTTTCCACTAGATAGGGGCTCTTCGGATTCAAGGAACGTAAACATCTCTTGAATTGATTTTCCACTTGAAAGTTTTTGTTCATCATCACGTGCACGTATTGAATCTTTAGTATCAAGGGAATCGCTGCTATTATTATAATGGTTAACATCCTTATCAATAGTATTTTTATCAGTTTCTGGAATATTTGCATTTTCATGTGTTGATGAATTAGTCATAGCCGTTTTATTGGTAGAACTGTCATTGTTAGAATTATTATTAGAAACATGCGTTTCTGTCTTTTTATTAGATGATAAATCATTATTGTTAGATACATTGCTTGATGTACTATTAGAACTCTTATTGAAAGAATTAGTATAGTTATTTGTTATATTATAAACAACTTTGCCTTCTTCATTATTCTTATTAGGATTTTCATTATAACCAGTGCCAAGAGCATCAGATAAATCGCCACCAGAATCAATTCGTGCGTTTATTGAAGTGGCAAGTTCATCAACACTATTGCTTGGAACATCTACGTTTGTTATATTTACCTTTGGAGGAGAGCCATTCCCGTCAGATATGTTCATACGAGTTTTTATATAATCCGGAATATCACCAGTCTCAACCTCCTGAACAAAGCCATTCGGAATAGCACTATATGATTCTCCAATATAATGATCAATCATAATCGGTGATGTGTTACTGTTATACATTCTATCACCAAGACAACTGATTTCCGATAAAAGAATTGATTGATAATGCTCACAGAAATTCATTTCGGCAGTCGACATATAACCATATTCTTTAAGTTTATCAGATACATATTCCATTACTTCAGAAGAAGTCGTAGGCTCATCTTCAGAATCCTCATCTTTTTGGTACACGTTGTTTGCATGTGAAAGCTTATTGATACGGCCTCGTATCGATTTGACAAAACTGTCCTCTGACGGATACATTTCATCTTTAACTTCTTTTGGTATTAGATTATATAATATATCAAAATATATACGAGAATCAAATATATTAAATATTGAAAGAATCTTATTATTTGTAATAATAGCATTTTCATCATTAAAGAGTTTTAATGTTAAAAAATCCTCAATAAATTTAATAGTGCCTTCTTTATCAATTTTAAAGGTTGAGAATATATCATAATTCTGAAATCTCTTAGCTCCATTATTTCCTTCTATGATAGAATCATATGATTTTGTATAATCTTTAAGCTTTTCTGATACTTCATCAAATGAAAACTTTTCTGTATTATCAAATACTTTATTAAGTATATATGGAGACACTGTATCCGGCAATATTGTGCTATAGCTTTTAGCTGCATCACTTTTAAAGAAATTACCAAGATCCTTCACATTTTCGCATTTGCGAATTTCAGTCAGCAATTCTGTTATTGTTTTTTTAAATTGATTCGAAATAGTAAAACTATTTGTTTTCGGATCATATTTAATATGCTCAGGTTTTAATTCTTTGAAGTAGTTGATTTCAGCCGCTTCTTGAACGGATTCATCTGAGTCGACGACAATTTCAATATCCGAATTTATATCAATATTATTATCAACACGAGAAATCTCCGTATCAAGTTTTAATTCATCAGGTAATATAATCTGTGTTGTATTATCAAAAATACCAGTAACATATTTTGTTGAATCAAATAAAGTGAATTGTGTATCACCCATAATAGTTGATATCTCGTCAAGTGGTATTGGTTGTGAAAACAATTCTGTCACATTTTTAAACAAAGATGTTTTCATAAACAGATCGAAAGTATAAATACCATTAATAAATTCAGTAAATTCATTAAAATGGTCTGATATATACTTGAGGATTTTAAATCCGATAAAAGCATTAATATGATCAAGCAATTCGGTGTCATTAGAATCGACAAGTGATTGATATATGCTAACTTCAGGATTGTTGGATTTAAGCTTTTCATTGTTCGGATCATTTAATGCATTTATAATATCTTCAATTTTATCCGGATCATTAATCCATGTTGGATCAACCAAATTTAGCCAACTAAGAATATTCATGATAGTGCCATCAATCTGGAATTCTGAATCGATATCAGGGAAATCCTTCTTCTTAAAATTAGAAGAAAAGAAATCATTAAGACTGCCGATGGCAGTCTTAATGTTATCGAAATATTCCTTCTTAATGACAATCATCTTATTAGAAGATATTGCCATTCTATTAGATACCTCTTTTCATAATAAGTGAAAGGGCTTCTCTGCGAATGTCACCCTTGAGTGGAATATGTATTTTTGATGAATCAGCCTGCTCGATGACAATATTTCCATTATGGATACCCATGATTTCATCTGTTGATATTTGAAAAGATTCACAAACAACTTGCATTGTCTCATCCTGTTCAACACAGTATTTTGATAATTCTTTCAGGAATACAACATTAGCAGATTCCTGAACAGTAGCAACAATGTCAGCATTAGCATCTGCATGTGATGGATAATCAACCATATCAAATGTTATTACTTTCGTAACACGCATATTAGGCTGATTAATAGGTGCATTAGGAATCATGATACCTAATAAACGTACTGAAAAAGATGGTACAGCACCAAGATCAATTATTTCAGATGTAACAGCACGACCACAATCTGTTGAAGGATGTGTCGTTATTGTTGCCTTATATTTATTTCCAATAAATTTATCATTAGAAATAAAATGAGAAGTTCTCATAGGTTCAGGAATTGTCATTCTGATGTCAGAATACTGCTGTCCTTTAATTTCTGGATTAGGGTGATTCCATTCGCCACGCCATTTATTTTGAGCCTTAAGTGTTTGAAGCCGTTCGTCCGTTGTAACTACATTTTTTGCATTTTGCAGGTCATACCATCGATGCATTCTATTGTAACCATCAAAAGTCCATAAAGTTGAACCGAACTTGACAAATGGTTTGCCTTCTGATGATTTTTTAATAGTATAACCTCCTGGAGTTAGCTCGGATGAAGTTGGTGCTTCCTGAACGAAACACGCAGTTTCATATTTATTAGTCTGCGTTGATTTCAATGGCATGATTAATCACCTTTCTTTGCAAGCTTAAGGAATAATGAATGCTCATATCTATTCATAGCTTCTTCAGCATTAGCAGCAAACTGAAGCTGGTCTCTTCCAGATAATGACATATATGCCTTGTACACTGCACGTGCCCATTCTTCGGAAGAATTTGTATCACGTGCTTCTGACAGGATATCTTCTACATTAAGTTCTGCATGACCATGTGAGATATCTTTCACGAGTTTAATGATTTCAGGCAATCTTCCAGTGGCATTTCCAGTGGCAGCTTCCTGAGTAACATCAGCCTTATTACCATCAACAGTACCATCTGCAATGGATTCTGCCTTGTCAATAATAGTTACAAACTCTGCCAATGTATTAGTTGTATCCATTGAAATTTTCTGAAATTCATTTAAATTATTCGTAAAAGACTTTGCTTCTTCATCGGACATAGATGTCTTAAGTACAGCTAAATCTTTGGATGCTCCATCATTTCCTTTTCCAAAACAAGATTTAAGATAGTCAGCACATTTACGCATTTTCTTGGCAGATTCTAGCACTTTAGATATACTGTATGTTTTCTCTTCTGTAATTTTCTTATTAATACTAGCATTACGATTTTTAACAAAATCAGCCATGCTAGCAGCGAGCTGCTTAATTTTAGCAGGATCCTTTGTAATAGCAGAATCATTTGCAAGTGGCATAATTTTAGTTTCAACATATGTTACAAATTCGTCGCATTCATTTATATCATACCATGAAGATATTGTTCCTTTAGTAAGGTCAATGTCTGTCTGCTTATCTGTCTTCTTGGATTTATATCTAAGCACTTCACCAGCTGCAGAAGCCAATACAAGTGCTCCTGTACCGATTGCAATTTCTTTACCATGTGTATTAAAGAATCCTTGCACTTTTTTAATTGTTTTCTTTGTTTCTTCAGGACCATTCTTTGCTTTAGCATTTACATTTTTCTGAAGCTTATCAATTTTATTTTCGTCAAACTTTTTATTGATTGCATTAAAAATCATCTGGAATACTCTTGGTATAAATTTTATTATACTCATGATAATACTCTCTTTTTCAGTTGTGCCTTCTTTATATCTTCGGAATGCTGTTTCCTTAGTTTCGCTATCATCTGTAGGAACAGCAGCTTCCTGTGCAAAAGATTCCTGAAAAATAGAGAAATCTGATATAGAGTCTCCATCATAATTTTCAAGGATTGTAAGTGCTTTTGAATACGAATCGAGCATTGAAGAGATAACGGTCGATTCAGCAGTAATCTCAGCGTCGATTATTTCATCGACAGAATCCATAAGGTCTGTAATAATTTCGGATTTCATAATAATTACTCACTTTCTATATTTTTTAATATTTATAATGAATGATTTATTCAACCATTGCATTTTTTACATCGTCTGACATATCTCTAACGAGTTCAACATACTGATTTATGCATGTACATGACTGAATGAGATTTGTCTGAATATTGCATATCATCTGCAAATCCTTAGCTGTCTCAGAATCGATAACAGATTTTGATTTTGATGCTTTCTGATTAATTGTATTCAGTAAGTTTTCGCATGTATTCAGCGAAGTATTTAAAACCATAACTAATTGCTTTTGACTTTCAACATATTCATTCAATGTGTATTTACAATCGTTCTGAGTAGCACTTTCTAGATGTGCTTTTGCATTGTCCCTAAAACTTTTATTAAACTCAATTCCATTAGGGTATGGTGCTCCTGTTGTAACATATCGATCGACATATTTCATGAATGTGTTGCATTGCTTTATCCAGTTACATAATTTACTATGACTGAGCGGTATGGTAAGTTGATCACGTGCCGCATTATAATTAATATCTTCTTCATTTATAATTGATGGATCTTTTTTAATTTTAAAGCCCGGAATATAAATTAGTATAGTCTTTATAAAACGCTTAATTGATTCAATAGCTTTATGTGCAAAATTAACACAGATTCTAGCGGCTTCTTGCACTTTTTCTGCAGATTTTTCAAGAGCATCTACAGCTGGTTGAACAGCATTTGTAATTTTGTCACCAACCTGTTGAATCTTATCATTAGCAGTATTTGTAATTTTGTTGCTAACCTGCTGACTCTTATCACTAGCAGCATTAACAGCTTTATCCTTAACTTTATTGACACCTTTTTTTGTAACGTTTGCAATATTATCGCGCTGATTATATGCTATAGCACCAGCACCTGCTATGACAGCTGTCTTTGCAACAAACTTGCCTACTTTTCTGATTCGCGCACTCTTTCTTCTTTCTTTATCAATACCGTGTACTATATCTATTATTTCTTTTTTATTAAAAGAAACTTCATTATTATTATTACTCGATTCTTGTGAATTGGTGTTAACCGTTGTAGACGCATTTGCAATTGCATTATCACATATTTCTTTTTCACCATCAGTCATATCATTGATTGCAGTTACATTGTTTTCAAGCTTTTCTACGCTATTCTTATTCATTTTCTTTTTGATACAATCAATCAAAAATTTGATAAGACGAGGAATAGCATATAAAACACTTTTGACAATACTTTCTTTATTTCCATCAGCGTCCGTCTGACGAAACGTAAAGTTACTTTTGTCGTTTTCATCTGCCTCTAAAATGAAGCCTTCCTGAAAAATAGAGAAATCAGTTATAGAGTCTCCATTATAGTTCTCCATGATAGTTAATGCTTTCTGATAAGAATCTACTAATGCGTTTGTTACTTCAAGCTCATATTCCATAATAGTATCATCAATATCATTTATATAGCTTAGCATTTCTTCAATATAAGTCATCATTATTCACCCCTTTATTATTTAGAATCATTTGTTCGATCAAGTATATACGTTGCTATGAGACAAATATATGCTTTTATTATACTTATATCAACACCATATTTGTGTGCCAATGGATATATCAGTGGCCTTCCCTGCATAGCTCTATCGACAGCTGTTGGTAAATTAGTTATTCGACTAATAAACTTAGAGGAATTTATATCATTAATTGTGTTTGCTTCCTTAACAATGAACACATAAAATATTGCATCCATTATTTTAGAAATATCAGAATGCTCCATTTTCATGGCAAGATTATATAAGTCATCAACTTTAACATTTTTGATACGAGCAATACCAATATACAGATTTCCTTTACGAGCATATAGCTCATCACCAGTTTTGATTTTCCGCAAAAGATTATTTCGTAAAGATACTGTATCTTTCGTATCAAGATATTCTTCTGAGCTGTCAACATCATCGCCTGCCATATTACCTTTTTCAAGATTATCAAAATATTGATGTGCTAATAGTCTCAAATTCTGCTGGAATGATGTACGAACACGATTCAAAAACTTTACTAAAACCGACATAGACATATCAAGCGAAATAGATGTCTTATAGAAGCCATATGCGGTTTCTATAGTATTTCCAATCCAGTTGATAACATTCTCAGATTTCACCAGATTCCATGAATTATCAAGTGTCATATATGTATATGACATAATTTGTTCGGTTGGATGTGGCGGATGAAAGAACTTATTAAACACATTGTGATATATGGTTAGACCCATCTGTTGTCTTGCTGAATCACGTAGTTGACGATGTAATATCATATCAGAATAAAAAAGAACAACTGAATGAATTACATTAGTCGGCGTTGCTATAATAGTTTGGAAATCAGTTTTATCAGATACTTGTTTCAGTAATTGCTTTAATATATCTTTAAATGGTTTTGCATCAAATCCAAATAACATAAAAATATTATCAACATATCCCTTTGGAAATGAAACCTGTTTTGTTGGATATTCTTTTGAAAGCATCTCGGCATTCGCTTCAAGAAATTCACTGCCATATTTGATATATTGTGTTTTACCAGCAGGCTTCTCAAGGACTTTTATTATTGGATCAATAATGAAAGTTCTCAAGTCATTATTAATAGGATCATTAACAGCTTCTTGAATTAGTATTGATATTTCATCTTCGCCGTATGATTCTTCTTCTTCAAGGAAGTACATTTAATCACTTCCTTCATCATTAACGTTTCCAGTTTTTGTTCTTCTTATTTGGATATTTTTTATATGAATTATCAGTATTTGATGATGCATCAGATGTTTCAGTTTCTGCCATTTCTGTGTTATCCTCATTTTCAGTAATATTATCATCTGCAACATTAATGATTTCTTCATCACATGCTGCATCGCCATTGACAGCATCATTGTCAACGACTTCTGATGAAAGTTCATCTGTAGATTCCTCATTGATTAAAGTATTCTCGCATGAGACTTCGTCAGCTTCATCAGTACATTCATCTGCAGTTTTTGATATATTATTAATAAAGAATTTTTTGATGTTTTCATTAGTAATTAGCTCTCCTGTTGTTGACGCATATACCATGAAATTTTGGAAATTAAGCAATTTGTTGATATCATTTTCTGATACATCTCGATTATATATTGGCGCGATTTCACCGATTATTGGGACAATCCCTCTTCCTGAAATATTCACTTTCATATTTGTATTACCTCTTTCATATTAATTTAGATTAAACATATGCCCGTGGTGTCAACTCTTACTGTTAGACATAGCTGATTTTACTTTTTCGACACTATAATATGATTCTGATATAATATCCGTCTTTATTCCCATCGCCTTTAGTAACAAATCGGCTTGGAGCAAAGTTGGTTTATCATAAGCATTTGTTTTAATATCAGCTAATTTAACAGAGCCATTTTCTGAAATTGAAGATATCATATTATCATATTCAGCAATATTATCTCCACGAGCACCTGATATTTCGGATAATATAACATCACCGCCAACACCAGCAAGCAATTCGTTTTCAATACCTGTTGTAGTGCCACCCTTAGAGTCGCCTTTAGCAGCACCTGTCATTTCGTCACGATTATTATCACTCAGGGTCAAACCTGTTTTTTTAGTGACGATTTGTTGTGGACGCTTGATATTTAAATATCCAACCAATACAGGTTGTTTAGTTCTTACAGGACGGTTAGGGTTACTGGATACATGTGGCATATATACATATTCAAATAATGGGACATTTATTATTTTAGAAGCTTTTTCAATATTTTCATATTTTAATGATCTGGATCCATCACCAAATTCTTCAATATCATATCGAATATTGCTTTTTGGATCCGCTAAAAATTTAGTAATCCAGTCGGAGAATGCTGCATCTGACATGACTTGGAACATATCTTTGTATTTACGAGGGTTTATACCAGTAGGATCCATTGCTGATAATACATCATCAATCAATGTCTCTATCTCTTTTCTTTTGTCAGTCAATTAAATCACTCCTTTCTTTTAGATATATGCTCGTTTAACATATAAACGATTTAATTTATCATATGATATTCCTATGATAACATGACTACTATCTGACCCATAACCAAGTCGGTCATTTCCGATGATTTCAATTACGAGAGCATCAAACCCATCAGATGTCTTATCAAAAAGACATTCAATATTTATCCCTGATATTTCTAGACGATTACATTGATCTTTCAGTTTTGATTTAATCGTTGCCGGAATCAAAGGATCATCTGAATATTCATGAAGATATGATTCAATATCAATACCAAGTTCAGGTATAGATGGATATTGCCCTGGCTTCATGAATAATAGTGTCAGTACGGTATTAACACACATTTGAAAAGTACTTATAACTTTAGGCTTGTACATTGCATCCACATCCATTAGAACATCATATCCAAGTGTCTGAAATGTCCTTGGATATTTGCCAGTAACCTCAGACAAGGTTATGCCCTTTTCATCAAGAGCCATTCAAATCATTCCTTTCAATCATCTGGCCTATTATTATCTGATTTGACATATAACTTGTCGAATTCAGTATATATTTTGTCAAATATTTTGATATAATAAATGCCAAACTTTTTACATGTATTCTTCATCATGGAATCTTTACGATGCTCAATATCTCGATTGTGTATCATAAATGACTCATTAAATCCAGATTGTTTAATTTCGACCTCCAGATTTAGCGATGGTATGTAAAAGTCAGGAATGTATAGATGCTGTGTACCATCTTCCCACTTGTACCAATAATTATTCGGAGATGGTGCTATTATATCAGCAGGAGACCAGTTAAGCGCATGTAGATGATCAAGAAAATCTACTTCATATGTGCCTATTACACGAAATTTATACTTTTCATTCCAAATATAATCATGTGCATTCGCATGGTTATATATCATTTTTCGTTGCATATCAGCATCATTTAGCATATGCTCTTTACCATATACTTTCATCATTCGTTCTTTCATCATTCTCGTGTATGCCTCTTTACATGCTGGATCATCACATATTCTTTCGTATTTTAATGATTCTGTATTAAAATGAACATAATGCTTATGACATTCTGTACATAATCTGCCAATAGGCTTATTTACCAAGAGTGAATATGCAAACTCCAGAGGATCACATTCATCTGGTATTTGATCATTATGTTTCATAGCAATATGATTGCAATATTTTTGCTTATCGTTAAATATCATAGAGCAAAAATAGCATCTTGTATTACGCATATTATGTACCTCCAATATATATATGATTGATTTAGATTGTGGTTTCGTATGTATGGCAATTAATCAAAAAAAATAAAAAATAATCATAGTATTATTGTATAGCTTTAATTAGCTTACTTTTTTAGCTTATTAATCTTTAATTATCTAATATCTTTAATTACTCATCCTTCTTTCACTGATGTAATTATCACTATATTACATCAACCCCTACATTATAAAAATATATGTTTAGAAAATAAAAAAATAGAAATAGAAATAGAAATGTAATATTAGCTTATTTAGTTTTAATTAGTTAATATCACAACTTTTCCATTGATGTAATTATCACTATATTACATCAACCCCTACATTATAAAAATATATGTTTAGAAAATAAAAAAATAGAAATAGAAATAGAAATGTAATATTAGCTTATTAGCTTATTAATCTTTAATTATCTAATATCCTCACCTCTTTCACTGATGTAATTATCACTATATTACATCAACCCCTACATTATAAAAATATATGTTTAGAAAATAAAAAAATAGAAATAGAAATGTAATATTAGCTTATTTAGTTTTAATTAGTTAATATCACAACTTTTCCACTGATGTAATTATCACTATATTACATCAACCCCTACATTATAAAAATATATGTTTAGAAAATAAAAAAATAGAAATAGAAATGTAATATTAGCTTATTAAGCTTATTAGCTTATTAATCTTTAATTATCTAATATCCTCACCTCTTTCACTGATGTAATTATCACTATATTACATCAACCCCTACATTATAAAAATATATGTTTAGAAAATAAAAAAATAGAAATAGAAATGTAATATTAGCTTATTAGCTTATTAGCTTATTAATCTTTAATTATCTAATATCCTCACCTCTTTCACTGATGTAATTATCACTATATTACATCAACCCCTACATTATAAAAATATATGTTTAGAAAATAAAAAAATAGAAATTAAGAAATAGAAATGTAATATTATTTATAATTATTCAATATTTCGATAAAGAATGTTATATTGCTTTTATAAAAACTCACAGATAACTTCTTATGTACTATATTAACATAAGGAAATTATTATATGAAAAGGAGATAATTGATCATGGCAATTAAAATTAAAATACCACATGAGAAAGATTGTGCTGATACAAAACCATTCAAATTCAGTGATTCATTTCTTGATAGTTTTAAGAACATTTCCGACGTATATGACACTTCTCTCAAAGAATTAGATAATGCCATATACAATGATTCGGCTAAATTCGCATATGGAATTTGTAATTGCACATACAAGCTTAGATATATTACGCCAAACGATATATCTACGTATATATCTTGTTTATCAAAAGGATTAAACAGTTGCATGTTCACAACACTTGCTGATATTCACATGTTTACCACAGCATCAATTAAGCGATGCATGGAAGACAACGACTGTTTGTCTTTTGAATCAACTGAGGATATCACGACAGGCGGAGGTAATAATTTTGGAGGTAAATATGTTAATCCAAAAGAATATACCATGTCGGATCTAATCAATATGTGTAAAGATGATTATATTAATACAATGATATGTTCTCGTTATGAAGTGGCCGAGCGTGCAAAAAATGTTAAAGAGATTGCTGATATGTTTAAAAAGATGCGTTTTGGAATAACACTAAAGAATATCGTTGATAATTTTCCAGTACTTATTAAACAATCAGAATCATTGAAGATGTTGCTTAGTAATCCTAATTGCAAAGAAGTATTCACAACGTTTGTAGAATCATTTATTATATTTGCATTTTCGCTGAATATAATAACTATAAAAAGTATAATGGATTATTGCAAACCATCAACAACTTATGATGTCATACCTGAAAATGATAATAGTAAGAAGCTAATAACAGAATGCTGCCTGCTTAAAACAAATGATATGTGTATTCGTAATAAGATACCATTTAATTGCAATATGCGTGATGTAGTTCTTCAGGATGTGCATCCTAGATTCAATGATACTAAATCAGCATTACAATTCATTCTTAATGATGCCAGATCTCCTATCAGCATTCTTATTAACAAATATAGCAAATGTGAAGGATGTACTTGTCCCATAGATTCAGAATATATTTATCGGATGTTTATTGGTCATACTAAGTTTTCAGATAAAGATAAGATGACAGCAGGTCTATGGACTGATAAAAAAGGACATAGTACAGAAAATCCATATGATAAATATTGTGTACATACGAACGTTGAATGGCTTGACAAGATAGCATATGGCAACAATTATCTGGATGGAAACTATCGTGATGATGCAGTTGGCAATGAGCACGTTAATCCTATAACAAAAACACTTGATACGATATACAAAATGTTTGGCGGATGTGAGTTAACATCTAATTCTGATCTTGCTGATAATCTTAAACAAGTAGCATCGATGATGCTCTGTATCATTGATGCATATCCAGAAGAAGGCATTGAAAATTGGGATCTTGTTAAAGATATACTTGCTGTATTCGGTGAAATATTTACAAGAAATATGCTAAAATTATATTATAATAATACAAGAGTATTCGTATTCGATGATAAATCGGAAGATACAATGGTCCCGGGATACCTATACACGGAAAGTTATTATATGGAAGCTGATGATAAAACAGCGACAACTGTATCATTTAAGAACCCAGATGGTTCAGATATTGCAGGTGGCTCTTCTGCTAAACTCGTAATCGGTAATGCTAATCGTAGATTTACAGATTGGGTAAGAAATACATTATCAAAGTTTTTCACAAAGTTTAATGAAAATCATAAAATGGAAATTGATTATATTTCCAAAAATGATGAGATGAACAAAAATATTGCTACTGCAATTACCAATGGATCTTTTGTTCCGGTTGTCTCTAACTTTCCAAAATTTAAAGTTCCTGCTGGAGAGTTATCACGAGTTAATATCAGTAATATCGTAACAAAGTATATGTCATCTAAAAATGCAATAGATGAAAAATCTGTTCTCAAAGAAATGCTACCTACTGGAATTGGTGATGCAGCAATTTCTACGATGGTTAATGATGAGAATACTGCTAAAGAATATATAACGAATTATATATTATATTCAACGACAAACAAACCCGACAGTTATACAGGAAAATTAACGGTTGATTTATGGAATGACTTGCTTGATAATATTAAAGGATCACCGAAATTAATTGAAACAGAATCAAAAGCTATTTCAGATGATTTAGCAAAAGCATGCGAAATGTTAAATAGTAAGATAAACGAAACTGCCAATAATAGCCAAACTAAGGATGCAAATGCAAATGCAACAGCTGAAACTGATAATGCGCAAACATTATTGACTATCGTGCAAAAAATTTCTAGAATATATCAGACAAATATGCTGAATACATTCAATAGCAAATTATTTGGTTCATGTTACAAAATATATCGTGATATTGTCGCTGGATATAAGCAGCAAGGCTCTCCAGTTAAACAAGCAACGCCAGCACCAGCACAGCAACAGCAGTCGGCAACATCAAATACAAATAGCAATAATACACAAGCAAACAAGGAAGACATTAGTGTACCCGTATAATTTTAAAACGAAAGGAGAATATATCTAATGGATTTAAATAGTACATCAAGTAGCATGCTTTCGTCAACAGACATGCAATTGGCTATTGACAAAGCTATTAGCGAATCAGATAATATAGTATCAGCACTCGAAGCTGTTGGTGCAATGTATGGAATTCCTTCAACAAATATACTTATCGATGATAGTCTTAATAACCTCAAGGTGGTCAATGATTGTGTTTGCGCTCCTTCGCATATTACAAATGTAGCCGGTAACAAAAAAGCTATCATGTGTGCGATCGGTAGTGTTCTTGATTTTATATCGCAGAGGGTAGATGATAAACTCGATAATTATCAGCTGAATAATATCAGCAAAGGTAAAATTGATGATTCTATTCGAATAAATGCAAATCCATCAAAAGGAAATGCTATTGCGCGTTATGAGGACAGCAATGGTGATGAAATCCTCGTATATGATTCAGGATTAGTTGACACTGCAAATACCCCAGAAGCATATGAAAAAATTAAGCAACTTCGCCAAGATATGAAAATACCAGAGCATGATAATATAATGAATAAAGCATCATATTTTAATGATGAAGATGATATATCAGCTGATACTACATCATCAACAGATGACATTAGTGATGATAGCACTACTGATGTCTCTGACGATATTCAAGAATCAGCAATGATACTTGATCTTATTGACCATTTTAATGGGACTCGATATCTTGGATATGATCTGCTTCAGGAACAAGGCTTTGATTATATAAGACCAATAACATCTATTGTTCAAGAGTCATCATCAGAAAAGAGTAATAAGAATATTATATCAGCCGAGGATATTAAATACATGAAGTTTGACAATACAAACATCATTAATGCTATTAAATATTTTAATGAAGCTCGTGCTGAACAGCCATATGCTAAAAAAGGTCATTTTGATATTAAGAAATTTATTAATTCAGAGAATTACAATAAAGCAATAGATTGTCTCAACAAACAGTTCAATGCAAAAATTAATGTGCGATTTGCTCAACCGGATCGCAATGTTTCTCAATTGTATACAAGCATCTGGAGTGATGTTCGTCATAATCTAACAATATCAAAATCAAAGGGATTTCAGTTGAATGGGTTGCCTATTGATATTTTCGTTATTGGAAAATCGATTGATGAAGATGCACCTGATGATATATCATTATTTGGTCAAAATGTGGTTTCTACATTTTGTCATGAAATATTTCATAATATAGCAGCTGTTCTACGAGAGAAAACAACGACGACTATGCAATCTCTTAATTTGGCACTAATGATAGCGTCTGGACAAAATAATGCAAAGAATCGACGTATCGTTATTTCAAATTATGTCAACTCTCTTGATGAATTTAATGGAAAAAAATTAAATCGTTTAACAAAGAGAATCCTTGTAAAGAATCTAGTTGTAATAACAGCCGTACAACATGACCAAAATGCACTTAACGAATTAGAGACAACCATTCGTGATTCAAATGGTGCAAATGCAAACAAAGATATTGATAACTTAATTAAAAAATATACTAAAATCATTAAACGTAACAAGCCTTCCGTAAAAGGATATGCTATTAAAGGTCTCCTCATGGCAACATCAATTATACTATTTTATTTCAATCCATTTGCAGCAGCAGGAATTCAGTCTGAATTATTCGCAGGTATTGCTGGTTTACTAGGACTGACAACTGCTGGTCAAATAACGAACGACATATCGACAATGGCACTCAGAAGGATGTATGAATCGTCAAATCATTATGAAGAATTTTATTGTGACATGTTTGCTGGAATGTATAAATTACCTATAACATTCTTTATTGGTACAAAGCGAGAGTTTACTCCTAACGATGTTGACAAAGACCATTTAAATAGACTAGCTAACGTTGAAAAAGAGTTTTATTCAACACTAATGGCATCTTATCCAACTATGATGGAAAGAAACTATACTGGTGTTCGTATTGCAAAAAATCTTCTTGAAAATGGCGATGATCTTGATCCATCAATAAAGAAATATTGTCAGTGGATAGTTGATAATTTTTCTTCAACACTTGATACTGATATTGGAGAGATATATAATCAGAACACATTCGATCCAAAGACAGCTGATGATCTTGATACACATTTGCAGCAGCTTATTGATAAAAATAGTATTGTACTTTCAGAGTCTTTTGTTACGTGGATTGGTGATACCTCATCTGTTATTATGGAATCAGACGAGCGTGTCAATGACAAAGGCACTCCTGTTCCTGAGAAATGTCCAATATGTGGTAGTAAAGTAGGAGTATATCTCAGGGGTGAACCTGTTTGGTTATGTACCAATAAGAAATGCAATAAATATTTCGGTACATTACCTTTTCAAGAAGGATATGAAGAAACATCACAGCCAATAATTACACATAAAAGGAGATATTAAAATGGATAGTACTCTTTCTTATACCAGAATTCATGATGACGTCCTCTCATCGATAGATGATATAGATGATGTTGTTCTCGAATCCGAGTTTAGTGTTCTAAATGCAATGCTTGATTCTTATAACAAAGCAACCATAATCATGGAAAACTATAATGGTGATGCAATTGATTCATTCTCTATTTTTCAAGAAGAAGGGATTCTTGATGAAGCGACTGGTAAAAAATCAGAAGCATTAATCACCCGAATATTAGCATTTATACCTCGACTTATTATGGCTATTGGTAAACGACTTATTGGATGTAGTAAAAATGAGGATATAAAAGAAGCAGCTGTTATTATTAAAGATGAGGAAACGAATGAAGCGCCAATGACACCTGAAGAAAAAACACGTGTTCAGAAATGGCGCGAAGAACATTCTGACAGTACTGTCGACATTGATGGTGCTAAAAATAAATTTTTAAAATTCACTGGAAATATTAAAGAAAAATGTCATCTATTATCTGTAACAAAAGATCTGTTCGCAAGAATTCATGAAGTACTTGACAAAGATGAGCCTTCGGCTTATCGAGATCTTAGCAAAGAATTTAAAGACATCGCATCTAAAAATAAAGGTTTTTCAGCACAAACAGTGTCAATTGCGTTTAGTGCTGCTTCTCAACTTTTTAATGATGCAGGACTTCTTGCTGATGAAGCTGGTAGTGCTGCTCTTGAAGCAGGGAAAAAACTCACGGATGTTATCAATGCTAAAATTAATGATCCTAATGCAAATGAAAAAACATTAGAAAAACAGATTGCTATAAAAGAATTAGCCGACTCAATAAATGCAGTTGGATCTGTTGCATCTGACACAGTTAAATCTATTAATGACGGTGCTGGTTTTGTTAAATGGGTATGGGGACATTCAAAGAGTAAATATGAAGGAGGCAAGAAAAAGAAACTTAAAAAAGAAATCGATTCTGTTAAGAAGCAGATCAAAGCATATGAAAAGAGTAAAGTTGACGCTAAAGAAATTGAGAAGCTTCGTAAAAAACTTGCTGATTATGAAGCTAAACTTGCTAATATGAAGGATGGAAATGACAATGACACAGACTGAAATACTAGAATCAATTGATCAAATCGAAAATGTAATTACTGAATCAGAAGTTAATGTTACATTGGCAATTATAGATTCTTATCAGAAAGCATTAACCATCATGGAAAACTATAATGGTGATGATTATTCATCATTCTCTATTTTTCAGGAAGGAGCTATTCTTGATGAAGCTAGGGGCGCTAAAGACGAAAATATGATTAAACGTATTCTTCTTTTTATACCAAGACTTATACAAGCTCTTGGTAAAGCATTAATGAATGTTATCAAAAAGAGTAATACCGATACGTCAAAACAAGAAGCTGTTAAGGATTTTTTTGATAATATGGATCAGTATTCTGATGATACTATTCAAAAAGCTGAAAATGATATTAATGAAAAAATTGCCGAAACTGGTAAGAAAGTTTCATTTGATAAAAAGAAAAAGACAATGTCTTTCAAAGATATCAATTGGAAATTCCATATTAAGTCAGTATGGTCAGTCGTAAAAGCAATTAAGCGTCTTAAAGATGAATTTAATCTAAAAGATCCTGAAAATCCGATTAGACAGTTCGTAGATGAATGTAAATCTATTAAGAGTGGCTATAAAAAACCCGGACTTGATACAACTGCTTATGGCGCGATCGCATTTGCATCACTTGTACAAGATTTTATAAGTGCTTCAGAAGCATTATCATATACCTCAATTGAAGTAAGTACCGCCATGGAAAACATCATTGAACATGATGAAAATAAAGGTGAACTTGCATCTGAAAAGAAACAAAAAGTCTGTGCAAGTGTTAAGCAGGTATCAAATCAAATAGCAATGGTGCAGGGTGAAATCCTAAATAATATAGAAGTACTTAATACTGTGACATCTGTGATAGAAAAAGTACATTCGACCGCAAAAACAGTTCTCAACATTGCTTATCCATTTAACAGTATTAATTTATTATTTTCACAGGTATCGAATGAGAATAAGAGTATCGTCGAATTTTTAAAAAATAACAGTATTCGACCAAACAAACCACTTACCGATTTGGATAAGAAATACCTTGATGACGCAACAAACTGGATAATTGAAAACGAAAAATATCCAAATGAAACAAAGAATGACTATATGAGACGTTACTTCAGAGATGGCATTGAGCGCGGTTCTTTATTACAATTCGCAAAAGATATAAAAGGTGGTATATCTGCTAAGGTCGACTACTTTATGAAAAAAGCACAAGAAAAACGTGAATCGAGGTGATTAATATGAAATATGCATCAATTAATGAAGCACCAAATGATGAAATTGGCGCTGAAACAGAAGCAGAACTTTCAAATGGCAAAGGCTAATTAAATTTGCAAATCACATCAGCAATCTTTCAAAAAAATATCAATTGGAGGTATTTAAATGAGTAATTCTAGTTTAGCAACATACGTTGCGATATCACCATTCAGGAATGATGATCGTATTGATGACAATGGTATTAAGCATTCTATTAAAAAACTAACATGGCATCATATGGCAGGCGTGTTGAGCGTCGAGACATTTGGTAATATCGTAACTAGAGCAGGTGCTGAGATGTCAGCAACATATGCCATTGGCTCTGATGCTAGAGTTGGAAGATATCTCGATGAAAAAGATAGACCATGGACGTCGTGTTCACCGAGTAATGACTATCAGGCTGTGACAATTGAAATATCTAATTCGTCTATGGGAGAACCATGGCCGATATCAGATGCCGTGCTTGAGAAAGCAATTGACTTGAGTGTTGATATATGTCAGCGCAATGGTATCAAGAATCTCGTATATACTGGAGATAGTACAGGTAATTTCACATTTCATTATATGTTTGCTGACACAGCATGTCCGGGAACATATATCAAGAGCAAAGCTAATGAAATTGTCAAGCGTATAAATGATAAGCTTAATTCATCCGCAAAAGTATCATCACCTACAATTGTAAAAGTAACTTCTTCTTCAAATCCTAAAGCATACAAAAAAGACGACCTCGTAAGTATTTCAGCAGATGCAACATACTATACAGGTGATTCTATACCAGGCTGGGTAAAATCACAAAAATGGCATATCTCTGAAATATCAGGAGACAGGGTTGTTCTTGGTAAAAATGAAAGCGGCGATCGAGATATTCAGTCTCCTATAAGCACTAAATTTCTGATTGGTCAGACAGCACCGGCAGCATCACCGTCATTCAAGCCGTATGTTGTTGGTCTTGCTGCATCAACACCAATTTATACTGATGCATCAGGAGCTAAAGTTTCAGGTAGAATTAATCCTGATGGTGTTTATACAATAATAGCAGAACAAGTAACTCGTGGTATAAAGTATGGTAAACTTAAGTCTGGTGCAGGCTGGGTTAACCTCAGTACTAAGTTTGATCCAACAATACATGTTGGTGATAACGTAAGAGTTACATCAGCAATTCAGTATAATGGTAATCCATTCAAAGTATATGTATCGTCATATAAAGTTCTTCAGCTAGATGGTAATCGAGCTGTAATTTCATCTGATGGTAAAAATGTTACAGCAGCAGTTAATACAGCTAACCTTCAGAAACTTTAATTATTAAAATGATTATAATGTACCGGGGTTTCCCCCGGTACAATTATAATTAAAGAAAGGATTTCTAATTATGAATATCACATATGATAATCATGTATTATCTATATTTAATGAAAACGATAAAAAAGTATTTAGTACCAATTTAAATTATGATAATGAACAAATAGATTGTTCAAATATAGTAATTCATGAGGAATCATCAAAATATCTTATAAAAGATTATGTTGAACAACTGATATTAGAATCAAATGTAGATATTGAGGATGAGAAGATAATCAATGTTGTTAATGAAATATATAATGATAAAATGATTTCATCAAAATATTTTAATATTAATAATATTAAATCGAAAGTATCTGAGTTTACAGATTTCTTTAATGAAGCAGCTATTGCGAATAAAGAATATACTTCTAAAGAGAGGAATATAGCAACTGATATTGTTACTGCGTATATTTCTAATAGATGGGCTAAAGGAGATACGATAGATTTAGGTTTACCAAGAATACAAAGATTAGCTTCTAAATACGGATATAAACATAAAGCTTATAATATAAAATTAGCAATACAAAAACTCAATTCATCAGATACTGATAAAATTAAGTATTATGTAACGATGAATACTGATAATAACAATATCAAAACAGTCGTTATATATTTTAATTTCTATATTGAAAATGATATATATCAATTATCATTTCATTTAAAAAGACATGTTGTTACAAAAGATATGGATAATGTTGAAGCGATAGCTATTAAGAAAGAACAAACTGATTTTGATGAAATAATGAAGTATTATCAGAAAACGGAGATATTAACTCATATTAGTGATCTTAGAAAGTCTGCTTGTTCAGCAGCTACTAAATTAATAGAATATTACAATATTTCTTAATTTTCAAATATATATTATTAATATGAATAAAATTATATTATAAAGCCATCACAGAGCTGTATAATCTGTGAAGAAAGAGGTATATTATGAAATATACAAATGAAGTGTTCAAAGGTAATATAATAGAAAAAACATATGAAGATACTGTTTTCGATAATTGTTGTTTTGAAGGTGTTCTCTTTATAGGTGTTGAATTTAAAAACTGTCGATTTTTAAATTCAACATTTGAACAATGTACATTTGAAAATTGTACTATAACAGCTACACGATGGACAAGTTGTACATTAAGTGAAGTCGATTTTGAGTTTACATTAGTTTATTATTCTAATTTTGATGAAGATTGTAAAATTAATGAAAACGTATTATTTATGTCAGGATGGGATGATAACATAAATAATGATATTGAAGAAATATTTGGAAATCTTCAATCACAAGTTAACATATGTAAATGAGATATATTAGTATGGGGATTAATCCCCATACGCTTCTTTTTTTGTAAATGTAATATCACTCACACTCACAAAACACTATTATTTTATTACTAATTATTCATTCAAAAATAAAAGATTAAAAAAAGTAAACTACGTGATAATTTTTTTAATATTTTTTGTGAAATGTTATGAACAAAAAGTAGTGTGTGTTTAAAATAAAAGAAATAAAAAATATTAAACCCGGAGAGGGACGGTTTCCCTCAAACAATTATTTTTAATATTGGTGGCTTAATAGCCACCACATGTAACATCTTTTTTATACTCCATACATATATTATTATTGTGGACCGGATAAACACATTATCAAAGAATTATAATATTAAGGAGTGAATATAATTGGAATCTGAATTACAATGCGGACATGCACCGCGAGATTTGAATTATCCAGAGGGCTCTATGTTATTCGATGTTCGATACTCTCGTAAGCCAGAAACATTTGAAGTTATATATTGGAACCCATTAACAAAGCAACTCGAATTGAAGTATGAAGAACCAATAATTGACATTTGGTTTCTCAAGGAGGAATATCGCACAAACAAGTATCAGATATCACAAGCAGAAATGGAAAAATGCTATCCTGTATATTGTAAGCCATCACAAGTATCAAAGATGATAGCACTTCATGCAGGCCGTACTCCTGTGTATAATAATGATAGTATGACATATAAAGAATACTATGACCAATATGTCGATCAAATAAAAACTAATGATATGGCATCTGTTATGTGTACTAATCCATATGTATTTAAGGCAGATTTTACTCCCGACGTTTATTTTAGATTACGATGGCTGAAGAAATTTGGTGCTGAAATTGATGCATCTAATGTAACATTTGGTCTTGTTGATATTGAGACTGATGTTTTAGATAGACCGATAGATATTGCTGACATTCATTCAGCTCCGCAACCAATTAATGCTGTATCAATAATATTGCCGCATGTAAAGATTATGGCGTTGCTAGTACTTAGCCCGCGACCAAAATCACAGATACATGAAAGATTTCATTCATTGCTTGAAAATCAGATGAATGAATATAATTGGCTTATAAATAATATAGATGCATTTAAACAACAAATTGTTGAAGATGATCCTGACAATAATAAGTATCTTAAAGGCTACGACGTGCGTATTCATACATTTGATTTTAGTGATGAAATAAATCTAATAAAGACAGTATTTGATTACATTAACAAATACCGTCCGATGTTCACAATGTCATGGAATGCAAAGTTTGATGATAATTATCTAATTGAAAGAGCTAAATATCTTGGATATGACCCCAAGGAATTTGTCATACCAAAAGAATTTAAAACAAATACATTATTTTACAAAGAAGATCAGTCCCAAAACTTCTCACTCAAGACATCTCGTGATTGGATGTATGTATCAACATATACAGTCTTTATATGTCAAATGCGTTTGTTTGCAGCAATACGCAAATCTCAACAAGAACGAAGATCTTATTCATTGTCATCTGTCGGAAAAGATATAGCTAAAATCGACAAGTTAACAAATACGAAGTCGGGATCATTTCGTACATTTGCGTATACGGATTTTTTAAAGTTTCTATTATATAATCCACGTGATGTTGTTGTCCAACTCGCGATTGAATTAAATTGTAATGATTGTCAATCTATTGTCACTCGGTCATATATGTTTGCAACACAGTATTCAAAGTGTTTCCAAGAAACTCATATTGTTCGTAATCATAGAGAAGATTTTTATGAGTCGGATGGTTATGTACAAGCTTGCAGATTGCTAATAGAACCTGGTACAGAGTCTGCTTTTAGAGGAGCTTTCGTTGCACCTACTGAAAAGAATGCACCGACAGGGTATGTACTAAATGGAAAATATATGAATAACATCATCTATGGGGCTCTTGATGCTGATGCTTCATCATATTATCCATCAACAAAAATGGCAATGAACATGGATCCTATGTCATTGATATATAAATGCATAATTAATAATGAAATATTTGCATCTGGTCAATGCATTAACCATTCATTTAATCAGAGCTATCTATGGTATGATAGTAAGAATAAGCCTCATCCAGAAGATTTATCCGGTCCGATTATAAATTCTTATAAGAATGGAAATGAACTATCCGTTATGTACAATTGGTTTAACTTGCCTAGTATATCTGAATATTTTCAGTATATAGATTCATTAATATAAATAAAAGGAAAGAAGTTGGAACGATGTTTGATGAAAACAATATCCCCGAAAAAGAAATGGCTGAACTATCCAAAAAATACATGTGTTTGTATGGCGTAAATGTTAATCTGCAGAGAGCCATACCATTTATATCTGATGGCTTGAAACCTGTATGGCGAAAGATTCTATTTGTAATTTACAAAAATTATGGAAAAGGTAAGATTAAAGTTGCATCAGCAATAGGTGACGTTCTGAAAATACAGCCTCACTCCGATATAGGAATGAAAGATGTGTTTGGTCGTCTTGCACAGACATTCTCAAATAATGTGCCACTATTAACAGCACATGGTAATGCAGGAACTGCTGTTGTTGGTAGTGACGCAGCCGCTCCTAGATACTGGAGCGTTTCACTTGCTAAATTTACATTAGATGTATTATTTGATGAATTTGATGGTAAAGTAAACATGAAGCCAAATTATGATAATACAAGTGAAGAACCAATATCATTACCTGCTAAATTTCCATTAATATTATTGAATGGAACGTCTGGTATTGGATATACACTGTCATCTGATATATATCCATATAATCTTTCAGAAATAGCTGATGCAACAATCAAACTGTTGAAGAATCCGCAAGCTAAAGTAAAACTGATACCAGATTCTCCTACAGGATGTGACATCATAGTCAGAGATGAACGTACATTTGTAATGCAGTCATCATTTGATATTGATAATATCAATTATGTAATTACAATCAAGAATACTCCATATATGAGATATCTTGATGATATCGACAATAAACTTCGTGAGATACAAGACTCGCCAAATCCAATCAAAGAGATATTAGATGCCAATGATGAATCCGATCTTATCAATAACAAGATTAGATATATCATACATTGCAAACCATGTAATTTATATAATGTCATCAATACTCTTTTCAAACGTGTCCCCGGATTTCGTATTGTGATTAGCACAAGTAATATGCTTGTCGTTGATAATTTTCGCACAAAAGAATATGATGTTAGACAAATACTTTGCTCATGGATTAGAAACAGACTAATCGAGAAGCGAGCATGGTTCTTGCGTAGGCTTGTATCTACAACGACAGAATATAATATGCTTGAGGGCAAATCATTCATGCTTTCACCAGAGAATCTTAATAAAACTATTAATATATTCCGTTCATGCGAAGCACGTGATGAGATAGTTCCGTCAATTGTCAAAGCATACAATGGTAAAGTGACTTCATCACAGGCAAATTATGTTTCTGAGCTCCGAGTATATAATTTAACAAATGGCGAATATAAAAAGACAATTAAGGCAATGGAATCTGTCCAGAAAGATATTGATTATATTCGTAATATTATTGAAACTCCAAACAAAGTCTGTGAAGTCATCATAGATGAGATAAAAACAATCAAGCATTTATATGGCACTCCACGAAAATCAAAGATATTAAACCTTGACAGCAATGAAAATGTGAATATTGGTGTTGTTCAGATACTACCAGATGGGAATATCTTATTTTCAGAAACAGAAAATCCAGAACACTTGTCATCTGACATAACGCCAATATCAAGTGATGAGGTTTGTCTTATTGATGATCAAGGATTCTTTCTATGGGTTGATACAGCACATGTTGATCATGATAAACCTATGACAATGACTTCTATTGGAAAATCACAGATGGGAAAATGCGTATTTGCAGCATCAAATCCGGATAATGATTTAGTAATATTGACGAATAAAGGACGCATTAAATATATGCCGATATCTAAAATACCATCGAATACATCACGGAAGCCACTTGTTGCATTGAATGAAGATGAATATATTGTTTCTGTATTAGAGCTTCGTGATAACACATCTGATATCCTTGTGTATACTTCGGACGGTATGGGTAAACGTATACAAATATCTGATTTGAATAAGGTATTATCTGTTGAAGCAGCTGGACAGTTTATTTTAAAGGATTATGAAGTATCAGGAATGTTCTGTATTAATTCTAAAAAGCCACTACTTGTGTATGTAACAAAATTAGGCAGATTAAGAGTTAACCAGTCTAAATTCTTAACAAGCACAAATAAATTTGCTGAACCAAAGCCAATTATCAAGTTATCTACACAGGATGATTTAATTGCAGTCTTTTGCTGTAATAAAAATCAGTGCGTAACGCTTAATCATGCGGATGGAAGAGTTACGACTGTTAACGTTGAATCGCTTGATATATCAACAATGGCTGTTGAACCGACACGACCACGTCACGTTCCTGGTGTGAAGGTTATACGAGCAAGCTTGTCATAGGAGTAAATATTATGGAAAAACTATTAACAGATTTAAAAAATCTGATGTGTGTTTGGAATGACACATATCCAAGTACTAAAGCAATTGTGATTATAGCTTTGATATTAACGGTAAAACTGATAATGTGTCTGACGGGTTTCATCAGTCATATGATATGACAATATAATTTATTAGAAAGGAGGTGATGCTAATGAAGTCCGCTGCTTTTACGGTAACAATAAGAGCCACATCGATAACGATAAGTCCTGGTAATGCATCTGTTGAATTATTACATCCATTGCTTTCATTGTTTGAATATGACGATGAATTTACAGAGGAATCTCATATACTTGGCTATATGCTAGATACTGATACTGATATTTTATATATTCATAAAGGTGTAGAGTTGAGTTATCTACAACGTCTACTTGGCAATGTCATATTCGTCAAAGATGAATATGACAAATGTGATCCTATGAGATTTGAATATGAAGAGATAATATCACCACGTAATGAAGATCAGCAAGATGTAATTGATTTTATAGCGGGAACCAAAGGACATATACAAAACATTGATGCACGCCAATTATTCTTAGTAAAACAACCTGGCTTTGGTTAGGTAAAACATATTGTTCAGGCGTTGGATTATGTAAATACGGTGTTAAGACATTGATAATTGTGCATCGAGAACAACTTCGAACGCAATGGCTAAATTCGTTGTATAATATGGCAGGTCTTACTTCGCATGATGTACATGAAATAGCATCATCGGAAGAGTTATATGACATAGCATATAACCGTCATAATTATGACTATGATGTGTATTTAATGACACATGCAACTTTCAGGTCTGGTATAAAACGTATCGGGAATCTGAATGATGTCCGTAATATATCTCGCAATTTAAAAATAGGACTAAAAATTATCGATGAAGCACATCTTGAATTCAGAGATACATTAATAATGGATTTCTTATTTAATGTCAAACGTAATTTATATCTTACAGCAACAGATGGAAGATCTGCAAAAGAAGAGAATGCAATTTTTAAGCATGTATTTTGTAATGCGGTATATTATAAGAAATCTATATTATATACAGACAATTTGCCTAAAAAATGGGTAAACTATGTTATGGTCGATGTGAACACTCATTGCAAGCCGAATATATATCGGTATAAAGTTGCTGGAAGCCGAGGTATGACCCCTGCAACATATGGAAAATGGGTTATCCAGTATGATAAAAACAAAACACATTTCAAAGTATGTCGTGACCTTCTACGAATAATTTATGAGCGTGATGAACGTGCAAAAGTGCTAATATTTATGCCATTGATAGAACTGTGTGAAGAGTGTGCTCATTTTTGCAACATGGAGTTGAATTATGATGATTCGTTTGCATATGAATTAACTATAAAAACAATAAACTCACATAATTCTAAATCGGAAAACGACAGAAACAAGAGAGCAGATGTTATAATAACAACAATTGCTTCATGTGGAACAGGAACTGATATCCCGGGGATAACAGATATCATATCATGCTCACCATTCAAAAGTTCGATTACTGCAGAACAAGTTATGGGTAGAATTAGATACTGTGGAAAAATATGTCATTATTATGATATATACGACGTTTCTGTTCTAATAGACAAATTCATGTTTAAAGCAAGATCTAAGAAAATGATACAACTATCATTGAATTCAAAATACATGTCGTGGATAGATGACGATGATGCAAATAATAAGAAAGATGAGAGGTGATATTATGATTGTCAAAGTTAATTTAACAAATGGAAAATCCAAAGTAGTAGAATGCGATACGACATTTCAAGATAATGACGTCATTCGAATGATGCGAAATGGTGAATGCATTTGTGCTTTTATTAAGGAAAAAGTCGTTTCGGTTGAAAAAGTTAAATAATTAAATATTATTAATGGGGCAAAGGCCCCATTAATAATTACATAATTTTATAGAAGGGAATACCAAAAAAAAATGAATAATGAGAAATTTTATAATAAAACAATATTTGGTACAACAATATGCTTTTTATTATCAACTATATTTATTCTGATAAATCATGTATTCGATATCACATCTGCTTACATGTTTATCATAGCAGGATATGCTATTGGAACATTAATCGCTGATGTACTCAGAAGTGTTCTATGCAAGAGGTGTGATAATAAAGATTTTAAACGTTATATCAATGATATGATTAATATTACGAATAATGATACTCTTTTGAGCATAAAAGACACTGATATGATCAGTGCTAAAGAGTCAAACAACTTAGATCTTCCGATAGATATAAGTAATACGGATGATAATGTTGAAAACCCTAATAAAAATGCGAAATATGATGCTGACGCTTCAGTATGTCAAAACATTGATGATAAATCAATTAGTGAACAACTAGATTTAGCATATATAAATTCCGATGAGCATTCGATTGATTATATCGAGGAATTCGTGAATGATATTTATCAATCGATGAAAAATAAGACAGAAGAAATCGTTAATAAAATCGAAAATACTGATTATGGGAACGACGCTTGTTGCTTCTTGAAATTAAAAAAGAATAAATAATAATAATATGGGGCTAATGCCCCATATTATTTATTTATATTTATTTAGACGGATTAGGATTATTGCTTATATTGAATACCTTTGGAGGAGGAGCACACTTTGGAAATTCAATTGATGGATCCAGTTCTATCAGTTTTGTTTCAAGCCACTGCCGATAATGTTGATTGTCATCAACTATCCAGTTCATAACAACTTGCAATCTATCATTTAAATTGTTAATTCGTTCATTTAGTTCATCATTTCTGTTTCTAAGTTCAGTTGCTTCTTTGTTAGATTGTTCTGTTATTTCTTGCAATTTTCTATTAATATAGTCGATACCTGTTATACCTGTTTGTTTAACAACCGCATCTGCTTCTGATTTAATTTTAGCAGCTTCAGATTCGGTTTTAGCAGCTTCAGATTCATATTTGTGTCGACTAAGTATAGCTGTTATAATTGCTGATATGCCGCCACTTCCAAGTGCAGCAACTATGATAGATGATATTAATGTAGTATTCATTTAAGATTATCGTCCTTCCTATGTAATTTTATCCGGTTGCAAATCTCCTTTACTACGGGGTTGAATAAAGTATCATTCAAGTAACTAATAAATATGAAGGCTAATAGATAAACCTTCAGTTGTGTATGTAACCCAGTTTAAGAGAAAATCCACGTGGCAGAAAGGCAAATCAAGAGTCAAAATAGTTAATCAAATTTGAATTTATGAAACTTATAACGATTAACTATGAAAACAAATGACCCAAACAAAAACACAAAAGGAGTATTTCAAAAATGAAGTTATCAAAAGCAAATATGTCTAAAAATAATAATCATAAAGAAAGGAGGAGCTTAATTAGAAAACACAAACGGATGCCGTATATATACGATATCGGTTGTTTAACCATGTTGAGTACAATTATAATATTCTCAATATTAGCATTGATGAATACGCCATCTGCACATATTCAAAAAAATGCACTTCCAGTTGCTGTTGATAATAAAGTGCAATATGTTGTTGGAACCGAAGAGCCAACAACTTCAAATATTAGTACATCAACTGTTACGACAGCAATAACACATATAAGCAAAAACCTATCTACAACAACTGCTATCACATCAGCAAGTTGTCAAACAACTAATACCACCGTAGTTGAAGTTACAACAACGAGTACAACATCGGCATCAGTTACTGAAGCCATAGAATCATCAACTACTGAAGAATATCTAGTGTACAAACCAGATACACATTATGTTCATAGAAGCACATGCCAATGGGCAGCTACTGGTGATGTGGAAAGAATCGAAAATACAGATGGTATTGAAGCAAGAAAATGTCCAGACTGTAATCCTGATGTAGATATAGTAAATGAATACAAAGAACCTTCTGACGAACAAGTCACGGTCAATAATTATTCATTGACATATCTAAAGTCATTTTCTAGGGGAACATTTTATCCAGGAATAGCATATTCATCTGATCCAACAAATATCATAGGCGGCTCTGGCAGAACACTGCTTGATGAAACAGGGAATACTATGTCGGAGATAAAAGGATCATTAGCTTCTAATTATATTTATAGAAATTATGGATATAATAGAAATAATGGTCGAACACTCGTTTATATTAAATGCGATGCATATGAAGAAATGAATGGCTTATATTATCTTGATGACAGCCAAGATTATAATAACGAAGTTATTGATTTCTTTTATTATTATCCTGAGAATTGTCCATTTCAGCAAGCCGGCGTTATTACTGTTGATGCATGGCTTGTTGATTAATAAAAAGGAGTAAAAATATGGAACGCAAAAGAATTGTAGTAATGCATGCAATGCCAATGTCATCCCGCACAAATGACGAAATCTTAGAAACCCGTGAGTCAGAGAATCCGCGTATAATAGAAATAATCCATGAATACTTCGATGCAAGTGTATCACCTGAAAATATCATGGTTATTGACAATTATACACCAAAAGACAAATTAAAAAATATGACAAAAATAAAGACACCTGATTTGTATTTCTTTGGTCGTGGTATAAAGAAAATAATGGCAATTTCTGATGTTGTTGTTATGGGTGATGGATGGAGACTGTCAAGAGGCTGCATTAGTGAAGCTGCAATAGCTTCATTGTATGGTATTCCTGTGATGGAGTTAAATGGTAAATATGTAAGAATAGAAGAAATTAATTTTAATTGAAAGGATAATAAAAATGCGTAAAGGTGTAAAAATTTATATGGTTAATATTGGTGCAGACGGTACGGTATCTGCAATAGACTCTTCACTTGAGAATATAAAATTAAATCGTACAAGACGTAATCTGTTAGTCTGTTATAAAGATGCAAATTACATAGAATCTATCAAAAAAGAGTTCAATAATCCAGATATTTTGCACAATGAGTTTACTGTTATAAAAAATGATGAAGTTGTCTTTTCAATGAATGATTAAACGTATTTTGGGTGGGCTTAGCCCACCCAAATACATTCATTAGTTTTCAGTATCATTGCTTTTGTCAGTTGCAATAGTTGCGTCAGTGCTGCTGTTATTGTTTTCAGTGATATCTATCCTATTGATGACGTCATTAATTGATGATTGCAACTCTATTAACTTTGCTATAGTCGCAGATTCTTCCGGCGTTTCTTTTGTATGCTGTTTGATTATCTGGTGAATTCCAGTTGAACCAGATCCGGCTGCAATACCAATAAAGATTGCCTCAACTAACGAACTGCCCATGTTTGCCTCGGGCACATAGAATCCTATAATGCCAAGGATGATTCCATAGATAACAGAAAATACAGGAATCCATTTCGATATGTCTCTTTTAATGAAATTAGTTGCTATGTACTTTGTACCCTGATTAAGAGTTGCTACAAATGCACTAATAGTTACGATTGATAGTGTCATGATCAAATCACTCCATATTTATAATATTAGGCATATTCAAATGCCTTACAAATTTGTTTATTTCAACTTTGTAGACATATATTATTAGAATGAAAGGAAGTGATATTATTGCAATCAAAAAAAGATAATAAAAAAGTGATTATTAAAGGATGTGATAAAACTGTTGACAAAGCTTTTGGTAAACGTTTGTCAAAACCAGAAGTACCTTCATCGCCAGGGCCAATTCATCCAGACTATATTAGCAAAGCAAAGAAGAACAAATAAGTACACCAACCAAAAAAACATAAAATATTTAGGAGGAAATTAAAATGGATAATGAAAAGGAAATAGCACAGTCAGATGTTACTGGTAAATATCAAAGGACATTTCAGCCCCTTGAATATGATTTTCAAATGGATACGGATACATGTGATTGCAATGATGGTGGATATTCCAGTTGCTGTGATGAATGTGACTGTGAAGATGGTGATTATTGCAGCTGCTGTGATGAAAATAAAGTCAACGATAATGTCTCTGCAGATGATATAGCAAGTGATATGAATGAACTTCTAATTTACATGTCTGACGGAAGTAGCTATGCTATTGACGTTGACGATTTGGAGTGGGATTCTCTAATCAATTCCATTCCACAGGCCGAGGATAACGTTAAAACACTTCGAAATATGTTGTTAGATGTGATTGCAATGCCGACAACCTGTAGAGATACTGAAATACCAGTGATACAAGAAAAGCTTAATAATTTTGCAGACTGCCTCGGAATCAAATTCGAATATGAAAAAATCAATTCTGCTATTACAAATTATGAAAAATGCATATTTAGTTGTAATGACATGATCAACGCCATGGAAACTGTTATCCATTATGCTAAAATGAAAGATATGTCACAGACAGTCGAATCAATATTTAAATTATTTAGCGTTGGAAATGATTCTTGTGATTCTGTTAAACGTGCTAATGTGAATGATGAAGCTGATATGGAAACATCAACCGATAGAAAGATACAGGATTTGATCAATTCTGAATGTTACGAGTGTGGTGTATTCGACGATGATAGCATTAATGATTAAATGATTCTATTATACAAACTAATGCTATCTTAATAAATTATAAATGAACTAGGAGGAATAATACATGGAAATATTAAAACCAAGCATACATTTCTATGATGAAATAGATGGTAACAAAATTCTCAAGAAGATTGAATTCTTCGGAAGAATATGTTACCAAAGCGAAGCAAAAGGAAATCCAGAAAAGTTTGTTCGTGCCATTATAAACAGAGGCCATACTAGTGTTCTTGAGCATGTTTCATTGTCATTCTGTGTAATTACCAATCGTGGTGTATTAGCTGAGTGGACAAGACATAGGATAGCATCATATTCTGTGGAGTCAACTAGATATTGTAAGTATGCCACAGCTAGTGGTGCATCAGATAATAAAAATGAATCAATGAAATTTATTGAGCCATTTGTTATTGAAAACGATGAAGGTAAATTTGCTATATGGAAAGAGGGATGTGAAAAGTCCGAAGAATCATATAACCAGATGATTGAATCTGGTGCAACACCACAAGAGGCTCGACAGGTTCTAAATAACTCATTAAAAACTATGATTGGATGCACAATGAATCTCCGATCATTACTAAACTTTTTATCATTGAGATGTGATAAAGCAGCACATCCTGATATAAAAATTCTTGCAATATCAATGTTAAAATATCTTCAGGAGAAGATTCCTGTTGTGTTCGATTATGTCAAATACGATGAACAGTTTTACAATGAGATGCTTGATGCATACAGATGGCGTGATTATATAAAAGCGGCGCCATGTACCATTGTTGCGTTGCATTCAACCAAAGCAATCTCTTCCGATATAGCTGATGAGATCGATAAACAAAGATGACAATGTTAAATATGATCACTTATTGTTTAGACAATATGAATGACTTTTCTAAATCAAAGTTTTAATAGCAAATTAATAGGAGGAATAATAAATGCAAGTATATTATCATAGTGATGCTGATGGTAAATGTTCAGCATATATTGTCAAAGCAGAGCTCTGTAATGTTTTTGATAAGCCATTACCTGAAGATTTCTATATGTATTCATATACAGGAGAAATTGGAAATATTATTAAGAATGATGAAACAGTATACATTGTCGATCTATCTCTCAATGACGATATATATTATTTGATATATCGTTTAATAGCTAATGGATGTAAAGTCATCCATATTGATCATCATAAAACAACGCTAGACTATCTCGACAGCTGTACACCAAAACAACTGACAACTATGAATTCAGTTACTAAGTTTTACAAAGTTGGAATTTCTGGCTGCCTATTAACATGGATTTATTCATGCATGAATGATACTGAAAGAGAAAATCCAATGTCAGTATCATTTGATTTTGCAGAAGGTCGTTCACATGTAAAGATAATAGATAGCAATAATGATGCACGAGAATATCGAATACCAATGGCAATTCGATATATTGATGATTATGATGTTTGGCGTCATGATATTGAAGAATCGAATTACTTCATTATGGCATACAATATGCTCGGCGATAATTCCCCATCAAGTTTGATATGGGATGACCTGATATATGGATCGGATTTTAATCTCAAGCAATATGTTGACAATGGACGACTTATATATGATTATCAGATGTCTGTAAATAAAGATATTCTCAAAAATGCTTTTGAGGTTGAATTCACAAAAATCGGTACAGTTCTATGTTTAAATTCAATATATGGCAATTCTAAAATATTTGGTGACAAATTTGATGAATATGTCGCTGTATGTAAATTCGGATATGATGGGACACATGATACATGGGTATATTCGATGTATGCTTCGGAAGTGTTTAACAAGGATAATGATGTTGATCTAACACCGATAGCAAAGTTCTTCGGAGGCGGCGGACATAAACATGCATGTGGTTGGACATTATCATTTAATATTTTTGATAGAAGATCAAATGCACCTTATGATTACAAACCATTTATTACAAATATGCAAAAAAATTGATTGGGGAAGCTATGATGAATATTAAGATAACCAAAAAATGATAATAATAGCAATATTGTATTCTAATAAATTTAATCATGAATTGAGTAAATCAACTAGATTTGCCAGTCCATTATATCTTTAAGAATCTTCGTATCAGAAAATATTTGTATGAAGTCATAAAACCAGCATGCAACAATGTTGGTTTTTCAAGAGTACTTATGTATGTAAAATAAGGAGGAAAAAATGAAAATAACAGTTATAAAGAAACAATCAAAAATGCATCATATCAATAAAGGGTTTGGCTATGATAACTTTTTCGATCTTGGTTGTTCACTTAATTTGAATAAAAGTATGTTTGATAACGTTGACAAAGAACAGGAACAATGTGAAGACATGAAGAAACAATCAAAAATGCATCATATCAATAAAGGGTTTGGCTATGATAACTTTTTCGATCTTGGTTGTTCACTTAATTTGAATAAAAGTATGTTTGATAACGTTGACAAAGAACAGGAACAATGTGAAGACATGAAGAATGAAGAATACAGTAATGGTCATTCAACCATGCTGACAATAGCAAGGTATCCGCTGTGCGATTATGACAATGTAATTACTATCGATGAACAGTGCACACTCAATCAATTGATATCTACGATAAAAAGTAATCTACCAACATTATGTAGTGATTATATTCAATCATCAATTATAGTGTCAAATGAAAAACATAAACAGATATTCTATCTTATCGTAAATCCAGCTATTGGTGCTGCATTATATGCATTATATGATGAGCTATACTATATTAATGACGCTAAATGGGAAGAAATCAAGCGTGATAAGTTTAAAATAAAGCCAAACAAGGTTGCTGACAAATCTGAATGTATTGACAAATTAGCTGCAAGAGCATTGAAATCCTATAATGATTTTATGATGAAAAATTGGGTTGATACAATGATGAAAGTCAATGATAAATGTGATACGGATGTTCTTAAATTCATTTATCAGTTCAAACAACGTGGCAAGATCGGATCGACTGATAATATAATACATGATGTTTTCAGACATGGTTATTGTTGGCATTTTGCACATATACTAAAATCAACATTTGGTCGAGGCGAAGTTTGTATCGCATATCCTTTTGGACATTTTGTCTGGAAAGATGTCAATGGCGTTGTGTATGATATTGAAGGTGAATATGGTCATGACTCGGAAGCATGCTGCTATATACCCGAAGATTATCTACCAGATGAAGTTCTTGATACTTTTCGACATATACCGGATTGTGATGAGCACTATACAACCAAAGAAGAAATTGAAGCAATTGAAAAGCGATACGTACATGATAGATGCAAGAAAGTGAAATGAAGAAAATCTAATCAGGGAGTAACTATGCAACGGCGAAAAACTTATAATAGGTATGGTACAGTCCAACGAGTCGACAGATCTGAAATAAAGAAAAAGATGGATAAGCAAATTGTAAAAGCAATGCAATTTGTTGCTATTGTTAACAAGATGACAAATCATGGACATAATAAATGAAATGAATGGGGCTTAAAGCCCCATTCATTTATATTATTTTAGCTTTTTATAATTTTTTCTAGAGGTGTTTCTGTTGGCTTGACACCATTCAGCGTTTGTGATAACCCCTTTACGATTGACTTTGATGTGTCCTGAAATAATATGCCTTGTAAAACACCAGCATCTTGTACTGCTTCACGGAATGATTGCTTTTGATATGACATTTGATCAATATTAGAATTTTTTCCATATGCCTTTGCAAATGTATCTATTCCATTGCGGCACATACGTCTTGCAAGTAATTCATATATTAGAGAAACACCAGTTAAATCAATGGAATTTAATTCCAAACATTTAAACATATAATTTGTCAGACTATTATATGGCAACTGTGCTGTTCTGCTGTAAAAATATATTTGATTTATAAAGAATTCAACATTGATAATGCTTTTTTGTATAACTAATCGACATACATCAGAATCTGGCTCATATGTTATGATATAATTATCAGCATCTTCTTGTATGTCAGAATATACATTGAATGTTAAAAGAGCAGGTACAGTCATCATTGTCGACAATAATTCTGTATTATTTTTATCATAGAATTTCACAGGGAAAATACCCATGCAATCAACAGATGTCGCTTCACGTGAGAAACCAGAAATCTCTTCTAATACACGCGGTATGAAAAGTTTCATTGTTGTTTTGACATGAAACGTGCCGTCATCAATACTAAAATAATTATTTTGATCAGCGAATATTTGATCTTTTGAAATAATTCCAGCTGACTGTGACAAATTATGTTTTGATTTAAGTTTTAAATCTAGTATTCTTTTAGTAATCTGTGAAGTAAGCAATCCAATTTGTGTTACTTCAAGTTTATAAAATGCTTGTCCTGCACATTTTGCACATATAGCGTCATTTTTACAACACTGAGGTGAATACATTTGTACCGTTTGCCCAATATAATTGTTAATGACATCTGGCGTTGTTTGTACCATTTTTCCATTTATATTTATATTTCTATATAGTAAATATTGTTTATTCTTTTTTGTAATTGTAATCGGTATTGTTGACAAAGTTCCACAATCAGACTTTGGATTTGCATCAATATGTTCGGACTGTAGCAGAGCTAATAATATTTTCGACATATATCCGGCTTCAGCAGTACCTACAGCTGATGGGTATGCTCCAGCAACAACTGAATTAGCAAACGCAGATATATCTTTTTTAGTAACGCCATTCATCAACGAGTTTTCAACGATATCATATTTTTTAGTCGCATTATTGAAAACAGCACCTCTCATAACATTGATAGTTTTGTAATTGTTATCGAGGTTATTTACACCTGATGCATACATGTCATATCCTGAATCACTTTTGAGATTCTCACGTACCATATCTACTAATTCTTTTTCAATCTTATTGACTGTCATTATTTGATCAACTGGATTATCTGAATTAATTGAAGATTCATATTCCTTAAATAATTCAGCCTTACGCTTATTGACATTATCCATTGGCCGTATTAGACCATCTGTTATGGAGGCTGCTAAAAATGCCGAGCACCAAAAGCCTATTTTATCACGTGAATCTGTAAATGCGCCTAAATCTTTTGTTGTCATTTTACCATCGATTACAATCTCATTAATGGTTAAAATTAATTCGGAAAGACCCTTATTGTCTATAACTGTATTCCAGTATCCAGTATGCTTGATAAAACCAGTTCGTTCCAAAACATAACGATTGAAAATTAGCATTCCAATTGATGTTAAAACCTTATCCTTCACGTAAATATAGTCTTTGTGAGTCAATTCAATTTTATCGGTTGGATTAAAATTTGCTTGCTTAAAAGTATTTGTTTCTTTGTCATGATAAGATGCAAACATATCTTCTATAAAAGATTTTGTTATTTGGTCAGCTGGCACTGACATTATTTTAGCAAGTGCCATTTTTGATGAATTATTAATATCTGGCATAATTTAATCTATCCTTTCATAAATGCTGTTATTAAAGATTCGTTTGGAATCTATTTACTATTCATAATAAGAGACTTTTACAATAACCTAATATTGATATCAAAATATTATTTAGGAGGACTGTGTGCTTATGTCAAATGAATATGAAATCAAAGTTGAAGGGGCTGTACATACTTTCGAAGGAGGAGCTACGCGTTATTCGAAAGATAAAGGACGATTTGATCTTATGCCAAGTGATATTATCATAAAATTACTCGAGCAATATTCATCCAATGATAATAATGCATCATTCAGCATCAATGATGCTATTATTGCTGCATATAAAGGAAATTATATTGACGCTGTAATCATAATTGCAAATCAGCATTATAAAGATGAAAAATGTCCAGTTCTAGCAATGCTTGCTGAGTTAGCAATACATTTTCAAAAAGGTGCTGCTAAATATGGTGAAAGAAACTGTGAGCATGGAATACCTTTATGGAGTTTTCGTGATTCAGGAATTCGACATTTAACGCAATATATTCTTGGACGTACAGATGAGCCTCATCATATTTCAGCAATATGGAATTTTGTGATGGCTGAATGGACAATGGCGAACCATCCAGAACGTTGCATGGACGAAGCAACATATTGTAATTCTCGTGCTATTAATATTTCTAAAGATTGCACAACGACGTTATATCATAATACTGATACATATACTGGGCAACTTATTGGAGATGATAATAATACAGAAAGCAATACTTAAAATAAGATTATTAGATGATGATAATGCAGTATACATTGATATTGATCAGCTCGAATATAAAAGTCATATAAATATTATTTAATGGAGCCCATATGGGCTCCATAATAATGTTTTTTATTATTTTGAATCTTTAAATATATATTATTAATATGAATAATAATCGAGCAAGAATACATAAATATGAAAGAAGGTGTTATTATGAATGAAATTAGTGAAATTGTCATTATTGACACAACAGATTCAATCATTATAAATGATTAATTTTTAAATACTCAACCACAAATATATCAAACCAACTTGCTCGATTATTATATAATGAGTAAAATATTTAAATATAATAAATTTATTATTAAAGCAATCACAGAGCTGTATAATCTGTGAAGAAAGAGGTATATTATGATACAAAATGATTTATTCAATGAAAACTGTGCTACTGTTAGAAGTTGCATATCAGTTGCAGCAAATGCAATAAACTGCTTTTATTTATGCTATAACATTTCGGGAAGTAATTCGGAACGATATGTTCTTAGAAGAATATCTGACAATATTGCTATGTATGAAATATATTCACGTATTTCTAATAATGGTAGCATTCGTCTCGCAGTAAAAGAACATGGATGTGATAAGAATCGCATGGTTATCAAAATTAATAGTAAAAAAGAATTGAGTATTACAACGTATGACGTGCCACTGTCAAACGATGATATCAAAATCATCGAATATATACAAAAATATCACAAATATCATATAAAAGGAGATTATAATATGATGAAAGATATAAATTGCATTGATAGTGAAGCTGACCATACAGAAAAATTAATGATCATTCATCAGCCGATAATAATTCGAAACAATGTAGTTTTCATCGATGCACATTGTTCATTATCTGAACTTATTTGTGCATTAAAAGACAACGTTGTAACGTTAGGCTTTGACGTTGGGCTTGACATAATTTCAATTGGTAATTCAGCAATTACTCAAATATTTGTAATCGATGCTTCTAATATTAATGCTATTAAATTATACATTGGAGATGATCCTAATAGCATTGACGACGCTCGATGGGAACAGATCAAACGTAATACGTTTGAAATAAATACAAATAAATGATATTTGCTGACAAAGAAAATCTTTAAATTAATTTATATGAGTGGGCTAAAAGCCCACTCAATTTATTTTTTTATATTGTGATAGTTGAGCTTTCCCATTTTTTGTAAGCATCGAAAAATATCTCACGTGTTATACTGTTATATGTAATTTCATAATACATTTGGTCTGGAAGATTTGTGCTTAGAAGTGCTTTCGAGTGACCAAGCTCATAGCAATACCATACGACATAAACATTATCACTGTGAAAAACAATGTCATCCGATTTGTTCAAGTGCTCGTTAACATATTCAGTGACAAGTTCAATTGCTCGATTTAGAAATTCTTTTGATCCCATAATTCTTTACTTCTTTCTTAAAATTAATTTAGCCAATTTATGCTTTGCTTTCTTTATAAATAATTCGGATTCATATATCGATAATGGCTCGTATATTGGCATATCTATATTTGCATGAATGTCTGATTTATATGAATATATCATATAATTATTATCTGAATATGTTTCATATACTAATTCAACACATTGGTCGTATTCAGTCACACCCTTATCAATAACAATATGTCGCAAATATCTAACCAAATTATCATTTTCACTAACTCTTCTAAAACCAAGCTCTGCTATTTTATAGTCGATTGATTTGAATAATCTCATGATTCAACCCCCTTCTGAATATATGTTGACTGTTACTTTAAAAATTGATAAATGATTAGGAATGATAATCCTAATCATTTATTATAATCATACGGTATGCTTTACTCTATCTGCAACTTCTCTTTGTTTAGCATTATTAAATCTGCGAACATCACCATTCAGATATCCAGTAATTCGCCTGATGCGATTAAATGGGATTAATACACTGAAATGTGTTTCTATATCCACGAAATCACCATCGATCTTTATATCGATTGATTTAATATCGCGGTCATGATATTTTTCTTTCATGATATTGATATATGCATTTTGTTCGTCCATTGACATTTCACCATTAATCACATTAACAATTATTTTATTTTCCATATAAAAAATCCTTTTGGTTATTATTATTTCTTTTTATGTCTGAAAGAGTAACGTGGCAATTCCTCGTTAAATAGTATGTATCTAACATAGTCGTCTAATAGTATAGCTAATCCACTTAAAAATATCCAGTAAAAAGAATCCTTCAAACATATTTGCCCGAGTAAATTGAAAGGTCTATCTGAATAATCCCACACATTCCATCCTAATATAATATTCACAATTATACCTGTTATGAATTCAAGTACTGTTATAATACCTGCTCCAAGTAGGCATTGATATTGAAACAACATGTCCCAACTAACCCGTTCATTAATTAATCCGACTATTACAAAACAAAAGCCACCTAATAAGTACATGCTCCAATGTGAATAGCCCCTTGCAAGTATTTCAATCATATAATATATGAATCCGCCAAGATTAAATAATAGCATAAATTCGAATAAATTATTAGTTACTTGTCGTTTCATTGGATATCTCTCCTTCATCACATATTCCAGTCATAACTGAGCTATCTTTTTTATAGATGTCATTGAGAATATTCATATCAAACTTTGGTAAAAATACTGTTGGATCAAAGCTATCATCAACAACACTTATGCTGAAATTAAAACCTGATGTGATTTGCTCAAATGCTGTTTTGAATTCTCCAGTAAGCGCATCTCCGTAATTAATAACTGATATTGCAGCAGTGTCATTGATTGTTTTTATTTGAGCCTTAAGCATGTTGAAATACGTTGTGTGAAATGCTATAAAAGCAGATGCCGTCTCTGTTATGTTTATAATTTCATCAGCGCTATATTGACGACACATCTGACCATCTGCATGATAAAAAATTGGAGTTGTTGGTGATAACTTTGCTACAGTTTCTAACTTCATTAAATTAATTTGGTCATTTGGTTTCAATGAATAATTTTCACCATTGAAAGATATACCATTTTCAATTAGTTTGTTACATATAGCACTCATATTCTGTATTTTAACATTCCGAACTTCTTCCAATATAGAATCCATGATATTGTCATTCTTTATAAATTCATTATTAATAAATTTATATTTAAATATATCTTTTAAAACGTCAAGAGGTATCTCATCGGGATTTACTTCATAACCATTTTCAGTAGGTTTAACACCCACTGAAATAACTTCAACGATATTGTTATTATTGTCAGTGCGTATATACATTTTAATCACCTCTGTAAGTAATTACAATAACATTGAGCAGCCATATATTTTTTGAATGCTGCACGCAGTTTGTGTCACTGCATCATAGCCGTATGTGGTTGTTCCTTTAATTACATATGCTGACATTGTTGCTGTGACCGTAGTGTTGTTCACGGATATACAGCATGATGAAACTTTCGCGTTATTATTAGACGCACCATATTGCGGTGACATACCAATTGCTGCTGTTGTTATAGCTGTCGCAGATGCAGTATCAGGACATTTTGCTTCTACATAGTGTACACCCGTACTATCACTGATTTGGATAAGAAGATATTCAAAATTATTTGATGCCGAATTAATTGTAACTGTACCAGACCCTGATCCACTATATAGCAACGATGGTGACAATGAATTACCACCAGTCGATACGGTACCTGTCGGTGTTGTTGTTTCTGGAGTATTACTTGTGACAAGGGTTGCGTGATAATATTCGCTACTGCTTTGCTGCGCAAGAATTGTTACTCCTATACGACCATATCTCGGTATTCTCCTATAAACATATAATGTCCATACATTATTTGTAGAAGCAACAATAACATCGCCTTCGTTGAATCCATATCTAGTCATCCATTTTAATGTCTGAACATAAAGCGTTGTAGTGTTATTACATCTAATATGCACATGTATTATTCCACATTCCTGATCTCCATAGCCCGATTGCAATAATACAGTTAGAACTTGATCATTACTTCCGACTAAGCTACATGTTATCGCAGCATACCAACCGGTATTATTACCCGCATCACTACTGCCAACAAATGACGAGCCAATATCTTTTATAGTTGTAGCAACACCAGACCAGCATACATTATCAAAATCATCATACCATTTTGCAATCGTACCAAGTGTATTTGATAAATTTGATCCAGAATTAATGTTTGATCTAACGCTTGCATGTGTAAATGTCGGGTATACTTTAACCTTGTTAAGTGTTTTTGTAGGCATAGTTCTCCTCCTTGCTAATAAGCTAATTTATGTATGAAATTGGAGCAAATAAGCTCCAATTTCATAATAATATATTCATTATATAAGTTACTTTAATCTGCGATGCAGTTAAGTACTAATGTGTCAGCAGCAACAACTGGTTCACTAGTCCATGTACCGTTGCCTCTTAAAAATGTGCCTTGGTAACCTGCAGCTGGTATTGGAACTAAACCAGCTGTACCTGCAGAACCTGCGGTTGCACCTGTAAAAATATTATATGTTGTATCTTGTGCCGGTATTCCAAGTCCTGTTATATCTGCTTTCGCGATAGCTTCTGATCCTGTAACATGTCCTTGTGCATCATATTTGACTTTAAGAAGTGACGCTGTTGTTACTGCTGAAACCGAATTGCTATGATTAATAGTTGTTCCTGATTTAGATAATCCGGAACCAGCTGTAGTAATAGCACCATCAATATTAGTTTGTGCTACTGTCCAGTCTGCATTAACATTACCAGTTCCTGCTCTATCAACAAGAGCGATAATTAAATCTCCTACCTCACAAGTGGCTCCAGCATAAGTTCCTGCTGTTATAACTCGATATGTCCAACCTATGTTATATGTCGTAGGAAGTGCTGTAATAGTACCACTGGTACCGAGAGTTCCTTTGAATATCATAGCATCACTTGCAGCAATTCCGCTTGATATAGCTGACTGAACAAACGCAGTTGTTGCTAGTTGTGTTGTATTTGTTCCAGCGGCAGCTGTTGGTGCTGTTGGAGTTCCAGTAAACGCAGGACTTGCTATAGCAGCTAAAGATGCTATAGTGTGATATAAGTTTGTAACCTCTGTAATTGCATGTGTATGTGTTTTGGCAGCATAATTAGTAGCAATATCAGTGATGTTTGCAACAGTATGTGTATGTGATGCTGTCGCATATGCTGTACTTGCTGTATATGCAGCTGTTCCAAGACCGTGTACTGTAACCGGAGTAGCAGTACCGCCATTTACTGAGACATTAAACTTTCCGTTTGTAGTTCCTTCACTAAAAGTATATGTTGTATCAGTGTACTCAGCTCCAGCAGGAACATCAGAATTTACAGTATGTCCATTTACTGTTGCTGCATCCCCAGTCCAAACGACAGAATTAAAATCAGTAAACCATTTGGAGATTTTACCAAGGCTGTTTGCAAGGTTTTCACCAGATGCGATATTATCAGTATGAGTGGTTGCCGTTGTAAATGTAAAGTATGCTTTAACATTATCAAAAGTTTTTGTTGACATAATTCAATTCCTTTCTAATTACTAACGACAGTTAAGCGTCAAGTCGTCAGTAGACTTTATGTAATCACTATTGATCAAATCGAGTGTTGATTTATCTTCAGCACTATATGACGCTGTCGTTTTGTCCAATATATCTTTGTTAATATGCTTGTGTATCTGTCCGGAATTAATAAAATCATTTAATCGCACATCAATCTTTCCAATTTGTTCGTCGACATATTTTATTTTTGCATATTCCGAAAGATCTATATGAGTATTCGTTGTACCCAGCAGTTCCCATTTCAAATCAACAGACCAGATATACTCACCGAGGATAGTTTCCTTATTGACAACTTCTGGAGAATCAACAACAAACCATACATCACCAATAAGATTTCCTTCTTGTGGCAATTCATATTTTGTTTGTTTTTTACCACATATTCTCATTATATTGCCGATATTATTTATCGCTGCGGTAATTAATGATTTAGTTTCATCTTTAGTGAAATAATTTGTTAAGTCGATCTGATCTGTTACATATGGCAGTTCAATAAAGTTTTTATTTCCCTCACCAATCTTTATATTAGTCTTCCCTGTTGGTGTTAGCTCGACACATAGAACACCTGTTGGGATAATTTGATATTGAAAAGAACTTCTAGACCATTGTTCTGATGTACGCACGATATGTGTTAAGTCTTCTTGTGCCACGATAATCTAACACCTCTTTCACTAATGCATTCAATTACACAGATGACTTTTCTAGTGCTGTTACGCGCACATCAAGTGATGCTATGTTGGTTTTATTAGTATTAATCAAATTACTGTGATCGGTTAATGTTGTATTGATAGTATTGATAGCTGCTGCTGTTTTTACATCATCAGCAGTCAGTGATGTTATATCGCTCTTAAGCTGAGTAATCTCTGATAAAAATGTAGCATTCTCTGCTTTGAGTGTTTCAATAGAAGCTTTTAAATCAGCAATAACAGCTTCTGTCGGCTCATTAAGTGCCTCCCATACAGTGAATGTGTTTTCAGTCGATATAACATTTGACATATATGCATTAAAAGAAACTTTCAGTCGTGTAGTTAGATTTGACTGGAATGCAAATGCTTTATTGATATCACATGATGCTATTAAAAGCTCACCGTCTGCTGTTGTATTAACAATCGTCTCATGCTGTATGGCAATCTTTGCGTTCGTATTAATAAATTGATAATATGGATTTAAACCTTCTGAAATATGACTCTGTGTATCGATATAATCAACATATGCTTCTATCTTAGTAAGCGTTAAAGTATATAATCCCTGATAATCCATTGCCGGAATATTTGTAACAAGTAAATTTGTGCAAGACGTTACAAGATAATCATCAATATCAGTTGCATGTAATTTCATATCATGTGATGTTACAATTTCAGAGTCCTCTCGTATTGTTCCGCCTTGTGAATCTGTTATTGTATAATATAACTTGAATTTTGTAAAAGATTTCACAACAGGAAGAATACCATTTAATGTTTTATATTTATTTTGCATTATTTGTACGAGATAATGATTCATGACAGCATTAGCATTGTGTGAATTTGTCATATCAAATGTTGCTTGAAGATTAAGGCATGAGTCTTCTGGTCGTTGCACAACTTTTGTGATTATATTTTCTGATACGGAAGTAAACTGTCCATATTTAACAGATGTATTATCATAAACATATGGAATACTATTTACAATTGTGAATGCATTTTCTTTCATAAAACCACTAGCGTTATGTGCCGGCGGTGGTGGCGGTGGAACCATGTGTTTGCAGCAATCACAATTATAATGATTATTATTCATGAATGGAAATGAAGGATTTCCACATTCACATTGTGACATATTATACATATAAATCGACTCCTTTGTTATTTGATTTTTAATGTTTGTTTAATAATATAAATGATAATAGGTGTCCATAAATATATCTCTTTTGACATAGAATTGTCAAATAATTGGTCACCTGTATAGAGTGACAATTTGCTTATATCAGTAATCTTGCCATGAATAAAGTCATGAATTATTGATATATAATCGTATCGCTTTAACTTGTAATGCGAAATACATTCATTTTTAAGAGCACAGCATGGACAGTCACATATATGACATTGCCGTGTGTCATATTCATTCTCAAGTATTGAATGCACTTCAAATGGAAAAAATCTATCGCATCGTTCTGAATTACACCATGCATCGTCAGGTATCATTACGTCAACATCAGCACCATATCGAGCAAATGATGAATCAGTGTAATCATATCCTTTCATAGTATGATATTTAAATGTCTCTAGATATCTCAACGGTGCATCACGCTCAATCCATTTATATGGTGATTTCTGATACAACATGTCGATTCGTGGATCATTAACTTTGTTATTGTTTAATACAATATTACCATTAGAATCATCACGAATCATAATACCGTGTTTTCCCATAAATGTATTTCCACATAAATCAAACAGTGATACTCCATCTAGATGACAAATAAAGCAGTTATGTATTTTGTCATAAAACTGTGCTATATATGATTCAATCATATCATTTGTCATTGATATCAATCTTGATCGGAGTTCATAATCTTCTTTACCAATTATAGGTGTTAGATCATTACCGCCTATCGTTTGAAGATCCATTACATATTCACTGACAGTCTGTCTTTTTAGATGATTAATGTCATCTTCATTTGTTGAGAATAAGCTATATGAAATCTTATACGATCCATCTGTATTAAGGCCATCCTGCATAACTTGTGTAACACGCATTAAATGATTCATTCGTAAATGATTTACTATAAAAAAATCATTCTCTCGTGGCATTACAGTACCGGGTATTATAAAAGCATCGCCATTTAAATTATAATTCCGAACTTGTGTTGTAGATGCATTTCCTTCTTCAGGATTTAATGGTGAAAAACCCAACAGAATCATATTTTCAATTCTATTATATCTCAACGGGGAGTCTGCACCAAGTATCTGATAAGCATCTCCCATTCCTAATGATGTTGATGTTTGCGCATCATTACAACTGAAATATGTCACAATGGTTCTTCCACTGCCGGTATATTTATTTATACGGCTATGTAGAAACTTATCATATTTATACATTTGGGAATCAACTAATGCATTCTCATCATATATCAAACCAGCCAATTAAATCAGTCCTTTCTTCTGTAATTTGAATAGTGCATAGTTCTATCCATGATTATGAAGCGGTTTCACTATACTACATTTCTATTTCTATTTTTTTATTTTCTAAACATATATTTTTATAATGTAGGGGTTGATGTAATATAGTGATAATTACATCAATGGAAAAGTTGTGATATTAGATAATTAAAGATTAGAAAGCTAAGTAAGTAAGCTAATATTACATTTCTATTTCTATTTCTATTTTTTTATTTTCTAAACATATATTTTTATAATGTAGGGGTTGATGTAATATAGTGATAATTACATCAGTGGAAAAGGTGTGATATTAGACTAATTAAAGATTAGAAAGCTAATAAGCTAATATTACATTTCTATTTCTATTTTTTTATTTTCTAAACATATATTTTTATAATGTAGGGGTTGATGTAATATAGTGATAATTACATCAGTGGAAAGAGTTGTGATATTAGATAATTAAAGATTAGAAAGCTAAGTAAGCTTAATAAGCTAATATTACATTTCTATTTCTATTTCTATTTTTTTATTTTCTAAACATATATTTTTATAATGTATTGATGTAATATAGTGATAATTACATCTGGAAAAGTTGTGATATTAGATAATTAAAGATTAGAAAGCTAATAAGCTAATATTACATTTCTATTTCTATTTTTTTATTTTCTAAACATATATTTTTATAATGTAGGGGTTGATGTAATATAGTGATAATTACATCAGTGAAAGAGGTGAGGATATTAGATAATTAAAGATTAGAAAGCTAAGTAAGCTAATACTACAGAAAGAAGGTATCATTTGATTATGAATGAAGAACAGAAATATGTTACACCAATAGAAGAGCTTGATAAGATAATCGAGCAAATAGATATGGGTATTGAGCCAATGATGACTGATCAGATGTCACTGGAAGTAAAGCTTCGTTATAAAGAACTGCAGAATGAATTATTTGACGAAGATGATTCGAATGATGTTGATGTTCAGCGACATCGTGAAATGATGAAAGAACATATCGCAAAAAAGAAAAGAGAAGCAACAAAACAAGATGTATTGATAATCTCATTATCAGATGAACAGAAAAGAAAACTTAGAGCTGATATGGAAACCTCTATAGTTCGTAGTAATCCCAATATACAATATAACATACCTGATGAAAAACTATATTCATCAGAGGAATTACGAATTGTAAGACAGAAATTATCTAGAATCAAAAATTGCTATTACAATCAGATCGATTACATTAATGCGGTTAGTATTGTGAGAGAAGCAATTGATTATTCATTACGTAGTGACTATCCTTGGATGTCTAGAGAGGAAGCTGTCAAAGCTTTTAATTCTGGCGAAATAAAATTCTCTTATTGTAACATGCCTAAATTATTTATTAACTATCAAACGCAGATAACTGATCCTGAAATACTTAAGGGAATTGTAACAGGAGACGTTATTCTCAAGGACAAAAATGATACGGCTGAATTTAAGAGTAAGAAAAACGAGAAGTGTAATCCAATTAATGCCGAGTATAATATAACTGGCGATACAGAATATAACGAAATGCTCAGCCTTCATAAACAGGGCTATGATACTCCTATGTCTGTTGTTATTAAATCAAAATCAACGGTATATAATAGATATGCATTACCATCATCAAATCGATTTGCTATTGGTAATAATAAAGATAATATTAACGATAAATCGATATTGTTTGATTGGTCTAAGCCTGGAGCAGGCAAAGATTATTATAATTTTATTCATAATAAGAAATATCAAGTATCAGAAATAATTCATGACATTAATGATGATAATGATGGCTTATTAAATAATATTGTATCAACCAATGCTATACAATTTCTTGGCAGTATGACTAATGATCCAAATAAGTATACAAATAGCTATAATGATAATAACTTCATATCGACATCATTACATGTTAATCAAGAAGCAGCACAGGTTGAGCATGATATTTTAAATGCAATAAGAGCTAATAATCCAACGAAATAAAAATTATATTTAATGCAATAACATCTTATTTGTGAGATGTTATTGCATTTATTTTTTTTAGTAAGTACAATCATATAATATCCGTTAGGATATTGATTTCTTTTCATTAGTATTCTGGTATATTTCATATGCCAGAAGAATTCCTCCATTCTTCTTTTTTATATTCAATCGGGGCAATATGCCCCGATTGTATTATTATTACATTTTTTCTATGCTGAGAGAGAGAGAGAGAGAGAGTATAGTTTGAATTGATTATTCCTATTATTTTAATTTTTCAAATATATATTATTAATATGAATAAAAGAATAGCAATCAATATTTAAAAGCAATCACAGAGCTGTATATCTGTGAAGAAAGAGGCATATTATGATGAATGATTATTTAACAATAGTAAATGGAGTAGTAATTGATTGCAATACTACTGATGTAACTGATGTTGTTATTCCTGATGGAGTAACATCTATAGGAGACCGTGCTTTTAGATTTCATAAAAGTCTTGAATCAATTACAATCCCTGATAGCGTTACATCTATAGAAAATAGTGTTTTCTATAGATGTGAAAGTCTCAAAAGCATTGAAATCCCCAATAGCGTAACAACTATTGGGAACTATGCTTTTGCATATTGTAAAAGCCTTAAAAGCGTTATCATTCCTAATAGCGTTAAAACTATAAAAGAGGGCTCATAGATGTGAAAGTCTCAAAAGCATTGAAATCCCCAATAGCGTAACAACTATTGGGAAATGCTTTTGCATATTGTGAAAATCTTAAAAACATCACAATCCCTAATAGTGTTACACATATTGAGGGTAGTGCTTTTGAAGGTTGCTTTAATCTTGAAAGTATTATTATTCCTAATAGCGTTACATCTATAGAAAATAGTGTTTTCTATAGATGTGAAAGTCTCAAAAGCATTGAAATCCCCAATAGCGTAACAACTATTGGGAACTATGCTTTTGCATATTGTGAAAATCTTAAAAACATCACAATCCCTAATAGCGTTACATCTATAGAAAATAGTGTTTTCTATGAATGTGAAAGTCTTGAAGAAATTACAATCCCTAATAGTGTTACAACTATAGAAGATATGGTGTTTGAAGGTTGCTCTAATCTTAAAACAATTACAATCCCTAACAGCGTTAAGCTTATAGGAGACGGTGCTTTTGCATATTGTAAAAGTCTTAAAAGCATTACAATCCCTAATAGCGTAACATCTATAAACATTGAAGCTTTCTATGGCCGTGCAAATGTCGTGATTCACTGTTATAAAAATTCATATGCAGAGGAATATGCAAAGAAAAATAATATTCCTTACAAGATTATTGATTAAAATAACAAACAATAATAAAGCCATCACAGAGCTGTATAATCTGTGAAGAAAGAGGTATATTATGACGAACTCTTTTAAAATAGCATTAGCTATTACAGGCGGAGTTGTTGCGGTTGAAGCAACAATATCAAAAGCATATAGACTTGGAAAAGTTAAAGGCGCGGAAGAATTCTCAATATACATTAAGAACAAAGAAGCTCAAGAAAGACAGCAGGAAGAAGAATACGAAGACTTAGACAGAACTTTGAAGAATATACATTCATTAAATTAATAAATAAAAAAATAAAAGTAGGAACGGGGGCTGTTGCCCCCGTCACCGAAATTATTTTTTTATTTAAATAATACGAATTGGTTTAGTATTAGGAAATGTCGAATGCAGCCACATGCCATTATATGATTTATCAATAATGACATATACACCGGTCTTTATAAATGATATAATTTTCACAGTATTATCAATATCATCAATATTTCCATCTGATTTTTTAGATATATATAATGTAAAATATCGAGAGCTAAATCCAGACGCAAATATTACAAAATCATTAGTATCGCTTCTGACATTGAGTTTGATATGCTGGTTATTTATTAATTCCATTCTATCGCGATGAGTTGTTAAAAATAAAGGATTTGTTGTCTCTTCATACCGCCATATATTATCAAATAATTTAATAATATCTATATTTGGTATGTCGACTAATCCTAACGATTGAACTGTCTCGTGATTTAAAGAAATGCCATTTATCGATGGAATATTATATAATGTATTATAGTCAATAGATCCTTCAGGATCATTATATGACAACCCCATCAATATGTCATCTTCGATATCTCGGTTGTTTGTATCTGATATAATATTACCAATATAATCCTGTATTGGATGATGCTGATTTGCATTAAACATATATCGGATATCTTGTTTAGTTATATTGGAATTACTTAGTAAAGCCAATTTATATGATGAAAAGGCTTTACCATTCAAATCAACATAAACGTTACCTTTCCGTATGATATTGGAATCCTTCGTATCATCAACAAGTTCAACTAATTCAAAATTGTGTAATGACCTGAGGTTGCATAGCTGAAGAGTTGTTGGTGATAATATAATCAAGTCTTTGCTATTATTAATATATCGCCCATTTATCCAAAATTCATATCTATCGCGTGATAATGGTGTTGGTATATATCCAGTAACATCAATGAATCCATTTTCAGGAATTATATGTGCTGAATATCTGCAAATTCCAATATAGTTAGACTTAATTAATTTAACATCAGGATTTATAGATGTATCTATAGACAATCTGTTTGTATGTGAGTTTCTGCGAATATCCGATAATGGCAATCTGATTTTATTTTTTGTATCGAAATAATATTCGAATGGATTAAATATAGCGCTGTTGTTAATCATAACAACATCACTGGAAGTCTTCTCATATTTATTGTTAAATATGATTTTTGTTTGCTTGCTTGTATCGATTGTATTATCATCATGCGGTACAAATATGCATTCGTTTGGTATTTCTTTATGTATTGCCAATGAACTTGGTATCCGCATCCATGCACCTTTATCATCAATCAAGTTTTCCTTATCAAATGATATTTTTACCGTTATAATACCGCCACATGTTTTATACATATCATCTTTGAAAACAGTGCATATGAATTCACCTGCAACTACTTTGTCCATTGATGAGTTCGTTATCGATATTATTTGTTTATCATCTATCAAAGCAGTTACTGCTTCAAACATAATGTTTCCTATATTACCATCATAAACACTACTTTCATTATTTTGAATACATAGTAATTTAATCGTGCGGCCATGTATAAATGAATCGATTGGTTGATTGATAGTAACATCATACTTTGGAATTTTAAATTGCATCGTAGACGTTACGTCTTTAAAAGGCAAACGTACATACATATCAAATTTTGTGAAATCATATGTAACGCCATTATTATAAATAGACACATCACATAATCTAATCACAGGTGCATTTGTATATTTACCAGTTCTTCTCGGGCGTATTATATGAAATGAATTTGCAATTGATATATCAGTCGGCGGATTATAACTATCAAAAATATATGATTCATTACAATCAAAATGCTTCCTTATCCGAATATTATCGTAAGGATTAGCAGATGATGTTATATCATTTAATGAGTATACTGATTTAAAACGAACATCACATATATTATTAGATGAATGTATATCGTCAAATACTTTTGACGACTTATATGAAATATATATTAACAATTCTTTTGACGGAACGAATCCAGATTTTGGGATAATTGATATAGAATGTAATACATTGTTTGTTGAATAACTATCACATTCATCGATTTTGACAGCATTAACCATGTTTGTGCTAACTGAATACATATTTGGATTTATCCAGCACTTATGCTCCCAATCATATATGTATAATTCCAATTTGTCTGTAAATGGTATATCTCCGATATTTGACATAAATGAATGCGACAATTTAGCTCTGCCATTGGCAATATAAACAAGTGCGTCTTCATATGCACGAACATTATACCATGTTGTCGGTGATTCTAGTTGCTTGATATATGAGTCCATTCGTTTCTGAAACTCTATTTCATGTTCCTTGCCACGCTGGATTGAGTCAATCTGATTAATAATTCTTTCTCTTTCATAGTCTGTAGTAGCTCGCTCAAGTTGCTCTTTATATAAGACAAGTGCTCTTTCAAAATCAGGTATCTTTGCTTCTGAACTACTCTTATACTGCTCAAATGTTTCAATTTCCTGATCCCATACAGCATGATCATTTGGCTCTTCTCTTAAAATAGGATATTTCTCCGGATTTGTCATAGTATCAAAGTCATGGTTTATCATTTTGATAGTAATTTCATCATCAATGTTATTTATACATCCATTGCCAATATAAATAAATCTATGTTGCTTATGTTCATCGTCGATAATATTATTTGGTACGAGAGAATTGAAAATCCATTGTAGACGGGTATATACATATGGCATATTGTTTTGCACATATATAGGATCTCCTGGGACAGAATAAGCATCCTTAACATTCTCATCTGAAATATCAACGTTAATATTTGCTAACGAGTTCGAATAAGTATTGAATGACGTATCGTTATATTCATCCAGGAAGTTTGATATATTATCAGCAATAATTGAGCATTTAATATTTGTTGTTAAGTAGCGTGTTATTTCATCTTCATCGTCAATACTAAACCATTTACATTTTTTAGAATCAACGATTGCTTCAACAAATCCTTTATTTATTGAATGATCTATTGCTGTTATTATTATCGGAAATATATAGCGTTTATCATCCGTAGAGACATATACATGTTGTCCAACATGATATCTACTACCTATAGAAGTAATAGATCCGTTTTCATTAAATGGTATATGAAATACTTGTACTGGCTTAAAGAATATTTTTTTTGAAACATTTTTTCCAAATTCTTGATTTATAATTCCATTAATAGTCTGATTATTAATAAAGATACGATCGATTGATCCTGGAAGCAATGACTTTGGCTGTAATATCATCTCAGACGTGTGATCGAGCTGTGTAAAATGATTACCTGCAAGCATTTCATAATTCATATTGCTTGATTTTTTATTAACAATTAATCCATCCGGATTTATATCAAATGACTCATGTATATTTTCAATATCAATTTTAATATTGCTAATATTTAAAATCTGTTTAAATTTACCAACGACTGTTGCTGACGATGATACCTTGCTAAATGTCAAAGAGCAATCAATTGTTTCTATAGTATTACCAGTTGCATCAATGATATTTAACTTGCATCCAGATATTGAATCTCCATTAAAGAATGCATATTCGCATATTTTTATTAAAGAATTAATATAATATTTCCCATCGATCAATTCAACTATTGGCTTGAATATCATAGTGATATCACCAATTAAACTTGTTCCGACAGGTGGATAAAAGTGACTATCCCTTGGTAATGTTATTGATGCAAATATTGGCTTTACTTGATAGCTTAGTTGACTATCATATGTGATTCTATCAAGGGTATACATGCTAAATATATATTTTTTAAATATTGAATCACAATATTTGACGAGAGGTACTATGTGAGAATAGTGCAATGACGTTGTTAAAGATGATAGTAAATTAATCATATCATCTATTACAGGTATTCTTGTATCCTGATATGCTTTACATGATTGACTCAGCTGATCGAATGTTTCTGCATTAATACCATCTATGATTATTGTGCTATTTGAAATAGCATTACCTAGATTTTTGATCAATTCAGAATCGATCGAATTAAGCCACTGCTTATACTGGTAAGGATTCATACATGTATTTATCTTCTTTAATGTTAGATATATCTTTCGTGCATAATCCAATATATAATTATCAAATCCTTTGTTTATGTATATTTGCTTCAGTATTGATAATATACGATTGAAGAATATTATAACCGAGATAGTCTTTCCATTAAATGTACATGTGCCTATTGTATCAATTTTACTTGTCATATCATTAAATAATGATATTATTGGATTATTTGTTATGATAGACTCGACAATATTTGATATGGTATAATATTCAAATGAAGTTTCATGATCATGATAATATTTTGCAATTGCATAAATATGCTTTTGCAATGTTTCAATACCACTTTCGATACGAGAGCGCTGGTTATATGAAATATTATAGTTCGTTTGTAAATCACTGATGTAATCATAAACAGAAGATATATATGACATTATTAATTTTGCAATATAGATATCATTATGATATGATTTTGTTTGATATCCATGTGATGATATATCTCTATATTGCACGAAATATTGTTTGTCAATGTCAGCATCTGCTATTAACGGATATGATATATTATTGTCATATGAATTAAAAGTATATCTATACAATGATTTTATCGTCGGCGCGCCTGTATTATCAGTTATGATAGGTAGACCGTAGAACATATATTGACCACTAATCTCTGGTAATTTTGATGAATCAATATCAATTGTATTAGGAGCTAAAGAAAATTGAGAATAATCGATATCAAATGAATCCTTTCCATCAAACAGTTGACTGATACAGATATCAGAATATCTATTGCTAAATTTATTATGCGTTAACGAATTAAGAAAAAACGATTGAAGTTTATCTTCATTATCATATAACATGGATAATGTATAATAAAGAAAATTAATCGCAAATGGAGCACGATCGTCATCTTCACCCGCATGAATATTATCAGATGTAATGTTAGATACTTCGTAATTGATATCAGATGGATAAATATCAATGATGTCATCACCTGATATTTTTCTTTTAAGTATTTTAGAAAGTACCTGTGTACATGTTTCACCATCATATTTATTATATAACATCTTTGATATCTTGAGCAATTTATTCTCGGCATACCAATAACGGATGTATCCAATATGATTATTTACTTCTGAATAGAATGCATCAAAATCTAATACGGTGTTCATATCAAGCGGATTTACATCTTTCTCTATAGGAGATTTTGTATCAGTATATAGCACGAAGAATTTAAATATTTCATCACCAGCAAGATTTTCATCAATGTAGAATGCGTTTTGAATACCATTGAAGTGTTTAATCAAAGGCGATGCAAATAGCCAACATTCTTCAGTACGACTATATTGCATTGTAATAAAGCATTGTTCTGTTACAGGACGATTGAAACGAGTGAAATTTTCATTTACAAAATAATTATTTGATAAATTACTTAAATTTGCGAAGTTTGCTAATGTATTATTTCTGAATGGCTTTGTTATTGTATTAACAAATATCTGATAATTATTATCGTAGAATTCATCAATAACATATTTCTGAAGGTCGGTAATTGATGTAACCTTGCGAAGCTCATCTATGTTATCCAATAACGTTGCAAACAATGTGATTGATTCAGTTGATACTAACGATGTTAATATACTACCTTGCAGATAATCATTGTAACATTTCGAAAGGTCATCATAAATATCATTTAAAGGATATATTATGTCTTCATACAGATGATTATCATCTAATGAATTATAATGTATAGCACTTCCGATATTTCTAAATGATGAATCATATTTTATCATTCGATTGTACATGTCGAGACAATTTAAAATAATTTTAAATGATAAATTGATTGGTCTATCTAGTACTATAGGAGGTGTGCATACTTCAAGTGCATTAATATTGTTTGCTGAGCTAGCAACTATCTTATTTCCATCAACATCAACGACTCTACTTTCATCGTCTGTGAATACATGTCGTGAATCTATAATATCATAATAATTACAAGCAGGATATACATTAGGTACTTCATGCAAATATCTAAATATATATATTACGGCAGTAACTGTTTCTGATTTATAATGAGATATATCATCCAATGTTCGTTTTTGTATATTATTAATAGATAAGCCTGAATCATTAAAGATGCCATAGTTCGGAACACTTGGTACTGTTTTCGAGAAATCTTTATCATATATATTTATCAGACATTTCATATCTGACACATTAATATTATCATTAAGATTATTCAATTGCGAAAATGGAATCTTTCCTTCCAAAATATAGGATGAATCTATATCATATGATCTAACAAGAGATTCATCCAGCTTATATATAATAAAATCAACATCAGCAGAATATTTCCAGCCAATCTTAAACTTAAAGCCTTTGTCATCAATCGCAATCATGCAATCGTTACATATAAATCCATTTACGGTACATAATATTGTGAATCCCAATATGTCTGATATATCGCTCATCACAAATTCATTTATTGGAATAAAATATTCATTTTCTGTAGTATGCATTTTGCATAACTTTTGACGAATAAATTCATCTCTATCTCCAAAATGTAATTGATTAAAAGGGACATCAATCATATAGTAATGAGCCGATTTATCCATATACACATGATCTCGATCCATATTATTACAATGAAACATGACTGCATGCGTATTTACCAACATACTACTCATTGCATTTTTTAAAGAGATATCGTATGTTTCAATTAATGATTGATTTATATCCTCGAATGTATAATTTGATCGACTCATTAAGTCTATAAGTCTATCAAAGCCTGCGTTGTTTCCTACAACACCAAATGGTTGCTCACTTAATAATTGTGATGACATGTCTATGAGTGTTTTATAACGTTCACCAACATCAATAGCTTTAGTATCATTATATGATTCTTTACCATCACGAATACCTGTCAAATACCGATGTTGCTCATAAAACCATTTATTGTAGTTCATTATCATTATCTAATCATCCTCTCCTGTTATATCAAAGACTTACTGATTCGTTTATATTTCTATTTCTATTTTTTTATTTTCTAAACATATATTTTTATAATGTAGGGGTTGATGTAATATAGTGATAATTACATCAATGGAAAAGGTGAGGATATTAGACTAATTAAAGATTAGAAAGCTAAATAAGCTAATAAGCTTAATAAGCTAATATTACTATTTCTTAATTTCTATTTTTTTATTTTCTAAACATATATTTTTATAATGTAGGGGTTGATGTAATATAGTGATAATTACATCAATGGAAAAGTTGTGATATTAACTAATTAAAGATTAGAAAGCTAAGTAAGCTAATATTACAAATATAATACTAAAAGGAGTAAATAAGTAATGTATGATTTGACGTTTAAAGTTAAGCAACATGGAACATATCAGGGAATGACGTATATTATATTTTCATCGGCATCCGGATACTATAGATGCTATATAGGAATTCCCCAAAAGCAATGGCATGATGAAATCATCTATACTAAATTTAATAAAAGAATGACTATAGGTGATAGATTTCTCAAAAGGCAATATCCCAATTTATCATTAAAAGATATTGATAATATTTGGATGTGTTTTGTTGCAAATAGTGATACTTCATATGATAATTATGATAACACAAAAGATTTTGACCGATATATGTTGCATGAATGTCATGATGTGATAAATCGTATCATAGATGTTACCGATAATGCACATTGACAAAAAATATGTATTGGGGGCTTAATAGCCCCCAATATAATTATTTACTTTCCCATATTTTTCGCATTTTATTTTTTGTTTCAATCAAGACTTTGTTTGCTGATGCTGTTATCATTACAGAAGGTATCATACGTTTAAATATCGATGCTGGTGCAACAAACATAGATATTTCCTCTTCAGGCTTTCCCTCAGCATAAGGTTCAAGTCCTTCTGGAATTACCTCTGAAATTATTTGCTTAGAAGCACCATATGCAACTGCTTTATCACCAGTTGATGCTTCATCACTATGCTCAATATATATTTCGATAAGAATATCACATGTTATTCCTTTTATAGTAGATCCTTTTAGTGGTTCTGTTGGTAAAGAATATAATGTATCCAGCTTATATACCGAATCACTTTTATCATATTTATCAAGTATTTTTCTTTTTCGTTTATTTGTGTTGAAATAATCCTCAAATAATTTAAATAGTGAAGGCGACAACTTGTCCATACTTTTAACAGTATACATACGGACATCAACAACAGTACCTGCATGTTTAGCCTTCATGATTCGTTTTGCTGCGTTAATTATATTATTATTATTAGATTTATCGGTATTATTTTGAAATGCTTTAAGAAAATTATCAACAGAGGTATCACCTGTATTTCCCAAGCCAAATACAATTAATGGATCATTGATTTCAACTTCGTCACCAACTTTTACAATTGATTCAATATCATCTGTTACATCTATTTTCATAGACTCCATCATCGTTAAATTTGTTTTAAGAAGCTTTGACATCTTTGTTGTAATAATACCAGCATCTTCGTATGTTGAATATATACCAGTAAAAGCAATTTTTGCCATAGGTCCAATATTCATACGAACAAGTCCTGCAGAATCCTTATGGAAGAACTTCTCATGATATGCTAATATGTCATTCTTTTTAAATTTATCATTAACTTCGAAATTTGATTGTAACCTATTATTTACATAAAAGCCGGAGCCTGTATTGAATGAATATTTATTATCAACGTTGATAGCTTGTTTCTTGCCATTCTTATACTGTACGACCATATATCCATCTGCAATTTCTAGTACAGTTCCATCATCTTGTGCTGTTACTGCAAATTCATCTGATAGATATGTTGGTACGATTTCATCAACTCCATTAGAAACGATAGCTGGTTCAGCACCATCTGTTGATAGGATATGCGATGTTTGTGATGTAGCGATTGCTGTACGAATAGAATCATCTCGTGTTACCGTTCCAGGTGTCAATAATTCTGAGAATGATGCTAATTGTAAATCATTGAAATCTGTTTCAATTCCATCTGTTGACGTATATCCTCTGACAGATTCTATTTTTGGGTCAGCAACAAGCTGTCTTGTTATACCAACCGTACCATTATTAGGTGATGATATTGCCATTTTACCAATCATGGTGCTATCATATGTTCGCTTATCAAGTGAATATGCACGATCGTCATTTACACCTTTGAAACCTTTCTTAGTTATATTCTCTTTTGAATGCAATTCGACCATTGGATTTAAAGCTGATGATGGCTCAACGTTTGGAACTGCCAATAATTCATTAATTACTTCATTTGGATTAAATGCTAATGAATTACCACGTGTTTTAGAGCCAATATTATTATTGTATCTTGAGATTGCAACTGCTAATCTGTAATGTATTATAGCAGGGATTATTTCAGATGAGCGTATACGATACAACGATGAGGCATTCTCATTAGTATAGTTATTATCAGCTAATAAATTTGATGCATATATCAACATTCCAGTTATATCATTCGGAATATTATAATGACTACATACATCTTCAGTTATAGCATCAACAAAGAAATTATAATATGTAATAAATGTTGTTAGCTGTGAATACTGTTTAAAGAATTGCTGATTGAATATATCGACAAATACAGAATTAGTATTCATGATTGGAATATCAAAATCAGACACATTAAATGCTTTAGTATTAATACGATAGAAACCATTAAAGATTAATTGATTTGCTATAGTATTTGCTATGGCAAGCGTTTTATCCTTAAATGGAATACGTAAATAACCCGTATCATCAAAAGAACTATCAACAAATTGATATTTACATCCAGCTTTTTTTAGTATAGTGCTTAAACCTTCCCATGCTGTTATTGCAACACCTAATGGTACTGTTACACCAATCGTAATTTCAGAAATACATTGAAAGCTTTCCTGGTTTGATTTTTTTATATGTCCCTTTAAGTTCATCTGGTAAAGTATTAAATATAACGTCAGTTAAAGTTATGCCATCTCTAGTCAATCCTGTTTCTGTGTTAATAACAATTGGTACTTTATTAATCATGCCACAGCAGAACTCATTGTTTTGGACATTTACAAATGTATATGATTTTAAACATTGCTGTCTGTTAAAGTATATTTCACATGCACTATCTGTATTAATATATGAAAACCATTTTCTTGCATATTCATCATATTCTATCGTGGAAACGAACCTAGAATTTGCAGATGTTGAAGATCCATTTTTTACATATTTATTACGACCGGATTCATCAGTTGCTGATTCGATTGTTTTCATCATAATGCTTAAATCAACCAATGATCTAGTGTCATACCTATTGACTGTAATCTTATTGTAGTTACTCGTTAAAATAACTTTTTTCTTATTTATTTTGAGTATTGGTATAGGAAAATCTTGCTTTCCAATATTATACCAAATTCCATTATTATAAAACCTACCATTCATTACTCTTGGAACTCGTATATTTATAATCGATTGCATTCCAGATTGTTTATTTTTTAGAGTAACCTTCCAGTTATTTGTTAATGAAGTAATCGTACTAACATCAGTAACTTCGACATTAGTCACATAAAATCCATCTGGCAATTTCGAAAGATTCATAAAGGTAGCTACAATATCTCTATCCATAAGATTATCTTCATATGCTTTTGATATATTTGCAAAAGATGAGCCTCTTACAGAACCTCTATTCGTTGTCGTTATTTTCAATGGTGTTAATGGTGCTGGTTTTGGTATATCTGTTATAGATGTGAGTTTATTAAATGTCACATTGTTTAATTTAAGCTGTCCAATTTGCGTTCTAATCTTTAGCTCTCGTGCAGATGTTGTTGTATTCATAACATTTGTAGCATTTATAGGAGAAGCATCCTTTTCAATCTTTTTAGAAGCGTCTTTTATTAGTTTTTCTTCAACCGGATTATCTGACGAATTAATCAATTCTTCTGTAAGTTTCTTATAATTGCTGATGGAATCACTATCAGGAGTTATACGATGAATTAACTCAGCATTGATATTCAATGTCTTCGCGTTATATAAACTATTTGGTGTACTAATATTATCGTTAAGATGATTTGTTTTGCCATATTTAGCTGCTAATAATTCAATTGATGATTTAACAGAATCTGCTGTTGATTTGTTTGATTCTTTAACACCAACGATTTCACCATCTTCTATATCAACATCATCAAGTGAATCAGAACTATCATCATCATCAGTATCACCATCATTTTCCGTTGAAAATGAATCTATACTATCACCTGCTTCTTCATTGCTAGTAGCACTCATTTCCATAGGTTTTCCTATTTCATTAATAACCGATTTTAATTGAATTATATCATTATTATTTAATAATGATAAATCTAATCGATAATCAGCATCTGGTGATCGGAATATAATTATAATTGGTAATGGCTTAATCATATCACGATTGTTAAGAATATATGCAGAAAGCAATGCATTGATAACATCTGTTTTGAATGTACTTCTTATTGGATTCTGATATATACCAAATCTCTTTGTATCTATAATAAGTACTTTCTGTTTAGAAAAGTTAAATATATTCATTATCTTTGAAAATATATCAAATATATTAGACTGAATATACTCTATGCTAAATGATCTGATATGTTGTGTCATTGCTAATATTACTTCTGACATTGGTATATAAATATTATCAGTTATCGTTTTTGGATAAGGCGGCTTTATATTGGTTAATCTCGGAAGAATATTTTGAGCATTAAGATACATTAGTTTCTTATTATAATCATTTGAATTAACATTAAATCGAAATTGTTTTATTCCAATTTTCTCATTAATATTGCTTGGGATTATGATATCTTTATAATCACTTTTAGGGGCTGGCATATGCTTTATTAATTCAATATCATATTCATAAGAATCTGATAATAAAAATATCGAGGCATCTTTTTTTTGAGCAGGAAGCTGAAGACGCATCTTATTTGCTGATAAATTATTACCAAATGTAAAACTTGTTGCTTCTTGAAAATAATGTTTCATTAAATAAATCACTCCTTATATGAATTTCAGATTATTAATCTTTAAAATATCGTCACTTATGTATTAATATTATCGAGGAGGACATTCTAAATGCAAAATGATGAATATTATACTTGCCGAACATGTGGTGCGAATCTGGATATCGGCGAAGAATGTGAAGATTGCCGAAAGATATATGATAATGTTTTCGTAGAAACACGATTGTCAGATTATGAAAATGATGATGGTGAAGGAGGTGATACATTTGAAAACTACAATTACATATAGCCCATTCGTATGCATTTCGGATGTAACTGGAAATATGGAGAAATTAAACACTGTCATATTTAATCCAATTCTTTCAAAAGAGCATAATAAAATCGTAATAAAAAAAGAATGCAATTTACGATATGATCTCATGTTGTCGGATGAGCAACTAGAGTCATTAGTAAATAATTCTGTTAATGATTTTATCACAGAATTACACGGAATTATAGTTCGGCATAAAGCAAATAGATCATAAAATAAAAAAATTATATACGGGGATTTATTCCCCCGTATATAATAATATTTACTGTTTATGCCATTTCTTTAAATTCTGCAAATAATAAATGATCGGTCATATTAACTATTCTTGATATAGTATTGATCGATATCTTTATATCGCTGGTATCTTCGCTATTGTTATATTTTGCTACTAACTGTGCAATATTATTGACGATCGTTGGCTTTAATGTATTTACCATTTTATTACGTATCATCTGTGGTGTGATATTAAACTGATCGATGACATACTCAAATAAACCATTAAAGGATACTACTGGGCCGGTAAATACCCATTCTTTAATTGTATTTGACATATCAGATTCCATTAAATAGATAACACAACAGATGGAGTGTTGATGATTTCTGATATCGGATAATATGCAGCCTAACTTCATCTGTGATAATGAGTTAGTTGCAGAATTTAATAACTTGATTAGACGGTCATTTAATGATTCTGCATGTATAACTTTATCCGATACCGCTCTACATAGTGCCTGCATAAGTATGTCGTTGCCTGCCTTGTTGTCCATATTGAGAGTCGGCTTTGCATTAACAATGTCTTTTAGTTTACTAATAGATTCCATTGTCATCATATTTTTAGCTTCTTCCAATGATATACTCATTGTATCACTTCCTTTCATATTAATAATATATTTTTCAAATCGCAAAAAAATATTATTGCATTTTTTCTATGCTTAGAGGGAGCGTAAAAGAAGGAATGGTTGGATTGATTATTCCTATTATTTTAACTTTTCAAATATATATTATTAATATGAATAAAAGAATAACAATCGATCAATAAATCAATATTTAAAAGCCATCACAGAGGTGTATTAATCTGTGAAGAAAGAGGTATATTATGATGAACGTTTTTAAAAGAATTGAGACACTTGAAAAGCTTACAGAAATCAACACAGCTTCGAACGCTATAACAGCGCTGATTGTAACTACAGGTGCTGCAGTTACGATTGTTTCATCAGTAGTAAAAGGCGGAATGGCTATTACAAAGGCTATAAAAAATAAGAAACTTGCTAAGGAAAATAGCAAAGGTACAGAAAAAGACAATAGCAAAGGTACAGAAGAAAAGATCGATCAATCAAAAGAGTAATGACATTACTATCAATATATTAGATGATATAACATCTAATAATATATCAAATTAATTTTAGGAGGAAAATATAATGATTAATGAAATTATGAATGTGGCCGGACTTGCCCTAAGTGCATCTGCTAGTTGTTTAAACTCAATTAGCTTAGGTAAAAATGCAAAAAAGATAGCAGAGCTTTCTGATAGAGTGACCTCTCTTGAAAAGAGAGATCTTATCATGGAGGGTTGCTTCGTAGGCTTTGGTGCAGCAGCATTAACTGCTGACATAATCAATAAGCGTAAGCAGAATAAACTTAAAAAGAGGATAGATCTTCTCGAATCAACTGTAGAGGTACTTCAAGGAAGCTGTGTTAAGCAGTCTGACTTGAAGGCATCTACAGATGCAATTATATCAGCTATCAATAAATAAAAAAATAAAAGTAGGAACGGGGGTAATAACCCCCGTCACCGAAATTATTTTTTTTTGATTAAAGGTATTTTGCATATATTGATATCTTAGGATTCTGCTTAAATAGAAAATCCATTTCAGCAATGCAATACTCTACAATTGCTTGATTGAGACCATCTTCGGTTAATATGGTATTGCCAGCAATTGCTGCTTCAGCAACAATATTACCGCACATCCTAAGAATTACTGATTCTTCAGTATTGTCGACCGTATTTGTATTAGCATCTGATTTGACAAGTTTACTATCAAGATCATCAAATACAGGTGCGTCATTACTTGTTAAGACAACACCAGCAACATCATTTATGACTTTTTTTGAAACTTGATCTTTTAGCTTTTCTCGGAGTTCATCATAGTTTTCAACATTTTTTGTTAAAGTATCAATATTAATCTTGTCAGCATTCCCAATGTCTTTTGAATCTGATATTTCATCAGCAACATCATCTACAGTGTTATCAATCTCTTGCACAATATTTCCAATAATTGGTGATTTTAAACGATCTCGTGCACTTGTAAGATATCCATAACACGTACCGTTGTAATCATCATGTATATGTCGCATAATTGATTCATCTATCATGTTATCAACATCTTTTGTTTCATCATGCATCATAGCACCAATCAAATCTTTCATGACATATAGACTCAATTTTTCTCTAAAAGAATCTTTGTCAAATGCTACTGGATTAAAAATGTGATTCTTTTTATCATCTGAATTATTATATTCTCCGGGTTTTGGATATGATGTATTCGTATCATTTATAATGCTATCAATTAGATTTTTTACTTCGTTAGCCATATTATTTCACCTCAATTATTTTTCGCCAATAGGATTTCCGTTAGCTGGATTGTAAGCTGGTCCGACGCTAATTAATGCGTCTTCTTGTACATTGTTAGTTGCGCCACTAATTTTCTTTTGATCACCGACGATAATCTTATCAACAACAGCACACTGTTTTGCAAAACCAATTACTTCATTCTTAAATGCTTCATTCTGAACACCATTTGTCTTTATGAAATTTGCGAAAGATTTACACATTGTTCTGAGCTTAACAAGTTGATCCGATTCTGATATTTTAGAAACCTTTGGTTTCAGATACAGACAATTATCAGCAAGCTTCTTGAGCTTCTTAATAAGTTTTCTTGGATCAATAGAAGGATCACTATTTAGCATTGTCAATAATTCAATGATAGATGTATGTGTGTCTACTCCGGATCTTGAAATTTTTACAGCAGCGACAATTCCACCGATGATCGGATTTAATACACCGATTGTGATGTTACCGGCTAAATTAACCTCTTGGACTACAATATCAGTATCGTCGAAGCAATCGTCGAATGATTCTTGTACGTTTTTAGATGATGAATCCATTTTCTTGCGTTCAACAAATTCTGAAACATTGGTACACTGTACAGTGAATATTTTAATCAATCTCTTAGTGACAGCCACATCATTATCAGTTACTTGTACTTTAAGAGTCATCATTAAATCTGTTAAAATCTTATTGAGCTTCATGATACTATTAAGCTCTTCATCAGAATACACATCTTTCATTTTATAAGCTTTTGAAAGCACTCTGTTAAGTCGCTTTCCTTCATGCTTAAATGTTTTGACGATTTCTGTAAATGACATATCACTTGCATTTAGTATGCCAAGAGCTTTTCTGATATGTGTATCAACTTCGGAGTTAATGTTCTTTTTTGTAAGAATGAATGCTTCCTGAATAGCATCAGCATTATTGTCATTTAAAAATGATTTAAGCTGTTTAATTGTCATTCCCTTGAGTTTTTCAGAGCCATTCTCAATAAGTTGATCAACTGTCATATTGTCAAAATCTGTAGTAGAATCATCATCGTCATCGTCAGATTTTTTAATTGATGTATCGAGATCATCCAGTTTATCATCAATAGAACTATCATCATCGTTGATGTCCGAAGTATCTACATCCTGATCAGTTGACTCATCTTTGCTTGACGCAGTATTCATATCATCTGTATCATCTGTATCTTTATTGTCGTCAGCATCTGTATTGTTTTTATTATCATCTGTATCAGCTGTGCCTTTATTATCATTATCATCTGTAGTGTCTTTATTATCATCTGTATCAGATGTATCTTTATTGTTGTCAGAATCTGATGCAACTTTATCAGCGATTTTATCAGAGACATCATTACTATCAACTGGTGTAGTATTGACATCAGTATCAGTATTATCAGTATTCACATCAGTATTACTATCAGTTTCCTTGTCATTATCAGTAGCACCATCTTGCTCTGCAGAATCATTGAAATCAATAGCCTCTTGTACAAATCGGTTAGGCACATGCTTCTTGATTTTAAAACTTTCTCGGATAATATCTCTTTTACTAATAAAATTGTCAGCAGGTTCATTGTCAATTTTTAACGCATTTTGTGTACTACTACCTTCCATTGATTTAATCGGTACAGCCCATGCTAAATAAAGCTTATCGCTATTATTTTCTATTTCAAATTCAATTACGACCTTATATTGGTCAATAGGATCTACTGGAACAAATAAGTTAGTCGGAGTTGCGATATCCCATACATTTGTTCCATCTGGAACATTATTATTCTCACGAATCATTGACAGCAAGACGTCACCAGATTCCAACATTGCATCTGCGTTAGCAATAAAGCAATTAAGAGAGGCTAGCTGCTTTTTTAAGACTTTTTTATTGTTATCAGTTTTAAAAAGCACCGGAAGCTTTACAAAATAATGCTGATCAGAATCTCTTTTTATCGGACCAAAATCTATTGTTGCTACAGAAGGAACTGCATTATCATTAATATCAATTTTATCAAATCCAAATAAACCTTCCTGGATGATATAATTGCTATACTCGTTGAATCTTTTAGAAGCATATTCGTTGCATCTATTTTTAAATCTATTTTCAGATTCACGTGGTAATTGCGAAAATTTGGAAACTGCTTCCTGATAGAAATCATCAAATGTTTTAATTTTCTTATAAAGTGACTCCTGTATAGCGGCATCTGCAGGAACATCGACAACTCGTCCATCTGCTAAGTTCATTTCGATAGATTCAATCTCAATGTCATCTTCGAGTGGAATATCAACATCCATCTTTCTGATTTTACCAGAATCGGTTCCCTCAACAGATATATCATCCAGCTCTTGAAATAAGTGTGCATATTCGTTGATGAGTTTATTTTCATCAGCGTCATTCGTAGCATGTTTCATTGAACGACCACTTGCTTCTTCACGAGCAAGAATTTGTTTTTTAATATAATCGATCATTATTAAAACTCCTTTTCAAATATTTTAAAATGATATAGATATATCATTTTAATGTATGGGGAAATATGTTGTATGATATAATAATTAATCAAAGAATAAATCCAAAGGTTTCCAAGATAATCTCGGTTACCATATCGGGTGTCATCTCTGATATTCCTATATCATCAAGTCCCATTCCAGAGGTTAATTCAACTCCGTTTATAGACGGTTTGTTTTCGAGAGCTTCATAATCCATGGATGGCTCACCTCCAAATTTAAACGTGAAAGGTTGTGTTTATGTGAGTAATATTGTTGACAGATATCAGCAAACAGTATATGATATGTATATGCAAACTCACCCGAATGTAAATCCAAGCAAGGTTCGTCAATTAATAAATCAATTGACAGAATCTAAATTACGGGATATTCCGTGTACACTGCATAATAGTACCACTCGAGAGAAAATCGAGACGTCAATTATTAACACTTTTGACTGGATAGAAACCAGACAACCAATAATATCTGGTAATGGTACTTTCTTTAAGCAGCATGTAGAGTACCTTGCTCCGACTACAAAAATGCTAGAGCATGACAAGAATACTCGTAGTAAAAAGAAAAATGAGATGTACCAATTGAAAAAAGGCACTGTCGGATATAATAATAAAAACCTCGGGCAAGTTTCAATAAAAGTTATTATGAATGCCGACTATGGTGGATCTGGAACACAGTTATCACCATTTTATTCATGCTATATTCCGCCGGCAACAACTGGTAGTGCTAAGAATATCACTACAACCTTAATTTGCTGTTTGGAGTTTATATCAGGTAATACAGACCCATGGGCAAAGATAAACAATATAAACGAATTATTTGATATGATATTTTCAGTGCTCAATGACAATGATGATACCAGAGACCTAATTATTGACAGCTATACTGTTGATCAAGTTGAGCAATGGCTTTTTGATAAAACAAATAATCTGTCTTTGTCAGACAAAAAAATTATACGAAAATTCTTAATGACACTATCAGATTCAGATCTGACAAAGTTGATGCTCTCATTCAATACACGCTTAGTACTTACTAAATATTTATATAGTAATGTGGAAACATGTATGAGTTATCTTAAAGCACATCAGATTGACATTAATAACATCACAGAAGAGTCGCTCTATGTAGCTGGATATGGCGTCAAACCACCAGAAGAAATAGCAGATCAATTGGCTTATATAAGCAAGACGATTAATGATAATTGTGTTTATCCATTCATCTTGAACGACTCGGAAATAAGAGCAAATGAGATGAAACGAATAATTGTTTGTGTAACAGATACGGATTCACTCATGCTGCACTTTTCATCATATTTGGATGATTTCCAAGCACGTGTCAGTAACTTTCGTGATAGTTGCATTATAGCTTCCGCATTGGGATTTCGGTTATTTATTGAAAATATAATACCAAAAATGGTAAAATATATAGCATCATTCTGCAATATTAAGGATGAATATTATAGAAAGAAATTTGTATTTAAGAATGAATATGCTTTTCTAGCGATGGCATTATTTGCAAAAAAGATGTATGCAGCAGCGATGTTCGTCCAAGAAGGAAAACCGAGAGATCCACATGATGTATCAATAACAGGACTGTCATTCAAAAAGCGTGATTCTGCAGAATTTCTAGAACCGATTATGACCAGATTGTATGATGAACTTATATTGACAACATCTGATATACAAGTCGGCAAATTGCTAGATGAATTTTATGCATTGCGCAAAAAGTTGCAAAATGAGATAGACAAAGACCCATCATATTTTAAAATGTTATCTATCAAGGATATCGGTGCATATGATCCAACCAAAGTTTTACCAGAGCAAATGCGTGGTGCAATTGTATGGAATGCTATGATGCATGATGAAGAAATGCTACCAATGGATCGAGTAATAGTTATACCATTATCATTTACATTGCTACGTGAATATTCAGCAACTAATTCAAGAGTTGCTGAAATACTAAGGCTGTCATTAATTGATAATGAAAAAGAAAAACACAATCCTGTTATATGTTTACCAGAATATTACCATGATATACCTGATTGGATAGCATGTGTTATTGATAAAGAATATACTATTGACAAACTGCTGACACCATTCAAGCAGATTCTTGGATTATTTGATGTAAATATGTGTGATACAAGAGGCGGAATGATTCCTAGTAGAATGATTTTTATATAATTATATAATTAATATGATGGAGGTATTATATTGCATGCTATCTGAAAATATAATAGATATTCGATTTACAAAATGAAGATGAAGAAGCAACATCCGAAGTAGAGAAAGGAGGTGATATTATATGTGGTCAGAATTATTTATTTGGCTGGAAAGATATTCTGGAGTATCATATGATTTCAGTGAAGATATTGCAAGCATTAAAGGCGATATAGCTTTCATAGACACATATGAATGGTTTAACGTAATAAGCAATTTGTTTGATAATCTTTCTGAAGCGATTGATGTTGTTGACGAGTTTGGTGATAATCTTACAGATGAATTACCAAATAAAAAGAAAGTCAAAAATATGTTAACATCATATGTTATTAGTAATCTTCTCGATAATGTAAATGATATTAAGCGAAAATTAAATATTGATATTGTTGACATATCAAATTCTGATACATTGATACAGCACATAAATATTATTATGGAACTAATTCAAATGTTATCAGAAAATGAAATGGATGACATATTCAAGCAGCAATTATTTGAAAAACATGAAGAAGAAAATGGTAATACTTTTACCGAGATACTTAATATTCAAAAGGATGATATCACAAATATGTATTTCACGGTATCATCAATACAGCAGGATTATTTTGATTCTCTTGATGAGAATTAATATAATAATAATGTTATTATTAATAATAACATTATTGTATTCTATTTATTTAATATGAAAGGGGCAGTTTATTATGGCTTTTCAGCAGAATTCTAATGTTAATGGTTTTGGCAATAATAACACTAATAACACTAATAATCAGGGAGGAGAAAAGAAGAAAAGTAATTTCCGTGTTGGAAGAATATATGGAACTGATGGTACAATTGATGTGTCAATATGGAACTCTGATAAGGGAGGAGTATATACTATTCTTTCTATCAAGTCAGCTGTCGGCAAAGACCCTTCTACTGGTGCAAATGTTTATGAACAGAAAATGTCAGGTGAACTACCATCAATATTTATGAATCTTGAACTGATAAGGGCATTTCTCGACGGAGTTAAGGGTCATGATGTAGCTACACTTAATTTCACAATTGATACAAAACATGGTTCGAAATTGACAATGCAGGGCTCGGCTGATGCTGTTAAGATTACAATTGAAAATCAGAAGACGGGTACACGAACAATTACACTTGATGCTGTTCCAATTGGTAATGTTAATGTACACGCAAATGTTCTCAATCTAATCAGTATGATTGAAATTTGCTTCAAGAAAGCATTAAGCAATAAACTCGATCCGGAAGAATTTGCAATGGCTGTAAACACAGACGACACTGAAGTGCCGTTTAATTAATGATTGATTTTAGTTTTATAGGCAAAGAAGGATTAATCATTCAATATGAAGATATAATATCTCTAATGGGCTTTAATGTTGCATGTTATCTTCGTGAACAAAAAGCATTTGAGAAAATCAACAAGATGTCGACAGCGGACATCTTGTTGAGTTATATCAACAGATCAACTGAAGATATTTCTTCTTGGCTAAAAAAAGAGTTTGATATTGATTTTGATATCAAAAATTATATTGATTCATTCGCTATGCTAAGGCCGAATCTATTATATTCTTATAAGATTTTCAGTTCAGCATACAAAAATGGAATCAAAAAGCTGGGAATACATTCGAATTATTATTCAAAAGCAATAGAGCAGGCTATACAAACATATCAAATTCCAATCGAATATACATACGGGGATATCATCCCCGTACTGAATAATCGACCTAATATTACGTACACAACAGCTTCTACAGCAAATATCATAAAATGTTCTGATATAGAAGTGCCTATTGCAATAACCATTGTTGACGATTTTATGTACACAGCTGATGTATTAATAAATAAAATAGACGATAAGTTACGAAATAATGGAAAATTTGTTTGTTTTACTAGCGTTCTAAGTGCTGGTATGATATGACAAATACAGAGACTGGAGGAGTTATATGAAAGAGCCATCGAATAAGACACTCATGTACATGTTTGATCCAGATGAAGAGTACACCTACAATATTAAGCATGGAACAGTTTATCCTTATAACGGTTTTCCAAAAGGACTATATGGAAGGAAATATAAAAAGACAAGATTCATACTCTGGGAGCCTATTCCGGAAGATATTATAATTAGGCATTATGGCTCACAGATATTTGTTAATTTCTCTGCAGTTTTTCCAAATGATATTGAAGATCCAGCAATTCAATTGTTTCAGATGCGTGCTAAACGTGTTGATTTACAAAATCTAATTTGTGAACAAATAAATTTCTTCACGGCATTATATGATGACGATAATGATCTAATAACATCAATGCTGATTGCAAAATATATAACTGATTCACAAACATACACGATTGTCACGTTTGAAGATTTCTATATGAAATTATATGAGACATTATTCCCCGAGAGGACACTTGAGAAAATCAGAAAGATGGTAGATGAAAATGATGTTGGCGATGATATCGTAGGATTGTTTCCATTAGACTTTCTCAGAGATGTATATATTGTATCTTTCATGATAAAAGTCATGCATATATACATTGAGCATTTCATTTTATCGACAGGCAATTCTCCTAAAGATTTATATGAATTATTTGCAAAAGCATTTACTTATATTATGAATTCTATTAATCCAAATATGTATGTGCTTTTGTATAACTATGTAAACAAGAGTGTTGCTCAGTCAATATCAAGCAATTCAAATATATATGATATGCAAGCTATAGATGGTGTTACTGCACCAACTACATCGCAGGTTGTAATGAGAAAGATATTACTATGTGATGGTCTAATTAAATTAACATTTGCTTCGGCATGGGATAAAATTAATAAAAGACCAACATTTTCATGTGTAGGTCTTATCAAAGCAATTGTATCAAGAGCTGCTTTCCTAACAAGGAAAACACAATTGCGATTTTCATTAGTAAATGTTGATGACGTGTCACAACTTCTCAGCGACAATATTAATTCAAATTCTCCTATTTCAATGATTAGATCTTTTAATCCCGGAGAATATAGCTGCATGTTAAAAGATTTAAATATTATAATTGCACAAATTGCATTAGAAATAGATTTATCGCCCGTTGATTATTATCTTGAGAATATAGTACAGATCAACGATCTATCAAAAATGTTAATAGATCTTGTTCTGTATAACAAGTTTCATTCTTCTATATCGACAAATACATTGTCTATGAAGCAAAAATTTATCCTGCTACTTTATGTACGGCATCTAGTTATGAAAATATACAATCTAACAGAAGAAGATACAAAAGGAAATCTTTTGATTAATATTTTAATGGCAAAGATTGTTTCACAAACAACGAAAACATTGACGCAGAAAGACTTGAATGGTATCAAGAAATATATCAAGCTTAATAACTTGAAGAGTTACCTGCTTTCTGAGAAAAATACGAACATGTTTATTGAATCAATAATGCATTGTGTATTAGCATCATATACAATCGTAAATCATAACAGTGTAGAATTATTAGGAACACCATTACTATATGAATCAGGTAATATGACATTATCACTTTTGGATATGGTTATCCAGTTATTCGAATTTATGAAATGATTTAATGGGAAAACGGAGGAAGAAGAATGAAATCAGTAAGATTTAATTATGAAGTCGAATATTTGGTTGATATGATTACAAATAATGGATTCCTCATTAAGAATGATGATAAATATTCACCAACAAATATTGACGCATTAATTAATTCATCAAATTTTATGGATTGCGAATATCGTTGTGATTGTGGTGCTTTTATCGGTCAAGACATTATTGGTCAGATCTGTCCTAAATGCCATTCGGAAATAGCATTGCACTCACTAAATTTTCAATATACAGGATGGCTTAATCTAAGTCCACACAAAGTAATTTCGCCAATATATTACAATATGCTTAAACGAGTCCTTGGAGTAAATATGCTAAAGTTTATTCTTGGAGACTATAAAACTGATAATTCCGTACAGTATAACGAAAATGACGTTGACTTCGAAAATAATAAGAAGAATAAGAAGACTGGTAGAATATCACAGAACGATATAGCTTATATACAGAAGAAGATACCTAAGTCAAAATATATGTATAAGGGTATTGGTCATGATGAATTCTGTAATCGCTTTGAAGAAATAATGACAGCTTGTGCGCCTAAAAATAATGAAGAATTATCAATTCTTTTAAATGAAAAAGATGATGTATTTACATCGAAAATTCCTATATATTCAACAGCATTTCGACCTGTATCAAAAACATCAGAGACAATGTTCTATCCAAAAATAAATAAATGGTTTTCTATGATGACATCGATATATTGCAAACTTGAGGATATGGTTCTCGACATTGAAAAAATACAAGCATTAAATTTCATTCAAAACTATTGGATTGAAGCCGTCGATTATGTTATCAAAAATGAACTGTCTAAAAAGGATGGCTTTGTCCGTTCAGAAATAGTCGGAGGAACATTTTCGTTTTCTGCTAGATCAGTCATAATTCTTGACATATCACTGAATGCAGATGAAGTTGATTTGCCGCTATCGATGGTCATGACAGCGTATCAATACAAAATAACACATCGTTTAGCTGTTAGATATAATATGACATTAGAGCAAGCATATTTGTTTGTGAATACAAATGAGAATAATGAAATTGTTATGAAAATAATTGACGAGATAATCGCTGAAGAGCAGTGGATATTTATTCTTCGTGAGCCGACTGATAATCTCGCATCTATTGCACTTTGTAAAATACGTAATTACAAAGTCAATGATGATACAATTTCACTACCGCCTGAACCTTTATCAGGATTCAATGCAGATTTTGATGGAGATGCTTTAAATCTAGCATTCTTACCGAAAGAAGTTGTTCCTGATTTTGAAGCATTTCACTATTCATGCATGACGAATTATGTAACTGAGAATATCAGTATTGATCTACTTTCATGGTGTGATATCTCATTAGGCAGAATGTCAGAATAATAAATCATATAGATATTGGGGCTAATATGCCCCAATATCTATAATTTCTAATATTTAAATATAGCATTACAATTAATAAATTCATCATATATGTATTCGTATACCTGTATTATCGCTTTCACAACAGTAAATCAACATTATAGAAATAAGGAGGACTTACTATGAAGCAAAATCATTATGGAAATATGTGTTGGTATTGCAGTAATAACGAATGCAAATTTATTTATACAAATAAATTACAAGAAGGGATGGAACTTGAAGAAGGATCAAAATACAGCCTGAAAAAATGTCCATATTTTATAAAGATGACAAAAACAAAGAAACAAAAAACAGAGTGGGTTAAGTCATTTAATGACTTACTTATTATTCACTAATTAAAAAAACAATCATAAATAGGCTGATTTATTTAATCAGCCTATTTTTTTTATTTGATATAATAAACCTATTAATATATTTGGATGAGTTAAACAATAAATCATTATAAAAATATCCAAATATAATAGTAACGATTAATATTATTATAATTGCCTTTGTGGTGGAATTGGCAGACACGAGGGACTTAAAATCCCTTGATTTGATATCATACCGGTTCGAGTCCGGTCAAAGGCACCAGATGTTTTGATGGTACGCTTTCTCAGTATTAAAAAGCGGCTGAATTATTTGTCTCTGGAACGGTAATTCGTATATAGTTATTATTAAACGATTAATACAGATCATTAGTATAAATCTATTGTTCGACTTTAACCAGATAAAGCGTGTATTGAAATACAATAGTTATTCAACATATGTTATTATAGACTAATTCCAGATGGATTAAAATTGTATATGTGGGATTAGGAGTGACTTAACGATTTAGTTTGATATATATAGTCTTAATAAGTCATAAAGTATGAAATTAGGATTATAATAACATTACGTTGAACAATAAAAAGACATTTTATAATTGGAGCCCATATGGGCTCCAATTATAATGTTTTTTATTATTTTGAATCTTTAAATATATATTATTAATATGAATAATAATCGAGCAAGAATACATAAATATGAAAGAAGGTGTTATTATGAATGAAATTAGTGAAATTGTCATTATTGACACAACAGATTCAATCATTATAAATGATTAATTTTTAAATACTTTCCAAAACAGCATAAACCAACTTGCTCGATTATTATATAATAAGTAAAATATTTAAATATAATAAATTTATTATTAAAGCAATCACAGAGCTGTATACAATCTGTGAAGAAAGAGGTATATTATGATGCAAGACTTTAAAACAATTGATGAATTCGTACGGTTCCTCGAAACAGTTCCAGCAGGCCTATTCACAAGTGAATCATCATATGAATCATTAGATGATGATGACTCTTCTGATGATGCATTTGACGATTGTTGTCATTCATGTGCAACACTCTCATGTTGGCCGAAGTCATATAACGATCCGACAATCGATCAGATCGATTATACATGTTGCTCATTGTTTATCCTCGGAAATGGAAAATGTAATTGGAATAATATAAACAAAATCCGCGAATATGGTTATGAAGTGCGTGCTGGCGAGGAGGATAGCTTCAGTTGGTTGACCGGTATATTGGAATTCCCAGACGGTCGTCAGGTTGTATATGGTTAAGAGGTGATGTCATATAAATAAGAAAATAAGCAATATGTTGTCAAGATTTCCAATGTGTCTTATGTGCATATTGGCTATCATGTCCAGTACTGCAATAGGAATTGTCATTAGCAAAATTAACTTGATGGAATCCAAAATATCTCAGTTGTTCACAGTAGAAACCCTGATAAATCTGTTTCTGTTATATGTGTTAACCCATGCTTTAGAGATCTTTTTGAAGGTATTTCAAAAAGGCTTTAGTATGAAAGTTACGAATAATTGCTATTTGAAGTATTTTGACAGAATCTCAAAATCGTCAATAGCTGATATTCAACGAGTATCAACCGGTAAAATATTCGATGCTGTCAACGACATTTCCAAGCATACCGGTGATATCTTTTCGGAAATGATTACAATCATGCCAACCATAGTCCCGTTTGGTGTATTGATTTATAAACTTGGAAAGGTTTCAATAATATCAGCATTGATAACGGTTGTTGACATTATTGTATCGCTCGTCATGATAATGATGACTGATAAGATGTTCAGTTTCGATACGGAGGCAAAGAAATATAAAGCAAAATTGTCAGGTGTCACTGTTGATAATTTTATGAATATCAAAACCCTGAAATACTTAGGGAAATTTAGTTTTGGTTATTCAAGGTTGAAGAACCAACAACAAGAAACATATCCATATTTTGTCAATAGTGGAAAGATACTCTTTTGGCAATTAATAGATATCGTGATGATAACACCGCTGATTATAAATATTTATATAAGTCGTGGTGATACTAATATGATAGCTTTTATACTTTTGAGCAATTATACAATTGATAATACAACTGGCTATTTATGTAATATAGCTGATTTGATTATCGAAAGAAATGCAGCGTTATCTGTCATCAAAGACATCGATGGTTCTGATATGGAAAAACCAAAATCGATGCCAGACGTATTGAAGCTACATAATATGGGATTCAACTACGGAAAAGATTCGACACATTTCTATATTGAAGATCTTGAATTCAGGAAAGGTGAAAGATATCATGTCACTGGTGAATCTGGTCAGGGTAAATCTTCATTAGCTAATCTGATAGTTGGTGCTATCAAACCAACAAATGGAAAAATTGATAAAATCAAAACATTTTATGTATACCAAGAAACTGAATGTTTTGATGATACATTACGAAACAATATCAAGTTCTATGATGATTCAATATCCGATCTTGAAATACTGAAACTCTTCGACGAATGCAATATGCTGGATTGGTATTACTCATTGAAAGATGGGCTTGATACGGTAATGGGTGAAAGAGGATTCAAGCTATCATCTGGTCAGAAGCAGCGTATCAATATTATACGTGCGATTCTGCGTATGAGAGAAATGAATGATGAGTTCATTATTCTTGATGAGATTACGTCGAACTTGGATACTGAAACTGAAAAGCTTGCTATTGATCTTATCGACAAGAATTGTAAAGGAACACTGATGGTTATATCACATCATGGTGACTTTGCTAATATATGTCGGAACCACATTGAGGTTGTTGAGCATAAATTCATTCAAGCAAAATCATAGAAATAAACGGGTCTTTAAAGACCCGTTTAAATAATATTAACGTTTCATGGTATTATATAAATCCATGAGGAAGGAATTTAAAAATGTTATACGCTTACAAAATTCTCACAGGAAAAGAAAAAATCAAAAAAATCGACTTTATCAACGGTATTGATCCTACTCGTTATGTTGTAACCAATACAGGATACGTTATCGATGATAAAAGAGGAGTACTAAAGACAGCAAAAAGTGCAAATGGTATACCTGTCATGTCGAATGCTGTATATCTATGTACTGTCGACAATAAATATGTTGAATGTTCAACAGCATATATAGTCGCTAAGGCATTCATACCGGTGCCTAAATATATTAGCGAAAAATATTTGATTGCTCATGTTAAATCATGCAATGAGCAAGAATGCTATAATGTAAATAATATATGCTGGGATATAGATTACTCATATTTCATCGATGACAAATCACTATTGACAAAGACACGCCTACTAATATCTGCAGATGAGCTTCCAGACATTATAGCAGCTATTAAGACATCTTTTAATAATGGTGAATTTAATATGTCACACATTGCAAATAAACTAAATTGCAGTCGTAGTAAAGTAGTAACAATATTACACTGTAAAAAATTACATCCTGAGTTGGATAAACTTCGTGAAATGTATATGATGAATAGAAGAGCATGCGGCGTTCGTTATTCATTTACGATACCTGAAATTGAGGAGATGTGCAAATCTTTAGCAAATAATGAAAAGATTTCAGACGCCATCAGAGAAGTTAATGAAAAAGGTATATCTGTAAGCATCAAATATATGTCGTTGCTTAGAAAGAAAATCATATGCACTGATATATCAGACAACTTCTTTGGATATGAAAATGCATATAATCCTCCAATAGAAGAATATGATGATATAACAGGTGATAAACTGATGGAATATGCCTCATTGGAGGAACTATCATATGTATCATGCTTACGTCGAGATTTGATATACAGTCACATCATGCACAAATATCCATATAACGGCGTTATATGGGTAATCAAAGATAATGAATAATATGAGATTAATTATTAAAAAATAAAATAAAAAATAGTGGGGCATTAATGCCCCACTTTATTTTTTTTATTCTGATATATAATCATCTATATCAAATGGATTAATTTTTCCCGCATTATCAGGAGCTTTAGAAACTATCTTCAAAAGCTCTTCTTTCGCTGTTTTCATAAAGATTTTCATTGTAGCTGGGTTTTCATTAAAGTCTTGATAAACAGTTTTCCATGAAAACTTCTCTGATATTGGTTCACCTTTATCATCAATAACACGAAATCCTGCTTTATTACCTTTGAGACGTCCTTTGTTATTAAGGAACAATATCAATGAACGAATATTATCAGCACCATTTTCACGTTTATCAATTACAATTTGAAATCCCAAACCAGAACGTATATTTCCGCTTTCGCTTGTCGAAGACTTTGTTGGTTCAAATAAAACAGTATTGCCTTCAAATCCATCAATTTGTGTATGATATCGTGAGTCTTCTGATGTTTCTGCAGAAAGATTAATTACACCAGACGCATTATATTCAAGAGCTTTTCCTCCCGCGATTTTTTCATCATGTGCACCATACTGAAATTGCTTCTTTACACCAAATGGTCCTGAGATAACTGATGATTTATGAGAAATTACTAAAAACATTATATTTGCTTCTTTCGTCATAGGTAATATATCTCCTAAGAAGTTTCGCAGCGTCTTGGCATATTGTGCACCTGCCATATTTGATCTGAGTTCATCAATACCATCTATAGATTTTTTATCACATAAATCATATTCTTTTGCAATGACATCTGATATCGAATCTAAGAATACTATTGTCGGAGGCATGAGCTTTATTGGTTTATTGTGTGAGTCTCGACAACCTGTATCAGTTAGAAGTTTATCTCTATATTTACATTTTGTCTGCCATATTTCTGCTATATCATTTTGCAATGTGTCGTAACCAATTGCTCCACTTCTCAGTTTATAACGCGGACAATCTTCGTCGAACCATGAATCTGGTAATTTAGATAATGTCCTTGCACGCTGAACAACTAAACGATTCTCAGCATCATAGTGGTATATATTTCCATTATATTTATATGCTATATTAGAGCATATTTGTATTCCTATTGTAGATTTGAATGTCTGTGTTGCTCCGGCAATAACATTAAAAGTGCCTGCTTGTAAGCCTGTGCATAAACGTTTGTCTATTATTGTGCCAGTATCATCTTTGATATTGATTTCATATCCGAAAGCATAATCAATAAGCGATATTCCTGTTGGATATGAATAATCAATCATATCATTCTTTTTAAAAATATTACTTGATCCACCATTTGACAGTATTGTCATTAAATCAGCGTCTTCAAGTTCTGACTCGAGTAAACATTTTGCTTTTGCCATTTAAAATTCCTCCTAAATATTCATTATTCAGATGCGCGATCCTTTGAAATATATCCTAATATATCAAATTCTTTTACATATTTCATCGATGTTAACATCTGAACAATGTCATATGCTTCTACAAAAATATCATAAGATTCGTTGTCACTAACAATTGCACCAATATCACGCCTGATTGTGTAATTGTCATTATTAATATCACATCCTTTTATATTAGGAATCCACATGCCTGACCTGCGTGCATATATTGGTGTCAGTCTATATTTGTCGATGAATCCTGCTCTATTTTTGTAAGCATTGTATCCTCTGTTATATTTTATGATATCACTTAATTTATATATATTTGCAATAATTTCGTCAATAAACTTTTCAAGATACTCTGCTAAAGTCGTTTGTGACTCATTCGAACCAGTCATACCATTTTGCTCCCATGTCAAGCATATCTTATTTTCACAATAGTTTGATGCATATTTCTTGATAGTACCAAAGTTACAATCACGTACACAGCAATTTATGTTACAGGAATCGCACCATTTGAGTATATCAAAAAGATGATTTTGATCACTGTCAAGAAGGAACGTTGAACGAATTATTGGAGAGCAGTGCATATCAATTATAATGTCACTGTTGTCAATAACATTTTTGATATTTTCTCTTACAGCAGCATTGTTATTCGGATTTTCATCAATCCATCCGCGATTTAAATCATTCATGTTTGTATTTGGTATTGGTACATCACGGCAATTTTGAGTCATTCCAGCATAGTTCGCACATGGAAGTATCGTCAATTGTGATATATTATTACCAGGAAAACCTTTACGGGTTTTATTTTTAAATGATTCATTTAACATGTTAGCCATACTAATAGTGCCCATTTCATTACCATGAACACCTGCAATAATTCCAAGTCTTATCGGTGTTGTCGATGATGTTGCATCATTCATTTCAGTCGTTAATAATTCATATTGATATACATTATGCATAATATTACTCCTTATTTATTTTATCATCATATTCATGTATCTCTTTTGATGTATCAATATCATATTTGTCAGAAATATATGATATTAATGATTGTATGGGTTCTTCTATTTGATTTGCTACTGAGCTTGATATTGATTCTACATCAGCTTCATTATCACAATTAGTATTAACAGTATCTGAGAGTATTTGATACTTGAGATTCTGATTTTTCTTATTTGTATTCATTATTGCATGATATGTTTCGAGATCTTCATTCGGTGCATGTATTATAAATCTATGCGGAGTTGTGATATTAGTTGATATGATATCTCGTAATTCTTCTGGATTCTTAATATCAATGGTTTTGTATTCAAGTGCTATGGGATTTGGAAATGTCTCAACTTCAAAGTTATCATTACAAAAGAAAAATCTACGAGGTTCGTCTTCACCATATTGCCATCGTAACCACGGCCCAGCATAGAAAACATTCTTTCCAAAGTCGGTATAACCATGATAATGCCCAAATACGCATATCTTTGATATATCACCTAATAGAGTCGCAGAATGTGTTATTTCGCGGGGAGAAGATTTACATGGTGACTTGCTATCAGAAGACATAGGGCCATGACCAACGATAATATCATATTTTTTATCAAAATATTTTGCATAATCATCGTCGCCATATTGTGGAAGATATAATATCTTCACATCATTTCGTAATTTACCGATACATACTTCTTTTGTATAAAATATTTCAGTATTATCAATTCTTTCAAGTATCGGCATAAACACTTTATATTGTTCGTAATCATGTGTGTATGTACCATGTATAAAATGAACAGGTACATGTGTCCTTCCATTTCGACCACAATTATTACAAACAAGATTCAATAGAAAGATGCTCGCATGTCGAGCATCTTCTATTGAAAGTTTATAATCGAATAAGTCACCACATACGAATATGCAGTGACACTCTTCTTTATGATTTTTAATTATGCTTAGGAACATATCAAGGGACTTCAGATAATCATTTGGATTTAATTTAGCAGCTCCAAGATGAGTATCAGCCATAAACGCATACAATATTATCACTCCTCGGTATCAGGATATGGATCTTGCTTTAGTATAAAATAGCTATACCAATCCATGCAATTCTCAAAGACAGATTCTTGAACAGATTCAACCTTATCCCATTTAACTTTGATTGTTTTTGCATATTCCGGTTGCTCTTTAATAATATCAAAAAGTTTTACCGGCACACGTTCTTTATTAAATACATCAATCTGATTTCTGTAAGGAATCCAGTATGTTCGATACCCATGAAGATGTCCGTGCATATTTATTTTATTATCATTTTCTAATGGCATGTGCGAGAATAATATATCATTCCATACAAAAGATCGAGTAATATATCTGAAGCCACAAGATCTGTAAAATTGATAATTGAATAGATCATTATTTCCTCGAACAAGAATTTTTGTACAAGGTATAGATAGTATAACATCACGTAATGCTTTCTCATTAATGAATTCTCCGTCAACGAGATCGCCTAAAATAATCAGCAGATCATTTTGATCTATTTTTTGATATGTTTCAATAATATTATTGAAGTTTAATCGCTTATGACATTCAGATTTATTCTTTTCAACACGTGTCCACAAATGCCAATCTGTCGTAATCCATATGTTTCTGCGCTTTCTCAGTTTGCTGGATATTAATGATGATATCTCTTGCGAATGTGACAACTCTGCATCTTTACATTTTTCAAGTTCAAGCTCTTCTTTTTGCCGATTCGTCATTTTAGCAGCTCCTTCGTATTATTAATTGATTTATAGAATCAATCATATCATTGGAAATAAATCCAGTAGCATTAAATGTATCAGTTTCTCATTCTGACATTATAAATTTATCATTATGATTAACTCTGTCTATCATTCGATGAGGGTGTCATATGCTTCTTTAATTGTTAATATTGGTATATTTTTATACTTCGCTTTATTAACCTTTGCTGACACAAAGTTTTTATCAGGTATTATTAAATACTTCGTATCATTTGTAAATTCATTTACAATATACCCAGACTTTGTTAAAGCAGCTGATAATGATTGATCTCTAGTCCCTGACATTGCAACAGCACCTTTACTGCCTTGAATATTATTATTATTAAAGGAAATGTACGGGAGACACAAGCTTATCAATGGAATGTTTCTAGTGATGCCATCAATCATCTTCATTTTAGTTACATCTCCAATACCTGGTAACTTTTGATTTTCCAGAATCCATATTATTACAGCCGGATCCATACGTTTAAAAGTATTTATATTATTGCAATTATCTATTACAGTTTTCCATGTCTTTACTGAGACATCATCCATCGGGAATGAACCCAGAAATCTTTGGATAGGAACATTTTGTGATGCATGCTTTATTGAATTAATGATATTTTGTGCTGATTTTTCTCCGAATCCTTCTATATCTTTTATTTTATCAACTGTCAATTCATATATATCCGGTATTCGCTTGATAATACCTTCGTCAAAAAGCTTTGTAAGAATTCCTTCTGATATTCCCATCATCAACATTATTTGGCAATGTCTTATAATTGAGCCGAGTTGAAGTCCGGGACAATTAACATTTTTACATTTAACAACAGATGCCGTTGACAAATCAAAAGGTGAGCCACATATGGGACACTTTTCCGGAGGCTGTATTGGAAGAGTTCCATCATGTCTCGTACCTTTCAGGTATGGCACGATGTTATACATAATTTCAACAGTATCTCCATATTTTAATCCAAGACTCATAAGTCTATCAATATTAGATACTGTTATATGGTCAACTGTTATATTACCAAATTTAACAGGTTCAACAATTGCTACTGGTGTAATTCTACCAGTCTTACCAAACTGAAATTCAATTCTTAGTAATTTTGATTCCATCGTCAAATTCAGAATCTTGATTGCAACTTCATCATCAGAAACATAATAGCCATATTCATCATGCTTAACTATCGATACGACAACTCCATCACATTCGAATTGTTCTCCATTATCGGTGATGATTGCATTGTTATTTAACAATTCATCAATAAATAACTGAATAGCGCCATAATCATTAATTCCAAGAATCCTTGATTTTACTTCAAGATTCTGCGGTATATATTGCTTTCCATTACGGTATTCCCTAAGAGGTGCTAAATGTATATAATTTCCAATAATACGTGAAGTAATTGCTGCTGATACAGCATCTCTTGGACGTAAATATTTACTTGATAAATTTAAAGAATCATATACCTGATGTGACATTATAGCCTCGAATTTAATAGAAGATATTTCTGAATCATTTACATCAATTTCTCTAGCGAATACATGAGTAACGTTAACACTTTCGCCGTTATCGTAATCTCCCCGTGTAAAAAATTGATGTAGCATTGCATCGTATGCGACAGAGCAGCCATCATACTTTGGCTGTATACAAATTAAATCATTTAGATTCATGTGCCTTTTCTCAAGCCATTCTTTATACGTAGGACGATTCTCAATCATAGGTATAATTACTCCAAATGTTTTGTCAAGTGATCCTACAATATCATTTATTGCATCTGATTGTTTTTGACGTAAGAATGGTCTTGCCGCTTGACCGTGTTCATCAAGATATTCTTCAAGAATTCTATCATATTCCTCATCCGAAATTAATGGGTGTCCTTCAGTATAACATTTGATATATTCATCAAGTTTATCTTTTGATATTGCCATTTAAAATTCCTCACTTTCTAAATAATAAAATGATATAATATGTGGTGGGCTATAAGCCCACCATTAATCATTTTATTTTATCATGCATATGGATTTATGAATCCCGGATTAGATATATAATTTGTGTTCGACAGCCATGGTGGCCTATTAGCGTCATCTTCTTCTGTTTTCCAATTCACAGGAAAAGGTTCACCTGTACCGGTTGGTATATCACCTCTGGAGATAGCATCAAGTATTTTAGAGAAATCCGATATCATTGCATATGTGTGTGCTGGTGTTAATTCTGTGCCAAACATATTTGCGACTTGATCAGTATAAATTATCATGCAAATCACTCCTTGTATATTATTAGATTGAAGAGATACAATCTCTTTATCATATTAATAATATATGTATGACTTATGACAATATTTATTTACGTTCAACGTATTTATTACTATTCGTTTTAGCTTGAACTGATGGATTTGATGTGGGACCTGTCCATTGTCCTCCTGTTTGCTCAATTCGATCACGATTACGTGACATCTCTAAGATACCATTATCCAGCTTCATTACAGTATTTAAATCATGTGTCATAGCACCTAGTATTGTGTTGTATGATTTACCTACTTCTTGCATTACTCGTGTTGCATTATTATATAATGATCTATTTTTATAATAGATGCTATTAGTGTCTCCTTCGAAACGAGACAACATATCAACGACTGCATTAGCAACATTCGCATATTCAGTCGTCAATGAAATCAGAGCCTCCATTCTATTATAGAAATTTCCGCTTTCATGAATAATAGGCTCATCTTCACCACGGCTTGTTCCAACACGTAGTTTATTCTCTTTATATCCGAACAATTCTTCAAGTATAGCTGCTTCACTATTATCTGTTAATATAACTTTGGTTTTTGTTAATACAATACCATGCAGTATATTAATAGCAGCGTCTGTTGTTTTGAATGGTATTGGGTTTCGGATAGTTTTATACTTTGCTGGTTCTTTAAGGCGCATACCTGTATTCGCAGCAACCATTTTAGTTATGCGATATAAAAGATCAACATATCGAATAGCTTCTTCAACATCAAATGATGCAGTCTTTTCTGAATAGAAATATAGTGAAACACCACCGGCAAGCAAGTCTTTTATGCCATGCTTTTTAATCCAATCAAATTTTCTCTTACGACGTATTTTTGATTTATTAATATAATCTCTTGTCTTGCGTGATAATTGCATCAGCATCTTAATTAATGCATTAACACCTTTCATCAGAAGTTTTAATGGATTTGCAGCACGCTGTGATTTACCTAATGCTGAAGAAACATTATCCATTTCTTCCATATAAATATATGATTCGATAAACAAACCAAAGGCTGCATCACAGTCTTCTACTGTCGATATTTTATATTCACATATAGCCATTAGTAATTCATTTTGATAAATTGCTGATTCAATAACAGAAACATCATCTTCAATATCTTCCATGTCGGAATCATCTTCATCATCGTCGTCGACCATATTACGCTTATCAATAGCCGTAGACATTGCTGTTTCTTCATCCATACCCATTTTAAGAAGATCTTCATATTCGCTTTTAACCTTCGGATCTTGTGGAGAATACTTCTCTCCTGTGATTGTCGATTTAGCATACATAAGTTGCTCGGCATGAAATCTTTCTTCATCACCAATATTTGCATATAGACGAGTAAGAATATCAATCTTTGAATTTAATGCTCCATGATAATATCCGGACATAGCCTGCTCTTCATCTGCGATAAGGTCATTTAATATTTTAATTTCATTTTCGTTGTATTCATTGTCAGGTGTTGATCCATCAGTATCTGATCCGAATGACTCAAGATTATCTTCATCATCTTCATCTTTGTCATCTTCATCATCTTCTTCGTCATCATCATCTTCTTCGTCATCTTTATCGGCTATCTTTTTATCAGAGTCATCATCGTCATTAGAATCATCATCAGAATCTTGATCTTTGGATGGTAAATCATCTGTCTTTGAATCATCATCATCATCGTCAATATCCATCTCCATGATATTAATTGGATCTTCAGGAAGATCATAGAAATCGTTTTTCATAATATTGCCTTCTTTTTCATTATTGTTATAATATTCCATTATTGAGTACATCATGCCATAATCATCGATAATACAATCATTATCAATATCAGCATTGCATTTATATTCGTATTCAAGATTTTTCATTATAGTATCAACTGATATATCTCTTGCAGTTTCATCGAATACCGCATTTTCATATACAATATCCAGTTCAGAACAGAGATGCTCTAATGTCATTCTTGCAAAAAATTCAGGAGTGTATGTTTCAGAAAATAAATCCTTATTCTTTTTGCATTCATCAAACTTTTTCATTTCTTGTAAAAATTTAATCCTATGAAGAAATTCAATATTATTGTCTTTTTCGAATTGAGAAACTTCTTTATCAATTTTTTCGAAGTTTACTATTTCAGAATTGGGCGATTCTTTTAATCGTTCAATTTGCGATATTAATGATGATAGACTATTGATATCTGATTTTATCCTATCGATCATCTCAGGATCGGATGTCATAGATATCAATCTATTTTTATCAGCGATCTTTTTTCTGATATTAGCAATTTCAGTATTACATCTATTTATAAATTCTTTCTTATTATCAGATACCAGATCTTTTCGTACTTGATGTTTTAACCAATTACCCAAATTTTGTTTTCCTGGAACAGTTATAAATGATCTAAATAGATTAATTGTTTTCTTGTATCCGTTTTGCCGTGCTGCATACAAATCAGATAGATATTCCTCTGGATTCATTCCATGTGAAATGTTCTTTAATACTGAGCTATGACAATCAATAAAATTATTAATTAATTCCATATCAGAAGCATCTTTTTCATCACCAAAATAATCATATATTGGTTTTGCTGGTTGACCAAACGACCGCCCTTGTATTCCAACACTTTTTAATCGTCTAATATGATTTATTTCATGATCGAGTATTGGCGATGCTTTATCTGGATGCATTTTCATTGTCTTATTTGTCATATTAATATGCTTATACTCAAACTCCGGTCTGTATACTCGTCCATCAACTGGGTTTGTGATTGGTTTTGTTTGTACATCAAACATATCAGCTTTTTCACCAATATTAATTTTGACACGTTCTGACGATCCATCATTATGTTTCACAAGAATAGTTTGTGTCTCAGGATCATACCCATGTTTTTCGAGGGTTCTTTGCATATTACGTTTTTCTTTAGTTTTTCTTGATTGTGAACCTTCGAGAACAATAGATGCATCATCTATTCCTGTAACATTTTTAGAATATTCAGTAAGTGTTTTACTTGTAGTATCCGACTGATATAAATAATCAGATGTCACTGATTCCTGAATATGTTGTTTATAGCTGTCGGACAGATATCTACGTATCCCTAACCAGTTCTCCCAGTTCATACCAAACTTCTTGGCTTTCAACACGATTCGTTCAGCTAACTCATGTCGATCCGATTCGTCTGCATATGAAAACATCTGGACTGCTTTTCTGACATGCTCTTCATCTGTCAAAGGGTATTCTCTTTTATCAGGAATGCCAAAATCAGAATCTTTTAAAGAATCACGTTGTTTTGTACTAATTTTAGATTCTTGAAATATATTATCATACACAATCATTTGTACATAATGCTCCTTTCGTTATTAATTGTCAATGCTAATAGAACAATGATGTGTCTTTGGTTATTACAAATTGTATGATTTTGACAGATGCGGTAAAAGGACCTCCCATGATAAATGTCAAAGGATTTCCATGAGCATATGTTTGGTGGTTATATGCTTGATCATCAGTCCATCCATATGTTTCTTCTTTGATATTATCAAGAGTAATCATTGCCATCTGCATTGTTTTGTTTGTTTTTATTTTTAATTCCTTACGGATATTAACATCTTCATCATATATTGCGGCGAAGTTATGATGTGCTGTATAAAGATATGTATTGATCGTATCAATGTTCTTTACAATTGCTGGTATATTATGAACCATACCTACAAATTGATTAGCAAGTAATGATAGCAATGATTTAACTGGTCTTCCTCCATACATCGCATTTTTTAATTTATCATATTCAAAACTACTAACACCTGAAGTGTCATTAAAAGCTTTGCCTAATGTATCGCAAAATTTTTGAATGAGATCAAGATCTTTTTCCAATTTATCCGAATCAGTTTCTTTTAAATATTTAATCTTCTCTTCTGCTTTATTATTTATATCATTATTAGCTAATTGCATCGACACATTTGCATTTACTTTACGAAGAGGCGTTATTGTGCTCAACTCTTGAAAAGCTCTCACAAATCTTTCCTCGGCAAATATTTGACCAATTGTCATATATAATCGTATCTTTTTAATAATGCCCATAGAGGGTTTACTTTCATTCATTATTCTGCGGATTGAGGATACACATTGGTCGAATTCTGAAGTAGGTGCTACTTTAGCAATAAACTCTGCAATATTTATTATTTCATTTTCTGATAATTCTCGATATAAAGTATTTTTATTAAATCCTTTTGGTAGATATTTGGAAATATCTGTGTCTTTTAATATTGTTTTTGCTTTCTGTTTTGCAATAGTTTCTTCTTCCTTATGAGCTTTCTTTTGCTCTTTTATATTTTCTTCGCGAGCTTTCTTAGCGGTTGCCATTAATTTCTCTTGCGGGGTTTTATTTATCAACCCTTCTTGATAGATATCTCCATTGTCAGAATAAGATTCCTTAACAAATTTAGATTTACCTATCATTTCAACTTGTTCCGATATACGTAAAATATTTGCAGTATAAATCAGTCGTTTATCTGAAAATATTTTGAGCATCATATTCTTGACGTTTTGGAATATTTTCTTAAAGAAATTGAAAAGATTAGAAAAAATACCTTTAATAGAATCTGTCAATCCCTCTTGAAAGATGCTATATGATTCCTTAACGATATCATTCTTGTCATCATCAATAGATTCTATTATTGATAAAGCCTTCTGATAACTCTGACCTATTGAAATTAATACGTTTATTTCAGATTCCATAATAGTCGTATCGATTGCATCTACATAATCAAGGACTTCTTGCTTGTACATATTATATTCATCTCACTTAAAAGCATTATTACCAATACCATATTGATCAATTGCTATATTTATCAATAATGGCTAAAATTATATATTACAAATTGCATTCATAGGAAATAAGAATATATCAAAGTAGAAAGGATGGGCTTAAGCCCATCCTTTTGTTTGTTCTACTTTAGACATGGCTATATTAAGCGAATCTTCCTGGCTTAGGTGCTGTTGCAGCTCCAGATGTTTTATATCCGAGAGCAAGATCAGAATCTTCGATATTAATATCAAACATTCCGCTCTGAAGTTTGTTATTACCGCCACTTACAATGCTTTCTGGGTTAAATGAATTAAACTTTCCATTGAAAAAATCAGAAAAACCCGAGCTTGCAGCATCGTAGCTTTCCTGTGTGACAGATGAATCTCCAAAATCGAAGTTGAGATCCATATCATCAAATTCATTAAATGTACTACGCATAATAAAATCTCCTTTTTAATAATTTTAAGTTTTACCATACATCTCATTTAGCATATTATTGATATACAGCTGGTTGACAGCTATTATCAAACGATATGTATGTGTATAGTTAATGTTTGTGAATACTAAAGTTCGGCGAGGCCAATCAACATAGTATCCATCGTTAATTAGGCATCGATTATCTCGAAGTTTGACCGTCATAAACAATTCGATTTTTAAATTCTTTCGCAAATGATAATCAATCATTTCGTTTATAGTTTGGCCAAAACTACTGCCTATATATATTTCCGTTTCTCCCCAATCCATTTTGCAAATAGGTCGTGCATGAATTTTCCATCCATATAGCAAAGGGAAATCTGCTTCATTAAAATAATCAGAGAAAATTGGAATTGTAATAGAACTTTCTTTAGGCGTTATTTCTCTGAAAGGTCCGGGATTAGGTACAGACAGATCGAATAATCCAATAGTGTTGAATTCACATCGTAATGTAAATGATATTGGACAATCTGATTCAACCTGATTATTCGACTTTGTGACGTTCGAATAATTAAGCTCGTTTATGTTACACATCAACGATGCCATATAATTTAAATAAAATGCATCCGTATGTCGACCCGAAGAGAATCGATATGATATCGGATATGAACTGTTCATATTTAGATAATCTACAAAACGGGACACATCATCATTAGGTCCTTTTACAGGAATACCAGCATACTTCGTAGTCTCTTGCAAAAATCCATCCGGTATTGCTAATTCCAGTACAGTGTCAATATCGAAGAAGCCTCCATCTGTGGGTATTTTATTAATTAAATAAGATGCCCATCTAATTTGTTCGGTCATGCTTCTGAATGATAATACGAAATCAAAGTACATGACAACTCTATTTAGTTTACCACGCCATTCAATTCCCTTCTGTTTGTCGAAGAACAACTTCTCCATTTCAGAGCGATTCTGGAATCTATTAGACGTAGTAGACCAAAGTGTTGTTCCGAAAGATCCGGCAGCCATTCTATTATCAATTCCTGACAAAGATATTCTAGGATTGACAATACACATTGGATACGGTTGTGTACGTATTTGTTTAGGAGTGTGACGAAGTTGCCTATGTGCAATCGTTGTTGATGGTAACGCTGTAGCAAATGTGTTAGTTGGAAATTGATCTAGTATAAATTGCAGTATTATTGCGGTAACGTTGCCAACTGTATGTGCCATATCTGTTCCGCTTTGACAAGCGAGTGATAATGAATATCCATGTGCATTATTTCTTGGCGATAATCCATTATATTGATAAGTCAGTCCACTATCACGAATCGCTGTATCTGTTTTACCTTCATTGAAATTATTAGAATTTGCATTATTAGTTCTGTCGTCAGTATAGCTACTCATCGTTTTGAACCCTCGACATCAATACTGATACTATTGAAGTAAATTTTGTGATATCATAATACCTTATAAATTCAAAATTGAATCTATTTATTGTTGGGCATCTGTTTAATATCATCAATGGTCGCCACATATTAGTTGAACCATATCGTTCGTAAGCACACATTTTAGGATTTCGTATATATTTCTTATCAAACTTTTCAATTGAATATATGTCTTGATATGATTCGATCAATCTATAAAATTTCAATGGTAGATAAGATACTACAGATTCCCAACTTGTGCTTGAATTATCAGCGTCATTTGGAATGGTCAACTTTACTGAAGATGAGATGTTGTCCAACGTAAATAAGTCTGAATTAAGATAATTTATCAATGAAGGTATTATTGTTTTTTCGTCAGATGTCATTATGCAAGATCGCATCCCTTCTTCTGTAGATTATACGAGTTCTTTGACATACATTTTGAATATGTCATCATCATCGCATACAAGTGTTGCTTTCATAGTTTCTGATGCATTTGTTATATATCCATTGCTATTTGAGACTCGCATAGGCACATCAAAACGATCACTCATATTGATAGCTTTTGATATGAAATTTGTTGACGCAAATATAGGTGATGTAATTGTTATTACATCACCATCACATATCTTACCAACTGTATGGACTATACATGTCGATGTATGTGGCACTGATAAAGTATCATCTTGATATGACAATAACATTTAAGCCACCTGCTATTTTAATTCATAGCTTCTGTTAATGTTGATACTGAATCACAATAACCTTTTACGATTGAATCAGTTACAGAAGTAACATTTGCGGTCCATGTTTTAATATCATCATTAATTGATTCTGCTGCTCGAGAAATCTTTTTATCCTTACCAGCATCTGATGCACATAGTTTATCGATTTCAAGCTTTGCTGTTTTCTTTGCTGAAGTGCTTGCTGCAGCAATTACAGCCTTTGAAATATTAAGAACATCATAAATACCCATAGCAAGATCACATACATCTGATGCCTTAACAGAATCAGTATAATGTGAATCCTGTGATACGATATTGTCAAATGCAATGAGTTTACCGCCATTAGACAGATTGGATTCAACATCGCTTAAAGAAGTAACGGACTGATTACAGCCGCATGCAGATTTAAGTGATGATGTGTTTTTGACAGAATCTTCAATATTAACACCATATGCTGCAAGTAAACAGCACATACCTTTTGCATAATTTGAAGCAATTTTAGCAGAGAATTTACCTTTGAGGAATTGCTTTTTATCGAATGACAGTTTTCCTTTGTCTTTTCCAATAGCAGTACATAATGGCTTCACGAATGAATTCTCAAAGTCACCAGAATCTGCAGAAATATTATATTTCTTACCAGCTGCAAGAATAAGCTTCATGCTCTTTTCAGTAGCTTCTTTTACCTTCTTTGCAGTTGCAACTACTAAGTCATAGAATGCAGCAAGCTCCTGATTAACGGATGCACAAGCAAGGCCGCGAGCCTTTTTAGGATCTGTTGGAAGTCCTACCTCAGCTGCTTCCTGAACAAAGTCATATGTTTCAGCCGAGCCGACTGGTAATTCTGAGATTTTGTATGCTGCCTGGAAAATTGCATTAGATACTGCAACCTTACCAGCGGCTTCCTGAATAAATGCATCATGAACAGATGAATCACCAGTTGCCAAATCTAACATGAGATCTGAAACTTTCATAATTAAAAATCTCCTTTTTTACAATAATATTTTTACAAGGCATAAAGGTAAGAGCCCCCTAATACCATTATAAGTTGTAAATTTACAAATGAGTTGGGTGAATGAATAACTTAATACTATTATAGATCAATCATCAGATAATGAATTTTTATACAGCAATTCATTTCTCTTATCATCTTTGTATTTATTTATCATCTGATTTGCCTGATCTTTATAAGTATTAATTATATCCGTTTTAATTGATCTTTTCTGGATACCTGCTTGAACAAGATTATTATATCGTGAATCGTTATCTCGTTTTGCAAGAAGCATTGCTATAACTGATACTGCAATATTGTTGACAGTATCATCTGTCAGTTTTATGGTATTCTTGATATCGAGACCATTTTGCTCGGCTAAGTTCTGGAGCTGCTGATTCTTTGCTAGTCGTTCCATTAATTCACCAACCTTAGAAAAAATAACATCATCGGTCATATTAACATTCATAATACAAAGCCATCTCCTTTCATTAAAACTTTATTAATACGTGTGCCTTATGTTATCTTGTAATAAGGCACACGTATTCATTTTTTACGTATCAGGTGATATAATACTGGGATCATTCAATAAATCAAAATAATCACGACACTTTATGCACCTAGCAATTTCTTCAAGTGTGTTCAATACGTGTGAATCATTCTGAGTTGTGAATAATACATTCTTTCGATAGACATCTACGAACTTTTGTAATTGTTCCCCAAGATGTTGAAAGTCAATATCTTCAATCGTTTCAATAGATCCTTGCTTGTCAGAATATAATATCATTTTATACAACCTCATTTCTTTATGAACATTTCAAAAATGAATAACTTATTCATTTCATATTAATAATATAAATACGGAGGGAAAAAAATGTTTGATGTTAATAATAAAGATATTATTGTTAAATTAATTATGACAAAGGATGATGATATCGTAATACCATTATATGTTAAGATATATAATATGAGATACTCTATATTGGAATTAAATGATATTACTGATTTTGATGCGTCTTCCTTTAAAGTTGGCTTTGGCACATCTACATCTTTTCTATTAAAGAATTCATTTCCAGATAAGAATATTTTTGATTTTGATAACATATCAACATTTATCGAATTTGATGAGAAACTTAATTCAAATATAATTTATCGTGTATTTGAGTCTGCACACGCAAATGGAGGTGATGTTGTACATAAGCAAATTAATAAATATTATGAAATGTTGAATAATTATGTTTCTAATCTTGCAATTGAAAAAAAGAAAGAATTAATAAAGAAAACAATGGAAGAATATTCTTCATAATTTTTTTATTTTCTAAACATATATTTTTATAATGTAGGGGTTGATGTAATATAGTGATAATTACATCAGTGAAAGAGGTGAGGATATTAGATAATTAAAGATTAGAAAGCTAAGTAAGCTAATATTACATTTCTATTCCTTAATTTCTATTTTTTTATTTTCTAAACATATATTTTTATAATGTAGGGGTTGATGTAATATAGTGATAATTACATCAATGGAAAAGTTGTGATATTAGATAATTAAAGATTAGAAAGCTAAGTAAGCTTAATAAGCTAATTAAAGCTAATATTACATTTCTATTCCTTAATTTCTATATTTTCTAAACATATATTTTTATAATGTAGGGGTTGATGTAATATAGTGATAATTACATCAATGGAAAAGTTGTGATATTAACTAATTAAAACTAAATAAGCTTAATAAGCTAATTAAAGCTAATATTACATTTCTATTTCTATTTTTTTATTTTCTAAACATATATTTTTATAATGTAGGGCAGTGATGATATAGTGGTAATTATGTATAGTATGAGAGGATGAAAATATGAATGAATGATAAAGACATAGAGTACAAAGAGAAGCTACTAGCATCTGGTATATTCCGTAGAGTTGGTGTTAGTGAGCGATATACTTGTCAATGTCCTTTTTGCAATGATAACAAAAGACACATGTATGTACTAATAAGACTGACTGATGATACACCATGCTTGTATCGATGTTTCAAATGTGAAGCTAAAGGTAAAATGAATAAGCAATTTTTAGAGTATTTTGGTATTGACAATATATCGATACCACGAACATCAACTCGACGTAAAATTGATATAGACAAAGCATCCACTACATCAAATCTTACACTTGTCAATGAAAATGATACCTATAATATTAACTTTGCATGCTCATACATTGAATCAAGAGTTGGCCATTATCCATCAATAGCAGAACTTCAATATTTTCAATTTATATCAAACCCACAATCATACGCTAACGAATTTCTTGGTGATAATAAGGAATCCAATTATTTTAAAGATCGATCATGGTTTAAATTGACAAATGGAAATATCATGGGCAGATATAAAGATGATACTACAAATTATCGTTGGCTGCGATATAAGTCTCAACGAGTTACGGATAAAGGCTTATATACTTTCAAGATGCCATTTGATTTATATCAACCAATAAACGTATATATTGCAGAAGGTGCTTTTGATTTAATTGGCTTATATTATAATCATAAGCGTGATAATAATATTTATATTGCATCATTAGGTAGAGACTATGTCAGTTGCATTCGATATCTCATATCTATTGGCATATTCGGAATAAGCGTCAATATATTCATATTTAAAGATGCTGATGTCCCTGCAAGTTCGATATATATCAACAAGAATATGCGATCATTATTTAACAAGATTGATATATATCAAAATATATTGGCGAAAGATTATGGTGTAATGCCGAATGATCTTGAAATACAAAAATGCATAATATAAGAAAGAAAGGATATATAATATGGAAAGAATTTCAAAAACTGAATACTATTTAAAAATTGCAGAGGCTGTCGCTATGAGAGGTACGTGCTTACGACGCAAATATGGCTCTATTATTGTCAAAGATGATAGAGTTGTATCATCAGGATATGCAGGAGCCCCAACAGGTCGTATGAATTGTTGTGAAATTGGAACTTGCGTTCGTGAGATTAATAATATACCGAGAGGAACTCATTATGAGTTGTGCAGATCGGTACATTCTGAAATGAATGCTATAATACAAGCATCTCCTGAAGAGCTTAAAGATGCCACATTATATCTCGTTGGAATTGAATATAATTCAGGAGATTATGTTAAAGATGCAAATTGTTGTGCAATGTGCAAAAGAGTTATAATAAATGCCGGTATAAAGAATGTCATCATTCGAACAGAGTCGGATCATTATAAAACTATTAACGTGAAAGAATGGGTTGATGATGATGATAGTCTTAATTTAATAGCCGGATATTAATGATTAATGGAGGAATTTTTAATGAAGAATGAAGTATGCAATAGGTCTGTAAAGATACTTGAAATGGAAAACTGCCTTGTCGATATATCCGATAACACTAAGAAATTGAATGTTGGTCAATTTTATAAATGCATAACGACAATCAATTCATATTCTTATAAAATGATACATGTTTCTGATGATGAGACTGATCAAAAATATGGTATGATGAGTGTATATTTTACTGCTAATGATATTGATTGTCAATCTCTTATTGTATCAGCCAATGACATTAATGAAATTAAACTTGCATCTGATGAAAATGATTTGTTTGAAATAATTTTTAAATGTTTAAATTTTGATATAAAAAAATCTGCATTCGTTAATATCGTATCAATAAAGCATATGAAAAATAATTAATATTATGGAGGAATTTTTAATGAAGAATGTAATCTCATTTATAACAGTAACCATCGTTGGATATATCATTGGATATGTTCTCGAAAATATAATAACAAACAAGTTCACTGTTGATGATACTATATTCAAAAGATAATAATATCATTGACCAATATAACAAAAATAGTGGGGCATTAAGCCCCACTATTATGTTATTTTTTTATATTTTATTCCACGTACCTGTGTCAGAATTAAATAACTTTAATGAAATATCAGTACCAACTGTATCAATTACAACACTTTTTGCATTTAAAACATTACCAGATTCATCAGTAATATTTGCGTCATTGGAAATGTTGCTACACCTAATTGCTTGAAGCCTTACTGGGTTAAATGCCATACCACTTTTGTTTGTAATTGTAAATGTATTTACCCTTGGAAATACCAGTTGCCATACACCCATTGGCTGATGTAATGCATCTATATTTGATATATTTGTATTAATACTGATAAATTCGGTTAATTTTGGCTGCTGATATATTGGATCTTTATCAGTATAAGTTTCATTTATCTGTGCTGGATTATTTGTGAGAATATTATAATTTAATACTCCGGTTACTGAATCAACAAGCTGTGGAAATGTCGATGATCCATCTACAGTATTTCTAAAGTCAACATCAGCCCAAGTGATATTTTCAGTTGTCATTCCAAAATCATATGATGTTTTGTCGATAAAGTATGTTTCATGTCTGCTGGATTTTGGATTATATGTCCACATCATAGCACCAACTTTATCAACATTCCAAACAATAGTTGTTGATTGATTTGAATGTACATAATTATTACAATTTAAAGAATTCTTTGGTAGCATTGTTGTTGAATCAGTCGTCATGAAATTATTAAAAGAACGGCTAATAACACCAGCAACAATTTCTAATACTGATGTATCATTCTGAGAAGTACTGTTCCATCTCCATACGACATATGAGTCATATCGTGCTATAGCGTTTAATGCAGCAATAACATCTGTTATATTGTGACGGGCAATTTTGATTTTACGAAGACCTGTGCAATAAAATTTTGACATGTCAATTCGTGTATAAGCATCATCTTCATTAGAGCTAATTGTTGATTTTAATGGAGATTTTGTTTCATCAATGATATTAATAAATGATGCAGTTGAAAACGCTAATACTGTTGTTGGATCTTTGTATTTTTCTTGTTTAGCAGTCATGATGTTTCTCATAGATGGAATAATCGAATTAATATATGATTCTTGTGTTGATACATTAATTCCTTTTGACGTTGATGATTGCTCAAATTCTGATATAAGAACTGACCTATTCCATTCACCCATTTTTGGCGTTGATGTATCTTCTGTATTAATATCATATTGCCATAACCATAATCCATCTGATTCACGGGAAAATGCAAATAGGTTGTCAAATATTTCGCCTTTATGTGTTATTATAGAAGAATATTCATTAATCATAAATCTAAACTTAAGGCCGACACCATTTCCTGTTAATGGAGATGTACCATATGGCTCCGTATATCCAGTCATATCAGCAGTCATACTAAAGTTTGATAGATTTATATTAGTACTATCAGCAGGTGTTACACCAAGTTCTGTTACATTTCCATCTGTACCAACTTTTGTTACTGTATAATGGAAAGCAAAACCTCCTACAATAACAACACCGATATCTCCAACGGCATATCCAGTTCCTTGCTCCGTAATATTGCCAATTGTGACATTTGCTGGATTGACCATTGGATTGATATTTTCGTAATGACGAAAATCATTATGATCTACTAAATCAACGGCTTTTAATCCCTCATATGGTTGAGTAAACACAAAATCATTGTGTTCACCATATCGTGAATTCGGATCGTTTACGGGTACTCCATATTTATCGAGAGCAGTTGGTCTGACCCATCTATCTCCAAGTATATTATATAATCGATCTTTGTCTGCTGATTTATATGAAGCTTCTGATCTAACATATTGCTTATCAACAACTTGTGTTGGAGATAAACCTGATATACCAGATAACTGCATTACTGATGTTGGTACATCACATATTCGAGCAACTGTTCTTGCTGGCTTTGGATATTTGGATGTAGCATTATTTTCATACTCAATACTGTCATTTGAAATAATATATCCTCGACCACGTTCATCATTGCTAGTTTCATCAGTCGAATCTTTTGTTTTCATTTTTCCAGGGTCAAGCAAGATAGCAGCGACCTGTCGACTATTAGGAATGTCAGGAGTATAAGTTGGAGTATTGTGTATTGCATATATTGCCATATGTTGCGGTACGGCACCTTCATCAATATTAGTCAGCCATTTAGGTAGGCCATCCCATTTGTTTAAATCATATGGGTATCTATCGTATATGTCAGATGTCATATTCGATGATCCCATTCTAACACCAGCATATCCAACATCATTTGTCGATGTTGCAAAAGAAACATTCTCATCAAAATGAACATTAAATGCTTCTGTTAATGGTGATTGTGCGACCTGTAAGCAATTAGTATCAAACACTGATAATGAAATAGTTGCGGTTGTATCTTTTCTAACCCATTGTACTTTATCCAGCGATAATGTTATGATATCATTATCTGTACATGTCACTCCTATAGCTGTAGATGTTCCATCTTTATTTACCATTGATATTGATGTCGGGTCTATTGGAATATCCGCATCGGACGATACTCCTGAAAAAGTATATCCAGATTTACAAGTACATTGAAGAGTATAGTTACTTGTAGCTGTACCATCAGGTGTAGCATTACAATTACCATCAATCCCAGCATACAATTTAGCATTATATTTTGACGAATTACCAGAATTTGATATGAACATTAACTGATTTCCTGCAGAGTTTATGTTATGTGAAAATGTCATTGTTGGACCAACATCCGTTTGATCACAAGTAAACCAATATAATGGATAACCTATTAGACCATCATCATTAACAGCCAATGTTTCATAGACACCATCACCTTTTGATTCAATGCTGAGTGGTTGTAGGGCTTCTGTTAATGGATAATAATATACAGTATTTGTTATGCTACTATCAAAGTCAAGTGTTCGCTCGATTGAATATGCTCCATCAGGACCAATCATCATAACAGTTGGTGTGGTAGATGTCTTTAGCCATCTACCACAGAAAACATCAGATGTGTTGATGCTTCCTCCAAAAAGTATTGTACATTCTTTGCAATCTTTAAATTTAATTTTATAATTTTTATATTGAACAATACCTCCGACGTTTAATGGATATTCTGTCGATGTTATACGAGCAAACATTAATCCATTTACCATTGATGAATATGCAAACGCAGATGAATATATTGATAAAATTTTTGATGATGCTGTATTGACATATTTAATAGAAGCGACGCTATCATTTTTAAATGGCATCTTTTCTGTTTCTATAATAATATCAGATCCAATATTATCGATTTGACCTAGGAAAACATCACCTGTATATTTATCTTGCAACTGCTTTTTTTTATCTGTTTTTAATAACCAATGTTTTTTCTCTTGCTCTAATATTAGAGCAAGATCATTATATCCGAGAAACCAATATATTTTATCTGGAATAGACATTATGAAGCCTCCCTATTTATTTTTACCCATTCAGAGCTGATATATATGTATAATGCGTTATTATAAATTATCAATGAATGTCTAGATATATCATTTCCTGAATTATCCATTATAACAAACCCATCTAATGATGATATTGATATTGCATCATCAATTTTAAATATAAATAATTCTTCAGATATATTTGATTTATTATTTAAATAAATCTTCGGATTATATATGTATGATAAAATGTCATAACCTCCGGTTGGCTGTTCACCAATTCCATCATACGACCCATTAATATATTTAACAACCGATTCTCCGGCTTTTCGTAATATTGAAATATTATTTCGATTATATATAGGGCTATCATATTTATTCATTATAATATAATCTATTAGCATCTCATCAGAATATTTATATGATGAATCTTCATATATAATAGGCTCTGAATATGTACTAATTTCCGAAGATATTATAGCTAATAATTCTTTATGGGTTTTTGTTTTAAGATTATTGATATATGTTGATCTCCAATCTGGCTCTTTGAATTCATTATATTGGTATACGTTATATGGCAATATTCCATCTGATGCTTTAAAATCAAACTTTGAACCAAATACGTCATTAAATGTTAATTTACGCTCTTTTGATAATAAATAAGTATCAGTTGTCAACGGCTCGTATGTTTGTATATGATTTTTCTTTGGATTAAATACCATCGGCAAAGGTTGATAATCTTTGACATTTTCATCTATTGAGTATGATACCATATTGGATATATTATAATATTTTCTAAGATTTACTTTGTGTAATTTTGGTAAAATATACTCACCTGATATAGGAGGATACATTGTAAATGTTTCCAATTGATGGTTATTTCCTATTTCTTGTGATGGCTCTACGACATAATACGTGTTCTGTAAGTTCACATACTCTGATATGATTGCGGATGTTAGGTCATCATTAATATTAACTGAACTCGAAATTTCTGTTTGTAATTTGGAATTATTTACGATAATATCTTTCCAAAAAGAAGTATTGTTTTTATTCGTCTGATTTATGATATTATTAATAATAGCATCTGATATTGAATAACCTTTGTCTCGAGATTCATCATAATAGTTAACCGGTATTTCTGCATTTGTAAACTGAGTATGCTCATGCCACTGTCCATTATCATATGTCCATATCCACAAAGTTCCATATCTGTCAAATTTGAATGCATATAATCCATTAAAATAATCAGTAGATTTTATTGGCTGTAAAGCATTCCAATCTGACTCATCAATTGTCAATTTTACAGTTAATCCAGTTCCAGAGCCAGATAGTTTTGTCGTGGTATAATCCGATATTCGAGATTGGATATTACTTATATTAATTTTTGATGCATCATTATTATCTTCAATAGTAATTGTTACTGCAATTCCTAAATCTGATGTCAATACAGTTCCATTAAAATATATACCGCCTATATTAAAGGTGAATCTATCACCATTAGCATACCCAGAACCGCCATTAAGAACTTCGAATTTATAATTAGTCGACGTTGATGGTTTTGATATATCTGATGTCATATTCATTCGTGTCATAGGATGATATTGTGAGTTTATTGATTCATCTTTGAATATTGTATTTATATCGGTACTATAATCAAATATGATATTATCTTTATCACGTAATAGAACTGATGCTTTATTATTATACAACATATCTTGATCGATAGCTGTATATGGAACTTCGGTTCTGACATATTGCTTATCAATAACTATTGGCGGTGCAACATATGTAATATTTGTTAATTGAATAAATGATGTCGGAATATCACATACTCGACATATTGTTCGTGCCGGCTTGCGTTGTTTTGATGTTTCATTGTTATCATAATACTCTTCATCATTTGATATATAATATACACGACCCATTCCAATAAATGGATCAAAAGACATCATGCCAGTTGAAAATACTCGATTTCCATGATATACGAATTTAGGCATTAATTTATAACGTACTATATCCGAGTTTCCAAAAGTATTTCCATCAACAAATACGATTTCTGATAAGCTATTATTAGGCGATATACTTTCGCCATATGTTTTATACAATCTTCCAGTATCCCAATCATATTTTATTATGAGATTCAAATTGGCAAGAATACCGATTACATCGTTTTGTGGAACTGCTGAATCAACAATAATGCCAGAGAGTTGTTTATCAGTAACCTTCTGATTTGTATTATTTAAGTCATCGCGTATTGAATATAATTCAACATGTGAACGATGAATCGTTCTATCCATCATGTATCTGAAGTATGGAGGGAGTCCTTCGAAATCACCGATATTATGTATAGTACCATTTTTCTTAGAAATGCTATTATCTGAATAATCTGATGATGAATCTACATGGAGTCCTGAATAAGCATTTTCACAGATTCCTTCATATTGATGAAGATATTTATCATCAAATTCAATGACAAATGCTGATAGAAGTTGTTTCTTAGTATCTGCGCTATATTCAGGATAGTTATTACTAAAGCTTGTCATTGGTATATATGCGTAACATGTATTTTTATATGTCGTTCCATCATAATCATAGTCACCAACAGATGGTGACTTAAAAGACCATTCTACATCTTTACTTAGCGTGATATGAATGAATGATTGATCAAATGTAATGATATTCTCAACAGATGGTGCTGTACTGATTGAATTAGATTTCATGAATATTATCTTTGATATTGGTATATAATAATTATTTACATTATTAACAGATTTCACAAAACTATTGCCATCAACTGGCATAACCTTGATGAACCAACTATCATCAACAATATCACCTGACGGAGTATTGTTAGATCCATATACCAATGGATATATTTTTGATATATCATGTCCATCTGTTCCTATTGTAAGCAAATTATTATTATTCGAATCAAGGTTATTCTTAAATGATATATCAGGATATAATCGGAATATATCTACGCAAAACCATACAAATGGAAGTTCACTCATATTATTAGTGATCGGTTTCGTCAGTAGTATTCCATCTTTATATGAATCTATAAAAGAATTCATATTATCATTCATGAGAAAATAATAATCTACTGATTTACCGGATCCATCATCAACTGATAAAGGCAACTCGATATCTTTGATTGTTATGTCAGTGAAATCATGTATTACTAAAACAGGCGGTGTTGTTGTAAATGCAAAGATATCACGTCTTACAATAGTATCGCTCAAGCTTTCTGATCTTAAAATGAAACACTTTTTGCAATTGCTAAATTTAATACGATATTCTTTATTTGATAATAAAGCATCTTTTGACAGTTTGGCCTCAAGAATATACTGCTGATCATATGTGTTAATCAAATTTGAATATGTAATATCAAAATAGAACTCGAAAGTGTTATGTATAAAAATATTTTTCAATGACGGCTTATCCATCAATATTTTTCGAGATTCCAACAGTAATTCAGATCCGAAGTTCTCAGCAACACCCGAATATTGTGAGCCATTAATATCTTCATATCCGTAATTCTTTTTCGTATATGAATCATAATAGTTTCTCAAGAATTGTAAAGTACTTCTCAATCCATCAGGACTAATAAAGGGGGAATATTCTTTTGGAATATTATTACTCAATTTAATCATCTCCTTATATTTCTTAATTTCTATTTTTTTATTTTCTAAACATATATTTTTATAATGTAGGGGTTGATGTAATATAGTGATAATTACATCAATGGAAAAGTTGTGATATTAACTAATTAAAACTAAATAAGCTAAGTAAGCTAATTAAAGCTATACAATAATACTATGATTATTTTTTTATTTTTTTGATTAATTACACACATATTATTCCTATGATTACAAGAACATTCTTGTACTTCAAAAGTATAGAAAGTGAAGGTGATAAAATGATTGATTTTGTAATTAAGAAAATGAATAATCCATTATCTGATATCAAAGTCGATTTAGGAACAGACAAACCACTATGGACATATGTCCAAAAGGCAATACAAGATATCGAGATTCTCAATATGATGCGTTTGAATCCGATTGATGATGAGTCTGTTTTAACAAGTCCATTTATCCATGTAGGCAATTGGGAGTGGAATCCCCATCCATTAGCAGAAGAAGTTCAATATCGTCGTCGAGAAACAGGTGATAAGCTATCGACAAAACTTATCGGAAATACACGAATAGGTATTCTTGATTTTGATATCTATTGTGGAGCCCGTGATAAAAACCGTAATATTGAAACTGCTGTTATCCATAATAAGATTTATGTTCCTATTGAAGATGACCATGGGAAATTTCTAATTGAAAATGTTCTTTATTCAGAATATCAATTGGTAGATAAGTTATTATATCCATCAGGAAAAGATTCTTTTACACTGAAATCGCTATTGCCTGTTGTAATTAAATATGAAGATGCAAGTGAAGTTTCTATCGATGGATATATTGTTTATTCTAAAATTGGAATGGTCAAGATATTCACAACTATGGAACCTATTTTGTCATGCTTCATGCATATTCCAGCACCATTATGCTATCTGGAGGTCTTCCCAATCTTACAATTCTGTGACCATATATCAGATGACAAAGATGATTATGAATATTTCCAGCCATTAGGCGGTGTTGATATCTACATCAAGGGATTTAAGAAAGGTCTCGAGAAATTTGATTATGTCAGAAGCATACTCGTTATGGCAATTCATTTGATAAGAAAGCATCAACCACCATCAATTGAAGAACTGCGTGATCCAAAATGGTGGGTTTATCAGTTATCATATTACGATAATATTATTGAGCATCGAGGGGCTTGTCATGAAATGCATGTTGCAAGAATGCTAGATACAATATCTGCTCAGGTATTGCCAATACCTAATGTTGATAAACGTAATATGACATCGCTACTGCGATATGTTCTACAAACAGAATTTGATGATATAAATATATTTTCATATGAAAATAAACGATTACGACTTAATGAAGTAATATCAACGATTGTAACAGCAGAAGTATCTGGTAAATTGAAAAATATGTTTAAGTATGGAATGCTGCTTAAAATGAAAGATATGCATCCATTATGCAAGTTTAATCCTCAGCTAATACTCAAAAATCTTCATAAATTAGGTACAGTTCATGTTACTGATTTCGTGAATGATTTAGATTATTATCAGCAACTTCGATTTACTAAGCGAGGTCAATTGGTGGCCTAACTTCTCATATATGCGGGGACGAGACACACCAATCAAAGTTGTCTATCTACCCAATAAATTGGGGGATGCCTAAGGGCTTATACTACCAAATCATGATAGTGATATTATGATGGCAATGAGTAACTTCAAAGGTATGGTAAAAAAGTATAAGATATATGCGCCAATCCGCAGGGAAATATCTGCAATCAATTCCTTTTGAATATATTAGGAATTATTATAAAATTACAGATATACCCTCAACGACTATCCCTTTCAAGGGAGTAAGCTCATAAGCAAATGATGAGTTGAAACGAGAAGTCAATGAATATCTGATAATATTCATTGTACGATATAGTCTGGTCATCCAGTTATAAGCTGGAGAAGTTCATAAGAGAACTGCATGGTGCTGCGAACCATGTGAACATTTCGCCTAATAGTCTTGGTCGATTAGATAAACATAAAATAGGATTTATTCAGAGACAGCTTCATCCATCTATGATTGGACTGGTTGATCTTCTCGAATCATCTAAAGATGTTGGTCAAAGTGGAATGATATCACCATGGGCTGATACATCTATAATATCAGATACAGATATCAATAAATATCCAAATATCAAATATGAATTATTTCAGTTCGTTCTTGATAATTTTCCAGAGCCAGCACTTCGTTTTGAAGCATCTAATCTGGAGGAATACAACAGGATACTAGATAATCTCGTTATGCACACTTATATTAACATTGATTATCATATCAAGAAAGAAGAGACTACTGATGAGGATTGACAATGTATTATACAGGGGATCCATTAACAAAGAATTCAGACTGACATACATGTATACTTTTGAGCAAGATGGAAAATATCAGACAGTCCTACAAAAAGACAATGGAAATATATCTATTATGCCAGCATTCTCAATCAGCATATCAGAAGGATTTGAAAAGTCTCGAATGTTTTTGCCATCTAGCAAATATTTTCAATTTGTATTATTATTAAAGAAAACTGTCAATGTTATTTCTGATAATTTATACGATATTTTTCCAAATATAAATAAAATTGAATTTGAAATAGATTCAAGAGTTCTACAGAGATTTCAAACAGAACAAGCTATGACAGTTTGTGGAATGACAATGATTCCTTGTGTATGGGTTGATAGCACTAATACATGTTATCCGGCTATACGTGTTACATCAGCAAACAATGAATCAATTGATATTCCATTCGAAGATGCAATGTCATTATCACAGATGCTACAATCATTCAGCCCTCATCAGTTTGGTCTATCTTTACTACGCATAATCGGAAAAGTGCAATAAATAAATTAATATGGAGGGTATATATACCCTCCATATTTTTTAATTATATCATTCCGACGCCAGACAATCTATTTGCAAAAGAAGTAAAGTCTGACATGAATGCATCTCCTAATGTTGGTAGTATATTTTCAATAGCAGATGCTGCTAATGTGAGTTTTGCTACAAGACGCATTGATCCATTGACACGATACTTGTCAACGCTCGCACATTGTGCAATATAATCAAACATTGTATGATTGTTTAAAAAAGTCGAAATCTTGTTCATACCAGATGTAACTAATATATGCTGTAAATCACAAATTTGTATTGTTACATCTATTGCTAATGGGAATCCATGAATTGATACATCAGTTCCGCCCACGTTTTTATTCACTGTTATTTGCTCAATCATTCCAAGTCTAGTTCCCCACATACCAGGGATATTGCATTGTATTATAGGCGGATATGCATACGCGGAAGCATTATTTTTTGATAATTCAGGTAAAGCCATTCCATATATGAAAAATAATGGAACCAATACTTCTGTCAAATAAGTGTATGGATCTCCTGAAGATGCACGAAGATGTGTTGTGACTGTTAATCCTGAAGTAGCGCTATGACCTTGGAAAACTTTTGGATATATTGTGTGATCACCAACATATGAACGGGCCATTGATCCAGCTATTGCTGCAGTAAATCGACCAACACCAGACGATAAACTTGTTAATACCTTTTCTGCTGCATTTACAGATTTCGTTGCTAAGTTTATAGCTACATCATTTACGGTGCTAACACTTGAATTTGATATAAATGCAATTTCGGAACCAATACTTGATCCACTATTAATTACAGATGAATATAATTGCGAGTCCCCGATTGTATTACTGTATATCTCAGATGTGCCAGTTGGATCTATCATGAATGATACATATTGTGATGTATCGCCTGACATTGTATCAATAGCGGTTACATCACCAAGACCATCCTTAGCAGTTATAAATCGATAATTACTCCAAACATCATTATCTGCAGTAACATTTGCAGTCATTCCTATTGGATAAAAATAATCACCAATACGTACGCATGCCTTTTGTAAGCCGAGCATGATAACAGCTGTATTTATCATCATCTTTACATTGTTTATATATGAATACCAGTCACTTTCAAATGTATAGAAAGGCTGTTGTACAGATAATGAAGTTAATATTGCAGATGATAAGTAAGCACCTCCTTTAGTAAGAAGCTGTCCTAATGATGATATTACATCTTTTGCTCCGGAAACACTATTCATGTCAAGAACTGACATATTACCATCGACACCTTCTAATCCAGCAGCAGAAGCAGTCACCGTTTTAAAATCACCTTCATCGCCAAGAGCAGACTGATATGCAGACAAATTGTATTCATTTATCATTGCTTCAGCAGTTCCTTTGTTATAAACGCTTTCACCACTGCTACCATCAAGGATATCATATCGGTGCATGGCAACTGCATACTGTCCTGCAACTTTTATTATACCTGCAAGTGAATTCATTCCTCCTGTGAATAATGCTTTACCAATAACAAAATTTGCAATGTTCGCGTCCTGTATAATGTTTGTTAAATAAAAATCACCTACAGGGCCAGGAGAAGTTCCATCTGAGCTTTTCAAACGCATGTCATTCAAATGAGTTAATTGTGGAGGTGATCCAAATAATCGGGGAGAATAAGAATTCATTAGAGGATTCATTTGAAATGGTGATTCTTCATCACTATTGTCAACCTGCCCGCCAACTCCAGGTAAATAATATTTAGACATATATATCTATCCTTTCTATAATCTTATTAATAAATAAATAACTAATCAAAACATATAGCATTAATATGTTAAAAGAAAGTCGAGTGTTGAAAAAATGAAAGTTTTAAAAATAGTATCACCTGATGACTCGAATGGTTTTATTGATAAAATATTAGCAATTAAATCGTTCAATGGACCTTTATTTGATAGCAGCTATTTTGTGCTGTATATTTTGATTGATTCAGATATTGATTTTCTATATCGCAGGTTATATGAAGACACATATCTCAAACAAAATAAGCAATCATATTATGATGCATCGTCGAATATGTTAGAGATGGCTTTTTCTATTTCTGATGCGATGGGATACATCTATAAAGCAACACCTCCTAGATTACAATCACAGATTCCAGAGGCAATTGTTTCTATTGCTTCAATAAAAGGGCTACTTGAACAATTACTAATTGACGATAATAGTGGCTTTTTAATAACATATCATTCATATTTTAAGAATTATACAAAACTTGAATATTTTGAAACAAATTGGGTTCACGATGATACTGCGATTGATATGATTAGACAGCTATATGATGATAAGAATATGATATGTATTCTTGATGCATATGATTGCTCATTTGACGAAATAATGAGCAATCAATTAGATACTGACACACATGATGAAAATGCTAATGAGAACTGTCATTTTCAGCTGACGATACATTGTACTAACGCATCACAAATTTCATATCTGGCAAATATTTTAGGAAGCAAGCAATATTCACTTATCACGAATATTAAGTATGATGGAGAGAAAATGTGTGTAATATTATATACTTCAAGATGCTTAAAATGCGATGAGATATTTCATAAAGCAGTGCATGAAATAATTGTAGGAACATATAAATTATTATAATCTATGGGGCTTTAAGCCCCATAGATTTCTATATTATTTTATATTCTATATATATATAATTCTTATGTAATGAATATATACATATACTGCTATAAAATAATATAATATTTTATAAAATGATACATATATATTTCATTTGAATAGTTAATGAGCAAAGTCGCGAATTGCTCATTTTCATTAATAATATGAAAAGGAGAAAAATATGATTGACCGTAAGACAATACTGAGTGCTGTACGTCTAGTTGCAGCCGTAGGAATAACCGTAGTAAAAATTGCCTCAGTTTTCACATCGTCAAATTCTAATACTCAGCACAATCACGATAGTTATTATCATAATAATAGCCAGTCATATGGCTATTCAAATCCAAATAATATGTATAACTATCAGCAGCCAACACATTATGTTACAACTGGAGCAACTCCAGTACCAACACCAGTACAAACACCCGTACAGCAGCCTGTTAATTCACAAATGACAAATAATAATAAGGAACTTACATGGAGGGATAATATGAATATGAATGCAAATATGGAATCAAGAAGAACTTATAATAATTATGGACAGTATCAGCAGTGTAATCCAATGAATAATAACTGTTCATATGGATATGGTTATGGATATGCTGATAATGCAAATTATCAGAATTCATATAATGCAATGCCATCTTATGAATACAATAATAACGTAACATATCAGAATGCTTATAATCCAATTCAGCAGTATGGCTATAATAATAATGTATATCCAACATATCAAAGCACTTCTTCATCACCATATGGATATGGCTATGGATATGCTGATAATGCAAATTATCAGAATTCATACAATCCAATGCAATCATATGGATATTACAATCCTGCACAATATCAAAATAATTATGCATCATCTTATAAAATGAATCAACAGCCACAATATCCATATGGCTATTATGCACAGAATATGTATAATAATTCAGACTATTATGGATACTATAATGCATATAACCAAAATGCATATAAGCAGATGACATCGCAATATAATTGTTATAATCCGTCATCATCAACATCACCATATGGATATGGTTATGGATATGCTGATAATGCAAATTATCAACAGAATTATCAGCAGCAACCTAAGGATTATTCACAAGCAGCATTTGATGCTTTGTACAGCAAACCAAGCACTGTATATCCAAATATGACGAATAATCCTTTATATCAGAATTCATCATATATGTATCAGCAGCAATATCCGACCAATAAACCTTCATCATGGTATGGAAATGAATATAATACGAATTATTATGGAAAATGTGAAGGCATATCAAATGATATGTATGGCATGACTCCAGAAATGATACAGCGTCAATCAGCCCCCGTACAGCAGAATACAGCAAATCAGAAGCCCATGAATTATCAGCAGAATTATCAACAGAATTATCAGCAGCAACCTAAGGATTATTCACAAGCAGCATTTGATGCATTGTACAGCAAACCTATGAATTATCAGCAGAATTATCAGCAGAATTATCATCCAGAATATTCTTTTCGTCAAGATACTGAAGGCTCTAATCTTAATTGGACAAATCAAAAACATTTTGACTTTCCGCAAAAAATGAATAATATTGCGAACATTGAAAAACCAAAAGAAGATCCATGGCCTGCTGCTAGTAGCATAAAATCAAATACTAATACTAATGTTTCGCAGAGCTATCCAGAGATTGATATCACCGCAATGCTGGGTAGAAATATTGCAGGTCCACAGACGAATGCTAATGAAAATGATCAAATGATATCAGCAGAAGATCAAGGTGTAGTTCCATTTGGAACATATCCATCTGCAGAGCCAAGCAATAGTATCATGCGTCCTATAACGACAATGGTTAAAAATCCGATAGGACATTCAATTCCTCCGAAAAATGAAATTCCTATAAATGTTTAATGATAATAATAATATGAGAGAGATGACACAGAAATGTACTCATTTAGAAGTAAATTGTTAATCAAAGAAAATCTGCATTATCCTTAGTAATTAGGATTTATCATGCAGATTAAAAAAACAAGGAGGAAATTTTATGAATTTGAAAACGGAGGAACTTGACAGAATATTTTCTGGTGCCGGTGCTTTTATACAGACCGGACAAAACATGTGTCACATCCTAAGTGATGGATTCAAGGATGTACAGAATGCATTCGATAGCAGAAGAAACATGGGTCCACAGTATCAATGTAATATGCCATCATATACGCCGTGTATTCAGTATGGATATGGATATGCTGATAATGCAAGTCCGACTTACTTTAATGGATCAATGAACTTTCAGCCATACCAGACAGCACCTAATATGAATAATATGGGCTATACTGGTTTTACGAATTCATCATATGGAAATTCTGGAGGAATGCTATGATGAAAAACTTTAAGAAGTTCTGTTTAAATATCGCATCTCCGCAACATGTTGATATTGATGAATCCATAACAGAAATACCCGATGTATATCAGAAGCGACTTGACGTATTAATATCTAATATGAAAAATAAAATGGAAATAATTGACCGTATTTCTATAAGTTTCATTGAAGAAGCATTTGATGATGCTGATGACACGTTCCAGGTTCTTGATTCCAATGATAATGGCGATATTCCTGTAGGTATAATAAGCAAATTGTCAAAAGAATTATATCACAAGTCGTTTAACACATTAGCAGATGACGAGCAGGCAATAATAAAAGTTCTTGCGTGCTACTTATCTATACAATTAAAAAAAAATTAGGAGGAATTCAAAATGGCAAATACTGTTATTAATAAGGCTTCTATCAAACCTATCCCAACAGACCACTATATCATCTCCACAAATGACGTGGTGAACTATCTTCAGAATCAGCTTGGTTTCTCAATCGGTTATGATTTCACAAGGTGGGTTGGCGTGTCAGTAGATCACAGCTACATCAGAATGAGAGCTATCATTAATCCGAAAGATATCGTTTATTCAGCAGCAAACAAAGATTATGTTGATTCGGTTCTTGCAGCAAATGCAGCTGGCATTATGTATAAAGATACTGTTATTGAGACGCTAAAGCCTTTTATGTATCCGAAATCAATAACAAACATCCGCAATCACCCAGAAGACCTTCAGCGAATTGCTGAATATGGTCTTTATGGTGAGAGACTTGATGAAGTTATACAGTATTCACAGCTGAATTATTGCAAGCAGGCTGACGTGTTCAGACTCTATCTAAGACCAGAGAGAATTATCGTTGATATGCTGTCAGATCCAGCAACTAATAAGGTTGATGGTGAGATTGCTATAACAGGTACTCATGGAACAACTTCTGAAACGATACGTTGGGATGTTGAAGTTACAAAGAATAACGCAATGGGCGTTAGCTCAGATATTTCGATCGATCGTATCTTTTCTGTTAAGTCATAATAAATTTGCTGTTTCCAATTTTATCACCCTATAAATTGAACGCCGGGGTGGGGGTAATTCCCCACCCGGGTCTGTTCAATATTTCTTCTTGATCGAGGTGAAATTTATGCCTAATTTCAATAATATTGAAATTAATGAAATGATCGATATGCTGGAAGATTATGTTAATACCAATAGAAATTCAGCTGTGCCATTTGCTGTTGGCGGAATGGCTGGTACTATGATATTTCGCCATGTGATAGATGCTGTTTTATCGGCACATTATAAGTTTTCTGAAGTACTTATTATTGAAGGATGTCAGGACTATATTGGACTCAGTAAAACTCCGTATAATAACAATTATATTTACTATGCTGATCTATATGATGACATATATGATAATCCGATAATTCCATATAATCCATGGCTTCCTGAAATATACAATTTTAAGCCATCAATGCATCGTATGTTAAATTCATCTATTATTGATAATTATAACGTGATAATCATTAATAATGCTCATCTTATACCGCCGGATTTTATAAATGATATCACATATAATTTTTCAGGTAAAATTATATCGGTAGTCGACCCTTTCGATATGAATGGAGAAATTTTTACGAATGTCCCCTGTATAACTGACACTTTGAATAAAGTATCACCAATAGTAGCAATGGCTCGTTCATCATATGACGTTGATTCGAGGGCAATAGATAAAAATATTCCTGGCAGAATAACAGAAGTTAAAAAAATCAATAAAAAATCAATTGGTAAAATCGACGATAAACAGTACATTACGAACGACGCATATTTGTGTGATATTATTCGTAGCAAGCAGTTGCAATCGCCATTCCGAAAAAATCAGAAATTGTTTGTTACATCGAACTTTATTAATATTAATATTAATGAGTCTAAGCGAGGTCATTCACTCACAAAGAATAGCATGTGTATTATTGAATCAACAGCAGCACCGTTGATGCGACTTAGAATATATTCAACGAAAATCAATTACTATGGTGATGTTAGCTATTCTAATAATCCGCCGATAAGTAAAATTCAAGTTGTACCTGCTAATATTCTTATGATTGATCAATCAGCTTATCACAGATACAATCATTCGGTGCTGATATTAAATGATGATATCGGATTGCGTGAAAGATATTCTATTCTTAAGAATAGTAATAATCTGACCATTACACGATATGATTAAAAGAGGTGTAAAATGAGAATCTTTGGCTTAAATATAACGCGTCAATCGACATATGATATCAAAGAAGCAGAATCTTTTAAAGCAATTATTAGCCTTATAAGTACTGGATGTACCACAATGCGTCGTATGATATCATCAGATCTTAATATTGAAAATATTGAATTCGTGTCTGATTTAAGCAATGAACTTCAGAAGCTAGTTGGCTTTGTTGATTTATATTCACATAATAAATTTTCATCACCAGCAGAAAGTTTTGAAATTGAATGTACAATTGCGATGCTTAAATTATCAGTATCTAATATAATTAAAGCTGTTAATAAGAATATCATGCAGTCTGAATCGTGTATAAATGACATGACCGATGAAGAGCGATTAGATTTTCATAAGCAATTATTTGTTCAGCTTATTGAAAATGTAAATAAAACTGATATATCGTTGATGTCAATAGAATTTATCATCGCATATGACAAAGCTAAATGCATATCCAATGTTGACATCATTCAAGACTATAAAAAACGTCAGAGAATGAAGTTGTCTAATGTTGATACTTTGTATACTATTAAATTTGCTAAGCCAAAAGTATATAATGATAAAATTAAAAAAGGAGTAAAATAATAATGAACGAAATGTCAAATCAGGAAATGGAAATAATGGGATATGAGCCAGTGTATGATTATACACAATATTCACATGACAAGCATGTTAACGTCATTCCAGAAAAAGATTTTAAGAAACTCATACAAGATACTTTTGAAACAATATCTGATGTTATGAGAAGTACTTATGGTCCATATGGTTCAACAATAGTTATATCGGATCAGAACGAAACAACTACTACAAAAGATGGTTTTAATGTATTTGAAGCAATGGGTTTCTCGCATCATTACAAGAGAATGGTTTATCTTGCAATAAAAAAGATATGTGAACGAGTCAATAGAAATGTTGGTGATGGAACAACATCATGTATTCTTCTCGCGGATAAAATGTTCAGAAAAATATCTGATATCATTAAAACTCCAGATGATAAACGAACATGTCTGTTAATTCTCAATGACATTGAAGCAGATCTTCTTAATCCAAGCTATATTAATGAAGATACTGCAAGTGGTCGTATCGGTAAGCTGTCACGTTCTTCGATGAAAAATTTGATTTCTCTCGCTGGAAATTATGACAATGACTTAACTAACATACTGATGGATGCTTTTCATCCAGAATATGATGATAATGATTACGTTACAAGTATTCGCAATGTCGTTGCTGATGTAGAAGTTGATTATTCAGCAGATGCTAATGCAACTTACTCATTTGATTATCTTCCAGGTGATTATCGCATTCGTGTTAATATGGATGATGAATTTGGTTTAGCATTAACGAATACAATAACTCCAGCGAAGATTGCAATATATGATCATGCTTATAATCATACCGATTGGGATAACTTCCTGAAGAATTACGATACAGAAAGTGAATCATTATCAATCATCATTTCACGATCATTCACAAAGGGCTTCATGGATAATGACTATGTTCGTTATATGCATAAGTGTGCTATTGAGAAGAAACCAGTTATGATATATCTATGCGAGATTAAAGGGGATCACATCCAAAATGAAATAAAAGATCTATCGGCATTACTCGGTACTGAAGCGAATACACTCGAGTCGATTAAAGCTATCGATCACGAAACGCTTCCTGTTGCAAATGTCCAGATATATAAAGGAAACTGTATGTGCTTCCATCTCGATGATAAGACTCCTCCAGAAAAATATATCAAAAAGATTGAACGAGAAATGAATAAAGATCTTTCGAATTCATATATAAAAAGAAGAGAATATCTCGACAGAATAAAAGCTCTGAGTCTCAAATCAAAGGATACACTCATAACTGTTAAGGGATCATCATCTCTCGAGGTAAAAATGATAACTGATAAGATTGATGATTGTACATCAATATGTCAGAGTGCCCTTGTAAATGGCATTGTCCCAAATATGCTCAAATATGTTTATGATCGAATTTCAGAAGCTTCAATTCGATTTGAAAAAGCAACTATCGAAGATAATATCTACAAGTCTATTTGTGAGTCGATCAAGGGACTCTTTAATGATATTTGGATATCAAAGTATGGCGCCGATGCAAATAACGATGACACATTAAATGATGTCCTTGCAGAATTCTATAGTGGAGGATTTAATGTGTCATATGATATCATACAAAATAGATATAAAAAGCCAGAAGAGTTACCAACATCAGTGCAGTATGATCTAGAAGTTGTTATAGCAGCAATATCGATTGTTAAATATCTATTGACATCACGTGCATTGATTTTTGATGCAGGACTCCTCCGAATGACTGGAGATCAGGGTCATTACGAAAAATCTCTATAAAGAAATTATTGAAGTACATTATTGAGGGCTTTACGCCCTCAATAAAATTCATAATATCCTCTTTATGTTGAACAGATATGTACTTCAAAAGAGAAAGGGAGATTTTATGAAAACTCTTAAAAACTCTATTTACAAAAATATTGCATCAATATTAGCATCTGATAAAAAAGAATTTAAAACATCGCAAAATATTGTTTTATTCTCTCGAATAATATCCATGTATCCAAGTAAATCGATATATTGCTTATCTGCTGAACGACTGATTTCGTTTATTGAGAAAAATGTTAATAATATATCACTGATCATAGAGGTGATGCGTGATGAAGGTGAAGATGATGAAATAGTATCAACGATTGATATGCTTAACAAGCAGCCAACTATCAACACATCTTCAGAAGTGACTAGCTTATGTCTTATATTATCTGATTATATCAAATATGCTAAGATATTAAAAGCCAAGAATTCATTTATCAGCACACTTGATATGCTTAACGAAGATGAAGATCCTGCAAATTTAAAAGAGCAAATCGATGATTTATACAGAATATCAACTGAAATGGTATCTGCATATAATACAGCAAATATTACATCAGTCAAACATACATTTGACTCAAATGATCCTGACGGTCAAAAGAACGTTATTGCAGAGGCAAAAGATGTTAATGATCCAAACAAAGTACTTATAACAGGAATACGGGGACTAAATACATTATTATCGCCTGGATATCTATCAGGATGCTTATATATTTATGCTGCATTGCCTGGTAACTATAAATCAGGTATTTTGTTAGAATCGCATGTTGATGCATGCCGATATAATGAACACATAAAATCAACAACACAAGGAAAAATTCCGATATCAATATATATCTCGATGGAGAATACGATGTCACAAACCATACGCCGTCTGTGGTCTCTATTATTTCCGGCAGCCGACATGTCAATGTATACTGTTGATGAGATACAGCAAATGATGGAATCTGCTTTAACAGAAAAGGGATTTCGTTCTGTTATATTGTATTATGGATATCGAGAAAAGTCAACTGCTGATATAGCAAATATAATCCGATCATTTAATGATGACACTCACGAAGTCGTTTGTCTGTTCTTAGACTACATTAAGCGAATCAGACCTGCACGTACTGATGTTGCAGCAATCTCTTCCGAGAAATCGGAATTAAATGCTATAATGAATGAATTAAAACTAATATGTTCACAATTCAATATACCGATCATATCAGGACATCAGTTGAATAGACAAGCTGCACAGGCTGTCGATGCTATTGTTCTAAATGGTGGATATACTAAGACAAACGAAGTTCTTGGAAGAAGCCAGGTCGGCACTGCGTTAACAGCCGACGTTAAACTAAACGGCGCCGCATAATAGTAATATTATGATGAAAAATCAATTTAAAACGGGGACCTCGTAAAGTAATGTCGAGAGACATGGCAGAGAATCCGTTACCAATCCTATTATTGATTCATAAAGCGATACGGCATCAATACAAATATATTTAAAAGGTTTCAATAATAAGGAAGGTTCAACGACTATCGAAACTAAAGGCCATTACTATTCGGGAGAATACGGCAAAATAATGAATGTTACTATAACATTCTAAAAGTAGTAGAGTAGAGCCAAGCGGTTTGGGTTTAGAGCAATAATCTTGTAATACCCAATTAAATCGAAAATATTGATATCCTATGTTGGGATAATTAAATAGTCTTGTATCTCATTATAATAGTGAGGAAGTTCATAAGAGAACTGCATGGTGCAGCGAACCATGTGAAAGATCGGGGAAATTATGGAGGTTGCAGACTGGCTGGGCATAATGAATATTGAGAACAATGGAGAAAATAAATTCTTAATGGTAAAAGCAGCTAAACAGCGTGACAAGGTCACTGATGAAAATTCACCAGATATATCTGCTATTAGGCATCCATTTATATCATCAGATTCGTTTGCTCTAAAATTGGATATAAATGAAAATGTAAGTTTGTCTATACCTATATATGCCGGAAAGCAGACTACTAATTTTATGGCAAATATTTAATAAATACATCAAATAAATTATATTTTCAAACATATATAATTTATTCGAAAGGAGTACACATCATTGTACTTCTTGAAAGAATAAAGGAGGAATTATAAATGAACATGATTTTGCAACAGTATCAGTCCAGAGTTCTAGCACCACAGGAGCCTGTTGATTATTCAGCAGCTATTATGCAATCATATCCACCGCAAGCTGTACAGATGGAACCTTTCATAGGTTTCAAGGTTTTATGTCGTGACACGAATGCGTTGTCTACATCTCCTGCAGATCGTATCAGACAGATTGACATGAATCTTGGTATCTTGAGAGGAAAAGGCTGTATTATCAGAGAGACATCATCTTCAATGCCAGATGGATTCTGGATCATATCAATGCCAGTACCAAGAAGTCAGGTGAATACAGCTATCAATAATCTCATGGATGTTATCGTATCGATGGAACAATACTTTGGTATTGTTCGCCATGGATTATTTGAGATTAATGTATCTGGTCGATGCAATATTGCAGAGACTGAGCGTTGTCTTAGTGCTTTAACAATTCCGATGCGCTATATGAGCGCACTTATCGAACCAACTGATACAGCATATCGTCTTGGCCATGTTATTCGAATTAATGATAATTTCATGGTGTTAAGAACACGATGGAATCTTCAAATACAGAATAATATGATGAATTATGAGGATCTTGTAGTGCTCTCACAGTTAATTTCCACAATGTTTAAGTAATCAAAAATCAAATTAAATCATAGGAGGACAAAATTATGTATAATCCAGATTATCCAATCGCATCAGGTACCGGCTTTATTCAGCATACCTACAAACCTTTCGAGCAGCAGCATCAGAATGAATATTTCTATTATAATGGCATGGGTGCTGTTAATCCTTTTGATAACAACAATACTATGGCAGATTCACGTAGAAATATGGGATACCCACAGCAGCAGTATGGCTGTTATGGTGCTCCAATGTCAATGCCTATGCCAATGTCAGCACAGCCTAATTTTTCAAATAATCAGACAATACCTGAAGCAAATGTAGTTCCATTTGGAACATATCCACCAGTACCTACAGCAACCGCAGGTGTTCCAGCTTTTAATGCGTTAGTAGAATCAAGAAGAAATGCGTCTGCAGTTGCAAATTGTTCGAATCCGTGGGCTACAAATCAGCAGCAGATACCTACAGCAGTTGCACAGCCAACTCAGACAATGCCAACTCAGACAATGCCTACACAGCAGGCTTCATATTTCAATCAGTATTGTGCTGATTTTAGAAATCCGAACGCTGCAATTGAAATGAATGCTTCTGCATTATATGGAAATGGACTGACTTGCTTTGATAGAAAATCCGGTTGCTGGGAAAATAATTATACAGCAGGTAGAACAATTCCAACACCAGCAGTCGACTGGAGAGCTAGTACTGCTGAAAATCAGTATCAATCACAGATGTATTTCCCAGCAGCACAATATCCAAAGACAAATACTAGCTGGTCAGAGTTAGCTAAAAATAATTGGAGCAATTGCAATATCTAAAAAGCAAGGGAGTGCGGATAAATGCAAGAAGCTACTCGTGTTTTTCGTTCTCGTTTAAATACCTTGCCGATTGAAATGAAAATTAAAATCGGAGAGGTTTCATTTCAAAAAGGAATGTTAGCATCACATCGAAAAAATAGAATTATTGAAATACTCAATGAATATAAAATTCCATTTCTTGAAGTAGGTACGGGAACGAATCGGTTTATCATTAAATATGATGGTTATGCCATTAAAATTGCCCTAGATCGAGAAGGCATAGCTGATAATTCTCAAGAATGGGCAATCAGCGAAGCATTACAGCCTGATGTAGCGGAAGCATATGAGATAAGTAAAGGAGGCCACCTTTTGGTGGCCTCCTACGCTCCCGCTTTTACATCTCATGCAGAAATGTTTTCATATGCAAGCACAATTAAAAAAATATTATTGAAATGGGGCCAACGATATTTGCTTGGTGATGTCGGTCTCACACGAACAAATTATGCCAACTGGGGATTAAGTTCTGATGGAAGACCTGTGTGTATTGACTATGCATATATTTTTCCAGCAGGTCTTGATATGTTTAAATGTGTCTGTGGCAATAAGAATATGGTGTTCTATGATGGAACATATTCAGCGTATAAATGTTCACAATGTGGTCGCAAATATGAAGACCGAGAATTGCGTGCAAAGATTTCACAAGAAGAGCGTGAACGATTGTTTTCGCGTGTCAATGGCATCGAAATGACAGAGCCTTGCGAAGAACACGTTATAGATCCGAAATATATTAAATATGATGATAATCCTGATGCTCCTGATCCTTATGACACAGCGATGGTTATTGCACAGCAAATGATGGGAAATATTGGGTATCACGAATAACAAATATTTTAGGGAGTGATAAAATGCATTATTCAAAATTATTAAAAACAAATAGCACTTATAATGCTAATACCATTAAAGAAACTGAGCCAAATATAGAGTTACCAGAAACAGAACTCAGCGATGATGAAATTGCTGAAGTTTTGTCTGAACTGATGCGTTTGCAAGAGGAATATTTTAGTGATATTCCTCTCGCAAAAGAACTATGTAAACAATTTATGTGGAATATACCACATGATGCATATAAAGCTTTTATAGAAGCAAAATTGCGTGACGAGCCATTAATATTAAATCCGATTGCATTATTTTATATATTCTGCACTGACAATGTTGGTGATGCAATGGGAAAATTTATTAGTATCCTACTATCTTCTCTCAATGATACTGATGACGCATACAATCGTATTGCTAAATTGTCAGATGAATATGATGAGTTGATGAGTTACACTGAAGAAGATGAAGAAGAAGAAGAAGCATCTGAATAACCGGATTCGAAATACACATAACAACCAACTCATCTATCAAAGACAAATATATGGTAGCTGTGTCTTCTATGAGATTGGGTAAAGTAATGCTAATGAAAGGTCGTGATCCATTTGATAGTGACATCAAAGCGATGTTATCTAAATATATTAACGCAGTTGTGTGATGCCAATACATTACTAAATGCGAATTATTATATGCTAGATATAACTTCTCCTGATGGAAATGTGCATATTTCAGATGGTCTGAAATATGATGATAATGGTCAACTTACAGTCACAAATGATACCATAGAAGTTAGCCCAGTAACAATCAATCAGTATTATATCAAGTACGGTAACCGAGAGCTTGATCCTGCTCCGTTTGTAACAACCACACTAATGTGTACTAAAAATGAATTCAATGATCCATATTCATTGTTTCAGAAGCATCTTAATAATACTGATACTATGTTAGCTGTGTATGAATTTATATTTCGTCACGAATTACGTGGTAATAAATTACAGATATTAATAATATCCGATGATGAAACTGTGTGTGATTTTGGAGATATGATATGTCAATATCTAGCACATAACTTTGGTGCAGATATAACATTTATAGATCCATCATATAGACCGAATGTACACGGTCAATCAACGTATACTGGTGATAAAGCTTTTGCACAGAAAAATATACAAGATATACGTGACGCTCAGTTAGTAATCGCATTTAACCAAATATTATCACAAACAGGATATGATGAGAGTTTATCTAATTTGACAGTTTGGCTAAATGCATTTGATTTCAATAATCTAATCCATTTATATAATTTGCTGTTTAGTAATGATCCTTTACCTCCCGATAACTATACAGCGGATCATATTAAACAAATCATAATAGGAAGAGTTGCACAGACATTGCCAAAAAATAGCAACCCTTTCCAAAATTTATACATGTCGGATGAGTATTTCAAACTACTCGAAAAATATGAAGCCAATGAAGAAGTATTCGATGACGTTTTATGATCATATTATTATTTCGGGGGAAAATATTCCCCCGATTATTTTTTTTGTAAGGAGTGTTTAGATTGATGAATAGTCAGTATAAAGCGCAGAATCCTATGTCAGAGTATCTATTAAAAATACAGCTCATCATTAATCATACTGAATTCAAAAATAAAGCTGAGGCTGATAAGTATGAAACGATGAAATCTAAAACTGCAGGAGGTGCATATGTTCGTGCTGTACTAAAAACAGATACATTTGAATCATATCAATATGATGGAAGAGTGGTACATTCATTGTTATCCGCTAATGGAATATCAGATGATAAGATATTTTATTATATTAACAATCCCCAGATGATGCCACAAAAATTCAAAGATGTATTACTACAGCAGGCCAGGGATACACTCATAGAAAGCTATAATGAACAGAATAAATACTATATGACATTGACAGGTAAACCTTTTCAAGGAAACTCTACTACAGCTGCAGATAAGGTGCTAACAATACCAGATGATTTTTATAATCTATATCAACTTGATGGTGTCTTACAGCGTAATGAGCCTGTCCATGAAATGCCGGCAAAATATCAGGAGCTATTTATGAATTCTGAGTATTATGCGAAAATGGTTGAAGAAAACCCAGATGCTAGATATCTACAATATATAGGCACAAATGCTATACCAATATATGTGTCACGACCCACGCGTGATGGAGATATTATGCGTATTCAAACTAATAAACTTTCGACATACAATGATATCTTTGGAAATATAACAGTATCACCTAATATAATTCATAAGTTCACAAACGTATATCAGGAAACACGTAATTATGTATATGATACTCTACGGGGTGATTTCTCATCTATATATCCAAATTATGATTCTTTTATTAGATTTTTGACGATATACTTATCTATCGGCAATTCCTTAAATGAATTTATGAAACAATCAACATCAATGGCATATATGAATAATGTAACAGCAAATAATTTTTTCATGTTGTATGGACTTCCATCTGTAATTATGGAAGGATCATCAATGATAAACTTCTTAAAAAAATTTAGGTTAATATTAGCAGATAAAGGAACAAATGTTGTCTATCGTGTTAAAGACCTGATAGGATACGAATACACCGATATATACACGCTTGTGATGGTAAAGCAGCAAGTATTTGAAAATGGAATTCCTGTATATCAAATTGATGATAATGGTATCAAAACCCCTAAGCAAGAAATATTCTTTCGTCGTTTAGGAACAACCGATGACAATACTTCTTATTTTAAATTTAGAGATAGTGATACTTCATATACAGTAGATGAAATAACATCAGGTGACCCGCGCTGGTGGAATACCCCTGAGGTAGAACAGATGTTACAAGAAATGAATTACACTTTATCTAATTCGAAATACATACAACTGTCAACTCATCTATCAATGACAGATATATGGTGGCAATGTGTTATCCTATTGCGAGGTCTTCTAGATAGAAAGCAAGAGACACAATTCACATTATTGAATCTTAATTTCAATATAAATGGTGTCTCTGAGATATCCATATTTGACGCAGTTCTTATGCTTGTTATTCTGATGGATTGGCATCTTAAAGATGTAAATGGCAATATAGATGGCTGGTAATATATATCTTCCAAATGGAACATATGATGGGAAAGCTGTATGTCTTGATTTATTGTTTAATGGTCTAAATTCCGATGGTTCTCCTAAAGAGCTCATTTTAGGATTACCATATAAAATATCATCTTTTAATTTTAAAATCAGGGAAGAAAAACGAGAATTTTATAATTCAATAAAACTAATGAGCTATATTAATCCTGATGAATTCTTGCCAATGTTGGATGTTATTCTTGATAGGGAATATAATAATATTGGAGAAGTACTAATGACTGATGTCAGAACAATATACAGAATATTTTGGAAAATAAAC